AAAAAAAAAAACGGTTATTTATATTATATAAAATAACATATGTTATGATTAGAACTCAAAGTATTTTTATTAGAAAACAAAAAGCACCTTTCAGTGATGTTGCTTTTGGGCATCAAGTATATGTCCAAAATCCGTTATCAAAGTTAAATGTTTTTAATTTACAAATAACAGGAAGTAATTTTGATGTAATAGATACTGGTTGGGTAGATATTTTCCCCAAAGATGCCAATGTATATAGTACTGGTGTTGTATTCAAAAGTTGGGATGCTTCTGGGAATCAATATATCTGTGCTATTGGTAGAAACACAGGTGGAAATACTTTATATAATTATGTATTTACATATAATAAATTAACAGGTGAAATAAGATATTCAACAAGATATACACGTTCAATAACAGCAACTATTCAACTAATATCTGGTATAGAAAAGGATGGCACATATTATATTTTAGGTAAAGCACCAACATCAAATATTGCATATATATATCCTTGTACTTATAATAGTATAGGTACAACTACCATATCTGCCATAAGTACACAACCAGCCAATGTAATATCTCATTCACAAGGAAGGATATACAATGTATTTTATCCTTTGAATATATTTAGAATAGATAATGCCAATCCAAATATCACCATCACTGATAATGGTGATTATGGTGTAATGATGAAATATTTGGATGCAACAAACTATCTAACATTATTACAAGATTCATCTAATGGAAATGTTTTAATAACAAACGATAATGCAAACTTAATTGCAACAACAAATACAACAGATCCATTTATTCCAAGAACAGGATTTTTTGACATGAAAAATAATGTATTTACAATTGCTGGTTCAAATCTTGCATTTTCTTATAAAGATGTTCTAACAGAAGAAATGAAAACAACCCCAACATCAAGTAAATTTTATGTTCATAATAATACTGATTTGTCCGTTGGAACTGATATAAGTCATATAAGTTATTATGATCAAAATTATTTATTATGTAATCGAACATTACTTAATAGAACATCAAACTCAAATGAAATTAAAAACATAACTAAAAATAATGGGGAATTTATATCCCCAATTATATTAAATTTTAGTCATAATGATTATAATTTCATTGATGGAACTGTTTCTGGTGTTCCAAGTCATACTTTTATTTTATCTAGTGCTTTTAGTAGGGGAAATAATGTTACAGATTATTACATCTATCGAACAACAAATGGTGGAAATACTTTTACAACAGTTTTATCTGGGAGCGGTGGAACTAATATGAGTGGAGTAATTAATGAAATTAGTGGTTTTGGTACAACATCTGCTCCATATTTTGCCCCATTTGCTTATGATGGAGCCAATGGATATATGAGTGCAAATGGTGGAATAACATGGTCTTCTATTAATCCAGGAATGGGTGGGGGTCAGGGGGGTAGAAGTTGTCCTGTATCAGCATATGTTGATGGTTTTTATTATTATGGTAGATATAGAAATAATGGGGTTTTTAGTTATACAGCACCAACAATCGCCTATAATAGTAATATAACATTTCCAAGTGCTAATTCACATAACTCTATAAGATGTTTGTTTGATAATTATTATTTACTTGTACATCGTGGTGGAGGAGATCAAGGTACAGCTAATGGAATTTGGGCAATTGACACTCGAACAAAAACTCCCACCAATATAAATCTAAATGCAACAGCTGGTAATACACAAAACGATGTCCAATATATCTATTACAGTAATGTTACTAATAAGTTTTATGCTTTTGTAGCAGATGGTTGTGTTTATTATTCAAATACTTCACTTGGTCCATACCAAACAAATCCATTATTTAGATGGGCTGTTAATAGCAGTTCAATGACAGATGCTTTTAATAATTTATATTATATATCTAATGGTAGATTAATAACAATACATCCTGATTTTATTATGGATATTACCGATCCAAATGATGGGGTTTTTAACAGTGTTGTAAAAATACCAATTAATGGAACCACAAACTATATAATGATAGCAACACAAGTTGGTTATATTTTTATTAATTATGATGGTTCAAAAAATTGGTATAAACTACCATGGTTGCAAGAACAATATCCAACAATTGGTAATGCTGTAAACAAATATTAGTATTTAATTATGCTGGTATATGATAAAGATCATTATTTTTAGTAATCTTTACAATATTTTCTGGCGAAATATAACAATCAATATATGGGTTTGTTATGTATCTGTCATATGAATAATAAACTTCATCACATAAAAATGTTTTATATGTTTTATCATCATTTCCTAATATATCAAAATGTGTTGTTTCATCAAGAAATGCCAAAAATTTTTTCCATATTTTATCATCAAAACTTTCGCTAAATCTTCTTCCACATTTAAAATTTTCTTCAACCCAGTTCAAGTAATTATTCAAATCCAAAAGGATTTGTGAAATGTGTATAAATGAAAACAATTTATAACGATATTTAATAATATCTTCTGGTAATGTTGCTGATGCAATAGTCATTCTTGGACAAGCATACAGAATTGCCATGCGTAACATAATAAAATCAAATTCATCTAATATATTATAATCCATTTCAACATTTTTATAAACATAAAATGCTTGACATAATATTGTGTTAAAATCATCATCAACATCTAAATTAGCAATATATTCTTCAAGTGTTGCTTTGGTTTTTCCATTGAGAACACAAAGCATGTATTCTGCACGTTTCTTTTGTCCATCATCAAACGCATATTCAATTTCACGTTGAGCATCACTTATAAGTTTTGAACGCTGTAAATCGTCTAATTTAGCCCAAAAACGGCTAACCATTTGGGTTGGGTAATCACGAATGAAAGAATACATATTTTCATCACGTGATAACCAAAATCTCATTGACATCCATATTAATTCATATGTAAAATCATCTACTTTATTATTTTGCATATCTTGTAATATTATATGTGTTTGTTTCTTCAAAACAAAATGGTTCTTCAGTACTCAAAGACCATTTATCTTTAATATCCTCACCATATCCAGTTACACGAATCTCTTTCATAACTGATGATCTATCAAATTTGATAGGTTGTTCCATTTCATAATGTTGTAAAATCAAATAATAACTGGATAACATAATTGTTCTATCATAAGAACAAGAACCACTATCCTCTTTACTAACAATTTTTGTAACAACATATTTAGATTTGGCATTGTTATCAATAACAATTGCACCAATTTTAAAATCTTCTACTTTCATAATTTTATTTAAAATAAGATAATAATTTATTTCTATAACCATAATTTATTTCATCACCTGTTAATATCAAATCTGATGTTTTAATATTAAAGCCAGATGTTTTAATAAATTTTAATAACATTTTTTGTGATATTGTTGAGTGATCCATTAAATATTTACTTAATACTAACAACAAAGGTTTTTCTGTTTCAAGCATTTCGACTGTTTTTCGTAATAATTCATTTAATTTATCATGAACATCTATTTGAATTTGATCACCCTCATATTCTTTTGCAATATCACTTTCAACAGGGTTAAATTCTCGGACCAATAGAGAATTTCCCAACCCCCATTTTCGATATGAATCAAAAAGTAAATTATTGGAATGTTCCAAATCGCCTGATGCCCCTGCTGATAACATATCACCCCCAAACAATGTAATTTCAGCAGCTCTTCCACCAAGAGAAACCATTACATGTTTTTCAATATATGTTTTATTCCACAGTTCATCATCTTCAATTCCATTAAGCGTAAATCCTGAACTTTCTGTATCAGCTGTAACACTATATATACTAACAGGTAATTTCTTAAATAAAAGTATTCTGATAATGGCATGACCTGATTCATGTACAGCAACTAATGACTGTTTATCATTTTTCTTGTTATCTCTTAGATTTTCAAGACGTAATGTTACTTTATGTTTTGTATTACCAACAAATTTTCCTTTCAGATAAAAATTAACCTCAATATTTTTATTTTTATATGAATATTCTATTTTATCACACACAATATTGCTAACATCTTTGTATAGCAATGTGTTAGCAAAATTTGATTTAATCATATCATTAACACCTGATATAACAGAACGTGCGCCAAGTGTTGGGTAAACATTTTCTTTATAAATGATATTGTTAATTGTTTTATCAAATGTTAAATCAATATTATACATTTCTTTCACCTGTCCTGAATATCCATTCAAATTCAATTCGATAATCTTTTGATATGATTTCTTATTGAGGGATGGATATATAATATGAATATTTCCAAGTCTGGCGATATGTTCAGCTCTAAATCGTCTTAATAATGCCTCTTTAATATTGACAATTGTTACCTTTTTTGATAATTTATAAAATTCATCAGCAGATATATCAGGATTAAATTCATCATGAATACCAAAGGCTTCATCAACATTACCAGCAACAAAAATAAGTGCTTTTGAAAAGTCAATGGTTGGTTTTTTTGACGAACTGTATAATCTTTCCCTAATGATATTAAGTAAATCTGTAATATCATTTAAAGAAAGTTTTGTAAAATATTTTTCAAAATCACCATCAGTGTTTATATTGTAGATATTTAGGAAATTTTCAATATAATTAATTGTCTGTTGTCTTAATGTATAGTGTGCGTATATATTATTTTTTGATATATCAAGTTGTTCATCAAAACATTTAGTAATATCTAATATTGTTTCATCAGATATAGATACATTTAACGGATTATCATTTACATTGACGATAAATTGTTTATCAACATCAATTGATTCTTCTTCATAATCATATACCTTTTGAATCCTTTCATGTTCTTCATTTTTTAATGTAAATGAACCATTTTTATATGTTTTATTACCTAAATAATAAAGTGTTTTAAAAATTCGTAACAATGCCATAACACCCATATTGTCATTATCACCAAATAATCCATCATATTTTACAATACCTGTATCAATGAAATCCCATATAATGGAATTATATCCTTCTATTTCCTCGCCATCTTTTTTCTTTGCTCGATAGTTTTGGAACTCATCAAATATTACGATTGGATGATTATTTTTATAGTGATGACTGTTAATAAAAAACAGTGGATTATCAGAGTTTAATTCCGAACCATTCAATCTATGTGATATAAATTTAACCTTAAGTAAGTCTAAAAGTCTATCAATTACTTTTGTTTTGCCACAACCAGTCAATCCCCACAAATTAATAACATGTGGTTTTCCAAGTGTTTCCTTGAAAAATAACCATGGTTTAATGGAATCAATAATCATATCTATTTGTTCATCAATTCCAATAAATTCACTTTTCAATATTTTAGAAATATTTTCAAGTGATTCATGTGTTTGTGTAATGTCAAGTTGTTCATCACAAAGTATTTGTTTTCTTATATTCATAGTCTGATTTTTATTAATTATTAAATTATTATCAACCTTTTTATTAGGTTTGATAAAGTCTAATGGGTTATAAACAGAAAATACTCGATTTCTAACTACTTTAGATTTTCTACTACTATTTATAACTCCGCCTGATTTTACTGGTCTTGATATAGGATCTCTTGCCATATTAAAGATATATTGGTTTAAATCCATCTACATGAAAACATTCAAGACCAAGACTGTTAAGACCATCTTTCATGGAAAAAAACATTGGTGTATGTCTTTCAAAATATTTACTACCATCTTCCAATAAAATTGGCTGTATTTCAATTACAATTTTATTATCAAATGGTATTTTTGATTCTTTCATTTTTTCTAAAACCCTGTCATGTAATAATTCCAAAAAGTTATGTTCAGGCGTTTTGATACTGTGTTGTTGTTCAAGAATAACATTTCTAATGCCAGAGGGGTATCTTGAATGTGATATGATTTTGAAATCATTATTTGTTAGTGTTCTGATTATCTTTTCTTTAAAACTATTATATGCTATTGAATCAAGATATAATCTCATATTATCATTTTCGGTTTCTTTCATATCTATCATAATATTTCAAATTTTATTACAATTACAATACTACTGTTTTAAAAACTAAAATCAAATAAGTCCTAATTCTTCAAGCATTATTTCAGCCTTATTCCAATCAACAAAAGGTCTGTTGGACATAAAACCATCATATTTTAATGGAGAACCAAGTGCGGTGTCATCTATATAAAGGTGACAATATGGTTTAGGGGATATACTCCATTTACTTTGTTCTGGGTTGTTATTAACACCATATAATGGTATATTATTATCTTTAAACCATTGAATTGCTGGTGTTAAATTATCCCAACCACTAACCACATCATAACCACCTTCAACCACATTCCATTCACTTGGTTTTATTGAACGCATGGTAAATAGTATTAACCGATGCCCATTTTCAACTAATCTTTTTAACACTGGAACTGCACCAATATCTTTACCTATTTCAGGAAAATTATGACAACAACAAGTCCCATCAAAATCAATACCAATTATTAGTTTTTTAATCATTTTTTAATTTATTATATTTATTACTTGGTGTATTTATTGCTCTGTCTATATTCCAACCAGCATTTATTCTGCTTATTAAGGTATTTTGATTTATACCACAACTCATGGAGATAAGCAGTTTTTTTTTTTATTAATCAAATCCATTATTTTTCAAATATATGTATAAGCGAGAAACACATATCCTTTTCATTGAAATATTTTTACAATATTCTCGAATGGTATTGTATTCCAATAATTGTTTTAACTTATTTAATTTTGTTTTATTGTTAAGATAAAAGTAACATTCCTGTGCATATTGTCCAACATATTCAGGTATTTTACCTAATGTCCCACTTCCCCAATTACACATACTATAATCATAACCATCTGTAATTGATTCTATATTGTAACATGAATGATCGTTTTCATTCTTTTTATTTCTTCTATATTCTTTAATTACAACAGAATTGAGTTTATGATTTGGTTTTGAATTGAGTTTACCACCAGCAGATCTTTTCCATATATTAAAACAGACATGTAATGGAATAATTTGACTTTCATCTTCCCCATTTATGAAATCCACAATACCCAAATCTTCTGAATGTATTAAATCAAATTCATAAAACTGTAATGAACCACCCAAAGAAAGTATTGGTTGAATGTAAGCAATATAATCACCATATAACATATTCTTTTTGAGAAACTTTAATGATAGATAATTCCTATTACCAAATGGTGGATTACCCAGATACAATCTCCCCCTTTTATATTCTTCTTCAAGAGTTAAATAATCTTGTTTGGTAACATATGGGGATTTTGGTTCAATATCATATGCTTTATAAACCTTGAATTGATTATGGAAACTTCCATTTCCCGCACTTGGTTCAATTATTTCACTGACATTTACCCTACCAATTATATCTAATGCTTTTTTACTTAATCGTTCAGCAAGGATTAGGGGTGTGAAGTATTTATCATTCTTTATTTTACCCATAGTTTCTTTGTCCAATTATGACCTGTTATTATATAAACCCCAGAAGATAAATGTATTGTTTTATGAAATGTATCACTTTTTTTATGTAAAATAGAAAGTAATTTTCCTGATATTGAATACACAAAAATCAATTCATTTTCAGTTAAAGATTCTATTATTAATATACCATTATCATAATAACATTTAATTTTTGTATCATTATAAATGAATAAGTTAGATACTAAAAAATGATATAATGTATCTGAATTATATATTCCTTGATCTGAACTGCTTTTTGATTGTTTTCTACTAATTGGAAAATTCATATTATCAGGAGAAACAATACAAAATATTGGAATACTCATTGGATTAAAATTCAAATCAACTAAATGATCATAGTGTTTTAATGCCCACCAAGTTGATCCATTTGTCCAATGTGTTCGTGTTGTATCATATCGAAAAACATATTTTTCATTTAATATTGAATACAATGGTGGATTACCCATTGCTCTCATTGATCCTTGTGTTAAACCACACCATTCAGCACCAAAAACAAAAAGAACATTTTTATTTTCCAATCTAGCATTACTGTATGCCAATTGATTTGACATATACCAAGTGTTGTTATACCTATATATGATTGAATCATCAGCATAACAATTTAAACAAATAAGTAGAAATAGTGTTGTTAATAGTTTTTTAATCATAATACCAAGTTCTATTTTTATCATTAGTATTACTATATACAGAGTTTTTTCTGATATTCATAATTTTTTTATTCTCAATTTGTTTTATTTCATCCTTTGTTTTTGAAGGATATTGACATCTACTATATTGACAAATCCCATACAAATTATGATCACATTTTCTTCTAATCATTTTTGTCTCATTTATTTTCTTCTATATAAGATAATAAATCTGAACCAATTTTCAATAGTTCAACAATAGAATAATTAGGTACAATATCATCATCTAATATATCACCAGATTGGTATATTTTAATTGTAAAAGTGTCTTTCATGTTACAAGGTAACATTCGTTCTTCAAATGATAAATCATCATCAATTTCAAAATTATATTCTTCATCTCTAAAAAATAACTCACATAAATTTTTGATTTTTGTGTATGATTCCAAACATTCAGTTACTGTTTCCCCTTTTGGTATTTGCCATATGTTTAACATTGGTCTGTAATCGCCCTCCTCCCATAATGGCATAGTAATCAACTGTTCACAACCATATGGAACTATTTTTTCAAATAACACTTCATCATCATAAGTTTGATGAAGAAGTCGCCCAACAATAGAGTATTCTTCACCATTTTCATCTTTTCTTGGTACATCACAATCATCTAAAAAAATGTGAACACATTCTAAATCTTCGTTCAAAAGTTCAATTTCATTTTTAAGTCTGTTAATCATATTACCAGCTAAATTTTCCATAGTTGCTTCTGATTCTACTGTTTTAATTTTCTCTTTCATAAGGTATATTATATTTGTCAAGTAATTTATTAAATCTGTCTTCTAAATCCAATTCAACATTTTGTTCTTTTGGAAACCCATTAGGATCATCAGTATCAATACAATGACGTTTTTCTTTTCTTGGAATATCAAGTTGATCAAGTCTTGTATGTAAATGATCAATAAAACATATATGACTATGATCAATTATCATGCCAATTTTTTTACAATATTCCATGTGTTGAATGGACTTAATATAAAGTCTCACAGGTGATTTTGATGGGGTATATTCGTTAGAATCTAAATCATCAAAAGAATATTTAACACCTGTCACTTCATACTGAAATGGTTGTAAATATATAAAATCACCTTTTCTTGGTAAGAATTTTAAGTCCATTTCTATTGTGTAATTATTACACGCATTAACTACGATTAATTCTACTTTCATTTTATCTTATTTTAAAAATTGTCCGTCAAAATATAAAAATTCTGGATCACATGGTGTTCCATCATAATTTTTGTTTTGTATCCCATAATATAATGTTTGTGGTAATTTGGATATATGCACAAAATGCCAAAATATCCAATCAATATCAGTATTTCCACTTACATCTGTTTGCCTAAAACGTTTATGAAATGCTGTAAAACTATAATCTTCACCTGTATTATCATAAGTTTGGTCCTTCGTATCTTCAACCAATTGATTAAAATTTTCTTCACCAATAGATTTAAGTAATCGTTCAAGGATAACACAGTCGGATTTATTTAATCCAATATAATGTGTCATAAACTCTTTTGCTCTTTCATACCAGTTTATCATTTCTTTCTTTTTTTAAACAGCATTTCATGCCAGTCTGTTTGTTCGTTATCAATTTCAAGCCTGAAATATGGATGACCTTTATGTATTCGACAAACAATAACTGTTTCTTTTCCTAATAATGGTTCCATTTTCCAATCAATCCATCGTAATTGATCTTCACTTAATTCTTCCTTTGGTTTTACAATAATATGTTCCCCAACTCTAAATTTACTCATTTCAAATGGTATTATAAAAAAATTTGGGATAGAATAATAAATTATCCTATCCCTCATTCATGTATTATTAATCAATTAACCTTCGGTTCCAGTGGCGGCTTCCACCTTACTTCCAAACACTGAATTGATTGAGTTTTTAACAGGATGTCCAGCGGACAATAGGTCATACAATTCTTCCAATTCAGCAAGTGTGTAACTTGGTTTCCGTGGTAATGCGTTCAGTACAGCATCAAGTTGTTCGGCTAATTCTTCACTTTCAGTCTTTTTAACATTAATGATTTTACCAACCTTTACAATTCTACCACCTTCATTAGAAGCATCTTCTGCTTTTCGCATCATTTGAGCCAGTCTTTGTTCAACTTCGGCATAACGGTTTGTTGGTTTTTTTATTTTACCATCAGACACATCTTTCTTTACCTGTTTTTCAATTGCAATAACATTGTTTGCAGTTATCTTCTTATCAACCAATAATTTTTGAACCTGATCTGAATAGTTCAATAAACCCAAACATTCATTTACATGGTTAAGACTACGAGAAACCTTTTCAGCAATTTCTTCTTTTGTCCATCCAAAATTCATAAAACGTTGGTACAGTTTTGCCCTTTCGTATTTGGTAAATGCTAAGCCCTCATTAGATTTCAGCATGTATAATGCTCTATCGGCATCATTGGAGTTCTGTCTTTCGGAAATGACTGGTACACGTTTAATATCGCATCCTTCTGCTAATAATTCGTCAATAGCACGTTTTCTACATTCACCATCAATCACGCTCCATGACCATAAGTCATATTCTTTTCCGTTAGATGGGTTAACATAAACCCCAACCTTTTTATGCCTACGACATAACAAAGGAGTTATAATACTATTTTTCTTGATGTCGGTTTTAAGCCACTCAATGTGAGCTTTAACATTGTCATCTTCAAAATTTCTGACATTGTGATCAATTTCAACCACAAGTAACTTCGGATCTACCTGGTACAGGTCATTTACTGTTTCTTTATTACCATTCAAGGCAATTTCTTGTAATTCCACATCGGACTTTGAAAATTTAGTCTCCATAACTTTTCTAATTTTAATTATTAATTATACTGCAAAGGTAATAAAATTTACATAAGATTTTTTTTACTGGATGTTAAAATTTAATTTTTTTCCCATCCATGTACATAACTTAATTAAATGTTCTATTGTCAAATCACTTTGTTCTTTTTGTAATTTACATGGATCATCACAATATTTGCCAAGACATCCAATCAATTGTTTGCGTGGATATAAGTTTTTATCTTCTATTTCACCACCATTTTTAATAGTTGTTAATTCAGGGATACAATTACCACAGGTTTCAACACAATTATTACAAACAAAATGTCCCCTTAATTTCCACTCAATCATCTTTTTATAGATTAGCAAAATAATCTCTTAACTCCTCATCAGTCATAGTTGTACCATCATCTTTAATAATTCCATATTTACAACTATCATAATCAATCATCACAACACATTCATTAATTAATGGTTGATTATCTTTATTTTCATGGTAATGGTGTGTAACCAAATCAACTTGATGATTACCCCATCTTTTAATGTTATCATTATATGCTTCAACAAGAAATGGAATATCTTGTGGCATCCTCTTTAATTGTTTAACTACTTCACCAACTGTCATCATAATAATCTATTTTTTGATATTTCAAAATATTTTTCATCCATTTCAATTCCAATAAAATCCCTATTTAATTCTTTACAGGCAACACCTGTCGTCCCAGCGCCACAGAATGGATCTATTATTGTATAATTCTCTGGTAAAATTGAAATAATGTTGTACATAACTTTTTCAGGAATTTGACAGGGGTGTTCAGTTTTTTCCTTACTGACATTTTTTACCTGATTTATTTCCCACCAATCATATAATTTTGCTGTCTTACCAGATTCAATTCGTGCCTTTATTCGTTTATCATTTGGATTTTTATATGGTTGTGAACCCTTTTTAAAATCAGGCTTAACATTAAAAAAGACTATATCCCTATGTTGTCTGGGTGTATTACTGTTATATACCCATGATACAACACGTTCAGGAAATACACCTATTAGATACGCATATTTATATAACATTTCGGGATAATGTATAAGAACATGTTTTGTTCCACTACGCCCAAGAAAAACATCAGCCAACATTTCTAGATATTCTTCTTCTGGTAAATTATCTTTATATTTAGAATAATGATAATTTTGATTGTATGGGGGATCGCTAACAAATATTACTTGATTCCAATCTATTTTTAAATCAGGTAATATTTTTAAACAATCACCATGTATTACTTCTATCTTACTCATAATAGTTATTGACTTGGACATTGACCACCACCCGAACAATACATAAATGTATGAGGACAAAGCGCAAATGGACAATCATCTGGTCTGAAAATACTTTCAATGTCGATTCCATTTTGTGGCTTATGTGTCCATTCGTCTTTAATACAAGTATCCCTTAACATATTTGAATCATGACCATATACAGGATAACCATCATCTTCATCATTGAAATGTCTAATAATTCCCATTTTACTTGTTTCGATTGTTTCTGAAATATGTTAGAAAATCCATATCGTCCCATTTAACCCTATCTGATTTTGGACTGCGTGATGTTGGTGCATACTCTCGTTCAACAACGTCAATATACATAGTGTGGTTAAAATCTTCCCCCATAAACGATTGATTCCATAACTTTTCGGGTAATTTACCTTGAAGTGTTAATTGTTCTAATGCCAAGTTATCAAAAGAAATAATGCACCCTTGAAATAACTTTAATATATTGTCATCCCATTCTTTAATGTTATTATCAATGGTTTCTTTATTCTTTTGATAGTATTCTACACCTCTACCAAACACTTTGTACCCCAACAACAGAAATTTTTTAAACCCAAAATTATCACGCAATATTTGCAAATCTTCAACTGTATGAATACCCATAATTAAATGCAATACAGTATGTTCATACCCAGCAAACCACCATTCTCTATCCCCATCCCATGAACGTGGTGATGAAACTGATAATCCGATACCATAAACAAGTTTTTCATCAATAAATCTGCGTAATTGATTAAAATCTCTTTTCAATTGTTTTTGATTAACAGTTAGATTACATACTAACCCCTGTTCCTTACATCTTTTAAGAAATGGTTCCAACTCTGGATGTAGAAAAGCATCACCCCCACCAATTGCAAGTTCAGCATGTGGTAAAACTGATATGATTTCACTTAACTTATTCAAATCACCATGACGACCACTTTCACTTGATCCTTCATGACATTGAGGACAATTGAATAAACACTTATTAGTAATATGAACATCCATTGATGTTGGAAAAGCATATTCAGGGTTAGAACCATCAGGATATTCTAATACTTGTGTACCATTTTCATACAAAGTAACATCTACATTACCATTTTTGTACTTGTGTAATATTTTACTCATAACATTAATTTATATTTTATTTAATCACGTTTTAATTCATCTCTAATCAGATTCCAATTGGCATCATAAATTTTTGAAGAATCCATAGCAACTTGTATGGTTGTTATTGGTATGTCTTTGTAAGAAGCAACTACTGTACCATTACCTTTTATATTGTTCATATAATAAGCAACTGCTGTATAACCATTACTTAATACTTGTTTTGTTGACCAATTATTTATGTTATTTTGAATATCATAAATTTTGTCTAATGGTAGTTCACAAGTGTAAATATAAGTTGCATGTGCATTTGAAATATCCTTACCACCTCTACTGCCCCAAAAGTATGAACGAGGTGTACTATCTCCCATAAAATCTGATTTAGAATAAGGATTTGGTGTCATTCCAATTTTTATCACCCCATTTGTTATTCTATTACCAGAATTATGAGTTAAAATTGCCATATCACCATCTTTTTGAATGGTTGCAAACAATTCATCCGATTTTACTTGTTTTACATCTTCAGGTTCTCCAAAAATAGCATGTGCATAATATGAATTTTCATATTCAGGTAAAAGGGTTATAAAATTTTTTAATGCAGGATAATGTCCGACATTAATACCACTTCCATCCTTTTCAGTATTAAAATGAATGGCATCATAATAATAATCCTCTATATTATCAGTTTGTGGTATCCCAACATCAACTAAAACATAATAATCCCCAGTTGCATATTGTACATTTGAATTTTTAACATGTCCGATTACCAAAGGTGTACCTCTCCATTCATTTAATTGACCACCCTTTGAAACATTATATTCATTCAAAAAATTGAATTTTTTTAGTGTTGCTTCTTTTAAATCTTCTTTTGTCATGCAGGTTCGTTTTCTGATAAATACATCAGATAATTAATCAAATCATCACTAAATTCAATTTTTTCCCAACAATCATCACTATTTCCATAATGTCCATCAACAGCTGTTTTATAAGGATCAAAACAATTACTGAATTTATCTATAATAAATTTCGGTGTAAGTTTTATATTATCTGAAATGTATTGTTTAATATCATCAACCAAATGTTGACTTCTATTCATTTCAATGTTAATTGAAGATGGTTCAGGAACACCAATCATATAAGACAATTCTACCTTACAAGTATCAGCAATACGACTTGCTACAATATTTTTTGCTAAATATCGAGCCATATATGCTGCCGATCTGTCTACTTTAGAGAGATCTTTTCCACTTTGACATCCGCCACCCACATTTGCATACCCACCATAAGCATCCACAACTATTTTGCGTCCAGTTACACCACAATCAGATACAGGTCCACCAGTTTGCCATGAACCGCATGGATTAACATCAACTTGAAGTTCAGGATTGTTGAAAATATGTTTGTTAAATATATCATTGTTAATACCCATTGCATTAGATGAAATCATAGCCTTGACTCTCATTCGATCATGGTCTAATATCCCCTGGTGCATAGTTGAAACAAGTATAGATTTAACTATAGAGTTATAATCCTCATCATATTCAACAATTACTTGGGTTTTGGTATCTGGACCAAATCCAAGATTAGTTTGTTTACTGACATATTGGCAAATATGTTTAGCAATATATACACCAAGTGGTAGATATTCATCTGTTTCATTGGAAGCATAACCAACCATAAACCCCTGATCACCTGCACCAATTATATCTTCCGATTGATCAACACCTAAGCTAATTTCACTTGATTGTTTTCCAATTAGATTAATTATCTTAATATTTTCAGGTAAAAGACCATGATTTGATGGAAATGGTAATTTTTTGAATACATCTCGAACAATTGTATCATAATCTACTTTACCTTTCGATTTAATTTCACCACCCAGAACAACAATATTATCCTTGATTAACACTTCGATACCAGTTCTCGATTTAGGATCTTGTTTTAGATACTCACCCAAAATAGCATCAGCAATTTGGTCAGCTATCTTATCAGGATGCCCCCAAGAAACAAATTCACTTGTAATGATTTTTTTACTCATAATTTACAATCATTTTAATTATACAAAATTATTAAATAATATCCAGAATCGCATATTCTGGATGTTAAAACTATGTAGTAAATCTATTGAAGATTTTTAGCATTTTTTAGAGAGGATGCAAGCACTACAAATCACCTCTTATATTTAATTTGAAATTACTACTCTCTATTTGATCCATCACACATTTAATTTGATACATTCTTTTAGCAAAGGATTCATTATCAAGATTATTAAATAGGGTTTTCATTTTTTCAAAATTCAGATTACCTATTTCTTCCGCATCTTTGATTTGCATAATAATATTGAATAATTTATTTCTATCCAAACTTTGTATCAAATTTTCCATTGCAACATTACCTTCCCATTCAGTAACAATGGTATAAAACAATTCATTCATAAAATATTCTAAAAGTTTTTTGAATGATTCTTTATAATCATCAGTAAATTCTTTGACATTAATAAATCCAGGTAAACTTATATTACATGTAAATAAATCAGGAGTTTCTTGTTCCTCCAATTTTTTATCAATATCAATGGGATAAATTTCTAATCGGCATTTTACGAAAGTATTTTTTGTCATAATGTAAATAATTTTTCTATTGGTTTTTTTGTTTTTGTTGGGTGCATACTGTTTGTAACTTCCATTTCCCAAACACATTTAAAATCATCTGGCATTTCATATTCTGATATAAAAATTTTATGTCCACGTTTACTTAATAAACGACACCAATCATAAAAAATATCATAATCAAAATTTGTATCAAAAGCATATTTTTTACTGTTTTTATAAGGTATATCACAATAAATTAAATAATTACCTTTATATTTAGCAAAATCATTATAAATTTCTTTACATCCAATTCGATTAAAAAGTTGTCTATAATCATTAACTTCCAATGTATCAATAGACATTATTTTTGGTATTTGTTTCAAAGTATTTCGGATTTGTTCATCCACATAATCACGTTTGTCTGTTTTTCCAGAATAACCACCATCATAAAACCTACCATTAAATGAAGCCATGAAACCAATCCATCCAATAAGAAAAAGTTCCCTAAATGTTACTTCCCAATCATCAGTTACTAATTGTCTTATATCAACATCATAATATTGTACATTATTAATAGTATATTCAATAATTGATTGTGGGGCTTTTTTTAATAAATTAAATTTATTCCTGTATTCATCATACAATGATTTTGGTATTTCCATTGGTGCATCTAAATTTAACCCCCAATTAATACCTTTCCACATTGCAATTAGATAAGGATTAATATCAGATGCAAATTTCGGAATATCTGTCACTTTTTCAATAACAGCCAATGATCCACAAAACGGTTCAATATATAAATCATATTTTTCCTTATCTTGTGTGATAATTGGAATTATATGATTTGCAAGTCTTTCTTTACTACCCAGATATTTCATTTTTAATTCTTTCTATTGGTATATATCTAAAGCTATTCAGTGTCTTTCTTTTTCCACCCCTAATAGATAATGATTTTATTCTTTGTTTATGACACTTCCATCGAGAATTATCCTTAAACTCAATGATACCTTTACCAATAACTTTTTTAATTGGAATGAATTTCATTATTTCTTGTGGATTATTCACATAGGTTGTTACATATTTTTCCCATGATGGAAAAATATTTGTTGTTTTGTTAGTTGAAGCCCATAAAACTTTGAGTTTTTCTTCACCAAGATTTATAAGTATGTCAAAATATTCTTTGGTTATTCGATGTACTCCACAATTATTTACTGAACAACAAGATCCACCTGTATATTCGGGTGATTGTTCTTTCATGTGAGGATAAAACACTTCAACATCTGCCATTAAAAAATTGGGTGGTAAATTACTTTCATCATATTCATCCACATCATAATGTTCCCACTTATAAACATCTTCATCATCTGGATTCCATTTTTGTTCTAACTTATCACTTATAACAGTTATTGTTATCCTTTGAAGAATAGCTGGCATTAGATGACATGTTTCAACATAGTCACCCACTTTTAATACTTTAACCGTTTCCATAGTTTCCATATTATTTAGTTATTGATCATCTCCAACAATTGTTTTTCCATCTTTTTTCATTTCGATTATTTGCATTATCGAATAATTTGCTAAATCTCTTAATGTATCTAAAACACTTTCATCTGTTACTTCAATTTTTTTCTTTTTGTTGATAGAATATAACCGATTTATTTTATCTTGCGCTCTAACAAGAAATGCTGTTAAACCATAATCGAGATATGTTTTTTCAAAAGAATCACCATAATCGGCATTTTTTCTTTTGTATAAGTCTAACATACCACTGGTTAAATTCTCAAATTCTTTTACTTTATCAAACATGTTTTTGAACTATTATTTTAATTATAGTTCAAACATACTGATTTCTTCATTACTAAAATAATTTTTAACTTCTTTTTTAATCAATAATTCAATTCGTTTATTACCATGTTCTATTAACTTTTTAAAATCCAATGGTATTGAAAAACGATAAGGAAATTCTCCATCCTTTATCATAACCCCCTTTATCATATAACTACCATCAAATGTTGGCATATATGTGTAAATAACAGTTGGTAACATATTCAATTGTATTTAATTGGTATTCTTTTTAATTTATGGAATAGAAAATTATATGCTAAATGATAAGATTTTCCACCATCAATAGAAACAAATCCACCTTCATAGTCTGCATTTTCATAGACAAATGTCCTTATAGAATCATTCTTTTTTTCTTTTTCCCAAGTTATTGGTTTAACAGCGACTTTAACTGTACAACTTTCATCAGGAAAATTTTCTGAATAAGAACTCAATTTGATTATTTTATTATAAATTGTTTGATCCATATTAAAATTTATCAACTAAAGGAATTAAAACTTTTGTAATTAGTAAAAATACTAACCAACATATAACACTAAAGCCAATCAAATTAAGACCGACTATTGCAAGGAAACTCCTTTTAATAAATTTTTCGTTGTCCATAACTATTTTATTTGATCATAATCACAAACTAATACATCACCAACCACAACATCCATAATACCATTTCCAAGTACAAGTATGTCAGTTGCTTGCCTATTTTCATAAAGTCCTAATAATTTGCCTTCCTCATTACAAACTAAATATTTGTAATCATTGGGTAAATTAATGACCTGTATATAACCATTGACGAATTTTTTTAATTCATCTAATGTAAAATTATTTCCATTTCTTGGTTCCACTGTTTCGACTGAACCATTAGCCTTTATCCATTTAGCCATAACTTTATGTTTTAATTTTTTACAAATGTAATTATTTTTTATCTAATATATTTTTACTGGATGTTAAAATATTGTATATTGTGATTGAAAGCATTTGTATTAATTTCAAACCCACATGCTTTCCTACCTAATTCAATTGCCACTTTCACTGTTGAAAATCCACCAAGAAAAAAATCACAAATTATATCATCAGGATTACTTGAATATAGAATCATCTTTTTTAACAATGCAGCTGGTAATTCATTTTTATTTTTTATCTTACCTGGTTTATATTCTCTGTTAATAATCCAAACATCTTCTAAATCATTATATTGTTTACTACCACCATTTTCTTTTCTATCATCTTTTGTATAAAAAGCATTAGTATTAAATGTAACTTTACCTTTTGGTTTTACATAATATAATATATGATAATGTGATGAAACATATTTTTTCTGTGTATACACCCCAAAATTATATTTCCAAATTATATGATTTACTTCTTTTAATTTTGTTTCAAATAAAGCGTTCAGAATATGTATAAGATTAGAATATCCTGAAACAATATACATACTACCACCAGGTCTTAAAACTCTCTCTGCTTCTTTAATCCAATCTAATGAAAATTGTGGATATTCATTTAATGGTATTTCAACATATCCATCAATAACATTACTTTCATCACGATTATAATGTTTATCTAATGTATCTCCTTTAATTCCATAGGGTGGATCTGTAATTATAAGATCAATTGAATTATCTAATAAATGTTTTTTTGCACCAGCAATGCAATCTTCATTATAAAATGAGTGGCATTTTCCCATAATCTTCATCATTCATATATTGATAACATGCGTATTCATTATTAACATCTGTGGTTCCAGTACTTTCATTTTCATCATCACCATCAGATTCATAAAATTGTTTTTCAGTTATATCAGAAAGTGTTCCCAATTTAACATTATGTAATTTTGATATAAAATCTAAATCTATTGATATTTTACAAAATTCTAATATTTCATTAAAAAACCATAATTTATCAACTATACCACCACTTTCGTTAAATTCTTTTATATCATCTTCTGTAATTCTTTCAATAATATTATTATATTTGTCAGATTCTTCTTTAACACAAGATCTAAGTTCCTCTTGTCTTTGATAATAATCTCTTTTCACTGCCTCCCAATCAATACCAATTTCATTAACAAATGGTGGTTCAAGATTATTTTGTGTCCAAAATTTAATCTCTTTATCTTCCATTGTTAAAAGAGCTTCAAGGGTATCTTGATCAATTTCTTTATTTGGAAATCCTGATGTTAATTTAGATTGTTCTTCTGTAAAATAATTTGCTTTATCAGGTGTTTCAACCAATATTTTATCTCGAATATCAGGATGAAAACAAACTAATAATGCTTTAATTCGGCTGTTAAACTGACTGATATATTTTGCAGCATTATATTGAATAGGATTATCCCCAAAAATATCTTCATGCCCATAATAATCAATATCTGATTCAATGATTGTTGGATCAATTCTTACACAATTTAATCTTGGTTTGTAACCAATAACTTTTTTACTTTGAAGTGGTTTACATTCTCCACGCTTTGCATAAACAATTTCACCCGTTTTTTTATCAACTTTATCAACCATTACAATGTTACCATCAACATCATATTCATATATATCTTCTTTAATAACATCACCTTCTGATTTTTTAACACCAATATTTACATAATGGATTTTATCACCAGGATGTACTTGGATATTATGTTGAAGTGCTAATTCATACCATGCTTGTTTTGCTTTATCCCCACCAGCTTTATTTTTTCCACTTGAATTTTTTTGATATTCTTTCAGTGATACCTTAATAGAACCAATTGAAGCAATATCCCTTAATGGTATTTGGTAATTATATATTTTATTAATGTATTCATTATAATTTTTTAAAAATGTATATCCATCATCATTTAATAATAATAGAATATTAGTTTCTAAAAATTTCTCAATGTATTTAGGCATCTTTTTAGATTTGATGCTATTACCAACATATTTAACTTTACCATTATCCAATAAGTCAGCATAGTTTTTACGTGAAAAGTTAATGGTATTTGAAGCATATTCATCTATTCCCAAACCCATTTTTTCTCTCATAAATAAATCATTGAACTCTGCAACATAAGCCTCTATTCCATGATATTCTTTACCTTCTTTTGTATTTCTGCTAAGTCCATTTCCAGTATATGTGTAATCAACATTCACATCTGAATATGAAAAGTTTATGCCATCTGTATTATGTAATACATTCATTCCTAATGCGTTTATAAATGTCCCATCTAATGATATATCATAAACATAATCATTATATTCATTAAACAATATGTCATTTCTAAAAACTTCCTCTGATTTTTGTTTTGAATAATTATCGTTTATGTTATTGCCATGACGATTTTTAATACTAAATGTGATAAAATTGGGTTTATCTTTTCTAATCAATATTCTATAATTAACTTTTAATTCTCTAAAAATTAAATCAATACCAGCCATAACTACCTTTGATTTTTGACCAATACTAATTGTTTTATCAATATCATAACCATATCCATCAGCACATAGTAACCCATTAATAAATGCCTTTTTAATTTTTAAATCACTATTTAAAATTATAGATGGTATTTTTTTTAAACGATTATTAGTATAACAATTTTCGGCAAAAAATCGACTCAATTTTGAATTACTTGTTCTTAAACAAAAAACACCACTTGATTCTATATGATCTTTAATATTTGCATTTATATTATATTCATTTTTTAAAATATTTTGTGCTTTTATTAAAAATTCATAATTTAAGTTATCAATTTTCCAATCACAACCAAAACAATAATTTATATTATAATTACACTTTCTTTTTGAAAAATATTTTTGAGGACGTTTTCTACACAAACAAGAACCATCACCAACAAATAAACCAATTAACCATGCAATATCTTCATTTAGACCATTATTATTAAAAACATAATCTAAGCTTTTTTCATATAATTCTATTTTATCGCCAATTTTAATATTTTTTGGTTGTATTTCTTTTTTATTTTTATCAAAAAGAGAATGATCTTCTGTTACATCTATTAAAACATCTTTTGTTTTTATTCTATGGATTTTTTTGTTGGTTTTATGTTTATAAACATATTCTATATCTTTCCATCCATTTCTTGTTAAAACCAAATATGGTTTTTCACTAAAATCTCTAAATTGTCCATTATTATTTATATCAACACATTTATTTTCATCAAATAAATCACAAATTTGTTTTATGTCAATTTCATTGTTATATTTATATTTAATTAAAATTGGTGTATCACCAGTAACACTATCCATCACGACAGATCTAAATCCACGATCTTCAAACCATTTAGTCATTAATCGTAAACATTGTCTGGCTGTACAAGTAATCTGTTCAGCTTTTGTTACATCGCCCCAATTAAAAATATTTGGAGCTCCATACGACCCAAAGAAAGCATTACCAAATATTTTGAAAGGTAATTGTAATTTGTCATTTCTAGCTTCTTCTTGTTCAAATTTTAATTTTTCTACTGGATCATCTGTTGCTTTTGCTTTTTTTCCAAATTCCTTTTTTAATCCTTTAAATCTTTCACGTTCAGAAAGTATATGACCAAGTAATGTTTTAAAAACACCAGAAATATCCAATTTTGGGAATACATCAAATGATAATGTAATTGCTGGATAAAGTGAATTGAAGTCTAATTTAACAATATCCTTTACAAAACCAACTTTTAATAAACGTGATAATCCGCCTGTAAATGGTTTCAATTCACTAAGTGCCGGAACCGCTAATTTATTTTCGTATGACCACGCCAATAAAATATATTTCCATGTAGCACTTGTACCCATAGTTAATACTTTTTGATATGGTATTGGAAGCATTTTAGATAGAAAGAATGAAGATTGGTTATAATACCATTCAACCCTATCACCTTCATATAAGTCATCTAACAAGTATCTATCAGCAATATACTTACCAGAAACAACCTTTTGTGTTTCGGTTAGTTCTTCATTTGATTTAAGTTTATGCCATTCGCCATTTGATTCATCTAAAACAAAATCAGATTTATCATAATATACATCTGATATTTTATCACCAGGTATATAAACTCTATTTTGTTTCTTCTGTTTAGCGTATTCAGCAGCATATTTCAAAGAACCTGACTTCATATTACTATCAATAGCTTGCGCTCGCCTACAAGCATGTAAACTATCAACAACTGTATGTCCATACCAAATTGTTGGATAAAAATATTCAGCCTCATTTCCAAGTTTTAAAACTGACTTAATATCCTTTTTGTAAAGAGTTCGATTTGCGGTATATTCTTTTTTTGTTTTCTTATCTTTTAATTGGGTAAATCTATCATATTTACCATCATTAAACTTATTATTTGGTCCCCAAAAATGTTTTATTATATTATCAAATATATTTTCTTTATCTGGCCATAAAAGTTCAATTCTTCTTAATATAAATGGCCAGTCGAATACTTCTGAATTATGACCAGCTAATATATCAGGATTTATATGTTCAATATTTTGAAAAAACTTTTGTATAGTTTTTCTTTCAGATTCTTCTTTTTCTTCTTTTGTATTACCTTCCACATGTAATACTTGTTCATATCCCTTATTGGTACTTATACCTATCTGTGTGATTGCACAATCATTTGGATCTAATCCCTCTGTTTCAATATCCCAAATACATCTCAATAAATCATCATATTCGTTTAACTCTTTAAAATAACGTTTTCCAGATTTAATCATGTATTGTTCAACTGGTGTTATCGCCATAAAGTTTTTTTCTGAACCATATATATCTATTCCACAATCTCTAAAAAATTTTGTAAATTTAGAATATGACATAGATTCTGTTGCAAAGAATAAAACATTATATCCATCCAACATTCTTTTGGGGCTTTGACCATTTTCATTATCCGTTTTTAAACAATCAACCCAAATCTTTGCTGTTCTTAATCCCCATTCAAGAGCAGATCGGCTTCCATAATGAGCTATCAACATATCTGTAACTTTTAGTTTTGCCCATACAAACGGAAAAAATTCTTCTCTATTTACAACTATTTCACTTAAATCATTTCTAGAAAATATAGAAACTTCGGTATCCCCATAACCACATTCAATGTTTACAATGCGTTTTTGGGGATCACTTCCTTCAAGGAATGTTTTAATTTTATTTATTTCAATTGCCATTTTTCAACATTAAATTATGTTTCATCACTGAAGTTTCATTATTACAATATGAATCTCTATATTGTTCTGCTGTTACATCCCATAACTTCAATTGACCTTTAACATTAAAAAGGGGTTCTCGATATAATATTGGATTTTTTAACACCCAATTATATATGATAGGTTTTCTAAATCCATAATTTGTTTCATATGTTTCTTCAGCCCATTGTGATGGATAATTAATAACACAATCAACAATATCAACTGAACCTATTATTGCACCACATGTATCTTTAATGTTATAAGGATAATTAGATTTTTTTATCCATTGTATATTTTGTTGCAAATCATGATACATTTTATCATTGAAATAATTATCCAGAATATTACTAATATCCTCCATTTTACTTGACACATGTACCAAAACCTTACCACGATAATTGGTACTCCAAGTTCTATTCTCAATATCTTTCAATCCTGAACATATCCAAAATGCCCATGGATTTTTAATTGTAATTGCTTTCATATTTCTTTCTTTTTAGAACGTTTACCAACCAGTGTACCTATTACTTTATTACATACTTCACATGTTATCTCATATGTTCCAACCTTTATTCGTTTGTTTTCCAAACGTAAAGTTATATGACAATAAGGACATTCAACATGTATATCACTAATGTTATCCACTTTTTTCATCTCTCTAATATTTATTGATAAAGATATTGAATTAAATGCAAAATAACAAAAAATTACCAATAACCAGATCCCCTTTATTCTTTGATGATAACCTGTTTCAAACAATGTCAGAATGGGGAAAAGACTATATGGAAACATGGATTGGTCAAAAGGTTATATTGTATCAAATTGATAGAATCAAGACAAACAGTGATAGTTTATATGGGGAAACTAAAAAAGATGAAATAAAATATACTACCCCAATCGAACTACCATGTAGATATGATATAAAAGAATCTACAAATGAAGCCTACATTAAACCACAAAATAATGCCAGATATAAACAATCAGGAAATATCGAAATTTACATGTATGATGAAACATTAAAGGAATATAAATGCGACATCAAATATGGAGATTTAATTGGAGTTGTTATTGATGAAAAAACAATATTTTATTATGAAATTGTGGATGATGGAAAACGTAACTTTGCTAACAGTGAAACACTGTTTGGGTATAAAAGAATGTGGCGAACAATAAAAGGTGTTGAAATTGATGAGGCACATTTTAATGGTTAATCAATAAAAAGTCTCTTATAATCATATGCTTTTTGTAATGGTGTTCCTCGACTATTACAATAACCAATTCGTGCAATATCCCAAAATTTTTCTTCACCCCATTTTTTAATAAACTCATCTTTTGCATGATATTTCTTTTTTATCAAAAAGTTAATCATGTTTTCCATTGTTGGTAATTCTTTTTCTTTCTTGGGATAAAATTGATTAAGAACATATTCTGTTTTTTCCAATAATTCTTGTTCGGATAAACGATAAGATTTAATTTTAGGTTCAACTTCTTTATACCAATAAAATCCAAGTTTATCTAATGTTTCATGTAAAGTCATTTTCTTCCCTTTCTACTAAATTCAAAATCATTTCCTGTAAGCCGATAAATTCTACTAATTATATCTGTTGCAATTTTAATTACATTTTCTTTTGTTTCCAAAAATGGTTTACATTCAATTTGAATAAGATGTAATTTAAGTTTTAATTGGGATTTCTTATTTACCAACATTTTTAAATGTGCTATATCAAAAGTCGTAATCAATCTTGTTTGAAATACATCATTTAATCCAATTTTATAATGCTTTACAAATTTTTCAACCTCATTTAAAATATCCATGAAATCATCATTAAGTGGTTTTAGCCATGACCACATGATAATATAAACAGTTTTGGGGTTTTTGTTATTAAATGTTCCGTATGTTACGTTCCAGTTTTCATCTATGTTTAATTTAAGAGTTTTACTTGGTCTGCGTATTATGTCAGCCATATTAAATATTAATTATTATATAGCAAATATAATAATTTTAACATTTTTTAACAAATTTTAACATCCAGAAAAGTGAAAAGGCATCTACCAATTAAGATAAATGCCTTTTCGGGGAGATTATTATGAAAAAAAGAGAGAGACTATTATATCATAATCTTGTATTTGTTACCCCCCACAACCACGATATATACACCATGTGAAAGATTTATGATTTCGTTTTGTGTTTTTGCACTATATACCAATGAACCGAATATATTGTATATTTTAACATCAAATACGTTATTAAGAGCGATTACTACTTGTCCGTTACTTGCATACACACTTCCAACAGCGATTGGATCAATGCCTAAATATATGGTTGAAACGGTTACTTTAAACGGAGTAATAAATACTTTTCCACAAGCATTTGTAAATGTATCAACAACATTGAAAACATCTGGTGTTGAAAAACATGCGATTGAATCTTGTATCATCTGGTTAATTTTAACAACAGGTTGTCCATTAACAAATAGTTTGTTGACATCAAAAGCACTGTGAATTGTTAAAATACTATCTTTAATTAAATTACCATTGAATGTATAAATCGGTAATTCACAATAGTTAGCAGTTAAAACGACATTTCCAGCGGGCATTTTATAAGTAATCGTATCTTTATATGCTTCAAAATCTAAATTATAACTTTCCGTCCATTTATCAAAGTAATATCCATCAGGTGCTTTATCAGCTGCTACTTTTACATCTGTACCTGGTACATAACTTCCACCAATAGGTGATAAAATTTTTCCATCTACGACTGTTAATGAATATGCAGTTGGTTGATTAACAGTTACTTTGTATGTTTTTGAATAAGAAACTCCATCAACTTTATAAAATAATACATAATCACCTTCTTTGTCAATCTTTACAGTATCAACATTAGATGAAACTACAGATGTACCTAATATAAATTGATTATTCGATGGAGAGTAAACTTTACTTGGATTATAATCACTAGCTTTAAGATATAAGACAATTGGTAATTCGATAGCATCTACCACAATGTTAGTTCCAACTAATGGTTTATCAGCAGTTTGTTTGTTTGTATATCTTGCAGTAAAATCAAAAGGTTTATAAACTCTGTAAAACAAACGGTTTGTATTTACAGTGTATTTTATGGTATCCTCCCAGTTTCCAAATTCAAAACGAATTGTATCTATAATTCCACTATAAGTTGGATAATTAACAAGAATACTATCTAACGTTTTACCTGTATATAAAAGCGTGCCATCATTTTTATATAATTTTACAAATTGAATATCATCTTCATTAATACCAAAATTAAATCCAACTTTAAAACTTTCTCCTTCATCAAGTGCTTTTACTTGTGTTCTATTTGTTGTTCCAGATATTTTTAATGTGGTATTAGTAATCCAATTAGCCAATGGTAATTGATACCATTTAAAATAGTATAATGTATCAATCGAACCATTTGTGAGTGATGGATTTATTGGAAATGCTGGATTATAAGGGTGTAATAAATCGTGATTAGTTTGATTAATATATAAACTACCAACATAAAATTCAGTATTTGTAAATCCAAGTGTATTAATATTATCTATATTCAAAGATTTCATTGGATGAACAAATGTTGTATCTAATACATTTACATAACTTGTTGTTTTTTCACCTAACCAAAATATAGTATCCTTAACGCCCCCAACAAGTGGTAAAAGTCCTGTTGTATCTATTCTCGCTTTTAATTCAAATTTTTCTGTAACAGGCATTTTAAGAGAGATTCTCACAGTATCCACTACTGCTGCATTTATTGAGAGCGATGCAGATAACGCTATAAAAAAGAGTAAAAGTTTCTTCATATTAATTAATTTATTATTATATTCTATAAATATAGTTATTTTAATCTGATATTTCAATATTTGACATATCAAAAGTGTATATATTATTGTTATTAACAACACCATCAATGTGGCTATATCCAAATTTAACACATTCCATAAAGTCTTGCCATTCTGATTTGGTTAATCGAAGTGGTCTTTCACCACACCATACAAGATTTGCACCCTCATCATCAACATCAAATGATGCAACAACATAACACCTTTCAGGATTTTGAAAACAAGATTTATCAATTATGAAACTACCATAGCCCTCGCCTTTTGGAGTATAAGCATAAGCATCTGTTTCATTTCCATTAAATGAATTAACCTTAATTAATTCATAATCTTCTTCTTTTCCATAGTAACCATTAGGTTCATATTTTACAATTTCATATATATCTTGAATATTTTCAAAACACATATTACCCATTCTTAATCTGACATTTTTATTCATAACAATTATATATTTTTAACTTGTTGATTTAATAAATTTTCCCATCTTTATTGCTTCTGATTTAGTTGGTTTTACACCCCAAGCTCGATGTGTCCAAGCAAAATAAACTTCACTATCATCATCTTTACTTTTCCCTTTATGTATAATTAAATCTCCATTATCCCAGGTAAGACCATGTTTTTTAAAATATGCCTTTTCTTCATCAGAAAGTGAAATCTCATTTTTCTTTAACCAATCTAAACCACCATAACTTTTACTTCGACTTTCATTGATGTTACCACATATCATATAATGATCAGGAAATGCTGGTGTTTTGCACCAGATATAACCATCTTTATCAACATGACTATCTCGGTTATTATCAAAAATACCCTTACGTTCAAGTAATTTTATCTTTCTGTATTGTTCTTCTGATATGATAACTTTTTTCATTACACAACAGTATCCAACCTATCTTTAATTTCTTGCGTTTATGGGCCCGTTTCCAGCATGATCCATATAGAACTCTCTACTTATATCAGTAATTGGTCTATGAACGATGGTAACAGGTTTTCTCCCTCTCATTGCTTTTTCAGCATCTTTATCAACCTTAATCCAATCTTTTTCCTTTTCCTCATCAATCACACCTTTACCTTTAAGATTGTTTATTTCTTTTCGTTGTCTTGTGATGATTTCAAATGCCTTAGCATTTTCCTTATTAACTCTTGCCAATTCTGCTTTTAATTGCTCAATTTCCAATTGATACATAACATTCATTTCCTCTGGTGTTTTAACTACAACAACAGGTTCTACAACTGGTGGTTTAACAATGTTTATAAATGGTTTAGGTACAGGAGTAACATTACGTTTTGCATCTATTTTATCTTTTTCAAGCTGTGCCTTTTTTTCTCTAGCTAGTACAATTGATTTCTTTGCCATTGTATTATAAAGTTTTTATTTATCTTCTTATGTGGATATAAATAGTTGGTCATTGTTTTTTTAACATCCAGACTATTTAATATTATGTAATATTTAGTATCTTTGCAATTATTAATATATAAAATTTTAAAAATATGAAAACTATTATTGGTACAATCAAACAAGAGGACTTTTTAAAGGCTATTAGAAAAGGCTCTCGTGATGCCGCCTTTGAAGTAAGAGATGGGTGGGTCGCTGTTAATAGACCCCACAAAAACAAAAGGAAGTACAACAGAAAAGCATCCCAGTCATGGAAAAATGATTTGGGATGCTTTGTTTTACATCAGTTTAAACTGTTTGAATAATTTTAAATTCTTTGCTATTTCACTCATATCTTCAACAACTGTTTCAAAATTAAGTAACCTACCATCTATAATAAAATAAAAATCATTTTTCTTATAGTAATCTTGTAATACAGCCATCACATCATCAACCCCATAAAATAATTTCAATAATTTAATAAAATCTTCAAAATTATTAGTATAGAGATTTTTTAATTTATCTTTCATGTTATTTAAAATAAGCAAAATACATTAACACACAACAACCAATTACAAGAATATAAAACACTGCCATATCAAAATTATCAATGGCTATTATTGATCCTCTATTTCTAAATACTCCCATGTTCTCTAACTATATCAAGAATTGTATTCTTGTATTCATCTTTTGTTTTCAAACCAGTTATTCTTGAATAAAGAGTTATATCATAATCATCCATGATTAAAACTGTTGGAATACTTCTTATTCCAAATTTTGATGAAATTTCTGAAAAACGTTTATCATCTTCAGTAACAACTTCAAATGTCAAATTTTCAGATTCTAATTCATTTTTCAATTCTTCAAAAATGGGGGCAAGAACTTTACAAGGACCACACCATTCAGCACTAATTTTTACTATTTTCATAATCTATCTAAAATTTTATAATTGTGGAAAAGCAAAATCTGGTACATCACTTTCATGTAAATAATCATTAATATCAATTAACAAATCCAGATTTGTTTCACAAAAATCGTCAAAAGTTTCACTCAAATTTTCATCTTCAATTTCAGAATACATAAATTCATAAGTCCCTTTATAATTTTCATCAGAACTATCTTTCCATAATATACTATATTGAACTCGTGCATCTGATCCATAAAAAAGGAAATCAAATACTACATTTCCGCTTGTTGTATCACATACATCAAACAATTTAACATTTTCTATGATTTCCAATGGTAATCCATTGTTTATTAATTTTTGTAAAATTTCTTCATTCGTCATAAGTACATATTTTTATTTAATTATCAATTATATAAGGTTCTCTCAAAATTAAAACTTGATTTTGAAATATATTTAATTGTTTTTCCAATATTGCCACTCTTTTTTCAAGATCTTCATTTCTTTCAGTAATTCTATTATTAACCTCTGGCATGGTTGGAATCTTATATTTATTTCCTGAAAAATCTGTATACATTAATCCCATAGAGTTTTATATTTTAGAATAAAATAACGTTTGATTTTCCAATATTTGTAAGAAATATAAGAATATTTTTTTTCGATTTTATCTTTGATTTTTTGTACTTTCAAAGCAAATCTTATTACACAATCCATTTTTACAGAATGATTATATTCTTTCCATAAATCATACTTTTCGACATATTCAAGCCGATAAACTTTACCTGATATACAAGCAATTTCTTTATTACAACATGTAACACCACGATTAATTGTTTTACATATTGATAAATCATTAGGTGATGGATGTTTAATTTGTAATCTTTCAATTAATTTTTCCCAAGCTTTTAAGTTGTTTTTTTCACCTGAATATATATCATAAGTTTGATATTCATCAGTATCCTTTTTACCACTTGTAAAATGATAATGATAATTTGGTTCATATTTGTTTTCATTCTTTGCACATGTTTCACAAACTGTTTCTATCCATCCACCTTGATATTTACCAACATGAAATGGACTCCCACAGTGTTCACAAATATGGTTACTGGCATGTTCAGCCATTTGCCTATAATCATCAAGTTCTTTTGGTAAGTATGAATATAAACATAATGAACCCCATTTTTCTTTAATTTGGGTAATCAGTGCTTGTTCATTTTCTGGTTTATTCTCATTGAATTTTTTTACTTTATGTAAGAATATCCGAACTAAACCAGCCCAACCAGACACATCACTTAAACCCTCTGTATAAAAAAGTTCAAATGGAGTATGTATTTTCTTAACATCTTCACCCATGATTATTTTACCATTTTAAATATCAATTCACCCTTACAAAACTCTGGGACAACTTTATCTTTATTCCAATTAAAATGTTGTCTACAATAATTAATTATTGGACTTGTTACAATATGAGCTGGAATGACTACTTTATGAAATTCATCAAATTTTTCATCTGTAATAACATCAAATTCTAATGTTCCTAAATCTGTTTTCACATAAAAATATTTTATTCGTTGGAAATATATTAATTTATAATAGAATTAACAATTTCTTCAGTAATTTCTAATTTTTTTACTTTTGTCTTTGGAATATCATACATATAACCTTGTAAAACCTTTTCCAAAATGGTTCTTAAAGACCTGGCTCCAGTCTTTAATTTAATAGCCTTTTTAGCCACTGCTATCAACGCTTCATTGGTAAATGATAAAGTACACCCATCCATTAAAAACAACTCCTTATATTGCTTTAAAATGGCGTTCTTTGGTTTTGTTATGATATTGATTAGTGCTTCTTCACTTAAATGCTCGGTTGCTGTGATTATTGGCATCCTACCGATCAATTCAGGAATTAATCCAAATGATTTTAAATCATCTGTTGTAACTTCACTCAAAAGATTTTTTTCATCAATTTTTTTAGATGTATCATCTGTATGAGAAGCATAACCAATTCTGGTAAGGTTCAATCGTTTTTTAATTTTTTGTTCAATACCCTCAAAAGCCCCCATTCCGATAAATAAAACATTTCGTGTATCAAAATTGATATAAGGCTTTTCGGGGTGTTGTCTTTTCTGACCAGGTTGTATGCGAACAACACTACTTTCCAACATTCTTAATAATGCTTGTTGAACACCCTCACCACTAACATCACGTGTAATAGATACATTCTCTGATTTTCTACCTATCTTATCAAGTTCATCAAGACAAATAATTCCCATTTGTGCTAATTGAATATTACCTTCAGCCTTTTCTAATAAACCATCTAAAACTGTTTCAACATCTGAACCAACATAACCTGATTCTGTTAAGGTTGTACAGTCGGCAATATAATAAGGGACATTTAATATGTTTGCTATTGTTTTAATAAGAAATGTTTTACCAGAACCAGTTGGACCAAGTAAAACAAGATTACTTTTATCTAATTCTATTTCGCCCCTGTAAGATATTTTCTTATAATGATTGTATAATGTTGTGGATAATGTTTTTTTCACATCTTCATTACCAATAACATATTCATCAAGTCTTTTTTTAATTTCATGTGGTTTAATTAAATTAAGCATTGGGTTGTTAATCGCTGCAAGTTCCTTATAAACACTATTATTCATAATTAATCAGTTTTATTATCGTTGTTTATTACTGGTTTGTTTCTTATATAATTATCTGATGTTGTATTTGTTTCATTCCAATCGGGATTTTTACGTTCTTCAACATCATTGTACCACTGGCCACCAAAAAACTTTCTAATATTCCAACATATGGTTTTCCTGGATACTAAAATTTTATCAGCCACATCCTCCAATACAATTGCATATTTTTTATCTGTAATGCGTTTTTCCTTTAATAAATAAAAGATATTTGTAATTATAGTTTTATACCATCTCCAATTTTTAGAACATAATTCAATTACAAATCTAAAATCACATAAATCTATATGTTTTAATATTAGATTAATATCAAAAATATCTTTATCAGATAATTTTAATTTTTGAATTTTGGTTAAAAACAAAATCATTGGCGCTAATATCAATTTATCATATCTAAACCTATGGATAGTTTCAATTTTTTGACATAAAAGAATATCACCAATAAAAACATCAATTGAAAGATTATCTTCTTCCCGATAATAACATATGCGTTTATTTCCATGTTGAAAATTGAAGTTAATATCAGGTTTAAAACCATTTACCACAAGATAATATTTCAATCTTGCAACATCTTTTGGATTAACAACTAAATCTATATCATTAATATCACCACGATTTTCTGTTATAAAATCAATTTCATAACCAGGCAAAAATAATAATGAAGCACCACCAAATAAAAGAACATCAATTGATTTCCTTTGGCAATCAAAAAGAATTTTTTGTGATACATTAAATATTATCTCATTTTTTACTGATAAAAGTTTATTCGTTTCCATAATTTATATGTCTTTAATAGTTATACAGCACGTTTATTCCATTTCTCATAAATTTCTTCGATTGAGTCATAGATATGACAACCTAAAAATTCTTCTTCATGTGTTTGGATTGGACAAACAAATTCCTCTGATATAAACGAATGTGATAAATAATATCCTATTCCAGAATACGGTTCATTTATGTATTCTTGTTCATCAGTTCTGTCATTACCTTCACTATCACATACCCTAATTTCCACTTCATTTCCACAAAATGGACAAATTAATTTTTCTTGTTTCATAATATTATACTTCTTTTATAAAAGTTTTCTTAAAAATATCAACGTATTCACACTCATATTCATCTTTTATTTCCTTTGCTCTTAAAATCGCTTCACTTTCAAGAACTACATCTATTTCAATAGGATCAACATCACTATCTTCATCTGGTTGTAAAATGTATGTACTCATAATTCTTATGTTGTTAATATAAAATTTTCAATTTCTGTATTTTCAATTCTTTCTCTTGCTGTTTTACAATAGTTTTCATCAATATCAATTCCTATGTAATTTCTATTTGTTTGATAAGCCATTTTTGTGGTTGTCCCAGCACCATTGAATGGATCTAATATGGTATCACCCCTACCACTGAATAACTTCAAACAACGATAAGCCAGTTCCTCTGGAAACATTGCTGGATGACCATAATCCTTTTGTCTTGTTTCAGGGGCCATACTCCAAGTACCTGTCTTTACCCATTCGGAAAATTCAAGTTTCTGCATATCATCCTGATATTCGTGGTTTGGTATATCATGTTTAATTGAGCCTTTAGCAAATACCAAAATATATTCATGTAATTTCTTCATATAAGGGCTTGAGCTCGATCTATACGACCCCCAAGCCGAATATGAACAATTACGATTATTCTTATTCCATATAATTTCATCACGCCATATAAATTTCTGTTGCATAAAGAAATTTCCAATCATAAAATGACTTGGAATGAAATCGGAAAATAATGGCATAATATTGACAATAACTCTACCCCCATATTTTGTTACCCGACATACTTCTTTAAGGATTTCAAACAGTTTTTCAAAATATTCTTCATTGGTTTGAAGATCATCATACTCACTATATTCCCGATTGAAATTATAGGGGGGCGAGGTTAATGTTAAATCAATACAATTATCAGGTAATGTTTTCAATACCTTTAATGAATCATCACAAATAATCTCATTCAGAATTGGACTATCTGAATTTATTTTAGAAAAGGTATTATCATTTGCATAGTAATGTAACACCCTTTTATTCTTTGTCTTTTTGATTAGTTCTTTCTTTTTTAACATACATTTTATTTTAACTTTCTAATAATGTTGATAATTGTATTGTCTTTCTTATAGGTGTAAAACATAATGGACATGTATCTTCAACATTTCCATAAAATTTACCAGAAAGATATTCTTTTATTTCATCTATTAATCAGTTTCTTTTTTGATATTTATTTTATTTTTTTTAAAAAGTTCAATAACATCAAATACCACACAATAGAACCAAAATATTACTGCTAAATAGCTAATTGTTTCATCATCTATTTGTGATTGAACATTATTAATTTTATATAATGTATCACATAACATTACTGTGCAAATGAATATTATTGTTCTCATAATTTAACTTTCAATAAATTCGACAATATCTTCAACATATCCATCTGTTAATTCAATAATATTTACATGTTCAAGTTGAGATAATTTATAAATCATTGTGGGGTTATGAATTGCTGCAATAATCTGTGTATCTTCTCTCTCTTTTGACAAAAAACCGTAAATCTGTTTTGAATTATATAAATCAAGATTTCTGTCTGGTTCGTCCATAATTACTGTATACTTGTTACCATCTTTATGGTTTTTTTCATAATACCCCAATAGTAATTCACATCTGTTTTGCCAAACATCATTTGTATTATCTTTATTTTTCTTGATTTGATCTACTGGAAATTTTCCATCATTTTTACCACTGAACATTTCATCTAACATAAGTCTAATAGCAGCAACATTTTTTTCACCATCGCTTAAACTTTGATTATTCAAATATTGACCAACATTTAAAAACTTTTCAAGAATATTATGTGATTTTAAATTATCAATGAATCTTAAATTGTAAAATGTGTTTGTATAATCTGCTGTAATAACAACACCATCAAGTAATGATTCCTTTTTAGTGGTAAAATTAAAATACTGTTGAAACTCCATATTGGAAGTAATACCTGCATCACTCGAAAAACTTTTACCACACAAAGTATAATGTTTTATGAGATTTAATAATGTGGATTTACCAGAACCATTACAACCAACCAAAACATTAATACCCTCTGAAAAATTATATTTCTTTTTCAAAATAAACTTCTCATCATTAGAAAATCCCTTTTCAATATAATTAAAGGGAGTTTTCTTTTTATTTTTAAATTCAAGCGAATAAATCATAATTTTTTTTTAACTTAATATAAATGTTCTTAGTGGGTTGATCCAACGCTTGTCCATTCACGAATATAATTCCAATAGCTATCAACAATAAATTTCCAATAATTTGTAAATCTCCACTAAAAACAATATTACAAATATACAAAATATAATTTAAAATTGTTTTAACTGGATGTTAAAACTTTACTCTGATATTTTTCAAATTTTGTTTTGTATTCGTCAGTTTTCCAATAATAATAATCAATTTGTTTTGTTTTTGACGTACCATCTGGTTTTTGAAAAACATAAAATTGACTGTCAAAACTTCTTGAATGTTCCTGTTTTTTCACTTGCCCAGACCATAATCTGTTTTTGGCTACCAATGTAAAACGGTCAAGTGTATAAAATCCCATATCATCAGCAAATCTCCATGACATTTCAGGTGTCATAAGTGTTTTTGAACCACTGATTGTTCTTTGAGTTTTCCATACACAAATACCACCTGGTTTTAATACACGAAAACATTCACGAAGAAACCAATAGTATGAACGAAAAAGTTCTGGTGCTGGGTAGTAACCAGAAAACCTACGTGCTATAACACAATTTTTTGGTTCACCCTCAACTTGTTCTTTTTTCATTGCAGGTCCAACTGTTATAACAAATGGCAAATCTACATTAATTGCATTGATACTGTTTGTTTCAAGGGGCCACTTTCCTAAAGGTTCAATTTGGATAACACCATCTATCCCTTTTTCGGGGAATACATCAAATTTATATTTTGGGGAATTAACAATCCATTCTTTTGATTTGTTATAGTATCCACCTTTTGAATAGGTTGGATCGGCATCAAAATCCTGTCCATTGTTATATAGTTTTAAAATGTTAAATAATATCTCATTCTGATCTTCTGAAACAGAACGTACTACATCAGCATAATCTATTGCCATTTTCTATTCTTTATTGTTGTCCCTCTCGGCATCGAACCGAGCTTGCATGATTATGAGTCATGTCTCCTAACCAACTAGAGGAAAGGACAATTATTGATTACCCATTAACGGTACTCAAATTAATTATATTCAATATTGAAAAAGTATTATTTCCAAGTTCTTTTTGAACTGAATTAGCAATTTCGCTAATTAGTTTGGAACCATTCAACTTTTGGTCAATACTATATATCACACTAAAATACGGTGATTTCTTTGGATTGTTGGTTGCACCGCTAACCAGATAAACATTTTTTTCCATTTTTTTTAATATTATTATTTCAATAATACTAAAAAAAGTTCAAATCATCAATAAAAAATCCAGTTTCATATATGTTATTTGGAACATCATCTGATTTCACATCTTTTTTATCCTGATTGGCATCTTCAATTGAATGGCCAGATGGATATTCTTTTTCTTTGTTGTCTGTGGTTGTATCCATAATTATAATATCTTCTTGGTTCATTTGTAATATCATTTATAACCACCCATACACCAATACCCATATTAACAATAAGTAAAATGATTGATAACCAAAATAATTGTGTCGAGGTAATTGTTGGTTTAAGATAATCAAAATCTTTGAATGATTTACGTTTCCAATATTTTGGAACCCATTCCATCAAATTATTAGATAATTCACCAAGATACAATGTACCTCTTTGTGTTAAGTAATTATCAACCATGTGAGATAATGATACATCATCTGACCATGAAAATGTATTAACCCATTCAATCTTATTCGTAATACTGTCTAAACCAATTGTAATAATAAATTCATTCTTATTACCACCTATCCACCAACTTTTCTGCATCATTGAAATATTATATGGTTGATTATAATAGGCTATCAAATAACTTCTGAATTGGTGTTGTTTACCATTAAAACCATTAACAAAATCCCAATATTTTACACTATCTAGCTGATGTTTAAATCCCATTAATGTTGATTGATATTCACCACCTCCACCAAACCAACCACCTTTTGTTATAAGAGATTCAATTTTTGGATAATCAAGATACACTCCATATGAAGATGCTTCTTTTTTAGTAAGTTTCTCAAAGTTAAAAATACTATTGGTTGCCTGTATTTTGTTTGTATATGAATGTGGTACAGTAGTTGTATATGAATGTTCAATGTTATTATCCCACATATATCGTTGTGCATCACCATCAATTGTATGATAACTTCTTTTCATATCAATGAATATCATTGGTGTTTTCCACTGTAAAATAATGTTATTAAATGTTTGTTTAGTAATATTAAACTCATTTTTTCCATTATCTACAATCACCCAATATTCTGGGTGGTCTTTTACATAAGAACAATCATATGTTTCACTGTGAGAATTACCATCCGAATCTGTCCATGTTCTTGTACATGTTTGATGTATGTATTCGTTCCATCTGTCATAGTGTTGAACATGGGTAACATAATATCCTAAATATTCCGTTTTTGAAGTATTTGAACTTACCATTACCCAGTTCAATAACAATCCTACAAAAATACTTGGAATGAATAAAAACAAATATTCATACCAGACAGTTTTACTTCGGAAGAATATCAATAATACAATTGATATTATAAATGGTATTGCAAATGATACTAATATGTGCATAACAATCTAAATCTTAATTATTTGTGTTTATGATCGTTTCTACTAATCCAGTGAACTAGTCCTGGGAGACCAAAAATACCAATAAAAAAAGTTAGGTAAACACATAATACAAATACTGAATTACTCATAATCTATAATTATTATTTCTTTTGAAAAAGTTTAGTAAATAACCAACCACAAAAACAACCGAACATAAAAGTAACTATCATATAAAATAATAGTTCATTCCCCAATAATAAAAATATTTCCATATTATTTCTTTATTTTATTCTTTTTGTCAGTATATAAATTATTTGTTCCAACTTGATATTTCACCCCATTAATAACATAATATTGTGAACATCTATCAAGGACACTCCCACATTCACGACAACGTAAATCTCCATCCATGTCGTAATAAGAATCATCTTCACCACAGTAACATCTCATAATTTTATATAATTAATCTTCATCACCATCGGCTGTAAAACACATCATTGCCAACTGAAAAGATTGCGCCTGATGTTCAAATAAACACGCCATTAAATATCCATGACACATAATATATTCAACAGATGCACCAGTCATTGTGCCATCTTCATGTTTAACATATTCACTTACACCATGTTTTCTCAATATGGCATGAAATTTGTTTTTTATATCTTTCACATTAAAAGGTAATATTTTGAAATTAATACCCTTTTCACCATGTTCATGATATGAATTACCAAGTTGATAAATCTCATTGGCTAGTTCATATAAATTTACATTTACTACTCTCTTTTGTTCCATAACTTTTCTGTATTAAAAATATGTGATCCTGGATGGAATTGAACCATCACTCTAAAATTAGAAGTTTTATGTACTGTCCATTATACTACAGGACCGTGTCTGATTTTTCATTTGGTTTACTTTCAAACGGATTCAAGAACCAGAAAACTTACTATACCGTTCATATTTTATTGTTTAAACAAAGGCGGACTATCATCAATACCTGTTTCCATTACCTGTTTTGTTCTTGTTGAACTAATAATAGTATATTCGATTTCTTCTTTATTCTTTACAAACCATGAACTTGGTTCAAGTGTACATAAATCCTTGTGTTGCCGTTTAATATCAAGCATTATTTCCTGTTCTTTTGCAAACAAAGCACGATACTTTTCTATACTTAACATAAGTGTTTGATACAAGGATGGATCAAATTGAGGATTATGTTCTGTAACCCATTTCATTAAACTACCATCACCTTGTGAATATCTGCCTTCAATTAATGGAATGTAAATCTCTTTGAACGCCTCTTTGTATTCAGTAGAAACACCAGCTTGGTCTTGTAATACTTTCCACATCTCGTCAAATACTACTTCAATTTTACCATTTTGTGCCTCACCTCTGTTACGAAGACCTTTTTCTTGGTTGTTGTAGGACATGGATACAAAAAACCATATAACAATACCCAAAACTGCAATTGTGGCAACTATGCCACCAATAATTCCTAAATTTTTCATTTCTTTTCTATTATTTATTAATTAACATATTTGTTGTGATATTTGTGAATCAATATTACATAATTCATCTTGTAAATCCTGTATTTTTTCCAACACATCTTGTCTTTTTTTGTTCAATGCTTCTAAATTATGTTTAACTAATGTGTCATAATCAGTTGAATAAACAATATATTCATCAAAAATTGTACTAAGTTGTATATCAATTACCCCATTGATTTCCATTTCTTTATTTTTTATAAAAAAACAAATTTTATCGGTAGTAATTCCATAATCAAGACCAATGTGTTTTGTATACTTATCACTGCTTGTTGCATACACTAAATGATTTTCAATTTTATTGTCCTGTGTATTGTAACAATAAATTGTATCACCCTTTTGAATTTCTGCAAATGTTTTCATTTCTTACCTCTCCTGATTATAGATTTTAATATTTCCATATAAAGACAACCGCATAATGCACATACAAAAATACTCCAGTTATGCCCAATAGCATCAAAAAAACCAGATATATCCAGTATCCATCCAACTAAACAAGCAACTGCTAACAGTAGTATTGCAATTATTACAACTTTCCAATTTTCCATTTTAATTTCATTTTAAATTTGATGCAAAAATAGAAAAATAAAATTAGATAAGTTTTTTACTGGATGTTAAAATTATTTCAAATTCAAATAATTTTTAATTCCAGCCACAGTCTTTATATCAAATTTTTCGATATAACTTTCGCCACACTCAAACATATCCTTTACCAAATAATTCATCAACTCTTTATTCTGTATAGCAAAATACATTAAAATATCATCCCAAGAAGTAACTCTAATAGTATTATCAGGTAAATTAACATTTAGATTATATGATGTATTTAATAACAAACCCTTTCCATCAAAACATCTAAGGTTTTCAACATAATCATCAATCATGTAGTCCCCTTTTATCAAACATTTATTTTTACATGTAACAATATCACTTCGATGAATATGTGGAAAATGTGTTTCAACAAATTCAAACTTTTCCAATATAATGTTTGGATGTGAACAGGATGTAACAATATACAACTCAAAAAACTTGGATAAAATTTCAGTAACTTTAACACTATCTTCAAGTGGTTTGACCATTTTTGAAAACAATGTTGGAGTTTCTAATAATTCCCACACCTGTTCATGTGTACAGTTTTTGAAAAAATCATAAACAATCCAGTCTGTAATATTTTGATAGAGTAGGTTATCATTATATTTTTCATTATACAATCTAACCCACTCTACATTCAGGTTATTTAAAACCTGATCCATATCAACTAATATGGTTTGTTTTTTATTTAACTGTGTTATGTCCTTGTATCCATCAAGTTTCATTCGGCTAATGCTGTTGGTTCCCACTCTTTTGGACTAAATCTTGGCGAACATCCAAGATAAGCTGTTGTTTTAAATTTTGGTCTATCAGATTTCCGAATTTTAAATTCCTTGCATACTTCAAGAATAATATTATCCATAACATCTGGATCAATTACATAATTATCAAATGGTATATGTAATTTTCCATGTTCATCTTTAGTGGCATTTTCAACTAAATCAGCAAAATCACCCTTTGGGGTTGATGCTGCAAATAGTCTTGTGTATATTTCCCACAAGCATTTATCTTCTTTTGTTCTTAATTCCGATTTATTCATATTCTTTCATATAATTAAGTAATTCTGTTTCATTTTCAAATATATCCCATATACCAGGTAACAATACTGGAAATAATACATTATCTTCATTTATTAAAAATATATTTGTACCTACCATTCTATGAGCAATTTCATAAGTATCTGGATGACGTGGAAGGTCTAAATCGGATAAATCAGCCAATTTGGTAAATGTATCATCTAATTTGCCACGAACACAAGCACCTGGAACATCAGTAAAATACATCAATGCAATTGGTAATAAACAATTAAAAAATTTAATTATTGGCATTTCACGAACAGATTTTTCAATATCCCAATCATTTACATCACCCTCAATTTCATATCTTATTTTATTATTGGCATTTTCAATAATAGATGAATCATAATCTTTAATATATTTTGCCAATATATTTTTATTAAGAAAGTAAAATTTCTGTTTAATTTTTTCGTACATAATATTTAAGTATAATGTGTTATTACAATTACTCCACATTCATATTCACCATTTGTAAATGAATCAAATACACTTGGAGCTTCTTCTCTAAGTTTAGATATAAAATTTACATTTAATTCTACCAAATTATTTTCTTTTAATAATGTATTAAAATCACCATCACCTTCTTCCATATCCCCAGCATTTTCAACTAAAATACCAATAATTGAGTAATCTCCATTCATACCATCATTAATAATGGCTAATTCTGGATTATTTTTATGGTATTTATAATTTGAGGGAATATCACGATAATTTTTAACATCCTCCAATACATGTTTTATTCTGTTATCATTTGCAATATCGTATTCATCTACATCATTACTACTCACAAATTCATATGGATTTCCTGTTTTAATTCCATATAAAATTAAATTTTCTCTATTTACGCCCATAACTATTTAGTAAAATTCATGTTAAACAATTCAACCGCATACCAAAAACCTCGTAGAAAATCCTGTGATAAGGCATCAAGGTCAGTTGTATCTTCACCCTCATTAGAGGTTGCTAATCTATTATATTCTTCTTCACCAAGTTGTTCAGTTGCATATTCTTTTACGGCATCATTAAGTGCATTTTCACACCAGACAACTAAACCAGGTGGCATACCATTTTTAACTTCGTCAATTGATTTCATGAGCATTTGTTCATTAAATTATGTTCTCTATCTATCCAATAGTGTGAGTCTATTTCCCAAAAACAATTAGGACATATATGTGAATATGTCAAATCAATTGCATTATTATAACGTACAACTTTACTAAGAGGTGTTTCTGTCCTTGAATTTGTAAATTGAGTTTGGCAAACTGTACATTTAAACACAATTTCTTCTGGAAATTCAATACCATTTTTGATAATTTTCATATCTTTTATTTTATTCTAAATTATTTTTTGCTATACAATAATACTCATAGTTTTGTTCAATACCAATATAATTTCTAAGAAAAGATTTGGCAACTCTACATGTTGTACCAATACCACAAAACGGATCAAGAACTATATCACCTCTGAATGAATAATATTTTATTATACGTTCAACTAACTCATCAGGAAAAATTGCTGGATGTAATTTAGATGATTTTGGGGGGATTTTCCAAATATTTGTTCTATCTGGTTCTTTTATTAAAAAACCATCTTTTTTAATACCCAAAACTTTATCTTGTGTTCTTTGATGTTTACTGTATTGTTTTAAATTCCAATCAATAAGTTTATCTGTTTTTTTACGATAAACCATAATATACTCGGTAACAACGTTTGGTTTGTATGTTAATGGATTTCTATTGTTTCTGAATTGTGCATTTCGGTCTTTTACGGATGGTTCGGGCTTTTCCCATATAATATCATCAATAAAATCCCACCCAATATCCTGCATGATTGTATTTAGGTCAAATGGTATTGGATAACGCTTCGATTGATGTGATCTGGATTGTCTTGCTTCAATTACAGGACTTGTATTGACTACACAAAATCTACCCTCTTTGGTAACTGTCCATACCCATGTAAATACCTTTTTAAGAAATTTTAGGTAATCCTCATATGTTGGGTACTGCGAATATTCACGTGCATTGAAATATGGCGGAGAAGTAAAGGTTAAATCAATAGATTCTTCATTAAAATCATTTTCTTTATTGGGATGATAAATCTCATTCATCAATATATCTAAACAATCCCCATGTATTATTTGATTAATCATTGTTTAAGTGTTTCAATTAGTTTATCATAATTTTCTCTTATGTGCGGAAAATCACATTGTTCACAATGTTTTTTTGCTTTTGTGTAGTAATAATTTCCAATACAATTTCCTTTCGGATATAATGGACAATAACAAAACAAACAATTAAAATTTTCAACATCATCTATTTGATGACATGGAAAATATTCACAATCTTTATTTTGAAAAAAAGTTGAACTATTCATGACTTAAAAGTACCTTTAATTTGGTTCAAAAGCAATTCCAAATCTGTGAAAAGATTTTGTTCATTGTAGATTCCAATGTGATCAACATTACCTATATAATCAGTAAAGTATATTAGATTAATATTATTTTTTTGAGACAATTCATTTTTAATTTTATCACGTTTTATTATGCTATTAAGGTCATCCCAATTTCTAATTTGTTTAAAGTGTTGTCTCCCCTGAACTTCTATACCTATATTATAATCTTTTAAAAAAAAATCTAAAAACATGGGTTTTTTATATTTTAACCATTCAAAAGTTTGTTCTTTTGTGTATTTAATATTTTTATTTTTAAAAAAATCTTCAACATAAGATTCAAAATTACTTTGTCTTTGACATGAATGACAATTAGTACCTCGCAAATGACTAGTTGGTAGTTGTTTAAATTCACCATGTTCTGGACAAATTATACAAACTTTTGTTTTACCATTAATATATTCTACCTTTGAATAATCATATTTATCACCATGAATTAATTTTGCTTTCTCAATAAATTCTTCTGTTGTTAATTGGATATTACCAGCACATTGTGGACATCCACATCCGACCAAATGTTTGTCTGGTCGTTGTCCAAATTCTCCATGAATAGGACAAACTATACAAACTTTTATTATATTTCTTTTATATTCTACCTTTGAATAATCATATTTATCACCATGAATTAATTTTGCTTTCTCAATAAATTCTTCTGTATTAGATTGTAAAGTCCCCCCACATCTAGGACAACCACTACCACTTAAATGATCTGATGCTCTTTGTTCAAATTCTCCATGAATGGGACAAATGATAGTAATCCTTGTTTTCCAATCTTTGTATTCAACTTTGGAATAGTCATACCTATCACCATGAATCTTTTTTATTTCTTCAATAAAACTTTCAGTCGTTTTACCTTGTCCACTACATTTAAAACATTTATACCCCGATAAATGGTTAGTGGGGGTTTGATTAAATTCTCCATGAATTGGGCATATAATACTTATTTTTGTGTGTGCATTAGTATATTCAACTTTGGAATAATCATACTTATCGCCATGAATAAGTTTTGCTTTCTCAATAAATTCTTTTGTTGTTGACTGATTATAATATCTCATATTTTTTTTATTTTTTCCAATAACAATTCCAAATCATCAAATGTATTATCAATTGTGTATAATGGATTTGAAAAATCTACTGTGGTTAGTTTGCGAGACATTAAAAAACGTTATTTTGTTTTTCTTCAATTTCTTTTGTAATTATATCATATTTGGTTGAATAATATTCTAAAAGAATATATCCAGTATTTTGATTTTTTGCTGAAACTCCAACAAGAATTTCTTTTAAATCACTTGGTAATGTTGCTTTGGATTCTTTATCAAAACTAACTATTAAACTTCTATCCCCCTTTAATAATCCCATCATAAAATCATCTGCATCTTTCCATATACTACCCCTTTTTAAGTAATCTATTTTTTTATATTTACCATAATTTTTTTCAAGATTTTGAACTAGTTTATTAAATTCCAATTTTAATTCATCACCATATCCTGTAACAGATATATCAACCCCAATTGCTTTTATAAGATAAACCCCATGTAGGTGATGAATTTTAACCATATACATTTCAAAAAGGTTATTTGTATTAGGTGGCGTAATAAGGTAAGCATCATCACCAATACTTACTGGTTCAATTTTACTTATTTTTGTTACTTCCTCTAAACTCATTCCCATATCAATACCAAATGGACCCGCAAAAATATTAATAGATAATCCTATTAACAACAATACTGTAATTAAAATTCTTTTCATTTTATTCTATTTGTTAAAATTTTATTTTTAATGTTTTAGGGTTTTTACCCCATGTTTTTTTTAATTCTTTTTTAATGTGTTTGTTTATTTCAGGAGAAAGTTCTTCTAATACTTTTTGATCAACATTATCTCCTTCTTTTAACTTAATTACTTTTTTAATTTGTTTCATATTTTAGTTATTTAATATTTTCTTTACTACAAGCAACAAAAAATGTTACTATCAAAGTAAGTAACATTGGTTTGGAAAAATTCTTCATAATTATATAGTTTTTATTAAAGAATGTATTCTTTTGTTACTAATTGTTTATATCGGGTTTTGTATTTTAATGGTATAAGTTCATCATCTTTATGAAATATATCTTGTGGTTGTTCATTTTTAACAACACCAAAATTATAACAAGGTTTATCAAATGTTTCTTCTTGTTCCATAATGTACATACTTTCATAAAAACATAATTCATTTTCGGCAATCCAAGATAGGGAATATTTATTGAATAAGTCTTTACCAAGTGTACATTCACCATTTACATAATATGTTTTATATCTTTCAATATTTTCTTTATTGTTAAAAAGATTGGGAATATGATGCCATATATCATCTTGAATTTCTTCTAATTTGATGTATTTTAATATAGACACATCAATTTCATTGTTTTTGAAATCCCAATATTTTCCTTTATGTTCGGTACTTTCAGATATATTTTTAAAGTGTGTTTTTAATCTATCTTTTAACTTTATGGATTTACCAATATAACATCCAACTGTACAATCAAATTTATAAACCCCAGCCGAGTTTTGAAAGTAATCTTCTTCAAGTGTATCCAAAAAATTATAACCAAACCTAAATATCGGTTTTTCAATATTCTGTTTTCTGATTGTCTTTGGCAACTCTTTTAAAATATCTTTTACCTCACTAATATCACAACCAAATGCTTTTCGGATTTCATTACGATATGTTAATATTGCTTGATTATATTCTTCTAATTCTTTTTGATAATTTAAAACCATAAATTTTAGTTATTAATTTTATTCATAAAAAGTTGGTGTTTCCAACAAAATTATTTTATCTTCCTGATAAAACGATTTTCACCATTTGTTCAATTTACTAATGTTAAACGTATATCATCATCACCATATTTTACTAATATAAATATTGATTTTGTATTCCGTTTCATATACTTCTTGTATCTTTGAATGATACCTCTTTTTGGTTTAAATACTTCTAACATATTTTTAATCTTCTATTGTTAAATAAAATGAATCTCCACACTCTTGACAAATACAATAAACATCTTTTTTTGAAAGTTCTTCAATTTCCTCTATTAAAATAGGATAATAATAACTTTCAAGACAACATGGGCATTGTATGTAAACTTCATTACTTTCTAATGCTTTGTCTAATTTTTCTTGATATATAGTATATATTTGGGACATAATTTATCTTTTACTTTCAATATATCTTTTTAATTCATTATCCACAAATTCGGGAGATGAATAATTACTTATATCTGGAATATATTTAGAAACATCCTTATTATGTCTTATTAATTCTCTAACCATGCTTGAACTGATATGAGAAAAGTATCTTGATGGAAACATAAATACTGTTTGAATACCATAACATTCATGTCCTATCTGATTATTAATCTCATCAATATTTTTCTCATATTCAAAATCAATAAAACTCCTGATAGACCTGATGATGATATTTACACCATTTTGTTCAGCAAAGTCTATGGTAAGACCATCATACCACATTGCCGATATTCGGTCATCATTTTTATACACTGATTTAATAAAATTCACTCTTTCTGTTAGTGAAAACATTGGTTCCTTTGATGAATTTCTTCCAACCCCAATGATTAATTTATCAACAAGAAATAATGAACGATTTACAATATCACCATGACCAACAGTAAATGGGTCAAAAGTTCCGGCAAATAATCCAATTCTTTTATTCATATTATTTTTTTAAACATATAAAAATTCTCTTAAAAACTTCTTTTCCATCAATGTATGAACCTCTACCATACACACCATTTGGATCTTGATCAACCCCTCTGTTTGAACCAATAATTTTAAATTGATTAGGATTATACTTATTCATAAATGAAACAGGAACCCCCATAATACCATCATAATCCATTGGGATATTAGATGTCTTACTAACTTCAATAGCATTATAGTTTTCATATTTTTGATATTCTTCTGGGTTGTATTTCTTATGGAGGATTAATTCTCTATTCTTGTCAATTTCAAGATTTGTAAACCATACAACACCAGACACTCTAATCATACCATCTTTACGACTGGTTGATACAGCATAATCATCATATCCAGCCCTGTTTATAAAATGTGTTGCATCTCCCTTAAAACCATAACCCAACCAAACCTGATTATCTCTAATATATGGAAAAATATTTTTATAAATAATTGCATTTTGATGCCCAATTACCAAAAACTTTTTATTGTATTCCATAATTTGGTCAAAATGTTCTCTAAAAAGAGAGAATGGCGGGTTTGTAACTACTATATCAGATTGTTTCAAAAATCTTATACACTCTTGGCTACGAAAATCTCCATTATCTAATAATTTTTCTATTTTATACTTTTCCGTATCAGAACTATAACTGTCAAGATAAAAACTACATTCATCATTTTTACAAGTTGCTATTAATCTTTCAAGTTCTAATTCGGCAAAATTATCTAAAAAATATTTGGGAAAATTACTATATCGTGGATCATCACAATTACAATAAACCACTTTACCTTTAAAGTGATCTTTATAATGTTTTAATTCACATTCAATATCTGATAATTGGGTGTGAAACTCATCTTTTTTAACATCTTTTGCTTTATTTAGAGTAATATTAGTGTTTTTTGATTTATACATAATATTTCTTTTCAAATGCTTTTTTAAGTAATGTAAATACACACTGATTTGGGTATTTATTTCCCTTATAACGTCTATCAAACAATTCTTTATTTACCCATTCGTAATAATCCCTGATGAAATATGCCACAGCAGATGATCTTGAAATTCCTGCATGACAATGAATAAGAAATTCTTTACCTTGATTTTTATCAATGAAGTTTAATATTTCATCAGCTTGTTCTGGAGTAAATGGTTTTAAAACCTTTCCATTACCATATTCAATTTCCTTTTCAATATCCCAAAAATCAATGTTTAAAACGTTTTGGTGTTCATTTTTGAACCAGTGTTCATTGTCACTGAACACATCCAAAAACAGTTCATTTGTGTCATAATCTGTTGGACAAAGAATTGAAATAAATGCAATATTTTCGTATTTTTCAACATTTGAATCATAAATTTCAAATCTTTTCATTGTATCTTCAAACTCACGTTTTGAAAAAATAAAGACATCTTTTTTCATAAAATATTTCTTAATTGTTCTGTATGATTATCCAACCTGTACATCTCATACTTGACTGGATTGTTTAAATAAATTAATCTTCTATCAATTACTCGACAACCAATATTTTCTAATGGAATTTGGTAGAGTGATAATTGAAGTTGATAATGTGAATATGGCATATCTAACATATTATCAAATGGGGATAACATGATTTGATTATTAACATTCTTGAATAAATCACGATTTGTTTTATAATCTCCTATAATTAAGTTATCCTTTAATGGTGTTCTACCATTATCCCAAGCAAACAATATATCGAATGTACCACTATATCCTTTACTTTCATCATATACCCTTGTTTCACATAAAATTGGAATATATTCAACTGGTAAATCCAACCAAAACTTCCACACATTATGATTCATAAAATCATTTGGATGTGGTTCAAAATAGTACTGTTTATAATGATCGTATAGATATTGTAATTTTATTTTATCGAATTGATGTGTATGGAGATAGAATAAGTTTTCGCCATAATCATGTTTATGATGACCTTTATCACAAGCATCTTTATTAATCTTAACCCATTCGGACAAAATCTGTTGTTTTGTCATTTGATAGTATTTACTATCTGGGTTATCATAATATTTTTCAAAACATTGTTGAGCCATTCCATCCGCATCAAACTTTGGAACAAATGACTCAACAATCTTTGAAACACTTGTTAATTCTTTTCCATTTAAAAAATATTGGTGACTATCTTCAATAAAAACAAGGTCTTTGAATGAATTGGTAATCAATTCACGTAACTCAATAACATCCTTTCGGGTATTAATAAATTTCCATTTATCAAAATTCATCCCAAATATCTTGTTGATGATTCACCACAATTTGGGCAATTGTGTTCATATTTATATTTAGTATAATAATCTTCTTTTGTACCATAAACAGAAGAACCACAATTACGAAATTCATCAGTTTCCCATTCACAACCACATTTATTACATTCAAACTTAATGGTTATGGGGGGTTGATAACCCTGTTTGATAATATTTATCATATCAATCTAATTTATAAACACTTCTAATATTTTTATAACATGATAAAATTGGAATACGATAGCCATGTGAAACTATTTGATATTTATGTCCAATCTCGATAGTAGAATAAATGTCGGAAGAATTGAATTTACCAAAAAACCATTGATCATCTATCTTATATACCTCCTTATCAGTAAATACCAAATAAATGCTATTACCCTCACCTTTTGGTTTAACAGTCTTGTCTTTAACAATAACCTCGACAACTTCCTTGTTGGTATAGTCAAGAAAAACGACATAACCAACACCATAAATAACTAAAAGAACTATTGCAGCAGCAAATATTCTTTTACATCCTTTCCAAAAATCCTTAATGTCCATAGTTTTTAAAATTTTTTTATAAAAAGATTACATAATAAATAACATAAATCCATCCAAGACAACCATGAAACAATGTCCACAGTATTGAGTTCCACTTCATAAAACTTAATATCATAGCAAGGACTGAACCAACGCCAAATCCGCCTATGAAACAACCGCATCCTTTTTTCTTTGCCATTTCTTTATAAATTATTAAACATTATCGTTATATACTTCAATTGTTGAATTTTTGTTAAAAATAAGATCAACAAAAAATTTATCTGTCTTTTCTTTATTAACCTTAAAATTATCTTTGTATTTGGTAATGCACCCAGCATCTCTTAATCCTCGATACAAAACATCACATGATTGATGGTCAATGTATGCCCAATTAATATCATCATCTTCATTATTCAAATCATTATCGGTCCATCTATCTATTCTGAAATCATATTTAATATCTGTACATCCCAGTTCTCTTTTTAAAACATCTTCAAAAATATTTTTAACAACTTCACGTACATCGCCAGTCTCATATGATCTAAACATTTTTTTGTAATCATATTCAAGCCAGTTATATTCAAATGCAACAGCACAATAATTTGCTTTTTCCACACTTTCAGCTAGTAATTCATATCCCCAACTATACTCGCCGCCCCTCAAAATAAGAGTTCCATTTTCAATGGCTTCTAACAACCATTTACCTTCATATTCAAAAGTTTCAGTATTTATACTAAAACTATGTGATGAAGAACTGTTTGTTTCAAAAATATTAGACCTAATTTTTCTCATAACTTTATAATTTTATATTCTTTATTTTCACTTAATGTTTTTAAAAATGGTTCCGATTCATCGAACTCTTTACCTGTGTATCCCCACATCTGTAAACCACATGCACTTCTACCTTCATAGTAACGTCCATCCAATCGTTGTATTTTTACTTTTTTATTTTCCATAAAATTACTGATTTTTTTAAATTAAGTTAAATAAACGTTTTACTTGTTCAAATGTTAACCTAAAAGAATGTTTTTCTAAATTAAGAGTTTCTAAATGCCAACAAGCACATTTCTTTGGGTCATCATAAGACCATTTTTCTGTATTGCCAGCCAAATATGCACAATTCAATTTTGGATTACCTGGTGAACAACCACTATCTGGTGAGCATGAAAAAGATGATAATCTATATATTTTATCAACTTCCATTGATACAAATGTTGGATCATTATCCCTTTTTACATACCATGATAAACAACGATTATCATGAGGATATTTTTCTTCTATATCCGCAAAAGCATACTCAATGTAGTATCCCTTATCATCTTTTCGTAAATAAACATATTTGTCCAATTCATTTTGAACATATGCTATTTTTTGTAATATTCTTTTGTCAATGTATTCCATATTATATAATAAATTCTAAAAATATCCATAAAAATAAAGAAAAAAGAGTAATAATTAATACTATCATAATAATCGCTTTGGTTAATGTGATCTTGTTATCATCATCTTGATTAGAATTTTTGGATGTTCTTATCAAAGAATTATTAGATGCTGATGCAGCAGCAGTATTTAACAATAACATTGTTGTTGTACTTGAAAAATTAGTCATTTTTTATTGTATTTTTTTAATGTATTACAAAAATACAATAAAAATTATATGGTAGATATTTACTGGATGTTAAAAAAAGGTTGTGAAATAAAAATGACTATTCACAACCTTTTAATACTTTTTAGATAATTTGATTTTAATATCCTTCATCAACTTCTTCTACAATTGCGCTTTTGAGTGAATCTTCGTATTGAGAAGTAAGAGTATCAATATCGGATATTTTATTAAACAAGTCATCACATGCTTTAACAAATTCAGCCTGTTTTTCCTTTTTCAATTTAATTAATTCTTTTTCCTTTTCTTTAACACTCTTTTCTAATTGAACATGTTTCTTCAAAAGTTCCCTCAATTGTTCTTTCAATAACTTTATATTATTTTCATTTTCCTCCTTGAATAAGTCTTGAATCAATGTTGATAATTCGGTTGCCTGAACTTTTGTGGGTAAACTAATGGTTTCGGAATTTAAAATTCCCTTTAATTTTCTAATTGTTAAGTCAAATTTTTTGGCTTCTTTGTTATTGTCTTTCATCTTTTTAAAATTTTATGTTTTTTATATTATTAAAGTAATTTTCATCAAATTTTGAAATTTCTATTTTATTATTTTGCATCTCTATTTCAATATTTTCTTTTACAATATTACCAATTTTTTTGAAAAAAGTAAAATCCAATCTATCATTCAATGTACCAGCAACAATGAAATCAAAAATATCATCATAAGTTTTATATATGAATTTAATTTTCCGAAAGTTACTTAAATAAAAATCTAAACTATAATTTTTAACTACACATTCTTTAAAATAAAATTTTAATAAAGATTGATAAACTGAATAATTATCATAACTTTTTTTCTTTGATTGAAAAATACAACGAAAAAACTTTTCCCATGTTTCAGTCATTACTTTTTCCATCTTATTATTTGATAGTTCTTCCATTAAAATTTTATGTTTTTTATATTATTAAAAAAATCCTCATTAAAAGTAATTGTATTTGAATTAAACACATCTTGGTTAGAAGTTATTAAAAAGTTACTTACATCAATATCAATTCTTGGATCAATACCAATGTAACCATCAATTGTAATACCCATATCGCAAGATGGTTTTGACATATCAAGTTCCAAATAAAATATGTCATCAATCTTATTACATTGAATTAGTGTAGTAATCACTCTAAAAGGTATTTCCTCATATTCCTCAAATGTAGTAAATCCTTCATGATAAGCATCTGGAATTTTAGAGGTTGTAAGAACTCTTAATGAATCAAAGGATGTATCATTGGGTTTGGTATCACAAGTAATACACAATGTAATGTAACGAATAGTACCATCACAGTTTGAAGGTTTAATGGGTTCAACACTATGTACTTTAAATATTGATATATAATCAAGCTGTTTTTCCAAAAAAATTAATATTTTATATAAAAATATTTAAAATAAAATTAATTAACAAAATTAATTGGATAATGAATAGTTTGAAAGATTAGATGGTAATAGTGGTTTTTCAGGAAAGTCATTATTTTCCAATTTATTGATAAAATTAATACCAATAGCACAAATTTGAAGTACCCTCTTTTTTAATTCAATTTTATAATGTGGATTATTAAAATCTATTTCATCAATTTTTGAAACTCTTTTCCGAAACATTCGACAAAATTCTTCTATGTCAGCACTTGTTTCTTCAAATTCGCCCCATAAAAAAGATTGAACCTTTCTGGCTGCCATAATGGATTCATAAATATATTTTTCTTCCTCTCTAAGTTTATTGAAATTTTTCATTGTTGGTAAATTATGGTTTCCAAATTATATCTTGACCTATGAAACTGGTAAATTGATTATAAAAACCTTGAACTTGATTTTCAGTTATATTATCAACCCATTGTTGAAAATATTTATGATATTTTTTTAAATTATCATGTCTGAAACGAAATTCTAACCAATTATATAATTCTTTTGACATTTTGTTGGTAAAAATTGAGAGCTTCTGATCAGAATCGAACTGATATTTTCTGGTTACAAAGCAGATGTTCTAGCCATTGAACTACAGAAGCATTAATCATTTTATGTTTTCTAAAAGTTTTATTACCATTTTTTCCCACACATCTATTGTATTACATGCGGTTTTTTCAGATATAGTTCCCTCATTTGGTATTTTCTCCCACCCACCACTACTATAACGAGATGGTAAAAAAAATATTTCGGGATTACTAAATGTTATCTTATTATTAATAATTTTGAAATTACTTCTCCCTTCATATTTTGTTCCAAAAAAAGAATCTGTATGTACATTATAAATCATTTTTCCTTGAATAACTTTTAATTCATCATCAAATAAAAATGTGTTACCATCCATATTAGGAAATATATCATAAATTGCTAATTTAATTAACCTAAATTTATTTTCATATTCTTCATCACTATCAAACAAATCATAAATAAAAGTTGTATTAACAATTTTATATGTACATGAATTTACATTTTTAACAGCAACACTACCCATACTTCCACAACCATAAAACAGACTTGTCATTAATATTGACAATAAAATCATTTTTTTATTCATATTTTTAAAATTTTAATACAAAAATACTGTTTTTAAAATTGTTTTCCAAATATTTGGGTATCGCAGGGGACTTGAACCCCTAACCTACACACTCACAATGTGCCATGCTAACCATTACACCAGCGATACCATGTAGCAGGTACACAAGGATTTGAACCCTGATCGTTGGTTTTGGAGACCAAAATGCTACCATTACACCATGTACCTATATAAAAAATTTAGTTGGCACGACTGGACTTGAACCAGTAACCCCCACCTTATCAGGGTGGTAATCTGACCATTGATATACGTGCCAATGTTATGAGTGTTTCTGGTTGGATTTGAACCAACGACCTTTACCTTGTAAGAGTAACATTCTAAACCACTGAAATACAGAAACTTTTTGTGGAGCTGTGGGGTCTCGAACCCCAGTGAATAGATTGCAAATCTATCATAATAGCCAACTATATGACAGCCCCTTTAATATTTTTTGAGTTCCATATCCGAATTGAACGGATACACCTGGTTTTGCAGACCAGTACACTACCATTATGCTAATGGAACATTTGGTAGGGATAGTGAGACTCGAACTCACACGCATTACTGCACCTGTTCCTAAAACAGGCGGGTCTGCCAATTCCCCCATATCCCCATTTGTTGTGAGGATGGTCGGACTCGAACCGACACTCCTTTTGGGAATCGGGGCTTAAACCCGATGCGTACTACCAATTTCGCCACATCCCCTCACTTATTGTGGGAACACAGGGAGTTGAACCCCAGCCTCTGGATTTTCAGTCCAGCGTACAATAACCACCTATACGATATTCCCATATGTGAGAGTGGTAGGAATCGAACCTACTAAGCCCTGTTAAAGGCAATGGGGTTACAGCCCATCCCAGCTCTCCAACGCTAGCGCACTCTCATTTATTTTTACCAACATGTCAAAGACCTCATTATTAAGGCGGAGGTGGTCAGACTCGAACTGACACATCACTTTTACATGATTACTGCTGGTTTTCAAGACCAGTCCCTTACACATTAGGGTTACACCTCCAAAATTTTGCGGAGAGCATTGGTCTCGATCCAAATTCCTTGCGGAACGATCCGCTTAGCAGGCGGTCCCTAACCCATGTCCAGGTTTACTCTCCAATATATTTGTTGCGTTAGAGGGATTTGAACCCCCGACTTGATGCCTATGAAACACCTGTTCTACCACTGAACTATAACACAATAAAAAAATCCCCTTAAAACTTTTCATCACTTTTTGACTAATTTGTTTCAAGGGGATTATAATCTTTCCTATCTTTATTTCATATAATATTAACTTGAAACAATTCCACCAAAATGTGTAAAAAGTGTACAATAAGACACCAACCAGCAATACGCCATTGCTGATAAGGTAATACTAATATGTAAACTAAATCGTTTCATTGTTAAAAAATTTTTAATTTTATTATAAATAGTCAATAAATTCAATTTTTAAAAAAAAGTTTAAAATAATTACTACACAATCAACACGCATCAAATTCTTTTACGGGCTTTCAACCTTATGTTTGTGAGATTTTCACCCTTTGATGTTAATTCACCTTGTTAGCTGTCTTGCTGTATCCCTTGAATTGTGCATTTTGCAATGACATACATCACACAATTCAGTCCACATCCTCATAACTAAATTTAAACAATATAGATTACTCTATATGTGATACAAAAGTACAAACAATTTTTTTAAAAAACAATCTTCTGGATGTTAAAATATTTCATTTTTCAAATATCTACAATGTCTTTCACTATAACACATTGGTTTTGGATTAATATAAACACCTTCAAATGTAAATTGTTTTCCAAGTTGTCTTAATCGGGTAAAATATTTTTGTGTTAAATCATCTATTTTGATTTCACCAGTAAATTCCCAATCTACCTTGCCACTTTTTGTACGAATATAATATGGTGGTGCATTACCTGGTTTTTTGATAAGATATGTTTCTTGATGAAAACGATTAGAAAGTTCTTGTGAAAAACTCATTAAATCATCAAAATCTCCAACATTACCATTTTTATCAAAATTCAAGATTACAAAACTTCTTTCAAAAACACGTTGTTCGTTTTCTGTACCCTTATTTTCGATATATCCACCATAGACTGGTAAAAATGAAAAAACATTACTACTACTTTGTAAAATATTTAAAAGTTTTTGATTTCGTGTTACATTTTCTGCATCGGATAATTCACTCCTTGATGCTGACAGAATAACAAATCCATTTTCATAATGTTTTCCTAACAATCTGTCAGTTGTTATTTCATCTAATCTTTGCATTGGTTGTTTATTGAATGAATCTTGTCCCATAATTTCTGACATAAAATTATGGTGGTTTGCTTCTATCAATTCGCCCCCAATTTCTGGATCATATCCAAGTAAAAAGGAAAATTTGTTCTTATAACTCTCAACTATCAAGTCTTTTTTATCTTTGTTCATAATCATATTATTTTTATCTTTTCTACTAAATAAATATCCTTTTATCTCTAAAAATTACTCAAAGATAAACATAACATATTAATAAAAAGTGTTCTGGATGTTAATTTTATAATTTTAATCTTTTAAGAGTTTCTATATCCACTTTATCATTGAATTTTCTACAATTCATTTCATGAAATCCTGTGGCTAATTTACCACAAACACAAAACATGGATTGATTATTAGATAATTCATTTTCAACAATAGTTCTTTCATGTTGCCATTGTTGAAGATTGGTATCCTTGAAATTCCAAATTTTTTGTTTCTGTTTTTCTGTCATAACATTATATGATTTTAAGTGTGTTGATAATCTTTTGTTAATTCCAATATCTCTTGAATAGATTTTTCAACCATACTGTTTTCTTTCATAATAAACGCCCATATTTTTGGATCTGGATCTTTATCATACATTTTTAATACTTCAATGAGATTATATATTGGTGTTAATTTATTTCTAATCTTTTGATCCAACCCCTCTGGTTGCAAAACATATTCAGTTATAGTTTCTTTTATAATATTTTCAATTTTTTCCATAAAAACATATTTTCTTATAAATATGAATTTTAAAAATTAGTAAACCCATGTGAAAGAAGTGTGCGAATAAACCCCTTTTTCTTTATTTTTGGACTATATTCAAATAAATGAACAGTTACCGTATCTGTTATTTTATCATCTTGTCCCACAATAAATGGATAAATCTTCTTTGCTTCATCATGATACATATTTAATAATGATATTTCTTTATAGGTAAATTCTACTGAAATTACCTCATATTTTATACCAAAAAAAACAACTACATCACCTTTTCTTGGAATTATGAATGTATCATCTACTCTTTCAAAAACATGTGCATTTTTATCAGTTGTTTTTAACTGTTTTGTATTATCACAAAGCCTAAATGCAATTCTCATAACTTTTTTAAATTATTTGTGTTAATAATGATACAAAAATAATAAACTTATATAAAAATAAATTTTACTGGATGTTAAATTAGATGGTATTATCAATTAGGTATGGTTACTACTCCAATTGGCGGTATATCTTTTATAGATTCTTTCCAATCCTCAAATGATTTTACTTTTACATGAATTTTAGATGGTTCAACTGGATGTGATTGAATAATTTCAACATCTAAATCATTTAACAACAAACTTGCATGTTCTTCTAATTTTTGCTTTCTATTCATAAAAACTGGAATTGTTGATTTCCCAATCATATTCATCATTTCAGTTTCACATACTAATCCATTAGTATCATTACTAACAAGAACTTCATGTTCTTTATCAAACATCATTATTTTATCCATAACATTATATTTTAATTTGTTGTCCCATTTTGCCTCGAACAAAAGATACATCCGTCAAAGGGATGTGTGTTTCCAACTACACCATAGGACAATATATGCTTGTGATTTCAGAAGGATTTGAACCCTCATCTTTTGATCCGTAGTCAAATATTCTATCCGTTGAACTATGAAACCATATTAATTATCATATATCTATTTTTTTTTTGTTTCCCCATCAGGAATCGAACCTGAATATCTACATTAAAAGTGTAGAGTTCTACCATTGAACTATGAGGAAATAGCCTGATAGCGACCCCATAGCCGATAGTGACTATGGGGACTGCATATGTTTTCGTTTTATTTTAAAAATCTTCTTCATAATTTCTATTTTTATGTCGAATAGGAGAGACTCGAACTCCCGACCTCTTGGTCCCAAACCAAGCGCACTACCAACTGTGCGACTACTCGTTTTTTTGCGGGATCTGGGGGACTCGAACCCCAACCTTAACAGTGACAGTGTTATATGCTAGCCATTACACCACAAATCCCATATTTGTTGAGCAGGTGATAGGAATCGAACCCACGTCCTCTGGTTGGAAGCCAGATATAATAATACCGTTATACGACACCTGCATTTGTGTCTAGATGGTTGGATTTGAACCAACGTGATCTCGCTTCCAGGGCGAGCTAGATAAACCAGACTCCTATACATCTAGATATTAGTCGAAAGTAATGGATTTGAACCATTGTACTCCACCTGCACATCAGATGACGAGGGAACCAGACTCCTCTACCTTTCGTTTTTTAGCTCCCCTGCGTGGACTTGAACCACGAACCCACAGATTAACAGTCTGTCGCTCTACATTGGAGCTACAGGGGAATTTTATATTTCAAAGAACTTTCTTGGTAGCGGTAAGGGGAATCGAACCCCTATTTACTGAGCGAAAGTCAGTCGTACTAACCGTTATACGATACCGCCATATTTTTTACAAAAGTAATCCAAATTATTCAAACTCTTTTGAACTGGATGTTAAAAAAATGAAAACTCCCAATAACTTGCCCTATTCTTGACCTTGTTATTGAGAGTTCTCTGAAAAACTATGGAAACTTATATCTTCATTTATGTTTCAAATTTTTGCAATAACAGGTCTTGCCCTTTTGGTTGTTCATCATCACCAAAGGGTTTATTATTCTTATTTCCACCACGTAAATTGATAGAATTTTGAATATAAGATGTCATTGTTACTAAAAACATTTTTTTAATTTCTTTTAGAATTATAAATAGTTCAATTTTTAAAAAATAACGGAAAACATTTTAATGTCGTCATTGATTCAGAATGATGGTTTTTAAACATTGCTGTTAGTTTTCCTATAAGTTTGTTGCGGGAGCAGGTTACGATCCTGCGATCTTGGGGTTATGGGCCCCACGAGATACCACTTCTCCATCCCACGATATAATTTTTAATCAAATATAAATATATTGATTATTTCTAAATTTTCAAAAAAAAAACGGAAAACTCTTTAATACACGCCTAAAATTTGTATGTTTAAAAATTGCTGTTAGTTTTCCTTTAAAAAAGACAGGAAATTTGTTTTTGTTTGTTGATCCCGATAGATCAACCCTACGGTCTTTGAATTGAATAATTGTTAATTTTTAAAAAATTGCTGTGAATTTCCTTTACCTTGTTATTTTCTTTTTTCTTGAATTACCTCTGTAATTTCATTTATAAATATAGTATAAATATTTCAATATTCCAAGTTTTAATCATATTTATATTAAAATAATTAATATTATGTGCAATTGTTCAAAAAGAGCTGTACCAGCTGTTAAAACACAGGTTCAAAAACAAGCACCAAGAAATATTGGGGTTAAACCTAATGGTAACTATGGTGGGGTTACTCCAAGAGTGAATACAAGACGTGCTATTATCAGAACTAAATAATATATTATATTTTTCTACAATGATCTGACATTGTATAGGTATATAATATTTTTTCGTCTTTGGAATACACAAATTGTATTTCTCTAACTTTATCATCAGATAAAACAATTTGACTATCTATTCCAAATAAGATTGTGGAAATATTATGTTTATACTTCAAAATAAAGTTTTCAACATTTTCACACTTATTAATATCATAGTTAATGGTAACATAGTTTGCTTGAATTGTATCTGGATAACAATTATTTATATATTGTCTTCTGGATGGTAATATAGCAAAAGTTATACTATCCAAACCAATACCAACTCTAATTTCAATTTTGTCCATTATTGTTTATCTTTTTTCTTATCTTCTTCGATTTGTCTGATTGCATGTTCGCCAGCAAATACTGCCAGTACAGATGTTTCTTTATATTTGTTGTATATCCCTTCATCAATGGCTGTTCCACCATTTCCACGAATATTCAATTTATCTTTATCTGAATCATATTCAATTGAATTTAACGCATGTGCTATAACCATCTTCTTATATTCTGGTGTTAGCATTTCAAATGCTTGTTCATAAATTGTTATTACAATTGTTTCCTTTTCAATAAGATATTCAGCTATTGGTGCAATCTTTGATACTTTAATTATTGATGGTTGTTTTGCAACTCCAAGATAAGTAAAATCAAGACCTAATGTCGCCAGATAGGGTGTATCATCTTTCATTACATCAAGGATTAAATCTACAATATCCTCACTCATTGGAAAAAATTTACTTGCTGCCATGTATTTAAAATTTTGATAATTATATTATATTAAAAGTAATGCAATAATATTCCAAAAAAAGTATAAAACCAAATAAAATGCCAAAAAAAATACCAGAATATAGAAAAAATGCTATTGAAGAACGTGAAGCAAAAGGTATAAAAACAAGAAAAAGAAAAAAAGATTATACTGATGCTCAATGGGCTACTCATTTAGCAGCTCAAAAAAAGAAATTCTATAAAGAATGGTATAAAACAAAAGGCAAAGAAGGATACCGAAAAAAACTTGGTTATATAAAAAACTATGTAATTAAAAAACCTATATGGTGGATATGTGATTGGTGCGGAAGTGAATTTAAGAAAAAACCAAGACTAAGGGGCAAAGATTATAATTGGCAATACTGTTCACAAGAATGTGCTGGAAAAGCCTTCATGCAATTAGGGTTGGAAAGAAGAAAACTTAAACTTGCACAAGAAAAAGATGAAAAGGCTAAATTTGTATATCAAATTGTAATTACTGATAAATACATTCAAAAAAAATCATTTGATAAATATATTACCCAAGAAGAAGCATTTGATGGTGTTGAAAATTTATTAAATGAAAATAAAAACATTCTATTACCACGAAAATATTTTTATCTCAATCGAGAATTACATAAAGCTAATGATGAATTGTTGTTATTAAAACTGGAAGATGATACTGAACCATCACAATTTCCAAATGACTATGGAAAATTGATTGATAATATTGTTGATTCTAAAAGTAATTGGGTTATCATTAATAAACATAAATGGAATGTTGAAGATAAATTTCATCATGTTGGTGTTTCTACTGTAAAATTATTCAAATCGTTTGGATCAGATAATACACTTGCCAAGTATAGAGATAAAGAAGTAAAGTACATTTTAGATAATCTAATATTTGATGACAGACCTATACATATATTTATATATGATTGTTACCTAATATTGAAATACAGTACAAACGAAACTGAATTAATATATGCCCCACATGTTAATATCATTATAGAATTGTACAAATTTCTTCAAGGTTTTTGTAAAAAAAAGAAATACAATAATATAACATTTATGGGACCAGTTGATACTTCATTAAAACTATGTGAGATTTATGATGAAGTGATTACAAACAAACTTGATACTATTTATAAGATGGAATTAGAGCGAAATAATGAATCTAAAAAAAATAAAAATAACACAAAATCAATTGAATGTGATTAAAGAAAATAAAAGATTATTGATGGAAGACTATGGTCCTGGTGAACCAACTCTACCAAAACACATTATTACTGCTATTCAACTTGATAAAACATCACTTGGTAATCATCCTGCATTTCCACCCGATGATGAAAACAAATTTGTTATTCGATTATTGTTAAATAGTTATTCTTGGATTAAAAACAACTTGATAAAGAATTTTCCTGATATTGATATAAATGATGAAACATTATTAAAAAAAACATTATCTGAATTATTAAAAAGGTGTTATGAAATAGAAAATCCATTAAAAAATCAATTAGAATTTATTGTTATGAACATTATTAAAAAAATGTTTGATATTGACAAAAATGATGTTGATTTGACCATTGAAATGGTTGATAAAATACAAAATGTTGATTTAAAGACACCATTAAAACCAGAAAGTGTTGAAGATGTTGTTTTCAATGGAATTGAGGACATTCGTGGTGTAAATGATGAAATTTATAAAAGACGAATGATAAATTGTATTATGCAAGGAATAGCCAATCGTATTATTAATCTTAATGAATATTATATAAAAGATATTTTTAAAATTAGTGATGAGTTATTACCACTATATAAAAAAATTCTTGCATTGAATGAATATATATTATATCTTGAAGATGCTAATATTTTAAATGAAAATGAAGTAACTAATGGCAGCATATCAGAAGTTATTGTTAAAACCTATGATAAGTCTGTTGTTAATGTAAAAGGGATTAATTTTCTATCATTATTATATGAAACCATTCGTGCTATCTTGGACTTAATTTCATTCAATGGATTACCAGAAGATAAGAGTAAAGCAACATATATTATTAAAAAATCAGATTTTAGACTTGCCAGCAAATGGGATGAACGTTTTGGAATACCATTATGGTATAAAATCGAAAACCAATTACCCAAAAATTTAAGGGTTGATGTAATTCCATATCTGTTTTATGAAATAGTTACCAAACCAGTAGAAAAATTTAATGATTTATTAATTAATGTTTTTGCTGATACAAAAAAGGGTAGTATTGAACTTATGTCTTTATATGATGGAATACAATACAATTTAGATAAAGAAAATTTTGATAATGAAATAGATGAAAAAAGAAAATCTTTATCAGATGATAATAAATATTTTAATATAGATGAACTATGAAAGATAAATTTGTAATTGAAAACATTGTTAAAGATGTTTTAAAAAGATTAAAAGAAGAAAATGAATACTATCAAGATGGTAAATTATATCCAATGCCAAATCTTGAAGTTGCTGCCAGCATTGAAGGCGCAATTAAATCAGAAAGTGATGCTATTGAAATTTATTTGAATATTTTAAAAAATATTACAGATAAAGAAGATATTAAGAAAATACAAGAAATTATTGGTGACGAACTAAATCATCGTGAAGTATTAATTAAACTCAATCAAAAATATCAAAAAATTCCACCTATGAAAGATTAAAAATTTTTAAATTCTGCTGTATCTTGTGTTGGAAATAATCTTTTTTTATTAATCATCAAAATATTCTTGATCAACTTCATCTTTTTTTATTGGTCTTTCATAATTACCATCTCCAACTAATTGAAATTGTATATTCCCCATTTTAACATATACTTCTTCATTTGGGACTTTTACATTATTATATTTTTGATTTAGATTAAACTTTTGAAACAAATATTCATCTAATCTTCGCAAATTATATGATGGCATTGGTATCTTAATCCACATCCCATCACATTCATATTCAGATGATATTATTTCCATAATCCTCATCAAATCCTGTTCACTTCTTATCTTCTTCATATTATCCAAACATTCTAAAAAACATTCTTATATAATACCCAAATGATTGTTTAAATCTGTTAAACCATGTTATTTTTTGTTGTTTATTCAAATGATTAATAATTTCATCACCTAAACCTTGTTCAAGATTAAGTATCAAGGTGGTCTTATCAATTTCCATTTGTTTATTACACAAAATAATTGCTTTATCTAAATTCTCTATATCGGTATTATATTCTCCCATAATTAATAATCTTGTAACCCCATATCTTCATAGTAAACAGGGTCTTTATTAATTTTAATTTCAGTTAAATTATCCAATTCTTCAACTATTTCTATTTCGCTACTTGAAACTGAATTGGTTGGAAATGAATCCAATCTTAATTTATTTGAATTATTGATAAATAGGTTATTTGTTACATTATTTAGTTCAATAATTTCCAAATATTCTACTGGACAATAGGTAAATGCACATCCAAATCTATAATCATAATCAATTTTAATCAGAACTGCATACAAAGATGATATAAATTGTGATATTATTTCATTGGAATAAAAATAACCATCAATATAATATTCAGTACCAGCTTTTAAAGTTTCAGCCCCACGGAATTGATAATCATATTTTAATCTAACTTTCATCATAATGGTTCACCCTCCCATGAAAGATAAAACATTTCTTCACAATCAGGGCATTTTAATTCACACCCATTACTTGTAACATCAAAAACATCCCCATTTGAAAATACTTGTCTGTTTGTTTTAAAACAATATGGACATTCTACATCGTCCAAATACTTATTCTGAATTAAATCATCTAATATTTGTGTTGGTATCCAAGTTATTTTGAAATCATATAATGTATTATCATCAGTCATTCAACATTTGTGTATTATTTGTAAAACCTCTATAATTGTTTTCCAAATATACCTGTATTTGATCAATTAAATAAATCATTCCAGATGCACTTAACATATCAATGAAAACATAGGCTACAATATAATACCAACTTTCGGGTGTTCCAAATAAATATAATGATGGGGAAAAGATTAACTTTGGTAAAAAGATTAAACTAAATGTTGATAATGCAGCCCCAATATACATTGGCATACACAACATACAATCCAATGCAGGACCTAATCCAATCTTTTCAAATGTCCATTCAACTGGTTTAAATATTGCAGGTCTTTTATATACCACTGCAAATGATAGGGTATATACTACTAAAAAAAATAAAAGTATGTTCATATTATATAAATTGTTTTTAAATTATAAATCTTCTGGAATAACATTATCTGGTGTTTCATCAACCCTAAACTTACCATTTGGCTGTGATATGTATTCAAATTGTTCCTCAACAACATTTTCTGGGTGAACATCAATATTATTGGTTTGTGTATTTTTAATTGGAGATTTTTGTTTTTTATTCTTGGGTGCTTTATAAACAAATTTAAGTGTTGTTAATTCGTTATATGTTAAATTTTGAAAAAGTTCGCCAAGTTCGTTTATTTTTTCTTGCATTAATATCATTTTCTTTTCCATTTCGGAATTAACATTAACAATAGTAATTGCATGTGATATTAAATCTACAAAATCAATATTTTCATCTATTGAAAATAAATAAAAAACAGAATCATCGGAACGTTTTTTAACAATTCGTATCTGTTGTTGTTCTTCATCCATATTAATAGGATGACCAAAAACACTCCATTGATGTTTCTTTACATTAGATCCAAAATTAACTTCTATTCTTGACAAATATTTATTTTTGCCATTTTGGTCATGTTGAATAGATTCTTTATTCATTCCAAGAAATCTTCCACCCAATAGTTTTATGCCTTCATCAAGTGTCATTTAAACCCACAAATTAATGTTGTTATAATATATCCACTACTAATCCATATACCAATAAGTCTTAATATTGGAACAGAATATGGTAAAATATCAGTATCTATTAATGTTCTGTTTTTCAATATAGATTGAGTAAACAGATATATTTCTCTTACAATAAACAGACATGATAAAACGAAAAAAAATAAAATTAATTTTTCCATAATCAAATATCTTTAAGTGTTAAACATTTTTCATCTAATTTTCTATCAACATTTTCATATGTTTCACCAAAATTAAGAATAAGACGATTTACAGGATATTCTTCATATTCGGATATATCTTCATATGCTAAACATATTACCCCATCCATACAATCTTGCATAGCAAAACAATTGTTATTTTGTGCCAATCCAAGTTTTAATTGAGTTGTAACACGTTTTTGTAAATCATAAGTTGATTCATGGGGTAATTTTTCTTCTGGACTACAAATTCCTGATGGCATTACATTCCACCCTTCGCCATAAACAATTGTTGGATCTTTTGCAAAAAGAAAATCATATGAATTAAATCCATCAACAGACAATCCACTTTGATTAACATATATTAAATAATATTTTTCATCCATATAAATTAAATGTATTATACAGATTAATATATAAAAAAAAACCAACAATTCAATGATTGTTGGTGAAAAATTTTGGTTGTAATACTTTTTTTTATTCGGTTATGACAAAAGGATCTGGTTCGTCTGCAACTATCCATATCTCTTTCTTAGCATTTTTTATTAATTCATATATTTTTTCTCTTTCAAGTAATCTTTCATCTGCTGAAAATGTTTTATATTCAACAGGTTTAACAAAAAATTTTTTTATAAATGAAAACATAACTTTTATTTTAATTATTCTTCTTTTTGAATATTTTTTCTAACTTCATCCAAGATACATGTATTTTCTTGTATTTTTCTATCAGTATTTTCTGGTTTATGTTCCCATAATTGCTTCATACGTTTCATTTGTTCCTGAACAGCATTTTCATTTTTATGTTCAAGTATTTCTGCTTTTTGGTTCCATTCAATTAAATATTCATTACCAGTATTATCAATCATTTTGAATTGCTTACCATCAACTTTAAAATGTTCAGGTATTAATGAAAACACATGAGATTCACAAAGGAACTTTGTCTTGTTAAATATTAATCTTGATTTTTGTTCTTTAAGAGTACCATGTTGAGGTGTAGGTACTTGACCTGTAACTGGTTCTTTAACTACTTTTTTAAATGGTTCTGAAATTGAATCTATTTTTCCATCAGCATCATATTGAGCATTAGGGGCAGCAATATCTTCGTTCATTTTAGCCATTTGATCTAATGCTTCTTGTGTTTTTTTATCTTTCTCAAAAGATTCAGTATTAACTGGGTGCATACCATATTTTTGATTAAAACTATCTGAAAGTTGTTTAGAACGGTCTAAATCAAAATTTCTAACTGCTAATGCCCACTCTCTATACGCATTAAAAACATTTTCTCTTAATAAGGTATTGTTTTCAATAGACCTTTTGAAATTTTCTTTTAATAAACTATATTGTTTATTTGTACTTTCATCTATAAATTTAATACTTTTTTTATCTTCTGATAATCCAATTACTTTCAAAGATAAACCTCTTTTAGATTCAATAAAAATTTCGCCCTTTTGTATTTTATTTTCCAATGTTTTTTCCTCGTTCATTTGATTTTTTGTGTTATTATTTGTATTTTCAAATGCTGAATCTTGATGTGCTGGTTTATCACCATCTAAAACTTCTATATCACTACCAAACAATATTCCTGCTTTATTATCTTTACCAAACCCATTTGTATCATTATCATATTGATTTGCTTCTTTTGATCTATTTACAAATTTCTCATTACCGCTAGTTGATACCCCTTGTTCAGACTCATCAATATCTTTTTGTAATGGACTATCTTTTCCCATTGCAAGAGCATTTACTCGTTTCTGAAATTTATCATCAATATTATCATACTTAATACGTTCCAACCCTTTATTATTATCTCTATCAAAACCAGTATAAGGTTGCATAGGGGTATCTTTGGCTTGTAAAGCCCCAGGTGCTTTTTTAGTATCAGTTTCAACCCTTTTAGACTCCGCATCTTTATATACTTGATTTGAAGTTTTTTCAGTTTCAGGAAAAGCAGATTTAGACATCGTTGGATTTCTTTGTATCTCGGTATTGATTTCCTCTTTAATTATCTGTTGTATTTCCGACCATTTCATCGTCTTACTCATTTTTTTATAATAAATAGTTTATTAATTAAATTAATGGATTATATCTGTTATACTCGCTTTTATGGATATTGGACAACCACATTCCCTGACATAAGAGCTGATAGTTTAATTCTGTAATCTTATCATAATCAATAATACCATTTTCATCACCCTTATATGCTTCTTCAAGTTGTTGTTTAGTTTTCAATGCTTTTTGATAATTCTCATTTTGAATATCTTGATAAGTTTTAGCATAACTTATCTGTTTATTCTCATGTTCTTTAATAACTTCTTTATTTGGTGATTGTTCAAATTTCACTGATACAACTGGTGCAATTTCATCACTCATATTAGGTTTAAATTTAGATATTTCTCTCATAGCGGTCCGTATTCTCCTTTAAAATTTTTTTCTATAAAATCTGTTACTTTCATTGTATTATTAGTTTGTAAATCAAAGTCCTTTTTGTCAGTATAAATAAATATAATATTTGAAAGTTTATTTTCATGTAACCTCACAAGTCTATTGATTATCCACCATATATCTAATTCTTTTTCACTAACATAAACATCAATTCGTCTTATATATCTTGATATATTTTTAATCACAATACCAGAATCAACTCTTTTAACATTTTTATTAAATTTGTTAGAGGGTACTTCAATTCTATCTTCAAATTCAGTTTCAGTATTCAGGGAACTTTTTTCATCATTGAAATTAATCCTAAATTCATTATCTTGTTGTCTTCTTCTTTCTTTTCCACTTAAATCTGAATCTCGTTCCCATGTATGCTGACTCTTTTTATAATAATCAAAGGGATTTCCTTTAAAATTATAAGATAACATTCTTCCATCAAAGGTTATTCTAACATGTGACTTTTCATTTCTTGCATAACCAATACTTGCATTTTTTACTCGTGAAAATGAAAAATAAAAATTAGCCTTATCTTGATCTACATTATCTTTCATTTCATCTGAATCTAATATATCAAGAAGTCTGTCAAAACGTGTAAAATGATATAATACATCACTTAACCCCTCTATTAAACATGATTTATCAATATCTTCTCTTATTTCAAATAGTTTTATAAACATTTTTTGAACTTTCCTTTCAAACCCTTTCTTGGGAATAAGATAAGAAACTTCAAGTGTTACATTTTCTGGATCATCACTATTAACTTTTTCGGTTTTTTTAATCATTTCAGTCTTGATTAGATATTCAATTAATTTACTCTTACTAAATCCCCTGGATTTAAAAAAATCATCCAATTCGGATTTAACTGGGTGTTGGAGTAAATCACGTAAAAAACTTTTCAATTCAGAAAGAAACTGATAAAAAGTAACTTCATCTTTTTCTTCATTTAACATCTTATCCTATTTGATTTTTTAAAAAGTGTCTATTTGCCCACATAACTCTATTGAACTCGACAAAACAATCAGAAATTATCTTTTTTACTGTCTTTTCAAAGTCCCGACTTTTCATTATTTTGTCAAGTCTTTTTTCGATTTCTTTTTCAAGTTCTTGTTGTGTCATAGTTATTTGTCTTTTATAATTAAACTCTATATACCTGATTTGTATTAAATGAAAAATTTGCTGGATTTTTACCCATATCAGTTAATCGAAGCACATCTCTATTAAGTTGTAGCGCATATGAATTTTGATCTAAATAAACATATGTTATTTGAGCCAACTTACTTTGGGATAAAAAATATACATCTTCAAAAGCTGGTGGAAGTACATCAATTCGTATTATGTAATTTGAAACATTTTTAATGTATACTTTATTATTATTATCAATATCTACACGTTTATTTGGTTTTCTTTTATCTACTTCAATCCTATCTTCAAATTCCGTTTCTTGATTTAACATACTAAAACGTTCTTTATCATTAAAAGTGCGTTTATATTGTATATCATAATTTCTTCTTGCTTCTTTACCACTTATATCATCCCCCAAATTAAGATACCCATAGTCACCCTTGTTTCGATAGTAATCAAACTGACTACCTTTAAAATTTTGTTGCAATTTTACACCATCAAATGTTATTCTAACACATAATCCTTTTCTTCGTGCATATCCAATATTTGCGTTTTTTGATCTTGAAAAGGAAAAAAATGCAGTATTACCTGTTCTATCCAAATTATCAACAAATGAATCTGTTTCTGCTATTTTATTAATACCCTTTATATCCGTAAAATGATATAATAAATCACTTAATCCTTCTATTATCAGTGATTCATTATTTAATTTACTAATCTCAAAAAGACATTCAGTAACTATTTTACTTATTAAATCTTTGGTGTTAATATATTGCATAGAGATATTAAGTCATTTTAAAGGTATCAGCAACTTTATTGATTGTCCACTCATTAATAAATACTTTACTAAACCCTTGTAATACTTGGAGTGTTTGTAATGTTCCTTGTGTAAGATTAAGACCTTCAACTGTTACATAAAGCCCATCATCATTACTAATATCGGTTGTAATAGTAAATTCCAAATTATTTAAGTTTTGAACAACACCAGATAGAGTTAAAGTATTTTTCTGTTTATCCAATTGTAGATAATCATCAGAAAGTCTAACATTTGGTATTTTTTGAATTAATGAACTTTTAATTTCTTCAAATAAATCTGGAAAATTTTCTTTTGTTATTGTAATACTTTGAACACTATTATAATCAGTATTGGTATCTTCATTCAATAGAATAGGTTTATTAGGGTTATGTTGAAAATTCCTAATACTTTCAAGCATTAATCGTGTATATTTATCATCATTTCTAGACATCTTATATAATTTTCTTATAAATAGTTTTGTCTGTTACTTTCTGTTATTTATTTTAACTCTTGGTAAAAATGATTGACGTTTTTGTTTATTGATTACCCTTGATGCTGGTTGTCCCATATCTTCATAATACAGTTGTTCTGGTTCTTCATCCTGAACAATTATTTCTTCCACATCAGATTTAGTCTCATCTTCTTTAATAGGAACAAATTCGCCATTAGATATTTCAACTACATCTGGTTTGTGTATTCGTTTTGGTATCTTTACCCTTTTAATCGGTTCAACCTGTTCGTTTATTACAGGCATTGTAACTTCTTCAAGAATTTCTGGAATTTCTTCTTCATCTATATTTGGTTCATCAATAATTGGAAAATCAGGTAAATATTCTTCTATTTCATTAAAATCTTCTTCTATTGGTTCAAAATTAGTTGGTTTTTTAAAAACCTTTTCAGGAATTACTTCTACCTCTTTCTGAATTTGGATTGGTTTTATTTCCTCACTTAACTTTTTAGTATCTTTATCTTCTTTCAGTTTCAGACTATAAATTAGATGAATTGAAAGAAGCGATAATAATGGTACAACACTACCTTGAATTGTAGCCAACCAAAATTTATGTTTATCCATTGTCAATTCACTATCTGTAAAAATAATATCAACAAATTTAACCCATGATTGAAATAAATTGCCACTCTCATCTATAAAATTAAATGAAAAGAAAATATTACCTAATATTTGTACTAATGTTATTATAATAAATGTTGTAACCACAGAAAATGTGTTCTTCCCTAAAATCAGCGCAACAAGTGTTGTTAAGGCAACAATTTCAACCGATATAGATAAAAAAACACTCCAATAGTTTGGATTTGAAATATCAAACCATGTTATTGCATGGTTAATTGATACGATAACTGCTAAAATAACAGGGATGCTGTACACCATGCGAAGTACAACATCCTGATTTTTTTTAAGCCAACTTAAAAACTTTTTCATTCTTTATTCAAATTTTTTAACTTCTCGGTTGCTGCATTTTTCTTACTTTGATAATATCTCGATCTTTCAGTAGGGCTTGCTTTTGACCTTGCAAAGTCATTATAATCATTCAACATATTTTCTGATGTTTCATAACTACTAATCTCCATCATTAATTGAATTTTTTCTTGTGTTGGAATAAGATTTTTTAATGAATCCAATGTTTGTACCAACTCAATATTATGTTTAACTAACTTGTCATTAATTTTAATTTGTTTGTTTGTCTGATTGCATCCATTCATCCAGAGAATTGCAATAAAAATTGTAATTATCCAAAAATAATTTTCCGCAAACCAACCTTTTAATTTATCTAACATATATTTTAAAATTTATTATTCATAATTAATCCATTGTAATATTTTTTTCTAATGCCATTGATTGCATTTTCATAAATGCTTTATCTCTTATTTGACGAACTCGCTCTTGACTAATAGAATATTTATCACTTATTTCTTTGAGAGTATAAATATCACTGTCATTGGTTCCATAAGACATATTCAGAATATCAACCTCTAATGTTTCCAGTTCTGAAAATAAATCATTTACTGTTTTCTTATAACTGTGTTCTCGCCTAATATTATCTTCATAAACAAAATCAGGAATATTATTTATCCAATCATCTAATGTAACAGTTTTATTATCATCTTCTTTATCTTCAAGATTTTTAACATTAATAAGAAAATCTCTATCAACGTTTTCACTCAAAAATGATTCTCTTTTTATTCTATCAGTTATCTTGTACTTAATCCAACTGTTAGCATAAGTAAAAAATTTATTGTCAAAATTAACTGGATCATATTTTTCAATAGCAATCATCAAACCATCATTTCCTTCACATATCAATTCTCCAAAATCAACACCTTTGTTTTTGTATTTATTTGCCACTTCAACAACCCATTTTAAATTGGATTGAACAAGTTTATTTCGTAAATTAACATCCCCAGTTTCCTTGAAACTTTTAAATATTTTTTTTTCTTCTTTCAGTGTTAATGGTTTATATTTTGCTATACTATCAAAATACCTTTTTACATTTTCATCATATTCACTTATCATTATACATAACTTTTTTCCTTTATTAGATACCATTTCTTGTGTGATATATTTTATTTAAAATAACCCCATCTCCATTTGAAACAATTTCAAAAAAATGAGATATTCTAATTATTCTATATATTTTTCCATTTAACGAAATATTGTCATCAATTTCAAATTCAATATTGATTGGTAATTCAATTCTAAAATCATCTAAAAGTAATACTTTGAATATATTATTCACCTTACAATCTATCATTTCATAAATATTTTTTCCAATTATATATAGTATAACCGTCAAAAATATTTACTTTCTTCTTCATAAGTTATGGGATTTGATAAATCCAATTTTGTTAAATCTTCACACATATTACAACCGCCAGTACACCCACAATAACTGCACCATCTATTTTTTTCGACTGTTGGAAGAAGTTGAAATTCCTTAACAGAATCAATCCACCTTTGATAATATCTTTTTGTCATACCCCCTTGTTTTTCCAAGCCTCTAAATTGTTATCAAGATCATCAATGCTACTAATCTCAAACTTATATGTTTTATATGGGTTTTCAACCTCGTGGTGTTCGATTTCTAAATTAGATAAGTTTATACTTGACCATCCATGTTTATTTGTAGTTTCGCCTGATGTTTGTTGAATTAATGAACCTGGATAATACATTGGTACATTGTCATTATTATAAAATAACTGTTGTTTATGAATATCCCCAAGTAAAACCATATCACAACCTGTAAATATATCTGATTTAATCCCCTTATCCATCGTAAATCCTATATCAGTTTTAGTCCCGATAACAGGTCCATGACATAAACCAATGATTTTTTTACCAGATCCATTTACTTGTTCAATATTTGGTCTTTTGTAATTGTCAAATATTGAATATAATGCTAATACAATATTATCATCAAGTTCAATACACCCAGATTTATATTCAGTCACCATATCCAAATATGTAGTCTGTTTAAAATCTATCAATGTGAATAATGGAGTTAAAGTATCCATTTTGGTTAAATTACTCCTTGTTAAATCGTGATTTCCGGCAATTATCATAACAGGACAAATGTTATCCAATGATTTTAAAAACCATGCCAAAAGAATTTCTAATTCATTTGTAATGTTTGTAAAATTATCTACTAAATCACCTGCTATAAGAATAGCAACATCATCTTTATTTGCTTCAACAAATGGTTTAATATCATTAATGAAGTTAGTAAGAATTTCTTTATATTCTGTATGTAAGCGGTTCTGTTTTATATGTATATCCGCTATGTGTATTAAAAATTTCATTTTATATTATAAATTTATGTTTAGACATATTTTCTTCCGCTAATTGTTTTTTTAATGGATGTATCTGACTTTCTTGAGCGTATCGTATCAAATAATCAAGTCTTTCATTATATCCAATTTTTGCTTCTTCTATTGTATCATATGTATTAACAAACCACCAATATGTATAATCTTCTTCAAAATACTTATTTAACCTTGAAGGGATATTATTAATAATTTTGTCAGGTGTTATAATTTTACGATCTTGACTATCTAATATACCTATAAAATTATAACCATAATTGGTTACTAAATTCAATTTGCTTTTAGTTGGGTTTAATGCTGTTAAAAATCGTTTTTGTGTTTTCATGACTTTATTCTACTTATATTTTTTTCATTAATAACTGTTATTATATTATCAAAATATTGATTAAATTCAGTTGAATGTGATATAACAAATATGAACTGATATGCGGATTCAATTCTTTGAAACATTTCAAAAAGAACACCAAAGTTTTCAGATCCAGTCCTTGCTGTAATTTCATCCATACATGCAAAATTAAGTGATGGTATAGAAGAATATTTGGCAAGAACAGATCTTAATGCTAATGCTGACATTGTACGTTCAAAACCAGAAGCACTTGTTAAATCACCATATTCACTTTCACCACTTTCATTTTCTTTTATGATTGAAAATCCAATATCATTTTTATCACTTATTGTTACTTCGACACCAAAATTTACTAAATCACCCAATAAGTTACTTACTGAACTATTAATAATTGGTAATACATTTCTCAATATGATTTTTTTGATACCATCCTTACTTAAAAGTGTTAAGAAAAGTTTATAATGTCTTATAAATTCATTTTCGATATATAATTTTCCTATTATATCATCATTTTTTTGAATGTTATTTGATAATTGTACATTAATATTATCTAATTGTGCAATCTCTCTCAATAAGGTATCTCGTAAATCATTTTCTGTCTTAATCTTGATATTGATGTTATTGATGGAAATATCAATCTGATTATTTCGTGCAATAGCATCTCTATTTGCTTGATAATTATTAATCAGTTGATCAACCTGTAAATACTGGTTTGTTGTATTAGCAATATTTACATTTACTTGTGCTAACTTTAATTCGTATTTGTTTCTTTCATCAACCTTTTTAAGTTGTTCTTCAAGATTTGTATTTTGATTTTCAATATTTTGCTTCTGATTGTTTTTTTCAATTCCTTGTTGTATTAATTTATCTACTGTTTGACTATTTTCAAAAATACATCCTTCAATCTGTGAGATTGTTTGTTTATCATAATCTCTTTTACAGGTTGGACATACCTTTGAATTTTCAAGTTGTGAATTTGCGTTTTGTAAATTTTTTATTTCGGTTTTAATTGTTGCAATATCAGATGTTAAATTTAAAATAAATCTTCTATTATTTTCAACTAAATTTTTATCAACATTTATATTTACCAATTCATTAATTTTATCCGTATATGTCTTTTGTTCGGCACGTAAACCCCTTCCTTGTTCAATTAAAAAACTTCTTGATTGTTCTTGTGTTTGAATATCCAATTTAACAAGAGATTCATCAACTTTTCCCTTGGTGGCAAATATGTTATTTTTTTCACTATCATATCTTTTTAAATTTTCATCACAAATAGATACTTTGTCTTTCTTTAATGTTATTTCATTATTATTGGTTTCAATGTTTTGTTTGTGTTCAATGTTTTCTTCTACCAATTTATCTGTACTGTATTGATTAGATAAAAGTTTTGATGATTTTTCTTTCCAAATATTTTTAGCAATTATTTCTTTATCTTCTAATATATTAATTCCCAAAAATCTACTGAAAATCTTTGATAAATTTGCCTCACCTGTATCAATTAAAGCATCTAATGATTTTGAATCAGCAATACTTATTAATTCAAAATCGCTTTCTTTCATCAATGATTCTTTAATAATCTTGTTGGTTGCATTAACATCTCCCGATTTATCATCAAAAGTTAATGGATCATAATCTAATAGTGGTTCATCAGGATTCCATGTCTTATCAATCACTTTATAATATTTTACAATACCGCTTGCTTTTGATTTTTCACTTCGTTTTTTAGGTCTTGTAATAATACGTTCAATTATAAAATCATCACCATTTATTGAAACACAACCACGAACAATTAATTCGGTTTCATTTTTCAAAAATCTGTTAAAAATTTTATCAAGTGTTTTTGATTTAGATGTTTTTCCATAGAGTAAAAATCTTGTGAGTTCTAATGAGATTGTTGTTTTACCAGCTTGATTAACTGGTGTGCTATTGATTAAAACAATTCCATTCAATGTAGTAAACTCTAATCTTTGTAATTCAGAACCAAATGAAAGGAAATTTTTAAATTCAATCCATTTCACATTAATTTTAGATAATTTTTCATATTGTGTATAATCTATTTGATCATTAACCTCATTATCAAATTTCAAAATTTCATCAAAATTAATATTTTCAATATTGTTCATTTTGATATAATCTTGAAATAATTTCTGCTGAAATGTTTTGTCTTGAATGTTATCAATAACTTCGCTTTTTATTGATATTTCTTTACCATTATCATCAACAACAATAGTATTTGGTTCTACCTTTATTTGTGATTTAGGTATATTATACTTTTTGGAAAAAGCATCAATTATCTTTTTCTCATTTTCACGTGAATAATCCCATGCAAATGTATTCCATCGAATTATATACTTTCCTTGTCTTGAAAATTCTGTCATATCTATTTTAATTTTCGTTAATTATATCACCAACATATTCTTCTAATGTATCTGGATTTATTTGATAATCACGTAAACCCCAATATGTCATATTAAGAACATACATACCTGGTTTAATTATATAGGGGTATAATTTACAATCTTTACCACCACATTTCCGCAGTTCAACATAATATCCAATCAACAGGTTATTAGTTTCAACACTATATCCTTTGTATTGTTTCGGTTTTATCATAATTTTCTTTTTTTAGGTTTAGTTGATTTCTTTTCCTCAATTTCTTCTTCATATACAGTTGTTGTTGAATTAAACTGTGAAAAATCATATGTTATAGGCGGTTTTTCAGGTTTAACTACTGTATTTTCTGTTGTTATAGTAGTTTCAGAAACTTTTGTGGATTCTTTTTCAACAAAAACTTCTTTTATTATTTCAATTGGCTTTTTATTTTTTAATTCTTCTACCAGAATATTTAATTCATCTATTCTATTATTCTTTTCATTTAACTCTGTTTTAAGTGTTTCTACCTCTTTTTGTGATTTTTTTTCTTCCTTTACTTCTTGTTTCATTTCGGTCAATTTCACAAAATCAGGTACTTGCCCATATATGTCTGCTGTAACAAGTTTCTGTATCAAATCATTAACATAGTCATTAATATCCAAATTATTGAGATTACAATACATTTGAATTTGCTTTTCTATCTTCTTTTTAATTTCAACAGTCATGTTTTACATTATTCTTATAGTTCCAAAATACATTTCTTTAATTTGTATTTCCTTAACTGTAATACCACCAATACATTCTGGATGTATCTCACAAAATGTTTTCTTTAATTTCAGCGCACCTTTCTTATTAGAATCTACACCTAAAAAAATACCATTTTTACTTAAAACCACAAAAACCTTTTCCATATTAATTATATTTATTTGTAAATGTACCTAATTAGATGAAACTTCCAAAAAAAGTTGATGTTTGTTTTCCAAAACCAATACCTACTAAAAAGGTAAAGACTATTAAACAACCAATACCTAAAAGTATTGATTTTTGGATAAATAAAAAAAATTCCATATCCAAAGAAGATATGGATGAAATGTTAAAAAGTAGAGTTACCAGTTCAAAACTGGAATATACTTTTATGCGAAATTTTTTGGATAAGTTAGGAATAAAATATATTCATCAATTTTTTACACCAGCTAAATTTGTTTATGATTTTGCCATATTAACACAAGATGGTGGGCAAATTGATGCCCTACTGGAGATAGATGGACAATTTTGGCACTCTGATCCAAGAATATATCCAGAACCAATTTATGAAAATCAAAAAAGACAAATACAAAAAGATAAAGCAAAAAATGAGTGGGCTGCTTATAATAACTTTGTATTAATCAGGTTTAAGGAATATGATATTATCAATAACCCAAAAGATGTTTTAAGGGAATTAAAAGATAGATTTTATACAAAAACTAATTAAGAATCGGGATATTTATCAAGAATTGGAATTTCGTCATATACACCTGCATCCCATTCATCAAGAAGTATCATAGCATCATCCCAATCCATTGGAACATCTATTCCATAAGCTAATGCTTGTGCTGCTGTATAATCATCAATGACACCATCAAGATAATCTTCCAATACATCATTTATAGTATGATAATTTAGATGGGTAGCCCCAATCGCACGATAAAAATCTTCTGGTTGACTTTCCTTAATTACTTCTTTAACAGTTTCATCAATAATAATTCTTAATTCACTTAATCTTATTTTCATTTTGTTATATTTTATTTTGAATATCTTACATAATATCTTTTCAAAAAATCTATTAATTCTTGATAATTAGTCATATCCTCATACAAAAAATCAATGTGATATAATCCCTGATTATCTTTTTTCATTTTGACTGATGGATATTTTATTAAAAGACCTAAATACAATGCTTTGTTTTTTATTGTAATATGGTATTTACCATTTCCATACTCAATACTATAAAAGTTATTATCTTCAAGAATGTCATTAATTCTTTCAAGTTCATTAATAACCATTTCTTTAATAATATTTTTTAATTCGTTTAATTTTATTTTCATTTGTTTACATTTTTTTATATATAATTTGAAGCACGAACTTCTTTATTGAAGACAATAGATTCAGCCCATTCTTCTGTATAGATTTTCCTTGTTACTGGAGCAGTAATAAATGATGGAATACCTATAATAATAAGATATAACCAACCTAAATACATAGATTGTACGGAATGACCATATTCATGTGATATTGCTGTTATCAATTTATTTCGCATCTTTGTAACATCACTATATAAATCATCATAAATAAGGAACATGTGTGGACCAAGTGAAAATGCCATATATTTACCACCCATCCATTTTGCACGATAAGTGTACATAACTGGTACAATGTTTTTATAATCATCACATCTTACCCCGCCAATATTTGTCAATCTGTTTTTATAAAATAACTTAAACCACAACAATACAAGATAACCAATTAAATATTGTGGTAACTGCCATACTATTAAAAATATTTTTTTCATATTACCAAGTTATAAATTTACTATCTGAAATATTTGACCAGTTAGGACTTGCTTGATATAATCCTACCAATCCTGGATCAACTTTTATATTGGTAATTCGATTATTATCAATACCCATACTATTTGTATTAAATACTGTTGTAACCCACAAAACACCTTTTAATGTTAAGGTTGATGCTAGAGATGGAAATGATCCAGTAAATGTATCAATAATAAACGGAGCTCCAATACTTCCTGGTGTCCAATTTGTTGCATCTGGCATAACAGCATTTGTTAAACGTGTACAACCACTGAATGTTCTTTGAAAAACATAATTACCTATATTATTGGGACGTAATTGGGATGTATCGAATATATCATTTGGGTCTTGAACATAATTTACACAATCTTTAAACAAATTATACATAAACCATGTTGGTATATCATAATTACCATATATTTTACACCCAGCACTTGTAACAATATTTCTATAATGATTTGTTGTATCAGAACCATATAAAACAAATAACCCATCAACCCATGAAAACCTAATTACACAACTTTCACCATTTGCAACCGAAAAACCAAGTATAGAATTACCTGTACCTTTAACATTAGTAACAGTTCCACCAGAACGTTCAACAACAGCAGATGTTAATTTTGGAGATCCAGAACTATATGCCACATTAAATAAATGATCAAATGAATATCCAGATATAGCATTAAATGGGCTACCTGTATTATTAGTTAATCGCATCCATAACATTCCATCAAAATTAAATTTTCTAGATATAAAAATGGTATTATAAAGCATAATTTTATTCTTTTTCAATCATAAATAGATATAAAAAAAAAATGTTTTAACATTACCAATAATAATATATTTTTCTTAATTCTGTTAAACGTTGTATTTATATTTATAAATTGAATGTCAAGGTGTTCAACATTTTGAAGAAATAATTGGATTTGGGGGTGATAAAAAATTACTATATACCAAAAATAATGACACCTTAAAAAACTATTTATGTATGGAAAACAATGTTAAATTATATTACATAAAATATAATGAAAATATTGAGGAAAAAATATATACAATATTAAATAAAATAATTAAAAAATGATAAATTCAGGGAAAAACAATATAAATTACACACAATTAACCGAACCCAGTTATGGACTAGACCGAAGAATAAAACTTGCGTTGGAAAGTTTTGTTGGGCAGGGATACATACCGAAAACTATATCATTAAAAGATATAGATGCAGCTTTTAATGAGTGGGTCGAAACTGCACTTGAATGTTCTTATGATGGTAATCTATTATCCACTCATTTTTTGCTAAGTAGTCAACGACTTTCTGAATTTTCTAAAATGTGGAAAATCAACGATTCGGAGGGTGGTTTATTGTTAAATTTCAAAACAATAAGTAGGGAATTAAACCCACAACAAGGAACACAACAAGGTGTTGGTGGTTTTAATATTCCCCAAGATAACCAATATTGGCCAGTTGGATATATTCCAGTTATTGAAAATGGAATTGAAAGCGTGGATAGGATTGAGATGAAACAACCCATGTGCGTTGATTTAAACTACACTGTAAGCATTTTCTCAACAAAGCTAGATAACATTAACAATTTTGCTACAATAGTCTTAAATCGCTTTAAATCGCTTGAAGATTACATTCGAGTTCAAGGACAATTTATGTCAATGGAATTAAAAAGTATTACTGATGAAAGTAAATATGATTTGGAGGCAAGACGATTTTACTCACAATCATATAAAATATTAGTAAAGGGTTATCTTTTAAAAGAAGATGATTTTAGACGAGTAAGATTACAAACAAGAACATTAATCGCACTTGATACAGAAAGAAAATACAAACCATGTGTTACTATAGAAGAAGATGATAAGTGTGAGGGAATAGATTTGAGGGTTTCATTTGCTATTGGAAGTAAGCCAACTGCAAAATTCAGATTAGATGAAGATATGTTGGTTAGAAGTGTAGAAACAACAAATGTTAGTTGGTTTTCATTAAAAAGAGATGATGAGGAATTTGATGTTTATACATGCCCATATTTTCACTTATATGTACATGAAAGATTATCTATTAAAATCAAAAAGGAAGATGATAGATATGAATCTTGTATATTATTTAGGGGACAACATTCCAGTTGCCAAAACCCACCATTCATTAATAATCCTGATAGTACATGGATTGATGATCAAAGCAAACAACAAAGAAGATTAGATTGTGTATTTCCAAAATTTGTTCATGGAACATGGCGACCAGCCTGGCCACAATTACCTGGTATTCCAGAACCAACTATTGATGGAGATGAATGTATAGATAAACAACCAGATGGAACATGTTTAGATATGAGAGATGCTATGTATCTTATTAGATTTTATACAAATGCACAAACAGATTTGGATTTAGATACATGTGCGGAGTATTATGATGTAAATATGTGTCGTTTATGGGGTATAGATAGAGATGTTTATAATTTATTTTGTACAAATGGAATACACAAATTCAAACAAAATTTTGATGAAATTTATAAAATATATCTAAATAGAATTGCAATACTTCATCCAACCATTAGATATATTAAATTTAATATTCAATGCGAATGGAAAGAATTACGCTGGCAAATATATAGGGTGATTAATGATAGAACACCATGCCAAACTTATACAGATCCTGGCTGTGTTTGGAAAGATGAATATAATGAAATTAGCCAACAAGATAGATTAGAATTGTTATATGAAATAACAGAATATTTTGATAGATTAGAACCTGGTAAATTAACCCTTGAAAGACTTAATTCAAGTAATATTTGGAAAGTACAATTTAAACCTGGTTTTGAAGATCAGATACCGAATATTCTGTAATCCTATTTTCAGCTATTCTAAAATAATTGAAATTATTTTCAATTCCAATAAAATTTCTGTTTAGTTTTTTACAAGCAATACCTGTTGTTCCAGAACCCATACAAAAATCCAATACAGTATCATTTTCATTTGTATAAGTTTTAACTAAAAATTCCATTAATTTTAATGGTTTTTGAGTTGGATGAAATTTAACTTCCCTATCAAATTTAAGGATTGACTTTGGATAACCTGTTTTGTTTTGTATATAGGTATCTCTTTTACTTTCACTTGACATATGACCAAGAGTACCCCCTTTATTTTTGTTAGATAATCTTAAATGAGTATTATCTAATTTTAAATTGTATGTAACAGATTTAACATTAGATAATATTTTATGGTATTCATTTTCAATTTGGAATAAATTACAAATTTTTTTCCATTGTTGTTCTGTTGGAAGTTGGGAGCCATTAAGTTTATTTGTTACCCATCCAGTTAATCCACCATTTCGTGATAACTCCAATCGTGAAATATCAATTTGTTTAAGATTTAATCTTTCCATATGATATTTCATTATATCAGCAAATTCCATATTTGGGGTATCATTATAAAACACACATATTATTTCATGTATTTTTAATGGTTGATAATTGACTAACTGAAAGTTTCCAGCATTATTTTTTTCCCATATCCAATCATATTTAAACCATTCAAGATTACTATACCTTAATAATGATGCAAATGGTTCTGAACCAAATATACAAACAACACCTTTCGGTTTTAATATTTGTCTAATCCTTTTCCACATATCATCAAACGGAATAATAACATCCCATACTTGTGATGTAGAACCATAAGGTAAATCTACCAATATTGAATCTACGATAACACCATCATGTATCAGTAAATCCATTTGTTCTAAACAATCTTTATTGTATAATGATATTTGCATTATCTTCTATCTTGTTTATATTAAAAATTACTGGTATTGATTTTTTATCACCATTTAAACCAGGTAATGCAACATAAATTGAATCGTTCATTTTAATTATATCCCATCTATGACCTGAATAAATTATTTTTTTTTCTTTTTCTTGATAGTTTCTATCACATGATGAAAATAACACTAATACTAATAATATACCAAATAGTTTTTTCATAAATTTTTACCAATTTGTCTGTTAAAAAAGTAATTATACATATCTTCCCAATCTGTCAATGGATCAAACCCAAATTTGTCGTCAAATCCTGCGGAATAATACATTTTACTATCAAAACATGATAATTTGGTATTATTGACTTCAGGATTATGATTAATGTATTTAAAATTTATGTTAAGTTTGTGAAAAAATTGATTGTATATATCAAGTTCATCATCATGTGAACATGACCATAAAATATTAACAATTTCACGATCATTTGTAATTAATTCCAATGCTTCTTGTGCATATGGATAAAATTCTATTTCCTTATTATCAGAAAGATTTTTATAAGATGGTTTTATTATTGTTCCATGAATATCAAACAAAAAATAAACCTTTTCCCAATTTCTTTCTTTCATCACTTTGAACGCTTCTTTAACTTGCTTTATTGCTGTCATAACGTTATTGTATCATTTAATAGTTGAAATATACCTTTATAATTTAATTTTTCAAAAACACTTGATGGATCAGTAATTTCCAAATCTTTATTGTATATGTTTCCTATACAGATTTTTATTTTACCTTTTAATCTTCCATTGTTGAGAATATAACCAATCTGTAACCAATCATCAAACGCATCCATATCAGGAACAAGTGTTACTGACACAGCCTTTTTCATCAACATCTCATACAAATAAAATGTTGTGTCTAATACTTTTCCAAGTGTTGGTGTTGAATTTGGCACTACAATATGATCGAATGGACCTTCTAACAATCTAACATCGCCATCCCATTGAATTAAGTTTTCATTAAATATAATATTTTTCTTACTTATGTCTGTTGGGTTTAGATATTTTGTTTGATATAAATTCTTTTTATAAATTCGTCCAACCCAATAATTCAAATTATTCCACCTATCATAAGAAGGTATAATAATTCGGTTTTTGTATTTCCAATCATTACAATAAGAATCTGTACAATGAATATTGTATTTGTTTATTATATTTTCAGTTATTCCACGAGATTTACAATAATCAAATGCTGATTTATGTTTAAAATTATTTAATTTTAATTTGGAACAACAATTTGGTAATGTTAAAAAGTTTTCACCAAAATCTTCATCTAGAAAACTGTCTTTATTTAAAATTTGATATAATCTACTTTCTCTAATATACTTAATCTCATTAACATATTCTTGAAATAATGTTTCATTACCAAATTTTCTTATGAGTTTAGATAGTTTTCCACTCTCATCTGGGCAACACCAAGATTTATAAACACCTTTTTGGAAATTACATTCCATATTTGGCTTACCTGAATCACAAAACGGACAATTGAATTGAACTTGACCATGATCAGATACACCCCTTGGACTATTTCCTAAAAATGCCTCAAAAATATGTAATAATTTATCGTACATTAATTAAACCAAGAAAGTTCAGTTCTAAATTGTGATGTTCTACTATAATATGATTTTGAATGAAATACCATCCAACAATAACAAACAGCACTCCCCTCATCATGAAATTGTGCATTTTTTGCACATAACAATCTGCTTGAAGAAACCCATATTCTTTTTGGCGGATATTTTTCAAACAGTTTTTTACGTGATTTACCTTCAAGAAATGTTAATTTTAAAAATGCAAATAACTTTCCATGTTCGGGTAATAATTTTATTGAATGTTCAACAAATTCTTTAGCAAACTTATATGGGGGATTCATAACAATAGCATCAAAATTCCAATTTTTAACATCTTCATGTGTTAATTTAAGAAAATCAATATTACCTTGACCATATCCCCTATCAATCAAATCAGTTGCTATAACATTAAAACCGTTCTTTTCAAATGCTTCCATTAAATGCCCAGATCCGCAACTGTTATCCCAAATAGTTTTAATTTGAGAAAAATCTTCAATTTCTAAAAGTAATTCAGATGCTTTTGGTTCAGTAGCATAAAAATCTTCATTTTGCCGTTCTTTATCAGTATGATTAGAAGCACCTAATATTTTATAAACACTATTTGTATCTCCAGACCAATCTTTATTCATATATCTTATATTATTTAATTTCAAAATACAAAGATATAAAAAAAATTTAGAAAACTATAAAACTGGATGTTAAAAATGAAAATGTCCGAAAAATATGTTTAATTTCGGACATTTCATCAAAAAAAAAAATAAAATCATGTACATTAAAAAGTTATCTTGTGGATAAATTTTTCGTCATTATCAGTAAAAGCTGTTGTGTACTTAATCTCTTTTCCTGTATCAACCACATCAACTATTATAGGTTTTGTTTCATTATGTTGCGTTTTGTTTATATAACCAAGTAAACAAGCTAAAGCATCAGTACTATCAAAAGAGGATTTATCCAAATCACCCTTTTTGTTATACAACCATTCTATGTTTGGAAATTTCTCTGATATTAATTCGTGTATAACAGTTTTCTTATCAATTTGAAATGGATAACCACCAAATAAAACAAGATTATTGTTTTTAAGTGCTTTTCTTACTTCTTTTATATCACGTCTTTCATTTTTCTTATTGAAAACATGAACTTCAAGTAATTGTGGAAATGCAAAACTTCGACTGTCATAAGAAGATATGTATTCTGGAACCAAACCAGTTTCTTCATAAACTGTATTACTTATAATTCCATTAAATTTCATCAAAATACCAACTGTTAATATATTGTTTGAACCATATAGAGGTTCTTCAATTATTACTTTATCAATTTCTTTTTGATATGTTTGATAAATGATTGCTTTAATATGAAGTAATTTTTCACGAAACATTTTGTTCTTTAGAAACAATGATTCAATTCCTTTAATTTTGTTTAATTCTTTGCTTTTAAGAACCAATCCTTCTAATAAAACTATTTCACATTCTGTATTTGGATTACCATCTACATGTTTTATAACAGCAATCCCAATTGTTGTAGTTGATATATCTAATCCTAAATAAATTTTAAAATCTTGTGTCATAATACTCATTCTCTTTTAGTATTTTTATTATTTCTTCTTTTTCTTTACAGATATTTTCAAATTTCATTACTTCTTCATCAGTTAAATTAAACCATTCGCCAATACCTTTATATTTAAAATAGTGTAAGTGTAGCATTTTTTCAAGAGTAAATGGTTTAATACTTTTAAAATATTTCAAAACATATAATTCTGATGAATTACCTGTTTGTAATTTTTTAATTCTCTTTTCAATGGAACCAGTTGTAACCCCAATCTTTACTGGGTTATTGTCTTTTTCAATTTTATCCCATTCAACCACTAAATAAACATAACCTAACATTAAAAAAAAATATCCTTTACCATTAAGATAAAGGATATTATATATTTTTAAAGATTTGTAACTATTTTTATATTTTCATAACTTCACCAAGTTCAATTTCCATATCACCAACACGAAAATATGGTTCACCACTGTCTGGATCATATAATATTTCAGATTCTTCAACAGGTTGTTCATCACTATCGCTAAATACCCATCTATATCTTACTCCATCGCCCCTGTTATCAACCTCAACTTCAATCCCTCCTGTATTTGATATTGTAACATAACCTTGCGGTCTAAAATTATCAAAATTTTCGGTTATTTTCCTTTGTTTACTTTCACCTAATACTTTAATGAAACCAGTTGCTATATCATTATTAATTTCTTGTGTTGAATAACCAGATACATCATCTCTCTTATCTCTAACAATAACTTTTCCATCCTGTATTCTAATAATAAGTAATTTAAAATGATCATCCATAAGTAAAGTATTTCCTACTTGATAACCATTTGGTTCTACATTTGGTGTCCCTTGTGAAAAATTAGTTGCATCTATTTCATTTAATCTATTTCCAATAGATTTCAAAATTTCCTCTTGAATACATTCTTTAATCAGGAAATATAATTGATTTTTTGTTACTTCCATTTCTTTAATTTTTCTTATAAATATCTTTAATTATTAGTATTGAAGGTCAATAATTGTATTACTTGGAATCATATCTTCAATATATGGTAATATGTAATTGATAAACTCTTGTTCATCATAATCAAAATAATTGGGATTACTATTTAGATAATATGATAATGTAATATTTTTAACATTAATTATTTTATAATGTTCAGGATTTTGAACTGAATAATTAACTTTTCTTGTATTTAATTCAGAATACCATCTAAAATCACATTTATCAGGAGTTGATGGATCATTATCATCATCCCAAGTAGGAATACACCATAAATCCTTTCTATGTTTTTCTAAAATGTTATAAGTATTATCTGTATGTAATTTATCATCATTATTTGAATACACACCCCAACATTTTTTGGTATCTAATTCACAATTAATGATAAATCCAATATTTTCGAGATTTGAATACTGTGTTTCTGACCATATACATTCAGGTGAATTATCCAAAACATATTTGAATAATCCTTGACAATTAAGAACTGCTGAACGAGGAGGATTATAACGACATACTACATTAGTACCTGTACAATCTTTAATTCGACTACCAATATTTTGTAAATACGACAAACCATCATCATAACCATCAATACCACCTGTATGTGGGTTATTACCAGAATTTTCATCCTGTATTTGTAACATTAAATTAATATTAACACTAATATGGTCTTTTGAAACAGCACCAACAAACGAAAATCCACCCATTTCTGATTGGGTTACAGGATGCCAACCTTTTAATGATGACCAATTGTTTAAATCAACTAATACCCAATAATGCGTTGAACCTATTATTCCATCAGATTTTACAAAATATACCATACCTTCTTGTAAATCATTTCTATTTGTTCTAAACAAATCAGTCATTGTATTTGCAAGTCCAATAGTTGTCATTGTATCTTGATACCATCCTCCTTTTTGTTGATAATAAAGTATATTTGTATTTCCTTTAAATGCAGGAACACCTACAAAATCCCTAACTTGACCTGTCCCATGACAACGAGGACAAATTGTTCTACCAGAACCAGCTGATGAAATAATACCACCACCTAATCCTGTTGCTGGATTATAAGGTCCACAAATTGGACAAACTTTAAAATCTCCATAATACCATCGTTCAATACACAAATCATGTAAATCATCTGGGTCATTATATTCATTCTCATTTTCTTGTGTTAATTCCCCATGAAAGAAAATTTCTCCCCTCAATGTATATTCACGTTTTGAATTTAGATAAGCAATACTTTCAACCTCATCAATATAAAATGTTCCCCCTGTGGCTGCACCACCATTTGGACAGCCAGAAAACCCTTGTCCAGGATAATATGTTCTACCATTATAAGTTACTACTCCAGTGGCAACCCTATAAAAATACCCATCTAATACTGTTGTTGCTGGTCTGTTGTTACTAAACATATAGTTTTTATCTGTGGACATAAAATTACTACCAGTAGCAACATAAACATATTCTTTAATTTCCCAATTTCTACGGTCAATTCCAAATAAGTTCATAATCATTTCTAAACCATGTTTGGTTCCTTTCCATTTGGATAAATGAGCAGAATTTAATAATAAACGTCTATAAAACTCCAATTCTAAATTATGTGAATTATAATCTTCCGTCCACCCATAATATAATTGACCACTTGAATTTCCTATGTTATGTTTATTTTCAAGTGATAATGCTTTCCATCCAAAGTATTCAACATTCGTTTTCAACATTGCATCTGGATAATTATCCCTTTCATTATATGATAAATTGTTCATTAATTCAATACCATGAATATATTTTTTAACTTCATCATATTGACGACCATAAACACGCATCATCTTTTTAAATTTACTTTCACCAAGCATGTGTGCTTCGGCTAATTTATCATCTTCAATTCTTTGGAATGACCAGTCAAGATTTTTTAAAGATTCATGTGTAAGCATCCGATACAAATTATCACATCTACCACCATTATTATCAAGATATTGAGAAATATTAGATAAATTAGAAACATAATCATTAAAGGCATTTGTTTGAATATCTAAATTCCATCCATCAGGCATTGGCCAGCTATATTTAAGTTCCCCCCAAATACCAACATAATCACCCATTTCATTTGGAATAGGTACACGAAATATTGATGTGTAAATAGGTATTGTATATCTATTTAATATTACTCTTTGAAAATCATTTAAGTTATTAAAAAAATCTTCAACATAATAAAGTTTTGGTCTTATATGAAATGAAATGCTTGGATTGGTTAAAGTCCCTTCCGAAAACATTGTTCCACCATCAACTTCTACTTCTGTTTTAATTAAATCACAAGGTTCCCCATTATGATCATTATAAAGATAATTTATTGTAAATGTATGTGCTTGACAAACAACTTCATCTTTTATTTCAACTACAACACAACCAGTTCTATATCCAGAACCACCAGATACCAAAATTAAATTTGTAATGACACCATTAGATAATTCATATTCAGCTACTGCGCCAACACCACCACCTCCACAAGTATCTTTGATTATTACAATAGGATTAATATAACTTGAACCACCATTTGTTAATGTAATTGATTCAATACTACTATCAGCTGTTGCAATTGCTGATGCTCTGTTGTATGGATCAAGTTCAACAATTTCTACTATTGGGTTTGAATAACCAATACCATGATTTCTTACAAATATGCTTGTAATTGTGCCATTATTACCTAATACTGCTTCGGCTGTTGCACCAGAACCAGTTGGATCTGTAATAACTATTTGAGGATTTGAGTACCCACTTCCACCATCCATAACAATTATTTTAGAAACACTGTTACCAACTAATGCTTCTGCAATTGCACCTGTACCTGTTGGATCAGTGATTGTTACTGTTGCATTGGTATAGCCAGAACCAGGATTAGTTATAACAATAGATGATATTGATGTATTAACCGTTGCTGTGGCTGTTGCACCTGTTCCTGTTGGATCGGTGATTATTACTGTTGGTGATGTATAATTATTACCAGGTGCTAATACATTTACTGCTATAATACTAAATGATGTTCTTAACTGCGCTCTTGCACCCGTTCCTGTTGAATCTGAAATTGAAATACTTGGCGAAGTATAACCATTTCCAGAACTTAATATTGTTATTGAAGAAATACCTGTATTAACTGTTGCTGTAGCTGTTGCATCTGAACCTGTTGGATCAGTAATTGTTATTGTCGGATTGTTTGAATAATTTGAACCACCATTTGTAACTGTTATTGATGAAATTATACATGTAGTAGTATAACTAACTGTTGCACCTATTCCATCTATTGATGCAATAGTTAATGCACCAAAACCTGTTGGATCAGTAATTGTTATTGTCGGTGATATATAGCCAAAACCACCATTTGTAACAGTAATTGTTTCTATATCACCAGAAACACCAATTGTAGCATTAGCTGTTGCACCCGTTCCTGTTGGGTCAGTAATAACCACTTGTGGGTTTGTATAACCACTACCCCCTGTTACAATAAGTATTTCTGAAATATAATCTTCAACTATTGTTATTGTTGGTGATGTATAACCAGAACCACCATTCAAAACTGTAATAGATGATAATGTTGTATCAACAACAGCTTCGGCTGTTGCACCAGAGCCATTTGTGTCGTTTATTGTTACAATTGGATTAAGATAACCAGAACCACCATTTGTAACATTAATTGCTTGTATAAATCTATTAATTTCAACAATAAAGGTTGCACCAGAACCGTTTGGATCAGATACAACAATAGTAGGATTTGAATATCCCAATCCTGGTGTAAATGATACAGAATCAATACCAGAATTGATTATTGCTGTGGCTGTTGCACCAAAACCTGTTGGATCGGTAATAACAACTTGTGGATTTGTATAACCGCTACCAGGATTTGTAACTGTTATAGATATAATACCCCTGATAATATTGAGAACAACACCACTTCCTGTTGGGTCTGTAACTGTTACTGTTGGATTTGTATAACTGCTACCAGGATTTGTAACAATTATTTCTGTAATACCTGTATTAACCGTTGCTGTGGCTGTCGCACCTGTACCAATTTGACCTATGATAGATACTTTTGGATTTGTATATCCTTTACCTGCATTGATTAAAGTTATAGATTGTACTCCATAATTTACACTTGCTGTTGCTGTCGCACCTATACCTGTAATTGTTGCTGTTGCAATAGCCCCTGTGCCTGTTGGATCCATAATAGTTACAATTGGTGCAGTATATCCAAAACCACCATTTGTAACAACAATAGATGTTATTGTACCAGTTCCAAGTGTTGGGGTTGCAGTTCCACCAGTTCCAGCAACTGTTGCTGTGGCAGTTGCACCTGTACCGCCAATAACAAGTGTGGCAGTTGCACCTGTACCAATTACAGCATTGATTATACCACCAGTTCCAGCAACTATTACTGTGGCAGTTGCACCTGTTCCTGTTGGATCATTAATGGTTACAGTCGGAGATGTAAAATTATTTCCACCATTAACAACTCTTATTTCTGTTATAACACCAGCGACTTGGGTTGCAACACAAACAGATTGTCGTCCAGTTGGATCTGTTATAGTTACAGTTGGGGATGTATATCCAGAACCACCATTTGTAATTGTAATACTTGATAATCTATCACCAATTGTAATTGTGGGAGATGTATAATTTACCCCTCTATTATTAATGTTTGCGGTATTAATTATACCACTTGTTGTTGTAATTGTAAAGATAGCACCAGTTCCTATTACAGCTGTTGCTGTCGCGCCAGAACCATTTGTATCATTTATTGTTACAAGTGGATTTGAATAATTTAAACCTGGTGCATTTAATGTTATTGTTTGTATTGCACCTGTTGCTATTGTTGCTGTGGCTGTTGCCCCAGTTCCAACCACAGCAACTGCTGTTGCCCCAGTTCCAGCTCCCATGTTATCTACGATGGTTACAACAGGATTTATATAATTTTGTCCTCTACTTGATACAGAAACCCCAATGACTTTCCCTGCAACAACATTTACAACACCAACAGCACCACTACCAGAACCAGTTGAATCTGTTATGGTAACTCTTGCTGTGCTTGAATAATTATTACCTTGATTTGTAACATTTATTGCTGAAATACTATCGCCAATTGTAATGGTTGGCGAAGTATAACCATTTCCTTTGTTTGTAACATTTATTGATTGTATAACACCACCAGATACCATTGCTGTTGCAATAGCCCCTGTGCCTGTTGGATCACTTATCATAACAGTTGGTCTGCTATATCCACTACCACCATTTGTTAATGTAATTGATGCTATTTGACCTGGTTGACCATCTATTGTTGCTGTGGCAGTCGCACCTGTACCAATACCACCTGGATCTGTTATAGTTACAGTAGGTGAAACATATCCACTACCACCGTTTGTTAAATTGATTGATGATAATCTATCAGTTATTACTATACTTGGGCTTGTATATCCTTGTCCTCTTGTATTAACTGTGATTGAAGTGATAACACCACCAACTTGTGTAACACTTGCTGATGCACCTGTTCCCGTTGGATCAATAAATCTAACTAATGGTGCAACATAATTATTACCCCCATTTGTAACAGTAATTGTTGAAATTGCACCAACTACCCCATCAACCGTTGCTATTGCAGTTGCACCTGTTCCTGTTGGATCAGAGATATTTAAAACAGGTGCAATATATCCATTACCACCATTCACAATAGTTAAGGAAGAAATCTCATCACCAAACGATATTGTTGGGGATGTATAACCACTACCTGAATTTGTTAATGTTATGTTATCTATAACACCAGTTGTTTGAGATGCTGTGGCTGTTGCGCCTGTACCTGTTATATCAGTAATTACAACTGTTGGTCTGCTATATCCACTACCACCATTTGTAATGGTAATACTATCAATTCTATTTTCTATTATATTAATTGTTGGTAATGTATAACCACTACCACCATCATCAATTGTTAAATCTGTTATTACTCCACCTGTTATAACTGGTGTAATTCTTGCGCCTGTACCTGTTGTGTCAGTAATAGTTACATAAGGATTTACATATCCAAAACCGCCATTTGTAATGGTAATTGTATCTATATGTTCATCAACAATGGTTACTGTTGGTGCAGTATATCCATTTCCAATTCTATCCACATTTATTGAGGTAATTACACCAGCTGTTATAACAGCACTTGCTCTTGCCCCAGTTCCTGTTGGATCAGTAATAATAATTCTTGGATTTACATATCCAGTACCCCCATTTGTAACAGTAATTGTTGAAATAGTATTTAAAACACCATCAAATATTGCTATTGCAGTTGCCCCAGTTCCTGTTGGATCAGAAATACTTACTCTTGGATTAGAATAATTTCCAGTACCATTTGTTACACTAATACTATCAATTCTTGATTCTTCAATTGTAATAGTTGGCGATGTATAATTTTGTCCTTGATTAATCACTGTAAATCCTGTTATAACCCCACCTGTAATTATTGGTGTTATAACTCCACCAGAACCAGTTGAATCTGTCAATGATACTGTTGGGTTTATATAACCAGTACCTCCATTTGTAACAGTAACAGTTGCTAATGTATTAGATATTGCTGTGGCTGTTGCACCTGTTCCTGTTGGATCAGTAATAACTACTTGTGGATTTATGTAACTTGTACCTGAATTTGTTAATGTTATTGTATCTAATCCCCAATCAGATACAGCAATAGCTGTTGCACCTGTTCCTGTTGGATCAGTAATAACCACTTGTGGATTTGTATATCCAGAACCTTGATTAACAACTTCTATTATTGTAATTGTATCATCAATTTCAGCCGTGGCTGTTGCACCTGTACCTGTTGGATCAGTGATTACAACTGTTGGTAATGTATAATCATCGCCACCATTTGTAACTATTATTCTATCAATACCCCTACTTGCACCAACTGTAATAATAGCGCCACTACCTGTTGGATCTTGAATTGTGGCAACTGGATTAGTATAACCAGTACCAGGATTATCTATTGTTACACTTGTTATGCTACCATCACCACCCAATATAGCATTGGCTGTTGCACCCAATCCATTTGAATCTGTTATAACTACACTTGGATTTCTATAATTTTGACCTTGATTTGTTACATTTATTGCAGTAATATCACGATTTGCTATTGCAGTCGCAACCGCACCAGAACCATTTACATCATCAATTACTACTTGTGGATTAATATACCCAGAACCAGGATTTACTATTGATATTGTATCAATTCGGCAATCCAGATTCGCAATTGCAGTTGCACCACTTCCACTACCATCTGTTATTACAACTGTTGGTGAAGTATAACCAGTTCCATTATTAGTTACTGTTATTGATTGTATATTCCTATCTACATTTGCTTGAAGAACTGCACCAACACCTGTTGGATCTGTAATAGTTATAATTGGGCTATTTGAATAATTTACACCAGGATTTGTTAAAATAACTTGTGTTATTCTACCATTTCCTAATATGGCTTGACCTCTTGCACCAGTTCCTGTTGAATCTGTAATACTAACAACTGGAGAAGTATAACCATCACCGCCATTGGTAACAGTAATTGATTGAATACCTCTGTTTATTCTTGCTTCAGCTGTTGCACCTGTACCATCCCCTGTAATTGTAACTTGTGGATCCGTATATCCAGAACCACCATTAATTATATTAATAACATTTACACCATCATCCATAACAGCAACCGCATATCCTTCTCTATGATTGGTATTATCAACAATAGTTACAGTTGGATTTGTATAACCTGAACCTGATGCTGTTAGTTGAATAGATGTTATTGAACCATTACTATCAATAATTGGATCAGCAGTTGCACCACTACCTGTTGGATCATTGATAATTATTTGTGTGGTTACTGGATCATAATTTGAACCAGGATTGACAACTTGTATTGACAATATACCGCCATTTGAAACTGTAACTGTTGCAGTTGCACCACTACCAGAACCTGTTACTGTTGGTTGTCCATCACATGTTGCACATGGATATGCAGTAGCAAACGCTGGTGAATCATTTCTTAATATTGTTTCAATATCAATCCTGTCTAATAATTTGACAGGATAATAATATGCGTTTAATGAATTTAACAGTAAATTTTCTTTCGATGTAACAATTAATTCATTATTTTTCACAGTAAAACCACCAGGTGGATCCGCATATACTGGGTCATTAATAACTCCAATAAAACCATTGATAAATGGATCATTTGGATTTGGTGGATTATTGTGATATGCTGGTTTTTTTACATAAACATATCTATATGAAGGATCAATTTTTGATATATCAGTAATACAATCACTTAAAACATTTTTTGAATATTGTGTTGGATTATCACATAAATTATGACATTCAACCCAATGTGTTTGTACAATTTCATACTTATGATAATTTGGAATAAAAATTCTTATGTTATCTGAAACCATACTTTCTGTAAAAACATCTATGTTAAATGGGTTTTGTAATTCATAATTTAACCCAGTTGACAAATTGGTTGGTATCATCCACAATGATGCGGGATATTTTAAAACAATATCTTCAAAACTTGCTCTAATTAATTCACTCAATGAACCATATAATGCAAAACTATTTAAGTTTTTAAAATCTAATTTTAATTTCCAATCATCATTTTTTGCTAATGTATCCTCTGATACTCTGTCTGAAACAAGTTCATTAAATGACCAAAAATCATCATTTAATGGCAATGCTGTTGAAGTTGGATAACCTCTACCTGGTTCAATTACAATTAAACCTATAACACTACCATTTGGTCCAATTGAACTGATTTCTACAAGACCCTCAATACCACCACCAGCAATTACACTAAATCTATCACCAACCCTGTAATCTGTTCCATTATTATTTGGAGTGGCTGATAGAATATGTCCATAAGCATTTACTGATATGTTATAAGTTGCACCATCGCCATTTTTATTTCGTATCCAATCGCCATTATTATACTGTTTTCCGGTATTTCCATCATTATTAAACAATATTTGAAAATTTCCAGCTTGAACACCAGAGCCATATTCATTAAATATTGCTGAATTTTGTACGGTCGACCAGTTTGTATCATAAATAACAGATAAAGCACTACCGCCCAATGTTTGGTGTCGCTCTCTCTTGGAATACATTGTTCTTCCAATAACCTTATTTAAGTCTGAATATACTGCCATTTATCTTATGTTATTTGAATTATCCTGGCATAACATTGTCAAATGTTTCAGCTCTATCTATAATACCATCTTTCTTAATTCTCAAATTATATCCAGCCTTATTTGTATATGCCGATTTAACTTGAAGAATTTCAACTTGTGATAGTATTTCACCATCATCAGTATATGTTGTTAATAATCCCTTGTCAAGATTTAATGCCTGACTACCCATTGTTAATGCTGCCAATGTGTCAGCATCATTTTCAACAAATTCTATCTCAATAACTTGTGAATTAAATTTAGTATTAACTAATGCTATTTGTTGTCCTGTTTCTCCAATGTATGGTAATGCAGATGCCTTTTGTGAAGGTGCTGCACCTGGACTAACTGTACAAAATATTAAATTAGATGAATCATTATATCGGTATGATATTGATTTCATACTTGCATTTGACAAATTATCCATCATTGCCTCTGCAAAATTGTTTGATGTAATAATTTTAAAATTATCTTGTAAATTCCCCGAACTGTCATAATAATCTATTCTCCATCCAACAAGTTGTCCATTATCCATTTGTGCTGGAGTCAAATCTTTTACCTTACTTGAATCAATAATAACACCCCTAACATCAGGAAAGGCTGATAATACCGCAGGTGCATCAGCAATTGTGGTAAAACATCTTTTTGGTGTAATAAGAATTGTATAAATTCCTTTTTTATTGAAAACTGATAATGGTAAATTTAATGTGAACATACCTGTCAAATTGTCAGAAACAGGTTGACCTGTTTTCTGATACTTAGCTTGAATTAAAAATTCTGATGGGTTTGAATGTAACTTAAATTTATCACCAAATTCAGGATCAGACGAATTTCTTGTTGGTCTAAAATGATAATATAATTCAACATCCTTTGATGGATCTACATTAGCTACCTTGTTAATTCCATACACGCCAATTGCCATAATATTAAATATTTATAATTTCTTTTATTTTTTCAACATTTGTAAAAATGAATGAATGATACTCTTTTGGTAAAAGTTTTTTATATGAATAATATATTAAATTTATATTATTCTGTTTACATAGTTCAAATTTTTCTTTATCACGTTTCATAATTGTGTTTAAACCAATTTCTCCTCCATATCGTTTATGTGAATTAAAATGTTGCCCACCTTGGCACTCAATTGCAATATTATAATCAGGTAAATAAAAATCCAAACTTTTTCTACCTAACCATTTGAATCTTTTTTGTTGTTCAAAGATTATATTATCTTTTAATAAAAATAAAAATATATCTTTTTCAAGATGAGATTGTTTACAAACTGAACATCCAGTTTTACAATTCACAAAATTATTATAACTTGTACTCCATTTATGTTTATCTTTATTACATAATAAATGTAATCTTGTTTTTTGAATTATATTATATTTGAGTGGTTTATATAAAATACAATCTTCTTCTAAACATCTTTTTTTAATATTTTCTTCTACTTCTTCTTGTGTTAGTGTTGCTACATTACTACACTTTGGGCATCCAGTTTCAGTATTTACAAAATTATTATATATAGTATTCCATTCATAACCATCTTTTAAACATTTTAAATATAATCTACTTCTGTTATTTTTATGAATATAAGGTTTACTTAAAATAATATCATTTTTCAATCTAAAAATAATGTTATTGTTTGCTTCATCTTGTGTTAATCTTACACCGCCATTACACTTCGGACACCCCCTTTTTATATCTATATGATTGTGGGGGGTTTGCCAAAAAATACCATGTTCTCTACAAGTTATACAAACTTTTGTTTTATTATTTTTATATTCAACAAGATCATAACAATATCTATCACCATGAATTTTCATGGCTTTTTCAATAACTTCATTTATTGTTAATCTTCTTGACACCTTTTAATTTAATTATATAATAATGTAGTAAAAATTATATTTTTTTAAAGATTTCTACTACCCTATAATTAGATTAAAAAATGTTTTTTTAACTTCTTTGTGTTATCTCATTCTTATTATTGGTATCAGTTAAATCTTTGATAACAAAAAATCCGCCATTCCGATAATTTAGAACTTGATAAAATGTTCGACATTCACCCAAAGCAAAATGTCTGTCCCATGCTCTGTTGATTTGTCTGTCAATATTGACATCTTTATATATAACTGGTTCAAATGCCAATCCCTCATAATAATCCATTTTGGATAATGGAAAATAGTCAAATCTGTCAGGATCACCAAATGGAAAAATACCACTATTACCTTTATATACAGTTGTATAATTTCCTAATGTTTTTGCTTGATAAACAATGTATGATTTTTGACCAAAATCATAATAAAAATCACTTGAACCAATTTTATATCTATGATATTCATCTTTAAATTGTACACCTGTTTGTGGATAAGGATTTGTACTTAATTGGTCAATAATATATGTATATGTTATAATATCATGTCCAACTTCGGGTGATGATTGTTGAATATTAGTTATAAAACTTTCGTATTTTATACTTCCACTTTCATCAACAGCTTCTTCATGAAATTTAACGCCAACTTTATAAAAACCTTCTTCATCAAACCAGTTGGTTGCACCTTTTCGATATGCTCTTAACCCTGCTAATTGACCATCCCATCTTGCTTGTAATGTAACAGCTGTTGCTGTATCCATCGTTGTGGCTTGAAAATTAGTATAATTATGACCATTCATTATCAGTACACCTGTCGGAAATCCATTATCATCCAATTCACATTCATCAAAATAGATTTTATTAGCTTTTTCATTATACCAACCAGCAAAACTACTTGAAGGTGTATATACAACCCCATTCATTGTTACACAATCACCAGGTTCATATCTTTTTCCACATTTCCATACATTTGCTGGTACAAAAAATATTCCCAAATCATCAATATTATTAGATAATAATATATCCATTTTATAATTTGCACTGTTTGTTGGAGAACTACCAGGATTTGGTATTGGTTTTGGCACACAATTATGATTGGAATTATGAAAACTATAAGCCATTCCCAATATATCATCTGAAATTTGTTCAAACAAATCAGATGCTATATCACATGATGAAGAATTGGTATTAATGGTTGTTACTCTATATTCATAAACAGCAGTAATTAATTTTCCAAGTTTACCTGGATTATCAATATAATCTTGCATAAATAAATCAACACGTTTATCATTTGGATCGGGTGTTTCACCTTTCCAAACAACAGTATCTAATCCGCCATATTTATTCATAACCATAGTAATAAATGGTGTTGTTCCACTTGTTGGATAATAAGTACCAGGTCTTACTTGATTTGTATCAAAATCAATATTTTGTGATGTTAAATAATATGTAAATGGATATAAAGTATTTCCTTCATATATCATCCAATCATCAGCCAAATCAATATACTTATCAATAATAGCATTTGTTGGTAATGTACATCTTAAACAAAGGTATCTAACAAATTTTTGAAATTTTGCTAATTTTCTATATATTATTAAAACATCTTTATATGATAAAACACTAATTGTTTTATATGGGTTATAGGATTGATTTAATCCTGGTTTTGTAACATCAGAAATAACAGCACCATAATATTCACCTGTGGTTTTATTTTGTACCCATGATCCATTAACGAAAACCCTAATATTTGGATTTACGGAATGACATATAAAGTTATGTATGTTGAATGTTCGACTATAAAATTCCATTACCAATAAAAAATTAATTAAGTTTTTGCTGCAATCACAAACCACTCACCATTAAATGGCATTTGGGTTTGTGTCCAGTTCAATCCATCACTTGAATATGCGGCAACATTTGTGTTATCTTTTGCTATTGCAACATATTTAGCACTATTAACACCATATATTAATGCTTTCCAATCATTACTTGTCAATGGTAAAGTACCAACAAGACTAAAAGAAGTACCAGTAGTTGAATGATAAACATTACCATTAGTACATATCATAACTGCTGTTGGGTTGACAAAAACCATATCAATAGAAGAAGCATTAAAATTTCCAGAACCCATACTACCAGTATAAGAAAAATAAGCAATTCCACCAGTATTAACATAATTTGGTCTAACAAAAGTATAACGACTATATGGTGCAATATCAGCCCCACAATTAACATAGGAAGTCCCTGCTTGAGAATTTCCAACCCCAGACCATGTTACACCAGCATTATTTGTTCTCATTATTCTACCACTTTGTACACTCCAAGTTACAAAACTATCTAATCCAACACCATTAAGATATAATAATACACGTGTTCCTGAATAACCAAGATTTCCACCTGATACCCAATTAACACCATCCACAGAAAGTGCTGTTTGTCCATCATCAGCAACAGCAATAAAATTTCCATTTCCATATCTAACTAACACCCAATCAGCAACAGTTGGCATTGTACCTATTGACCAACCAGTACTACTACTTGTATAAATCATGGTATCAGTATTTCGTGCAACAGCCACAAATTTATTATCACCATAACATATAGATGACCAATCTTCTATGGTTGGTAAAAAATCATCATACCATGTAACAGCATCATTACTATATGCAAACCTATTACTATTTCGTATTAATGCAACATATTCACCAATAAATGGTATAGTTTTTGATTTTCGATAAAATACCCCTTCATGTAACATAATTATTTGTTTTTTTATATTTCTTACTTAACATATGCTTCCCAAAATCTAAATATCATTGTATCTTTACACTTTTCATCTTGTTCAACATTTGAACTTTCAGGATCAGGATACCAAATAAATTTATTTAATTTTTTATTATATTCAACCCATATCTTTGTCCAAATTGCTTGTTCACCAAAAAAGACTTGATCCATGTCATAACCACTCTTATTTTTTCCATGAAAGAATAAATGTCTTTTACCTGTCTTAGCATTATTAAATTCTAATTTCATATACAAAGCATTTGGTATTTGATCCCAATATCCATTATGTGGATTACATTTACAATCCAATGCTGGATCATATAAATAAATATAATAACCATCGGAAGTATTGGAATAATTCATATTAAACGGACCGTCTTTTCGATATGCTTCATCATCATCAGGATGTGGTGTTCTTTCAATATTCTTTATATAAGGATTATATACATGAAAAGTTGTTCTAAATCCCTCTGTATCCTCACCTGTATATGGGTCTTTGAATTTTGAAATTGGAATTGTATTGTAATTAAATCCTGATATTGAATTAATTCCATATATAAAATCAGAAAACATCATATTAATGTCAACAAATACAGTATTCCAATGTTCTAAAAGATATTGACTTGGATTGTTATTATCATAAAATGATAATCTTAGGAAACACTTTTTCAATTTCATTTTTTGATATTTGACATCATCATCAATAAATCCTAATGTTTTCCAACAAGTTGGATCCTCTGGTATTGGTGTTTTTTCATCTGTCCATGTATCAGGTTTATTTTCTTCATCCAAGAAAACTAATTGAAATTTTATATGATTAATCATAGTAAAATCATCATCACCATTTTTCCAATATGGTTCAAATCTTACTCGTTCATTATCAAGAATTGGGTTAATTGTTTTCTTTTTTTCATCTTCAATAAATTTTGTATTCCATTTGTCATTTCTTCCTAATGAAACATCAAAATTCATATCTAAACCTATTTCACATTGAAAACCTGTAACATCTCGCCAAAATTTTAAACAATTCAATGCTAAACATTTTCTAATTTCTCTTACATTTTCAAATTCAATATCATTTAAAATAGAAAAAGAGTAATCTATATTTGATGAACCAGGTTTTAAAATATTTGCTTTGTTTGCACAAATTGGTTCATATAAATCATCACAATGTTTATATACTTGAATTGAAACTATTTCGCATTGTTCAGGTGCTTTCGGTTTTTGTTGAATTGCGCCCCCACCATATATACCATCTGGATTTGATTGTGGTGGATCAACTGGACAAGAAGCAGTTCCACTTTCATTACTATGTAATAACCCACCAAAAACTTCCCACCATGGCATATTATCTATTACAGCACATATTTCTTGACATTCACAAGGTGATGTATATAAGTGATCAAACCATTTATTTTTAGTTTGATTCCAACCATAATCTGTGAAAAAATAATATTTTCCACAATCATCATACCCACGTCTTTTTATGTTAATTTTTTTACATAAATCGAATCTATTTACTCGTAAATAAGTATCATTTATTACAACAGAAGCAACTATCGAATGATCTGACCAAACACCGCAATCAGGTAAATCTGATGGGTTTATTAGTGGTTGCCACTCTGATGAATGTTGTTCTTTTACTGCAATCATACCATTTAAACTACCAATTTGAATAACAAATGGTTCTCCAATACCAACGTGATTTAATGAATCTTTATAAGTTACAAATTCTTGTTCAACCATTCCACCAGGTATAGGAATATCAACTGTACCTTGCAATGCGCCTCCACCACCCATTAAAACCCAATCATTGGAATTATCTGCATATCTCCATTTGTATTTCATAGTTGCTGTTATTCCAATCCGAACTTGTGGTCTTAATCTGATAATAGCATTTCCTCTAAGTACATTTGGATATAAATCCATTTTATAATCATAATTTTCAGGATCACTGATATTAAGCATTGAACCATCATTTAACATATGTGGTTTATCAAAATAAAATTCAAAAAATCCAGCATCAACATTGTCAAACGCTTGAACAATTTTGAAATTCTGTATTTTTGATACTATATTTTTATTATTTGCTTGATAACGGTTTAAAATCATAATCTAAAATTTTTTAACAAATATCTTTTGGTGGTTCTTCATCATGTATATCTGGGTGATATGGATCCATTGCAATATCATTCAGATATGGTTTATAATATAATGCTCTGCCTTGTCGTCTTAAATAAAATTTAATCAAATTGTGAACGTAAAAATGACCATTTGTAAATGGAAATTCTTCATGTTGGTCTTCTGCATGTGTACTATCTTGTTCATCATTTAATAATATATTTCTCCATACATAACTACCATCTTCTAATTTTTGCGCCCATGTTGGTATTTCTTCAAGATAATGGGTAATAGTAATACCATCTTTACCAGCTGCCATAATCTCATCATCCATCGGAATTAAAAACTTTGCTCTGTCAATTGCAGGACAAGTAACTCTAAATAATTTATCACATGGTGGATCATTTGGTTCTTTATCATTGATATGTATTCTAATTACATCTCTTGACATTAAACTATGTTTTGTATAAGTAATAAAAGCAATCATTGGTTCATCAACACAATTTTCTGGTTGCATAATTTTTACTTTTATTTCTTTTCCTGTTTTTTGTCTTAATTTATTTGAATACCATTTAAAAGGTATTTTATGATGAGCTCGATGATAATATCCCTCTGGTCTTGGTCCAATGTTCATATAACCTCTGTAAACAAATTTTGTCCCATTGCTATACAAATCATTACAATCATCTAATGTTTCAGGGATTTCATAATCTGGCCCCTCTGATTCATCACCTGTTTCTGGATCATATTCATCAGTTAATAGAGTTGCACCTGTATCTGGATCATACCCTCTATCTTCATCATCTTGCCAAATTTGGTGAAATACCATCATTTTATCAGCCCATTCAAATGATTCTCTACTTGTGGTGTTAAATCTGTAACAAACAGGTGCTAATACTGTTTCTTGAAAATCACCAGGCGACCATTCAGCAATATCGCCATAAAATTCAACTGTTTCTTCATCATCAACATCCCCTAAATTTTCAGATGTTTGTAAACTTTTTGGAGAATAAACAAATTCAATATTTTTCGTGTATCCAGGTTGTTCCTGTGCTGGTTCAACTTGTTTATCAATAATTTCTATTTTCTGTGGTGGACCCGCTTCACCTTCTTGCCATTCACCACCAGGTGCTTCTTGTAGATTATGTAGATAAAATACAGAAGGATAATTTGTTTCATAGGTACTTTTATCATTAAGAGTTGGTTGTACCATATCTTTTTCTTTAAGATTTGTTAATTCAAATCCGACTGTATTTTTAGACCAAAATCTTTGGTATTTAGTTTCATACGAACCCCATGAACCACTTGTCCACTGTTTATCACCTTCATTATTTTTCAAAATTGTTAAATACATTTCTGTTAATGGTCGACAACGATTATCTGTTAATAAATTAATATTAATACTATCTGTAAAAACAATTTGACTTATACTATCTGTAAATATTGTTGTAGCATAAGATAATGCTTGTTTTGAATTAGTAAATTCAGTATTGTTTACTTCTAATCTATCTTCAAAATTTTTAGGTGTAATTTCTTCTTCTTCAAATTTCCAATTAGGTAATTTTCTAAATACTCTTATATAATAATCTGATTTAGTATTATTAACAATCCTTCTTATTCTTGCATTATCCCATACTGGATCTGATGTATTTACACCCTCAATCCACAAATATGCTGTACGTTTATCTTCAATATCTAATACGGTATATTCTTTTTGATCACTTGTTAAATAAATTCTATCAGACCTTTGTAAATTATGTGGGTATGCTGTCGTAAATTTTCCAACTGGAACATTAAATTTAATATTTTCTTTATCATCTGCTTCCAGTTTTTTTCCAAAAATAATTGGAATACCATTTTCCCCATCTTCACCAGTAACTAACCAGTGTTCAAAATCATTTCGGTAAGGATATGTTATAAAATATCGCCAATTTTCTTCTTTTAAAAATTGACATCTTTCATATTTAAAAGTTTCGGGATTTACATTATATTCAACCATTGGGTTAAAAGAAAACATTTCTCTTTTAGGAAACATATCTATTGTATCACAATTTGCATGTTCAGATGCAAATGGTAAAAAATATCTTTCTTTTTCCAATCTATCATCTGGATCTTCTTTATCAATGGCTATTTTATCATATTCATAATCAGTTTTGTCATTAAATTTTAACTGATATATTGTTAATTTATTTGGATTTTTAAATGAAATCCATCCATCATACTCAACTAAATAATTATTAGCTGCTGTATGAACATCAGTAATATCATCTAATGTATAAACATGAATAAGTGGTTCATTTTCTTCATCATCTTCCAATGGTAAAACATCTGGGTCTGGTTTTAATGGTACTAATGAATCTAACTTTTTTGCTCTTTGAAATCTTGTTGTTCTGAATTGTACATTATCAAAAATATCATATCCACAAAAATATGTGATAGGTGGGTTTTTATCTTTTCCCTTATCAGGTTCATAGATTAATGCTGTAGCTGGTGTTGATGATTCATCTTCATTAAAAATTCTTGTATAATCTTTATCTACAATAATTGAACATGGATTAAAAAGAACATTAGTACAAACAGGATCAATCGTAACAATTAATCGGTAAAGAGTACAAGCATCACGTTCATCAAGATATACTTGATATGTATCAACAGTCCCTTTATAATCAATATTTTCAAGTAAATGAAAATCTCTTTCAACTCCAATATTCAGTTTTGTACCAGCTGGTACAGCCTGTTTGGATTTGGCACCAGCCATCATTATTTTATATGTATCTTCCATCGTAAATAAATAGAATTTTTATATAAATTATGTAGCTGGATTAGTTCCTCTAATTTGCTCATTAGATGTAGCAACAATTGTTACTGGACCTGGTTCACATGCTTCAACTAAAACATATTGTCTTGTTTGAGTTGTTGTACAAGTTTGACCTGTTCTTACATTACGACAGTTACATGCGTAACTATAAGTATATGAATAAGTACCATCAGGTGTATAAATATATCCTGTACCTGTACATACATCACACATATAAGTATATATATCTGTACAATTAGTAACAACATTAGTAACAACTTGTTCTCTACTGTATATATTACCACCTCTACAATATGTAGCAACAGCAGCAGCTCCAGTACCAGAAACACTTATTTTAGTATTTGAATTAACAGCACCTTCAATTGTCCAAGCCACCTTATCAGTTACATTTTCTCGTCTTGGACATGGTTGCCCCCAATTCATCCATGCTTGATATGTTGTACAGTTTCCACAAGGAGTATATCCAGGACTTGTTGAGCTTCCACATGTCGCACAACCAACACTATTTGGATTTACGCCCTCAACACTTAACCATTTTTTAGGTAATTCAAACCATGCACATCCGCCATTACCAGCTGGTTCTAATTGTGGAATAAAATTAAATCCTGTTGCATCACATGCTGTTATTCTTAATGGTGCAACAGCACCAGTAGCACCATTTGATTCATTACAACTAACTTGGAGTTGAAACTTGCCATCATTATTTCTAATTACTTGTGTACCAGCATTAGTTTGTCCACTTACTGTTACAGTAAGATTTTGATTATTTCCACCACCAAATATCCACGCATCCAAATCAATAACTTGGCATGGAGTAAATCCATCAATTCCTTCTGGAACTTTTATAATTATTCTTGGTTTTAATCTAACATCGCTATATCCACAAACACTATTATCAAATGTTGAACATGCTTGTACTCTAACTTTTTCAGCCTTTTCATCATTAGCAATACAAAGTTGTGCTTTATAAAATGTTAAATCCCCACCAGGATCAATAGATGATATTTTGTTTTTAGTTGATGTTCCACCTTCTACTGACCATGTAACAGCCTGTGCGGGTTCATCACCTGCAAATACTTTTGCTTCATACTGTCTACATTCACCATTATATGAAATTGGTGATGGACAATCAGGTCTTATTACTTGATCATCTGGTATTCCAATGGCATCAACAGATGGAAATATATCTACCCTCATTTCAACTGACAAACATGTTGGTAAATCTTCGAGAACTTTACAGCAACCTAATGCTGCATATTCTTTACCTGTAATGTATACCTTTTTAGGTGCATGATTAATACCTGTTGGGTCAGAAAATGGTGATACAGTTGGACATATTGGGGCTGGATCACCTTTTATATAATAAAATGGATCTGGATATAAGTATTTATCAGGATTTGATGAAACCTGATTATAAGGTCCTGGATCAATTTCCCCTCTTGGATTCTGATAACAATAATCAGTATATTCGATTACGATTTTTCCACTTAAATCTACTTCATCATAACCGCACATTTTTGAACTTCCATTGGGCCAAATTCTAACACCCTTTACACAATTAAGGTCAGCTTGTGCAAAACCTATTGCATATTTACTATCTTGATTACTTGCATATTCTTTATAATTACCTGTCCAAGCTGGCATGATTATCCTAAATTAATTTGTGCTTTATATATAAAGTTGCAATTACTTACAACTACTTCATCTAATTCAACAAAGACACCACCATATCCAAAGAATAGTTTGCCTCTGTAATCCTTTTCAAGTATTGTACCATCTGACAAAGGTTGATTAACTTTTATCCAATTTTTACCTTGTTGTAAAATCGGAGTACCCCCAGTTGGTGATTTACTAATTGTGCCATATCGTGGAAAATCTGGCAAATTATTTGTCTGATTTGTAGATTGATTATATCCAGCCCCATTATTAGGTGCATAATAGTTATTAGTTACATCTCTAAATAACCAACTTCCAGTACTATCAAATATTTCAAAATCTACAACTATTCCCCAATCATTATTATCTAATGAAAAATCTCTTTCATTACAATCGTAAATACAATATGTAACATATGGACATGTATCAATCCATCTAAATACACTTGTGTACATATAAAATTCTGTACCAGTTACATCCACCATAGAAATACGAACAATTTTATCCCTATCCTTAACATCCATTTCAATGAGTGGTGCTTCTAATACACCATTGTTTTCATTAGAATATATTTGTGGATCAAGACCTTCTTTTGCTCTCATTTTAACACTATCATATATGTATGGGTCAGATGTTGGAATAAATTTTATCCAACAATTTTGACTGTTTTCATATTTGTCATTAACAAATAAAACATTATTATCTTTACAATAATAATTTTCCCAACCTAATTCATTAGCTTTTGGTTTATCTTCCCTGTATTCATAGTTTCCCTGTTGAATAGTCCATGTGTAACCATAACAACGATATGCGTTTCTACCAACAACCTCTAAATACATATTTAACATACATGCACCAGCAGCCTTTGTCACCTCATTAGTAGTATTTGCAGTCGAACCTCCAAATGTATCATCACCTTGATAGTTTTTTAAATTATCAAATGGCTCTGGATCACACTCTATCATACATACCCTTAAATAATTACCAAAATCTAATGGTTGTGAAAATGCTCTTACATTTGTAAATTTATCATGTACAATCGTAAAATAAATTTCATCTGTTTCATCTGTAATCATGGCACTTCCATCAGCAGGCAATCCACCACACATAAATTTATTATAATTTTGACCTGTGATTGGATCAATGTATTCCTGCCATTCGTTACCAACTCTAACCCATGGCGCAATTTCAGTTAAGGTTGATTGAACATTCCATTTAGGATCATTTTCAGCCTCTAATAAATCAGGTTTTATATATTTACTATTCCATTCAGCAATTGGAGAACAAGTTTCAATATCAAGGTCTTGATTTGGTGCTGGACCTGGCTCATCTAAATGTAAATCATTAATAACATCATAGGTAAATAACGGTCTGTTAAAATGCCCCATATCACCACCCCAATAATCAGGATATGGAAAATATAATATATTTTCGGGTATATTATCTTCAATTGGTACAGGTGGTGGATATAATGAAATACTTGTAAATACACACATTTGTAAAAATCCACCTGTTGGATTTGGGCATTTAAACCCAGCACCTGGTGACATCATTGTTATACCTGTTATCGCCCCTGTATTTGGATCAACATCAGTAATTCTAAAAGATGCAGGACTACCACCTGGTTCTGACGGATAAGCATAAATTACTTGGTCTTTTTGATATGCACCGCCCCTATTTACGAGATTCCAACCTTGTACTGAATGACCATTCATAAAACTGGAAAAGAAACTAATTTTAGCTCCCCAACCAAAAGCTGGTTCTTCAGATTTATACCGTATTTTAAAGAAATCAAAACAACCTAATCCAATATTTGCATAAGGTGTACCATCTACTATTAAATTATAACAATAACTGTTTGCCACTTTTACAGGCGGATGTGGATTATTTACATCAGCTTCACCTATTGGACATTGTACTTTTGGTTCAACTGTTATATAACCATAATTAAGAGCTGTACCAAATGGGTAATCAACTTCTTCTGTACAAATTAATGTTGAACCAGAAACTGTTCCATCAGCATTATATTCAATTTGATAATGTTCCAATGTTATTGTATATTCTTCGGCTTCAATCTTGCTGTTATCAGTTGAATATATATGTCTAACACCAGGTAATGTTTTGTCAGTTGTTGATAAATGATAGTCTTGATCTATTCCAAAATCATCTACCCCACTAACCACAAATTCATAATCAGTACCCTCTTTATCTTGTCTTAAATCAATGTTTGGACCGTTTTGATAATATATATCAAAAAATCCATTTATGTTCCGAACATGACATTCTGTCACATCTTGGTCTTTCTTTTCTGGTTGTGCATAATCAGCCTTAAATGCTGCAACTCTTGCATAATCTTTTAAGATTTTTAATCTTTTGTCAATAATATGAAAATAAAATAAATTATCATTTGCAGCAGTCGGAAATCCCATACTTTCTAATTTATCCCATACCTGTTCAAACTTAATTACCATACTTGGATCAACTGGTTCACAAGCAGTTTGTCCATTTTCTGAACGAATTTTTTTCATTATGCCACCAAGACCACCTGGCCAACCAGTACCAAAACCAGCTAATCCCATAACACCAGCATAATATCCACCAGCCTCATAATTTTTCCATACACCACAAGGATGTTCTTTTGGTATTCGACTTATAGTTAATGCAACACCATCAGGAACTAATTGTTCGCCAGGATTAACAGTTTCACATATAGATTTTAATTTTGTAACATTACCAGAAAATGATGTTTTTGATGTTTTATATGGTATGTTATATTGACAACCAAGTGTAATTATTTTAGAACAATCCAATTCCCCAAGCATTTCATTATTTGGATTTGAGGCATCTATTAATATGCTTTTAAATTTACTTGCACTGTCATTAGCATCAGCGCCAGTTCCTGGATTACAATCTTCACACCAATCTTGGTCGCTTGGATCTGGTCCTCCTTTTGCTGGATAATTTGCACCAAATAATAATGTTACATAAGGTGGTGCAAAACCAGTTCCACCTAATGTTATTCCCATATTATCATCACATTGTGCAATAAATGTAGCCCTTAATTTATCTTTCCATTGTCTAACACTAAGTTCATCAGTATTAACCATTAGATTGTCAGAATACCAAAACATGATACCCTGTTCTTCAGGTGCATTTTTCCAATTGTCATTATTATTTGGGTCAGCAGGACATGGTGATGGAACATTATCAGGTAAACCATTAGCTGGTGGTTTAGTTTCATCTATTTCATATTTGTAATTATCATTTATTAACCACAAATAAAACCAATACCACCAACAATCCTTTTCTTCCCTATCTTCTCCACGTTCTTCAACTTTACAGGCTTTAATTGTACCTGAATCCATTGTTAAACATAATGGTTCATGTTCGGTTACTGATATTGTTTCGGTATGAGAATCAAAAATACAGCCTTCCTCTTTATCTTTATTTCTTATTGTAATTTCATATTCACCTGAACACATATATAAATCAATACCAAAATCTCTATCCATATCTTTTTCAAAGTCTGAACAAGATTTTTGTTCACAATTAAACCAAAAAGCTTCACTACCTAAATCATATATTTTTCTGTTAAGTAATGCTCTGGCTTGATTTACTGTAACACTATCATAATTGTTATAATCTGTACCAGGTTCAACAATTTCCAATCCCAATGGAGACATACTAACAGTCCCATTAGTATCAACTTTTGTAATTCTCATTAAACCGCCATTACCACCTGGTATTTGTATAAAATCCATTGGATTATGTTTAGTTAAACCACTACTTGTTGTATATGTTAATTCAGGTGTTCCTGGTGGCGGAGTAACTTCCCATCCGCTACCGCCATCATCATATTTTTTAATTTCAAGTGCAGTTACACCATTGGTTTTATTACCTGTTACTTTAAAGGTTAAAGCTAAACCAATAGTTCTATATCTACTTATTACAAGTTCATAATCACATAATGTACAACCCTTTTTTATAATTTTATCAAAACCTTTTAACTGTACTCTTGCTTTTAAAGCATTTACATTATCATCTTCTGGTTTCTTTAAATAATCATTACAACAAACGCAATCACAATCATTTGTACAATCATCCTTTGGACATTTTTTACCATCACATTCTGAATCTGATAAACCTGCTGTAATTTCTTCTGCCATTGCAGAATTAAAATCAATTATGTTTTGTATTAAAATATTAATAACAGTAGTAAATTGTTGCCCACTTGCATCAGTAACAGTTAAATTATATTTACCCCCCTTTTTAAATATTTCATTGTAGAAATGAACATCACTATCATCTTCTTCGGAAAATAAAAGTTCGACTAATGTCAAATCAACTGGTTCATCAATTTCTAATTCTTGTGCTTTTTGACCGATTTCCAATTCAATTGCATTACCCCACTCATCAGTCATTACTAAATCATACGAACCACTAAAATTTCTGATTTCGACTAAAAACTTAACTTTTGGGGCATCGTCATCATTACAAGTACAAACACTTGCATGATTAATAATAGTAACTTGTGCTGTCAAATCATTTCCTGTATCCCTAACACATGTCCCCCAAAACTTTTGCCTAAACTGTTCAATTGCTGTTTTACCAGGTTTAACGCCAAAATAAAAATAAAATGAATTAACAGGTCTTGCCCCCCTTAACCATTCAGTATCATAATAATCATGTTCTGGATCAATCCTTGAATGACCAAACCTGAATTGATGATAATATTTATCAAACCATTCATCTTTGTAATTTATTCTATCTTTAAAATCAGGATCAGGATTTCCTTTTTCTCTTTGATTAGGACAACCAATACATCCTCTTGAATCGTGCATCTTACCATTATAAGTAACTTTGGGATAATTAAATGTATCATTGTTAGCTAACTTACCATCAAAATTTGTTGGATAATGGTATTCAAATTTATATGTTTTATGCCCTTTATATTCAATAATATTATCATTAATTAACCTATGATGATTTAGTGTTGCAAACATTTGTCTAATTTCTAACCCATCTATCAATTCATCTTTACTGATATAACCATCAGCTGCAATTGGTAATGGGTCTTCACCCTCAATTTTTCCACGTTTTATTAAATCATCACAAGTGAAATATTTTTCTCTGGTAATATTTAATTCAACACCAACTTCACATACACGCTGAACATTAACACAACTTTTATTTGTAGTGGCTGATTCAATACAATCAATACCCAAAAATAATCCACTACTTCGTCTGGTGTAACTATAATTATTTTGTCCAAGTATTTGATCGGTAGTGTTATTTCTACCAGCACCTTTTCCCCAATTTGCACCAGTAGCAATTATTGGTCCACTAAATTCAGTTGCCATATCTTCATCTTTATCAGATGCAGTAGTTTCACCCCCACCGCCCTCTGGGCGTTTTCCAGTTGTATTTTCATCTTCATCTTCGGCAACATATATATCTTTTAAGATAGATGGCATGTTGTATGAAGTTAAAGGTAAATATGTATGTAATTGAAATACACCATCTATATCACAATCATTAAGTGAACCAAGTAAAATTATATCAGTTGTATATAATCTAAATTTTTTCTTCTTGTCATATGGTCTATAATAAAACCAATCTTCATCATACTTATCTGTATGTAAGTTTACTAATCCATTAGCAAATTGAACACGTGATTTTTGTTTATAACACTGATCTTTTTTACAAGTCTTTTTATCAAAAATGTTTTTAATAATACTTGTGCCACCAGAAAATACTAATTCTCCTATATCTTGTGGACTTAAATCTTCAATAACACTTGATGGTTTTTTATTAGCCTCAAAATCCATACTATAATCATAAGATTCATTATCCTCTGTTTGATAAGCAACAGAACAATTATAATATAAAGCATTAGTTGATACACCACGTCTAAACCATGTTTTATGTGATGCTGCTCTCTCATCTTCATTGATTATACCACAAAATTCTCTTTTAAATGAAACTTTTTTTGGACCAAATAACCCCAGCCATTTACGTCTAACTTTTCGTACTTCTCTATAATAATATGTTGGAAAATACATTACACCATTTATCCAATCATTTCCAAAATCATATTTTACGATTTCATATTGTTCGGCTAATGCACTAATTACACAATCTAATAATTCCTCTGCATTACACATTAAGTTTTCACCAGGATACTTCTCTTGTAATATATCCATTAAACAGTTATTCCTTCCATCAGTACAAGCACACCCGCCAGGTATTGCTATTACTTCATAATAAGGACACCAACCATCGCCCAATGAAATATAACCGCCCATTAATTTGTACATTGCACAAAACAATTTTGCAATTAATTTACATGGGTCAAAACCAATTTTTTTACCAAAAAGTTTAATACCCCACCAACATGACATACAAACTAATGATTTTGCCAAACTGTTTAACATTTCAACAATTCGGATAACCATTTTTGCTATAATGCACAAAAGAGAAAAAACAAAAGTAAAATCAATAAACAATGTATTAAATGGAAATGGATTATTTGTACCAAAATTTGAAATATTTTTAATCCCGACAAATTTTCTACTTTTATATCCTTGATCTATTTGAGTTCTTGGTATATATGATTTGACCGAATAAACTTTATTCCAGAACAATGTTGCAAAACTTTCATCCATTGTACTTTCACCAAATTCATAATCAACTTCATCCATATTATAGACACCAGGATTAGTATCTAAATCCATGTTTGGATTCATTGGAACAAGATAGTTAGCCCTTCTTCTCATAGTTCCTTCTGATTGTTCAAGGATAAATCTAAATCTTACTTCGGCTCTTGTTGCTATTCCTTTATTTGGGTTATCAGTTGGTACAATATTTCCATATTCGTCTGTAACCACATAATCTAAATTCATTGGAATTTGATATGCCCACACACCATCTCCATCTATCAAAGCATCACCCTTAATTTGAAATCGTTCAATAATTCCATCAAATGTTTTTCGTATCATTTGAATTTTACCTTGTTTTGATGTCAAATTTGACATCTCGCCAAGTTGTTTTTGTGCTTGACAGGTTTTGTGTAAAATCGCATTTTCACCATCAGTAATCGCAGACCCTAGAAATATACAAGTTGATTCAAATTTATATGAAATATCAATATCATATCTTGTAATTGCTATATCACCTTCTTCTTGATCACCCCAAAATGGATAAACAAAAGCTGCCCCATCTTGTCTAAAAATTTGTGCAAGATTATCTAAATTAGTATCTTTTTTAAATTGTACTGGGCTATCAAATTGTTCAATATTATAACCCCGATAAAACATATCACGTGGCTTTTGAGATAAAAATCCACAATCAGATAAGTCTAAATCAATATGAATTGCATTTTCATCAAGAGGTAAGCCAAATAGCATATAATCACCTGCATTATTAGATACAGTTGAATATTTGTAATATTCATCATACACTTCTAAGACAGCATCATTATCCAATATTCGTCTTTTTGGGGGAAATGTCCCAACAACCCTATAACAATCATCTAATTGTTGATTTAATAATAGGTTATATTTAATACCATCCAAATTTTTGGTTGCAGGAGAATCATATGGATATAATATGTTTTTAATTACATCTTCCTTTGTTTCATCAGTACGTTTTATAAAAACAGAAATTTTAGCATTTGGAATACCAATACCACCATTACCAACAACACGACCAATTACTACACCATAATTTGCCATGTGAAATTTATAAAAATTTTCTTGGTTTATTTTTAGGGATAATATATCAAATGTATCAAAATTCTGGTCTAATTTGACATTAAGTTTTGTATTTTGACCAGGAACTACATCTGTTTTTATTCTATAACTTCTGTTTTGTTTATCCACAGTAATATATGTTTATTGTTGTATTGTTATCGTTTTATCAACAGGTATTTCTTTTTTTGATTCAAAGAATTGTCTTACCTTTTCATTATGTTCTTTAACTTTTTTCTTTATTTTATCATATTCATAAAATGGGGAATTTAATTTAGATTCTTTTTTAAGAACAAATCTTGTAAAACTATTCCATACAATCCATACAAATATAGATATTATAACAAAAACTAGAGCAATTAATGCAAGAACCACAATAAGAATTGTTTTCAATAATCCAAGTATTGAATTAATTATCTTTTCAAACCAATTAGTATGTACTTCTTCACTTTCTTCTATAATAGTTTCATATTGTACATCACCATCTTTACCAGATAATTTTCTATCATATTCAACTATTTTTTGGACTTTCTTTTTGCAATTGCAACTCATAACATTTATTTTTTATTAACTTCTTTTTACTTTAATTCTAATATCATTGTTTAAACTTTTTATTTCAAACATTGAATCCGAATCTGAAAACAAAATATTATCATTATCAGATAAATTAACTTGAACTCTATTAGTTCCTGCTTCAATAGATGGTTGCCATATACCATTTTCGTCAAACCATCCTGCTACAACTGACTGATTTATTTTACTTTTACTGTATGCGCCATTAAAAATATTATAAACCCTCAAATCAATTAAATTTCTAACACCACCAATATCTAATATATCAGATATTAATTGTGATACATATATATTTTCACCCATTTTATGATTATTTACATCAAAAAATGATGATATTGTATTAATAATATCTTTAACAACATCATTATCATTAAAACCCCTATTAATCATAACATCCGCTTCAATTTGAAGATTGATAACCCTACCAGGTTTTACAACAACATAATCAGTAATTAATTTATATTCACTCAAATAATTGGTAATATTATCAATCATTGTTGTAGAAATACTTTCTGTTATATGTCCATCGGAATCTATTCCCATTACGCTAACATAAATTTTATTATTTCTTTCAACAACAGCCGTTCTAAATGGTGTTCCATAGATACCAGGCATTTTATTAATACGTTCAACATAATCTTTAATAGTCACACAACGATTTTGTGCTAAACTATTATACTTTATCATATAACGTATTTCTTCCATTGTGGGTGCTTCTTTTCCACCCATAGATGGAGTTGTATTTGTTAAAGTTATGCTTTTATAAACATTACTTCTTTTAAACGCATCATTACTATCGTTTGTTCCATCTCCCTCAATAACAAAATCTTTGTATGAAAATGAGGATAATGTACCCGATGCAACATTTGCTGCTTGACCGCCACCGATTCTATATTGTATCCACATAGTCCAACCAGGTTTTGGTAAAACACCCATATTCATATTATTTACAATTCTTGCAATCTGTTTTTGAGCTGCTGTTGGATTGACTGGTATATTATAATCAGAACCAGCACCAAATATAATTTTGAAAAATCCTTTATCAGTGTATTCAGTAATAAATTTTTGTTTAACAGTTTTCCATTCACCTTTTACAACCGATTGTAAATAATTAAATGTAGTGTTACCCATTGTTACAGAATCTTGAATTTGTTCTGTAACCACATTTAATGTTGGATATGACGAGGTAGGGACGGTAATTGTTGATGACAAAAATAATTTATCTTCCAATAAACTTTCAACCTCAAAAAATCTCCATGTTGGTAAACCATCTACTGTTATACCACTATCTATAAATTCATCTTCTATTGAAAAATCTGCTAAGTATGGCGTATAATTGAAATCTGTACCTTCTTTACAAATTATACTATCAATGTCTAATATATTAGTTTCTGGTAAAATTATTTCCATAAACGGCATAATCATTGAATCATCAATTATTGTTTTATAAAACTTTGTAACTGATGCTGACATAATTTCACGTTTTTTAACTGTATAACCTATTAGTGTTTGGTTAGAATCTCTACGTGGTAATATAATTCTATTTGAAATTCCATTTCTATCAAATTGGTGATGAAAATCACAATCATATAATAATTCAAATGTTTGACCACCAGATGATGCCTGACACCCTTTTCTTAATATTGGATAATATCTTTCATCAGCCATTTGGTTGGTATCCATTGGAACTTCACATGATATTTCTACTTCAACCAATGCTGCTTTTTTACCAGGTATTCTTAACCCCCTAGTTCGGGCAATTGCTAATAATCCCCTACGTGTTGTTGCTTGGTCTATTTGAGATTCTTGATAAGCTCTATCAATATAGTTTGATAAGTTATCACCAATTGAAGCATTTAAGTCTATAAGCCATTGCCCAATTGAGGCATCATTCAAATCACCAAGAATATTTGGATAAAATAGTCTTGTGAATGACCTTAATTCTTCTGTATATTGTTCAAAGCCACGAGCTAATCCGCTAATTCTTTTTGCATCATTATCCATGTATATAATTTGTTTTCATATTATTATAAATCTACTGTTATACTATCTTCAACAAAGAAAGCCCCCTCATCAACTTTGTAATTCATTGTTACCCTTACACCCCTTTCATCTTCCGTTCTAACAGATTTTAAATCAGTTATAGTAACTTTCGGAAGATACCTTTTAACTGCTGTTTGAATTTCAGATTTAACATCACCAATTGTTAATTCATCCAATGGTTGAAATAACAATCTAATGAGATTACTTCCAAACCTTGGATCTCTTAATCTTGAACCAGTTGGAGTGAAAAGTAAATGAGTAATATCCGACCTGATACTCTCATATATAGTTGTGTTTAAATCCAGATAAAATTTATATCTTTCATCTTCGGCTTTAAATGGAAATTTAATTGAAAAAAACCTTTTCTTCATCTATTTAATGTACATTACTACAAGATAAATATAAAAGAATGGTTTTTTTATTCAATACATAAAAATAAAAAAAAGGGACTACTTTCACAAGCAATCCCCTTTTACAGTAAGTTTTATAACAAAAACAATAAAAATGAAAACATTAATAACCACAACCACAAAAAACTTACTGCTTTATTTCTGGACAAAATTCTGGAATATAATTAAAACTTGATACATGATGTGGTCTTATTCCAGATGATACAACTTTAAATTTTTGTCTACTAAAATAAGCTGGTGAATCAAATTTACCTATTTCATCATTGGGTAATTTTGTACATACAATTGCCATATCATCATCACAGAACCAATCATCTGGATCTGGATCGTTTATAACCTTATGAAAAGGACAATTTATACAACTATTAATCTTTATATTTACTTCCATTTTGTTAAACTTTATACCCAAAATTTTTGGGGTGGTAGGTTAAATCATAATCTTCATTATCCATTGAACATACATCTCTAAGTATTTTTATTATTTTAGGAACTAAATCTTCCCTCCCCAGATGTATCCGTTTTTTAATAGTATGTTCATATTTCATTGAATTTTCGTCTGCCGTTTTAAAATCAATCTTATATGATGATGTGGGGGTAACTACTTGTATGTATTGATGATTACATATATTAATAGAATTTCGTATGAATTTTGGATATTCATCTGCTGACCACGATTTTGTCATTACTGTTTTTCCCAAAACTTTAAATTCAAATGTTAAAGTATTCTTTTCTTCATTACTTTTATCTAAATATTTTGTTTTAAATTCTTCATCCATTTCAGACCATAATTCTGATTTATACATTCCCATTTCCTGATACTTGTTTAACGTTTTTTCATCAGCAAAAGTGGGACAAACATGATATAAATAAACTCTTGTTTTTGTTGTTAAATCATCTTTAATCATTTCGATAATTTTATCAAAGTCATTTTTAAATTCCACACTATATATGGAATCTGAATTATAATTAAAAATATCAAAAAACCTTTGACAAATGATTTGATCATTAATTTTTAATAAAAATTCATAATTTAATTTCTTATAATCACCACTAACTGGTTTTGTTTCTTTATCCATAATTGAATTAATTTAATTTTAAATACACTTTTTATAAAATTCTCTTTCTTTATTCGATAATTTTTTGAAAGGCATAAAAAATGATGAAAAAGCATTTCCTGTTAATTCATTTATCTCATTATCAATAATGATTTTATAAACATTTTCAATATTTCTATCATCAACTGACAATGGATTATTCATTATTTCATCCATTTCATACATTACTTGTTTTCCAAGTAATGGTTTTTTTAAATTAATAATTTTTTCATTTATCTCATACACATTTTCACGTTCATCAGATGTAACCTCATTTAGCATATTATCAATTACTTTCAATGGTTTTTTCCGTTCAGAATTAATTTGTTTTGCATGTTCGAGTATCTGACTTAAAGTAACTGGTTTTTCTTGAATTTCAGGAAAATACTTACAAAGGGTATCTATCCCTAATCCACTAATTCCAGTAATATTATCGCTGACATCTCCAACTAAAACCTTTTTTAACATTATGTTTTCATGAGGAATACCACACATTTCTTTATAATTTCCTTTATGAAAAAACTCTTTTTTTCGGAAATCATAAATCATAATCGAATCTGAAATTAACTGATGTATGTCAAAATCGGTGGTCATAATAAAGATTTTCTGATTGTCATTTTTGTTTAAACAAAAATAGGCAATCAGATCATCACATTCAGTACCATCCAAATTATCTATTACTTGTCTAACAAATAAATCTTCAAGCATTGTATGTAATAACAGTCTTAGTCTTGTAAACTCATACCTTTCTTTTTCTGCTTCAACTTCCTTTTCTGTCTTCTCTTTATGATTTAGAACATTTCGGACAAAAGCGTTCATATTCCGATCATAATCTGAATATTGTTTTAATCTATTCTTCTTATAACCTGAATATAATTCCCATCGCATTAGACCACTATTATCTCCATCCCAGAACACATAAACGTGGTTGAAATCTCTCTTGTGCATCATTGCCTTTATTTTCCAAAGGAACTGTGTTATTGGTCCTATCAATTCACCTTTTGAATTAATGGTTTTATTGACCATAGATAATTTCAACAGACTATGCCCATCAACAAGTAAGATATACTCATCACTTTCCTTTCTAATATAAGGATTATTCTTATAATAATCTGTTTCTAAAACTTCTTTCTTAACAGGTTGATACATTTAGATATGATTCTAATGTTAATACTAAAAAATAAAAAAAATTGGAGCTCCTAATAAAACACGAACTTTAAACAATTCGTTATTTTACACCCACTCTGATAAACACTAATAATTATCCCATTATTACTTCTGTATAACTTAGCCATACGCACTTGGTCGCTCTCAAATAAACAATGTTCAAATGAGCATAATTTTTACAACATCATAGATGTTCCCTACCCACATAATGCCAAATTTCTTTTGTCCTCGATTGTTCTGTTTTATTTTATTTTTAATCCTGCACGTTCCCCAAAGAGGACCACATGGCGGAGACAGTGTTATCGAACTTTTATGTTATTCACGTCATCTACCTCTCCTTTCAGAGCTAACCACCACCTTTTCCTATATGACCTTACAACACTCCCAGCAATCAGTATCAAAAGATTTTTCAAAAGTTTTTCCATTTATGAACTTGTTCGATTGAACAACTTTGCAAAGTATTCTAATTCAATAAATGGTTTTAAACCTTTTTCTATACAAAATTTTAAAGAACTCTTATCAATTTCCACCAAAGTAGAAATTTTTTTCATTGTAAATCTACATATTTATAATGAATAAACAAAACCTCGCCAAAAATATTTGAATTTTAAAACTTTTATTTCACTATACCTTTGTTGTTTTTCTTCTGGCGAAAATTCAGATACAAATTTATCACATACTTGATATATTGGTATTTTTTCTATTTGATAATCACTAATCCAATATCTATATTTTTTTGTATCTATTGCAATTGGATTACCATTGTTACATTTAAAAAATTCAATCTTGAACATCTCTTTCTTCATCTTTAAGATCAGATACATTAATTTCCTTTTTTGTCTTATTTTTCAATTCTTCTAATAACCATTTCTTATATTGTTCTTTATAGTCTTTTAGATCATTGAGAGAAATTAAACCATCAGGGGTGGTAACAATTTTACCTTCACGTGTAATTTTTGTAATATGATTTTTAATAATACTTATATTAACAATTCTCGCACACTCATAAAACTCATTGAGATAGGTAACACCATCAGCCTTTGTACCATGTGATGCTTGATTTCCTAAAAATATACAAAATCTGCGCATATAATCTCCAGAATATGAAGAACCTTTTGCGGTTGCAACCTTTATTCCTGTAAACGTTTGAGATACCGAAACTTTATTAATTAATAACATACCATTATCCCATGGATTATCAACATATTTACTTGCAGGAATAAGAACATTACCAATAATGTCAAAAGAGGTTGTAAACTCACCAGCATACCACATATTGTTAGTTTTTCGTGCTACAGCACTTCTATATGATTCACCTGTTCCAACAGAATCAACAATAAAATATAAACTTACTGGCCAATTTTCATCTTTTTGTTTTTTCAAAATATCTCTGATACATAAAGCTACATCAGCAATACAATAATTATCACGTTTTGGCGTTTTATCATATTTTCCATCTTCATGATTATAACAACCATATTGATTAAATAATGTTACTGGATTGTAAAATATCATATTTTCAGGTGGTCCATATATTATCTCACCTGTTTCCTCATCAACTGTTTCAGTTACACCTTGTACACCAACAGCTTTTGCATGATCCCACTTTAATGCCGTTTCTAAATCAAAATACACAGGTACAATTTCTTGATACTGACATGCCTTTATTGTTTCAATTACAAATGTTGTTTTTCCTGTATTAGAGTGTCCTAATATTGTAGTAATATCGCCTAATGGTAAACCAGGTACTCCAATGCTATCTTCAACTGCTTTTTGAGCATCACCTGTCAATACTATCCATTTTTGTTCTTTTTGTTTAGTCTGATCTAATTTATTATCTTCATTATATTTTTTGATAAAATCTAATTTATTACCAGCAAATGTTTGAGTTTCTTTTCGTTTAATTGGTTGTTTCGCCATCTTCTTCTTTGTTTAAAATTTTAAAAAATTCTTGATCAATCATTTCTAATTTTTTCTTAACATCCTCATATTGTGTTTTATCTAATAATACAGGATTTATACATTCAATTCGAGTTTCGCCACTTGTTGGAACCACAAAATATTCAAAACTTCCATCATTAATTTCTGAAAACATTGTTGAAATTTTACTCAATTCCTCATATAAATCCAATGTTTTATCCAAATAAAAAACAATAATTATTTTATCTTTTATTAACATGTTGTATATTATTTTTTTATATTATTTTACCATAACATTTTCTACATAATGTTATATATTTATCTTCTCCCCCAATTTCAATTTGTTCACCAAATTTTACAATTTGACCAAAACTATCCAATCTTGCACTAAAATTAGCCTTATTTCCACAAGTACAAATTGTTGATATTTCTTCAATTTCATCAGATAATTCAAATAATCTTTTTGATGCTGCGAACATTCTTGTTGTAAAATCATCTTTCAAACCATAACAGAAAACATTTATTTCAAGATTATCCACAACTTCAACTAATTGTTCAACTTGCTGAACAGTTAAAAACTGGGCTTCATCAATAAGAAGATATGTTAAACGATTATCACTATCAAGTTCCCTAATGATTTCCATGACAGATTCATAAATATTTATATGACTATACAATATAAATGCTTTGGCTGTCATTCCATCAATTCGACTTTTAACAAGATTTAATGGTGTTCTGGTATCAATATCTGGTTTAAAAATTAGATAATTAAACCCTTTTGACTTCAATGAATGTGCAAACATCAGAAGTTCTGATGTTTTACGACTATTCATGGTTCCATAATAAAATTTAAGTTTGCTCATTGGAAATCTATTGAATAAATGGTTCAATATCTAATAAAACCGCATAATCAGAATCATCTTTTTGGGAATAATAATATCCCTTAATTATTTTCGCTTTTTGCCCAATTAAATTTTTTGCTTTTGTTGCTGCTGCATTGTTCGGATTTTTAGGATCTGGTTGTGGGGATATAATCCCAATTCGTAGGGTTTGTTCTTCCGAATTTTGTGTTCCACTTCTAACTTCGTAATCAATCATTGCAGTCAATGTGTTATTTCCAGTGTTTTCAGCTCTTACATTTACAATTGTTGCTACAAATTCGGATGCTGTGTTCCACAGTCTTCCTTCCATCATACTCCTAAGATATTTTCTCACATACTCTGATGGTGATAAACCAGCACGTAAGGCTTCTCTGACTAATTCATCCGTTGTAGGAAATACATCGTATTTATCATCATGTTTAAATTTCTTTTTTTGACTTGTTGCCATATAGATATAATATTATTACTGGATAAAAGTATTAGTTTATTTTAACAAATACAAAAAAAAGAAGAAAAAAACGCAAGGCTTCAACTTATACTAAAATAAGTGAAGCCTCGAAACACCTTCTATTTGTAGATGTGCAATATTTTCTAACTAACTTTTTAGATTATTTATAACCATAGGTTTGTCAAAAAACAATTTTTCAGTATTGGTTATGTGTATAATTGAATCATCAAAAATAACCACATTATTTTCCATACCATTATGCGAAGAATTAAATTGTTTTATTGAATATTCAATACCATTATACCCCATTTCTAACAAAACCTTATTCATATCTTTATCTGAATAATTATATTTTTGTTTTAGACTTATATAATTGCCTTTATTTATAAAATTGTAATTGTGTATTTTCACAGTATAAACATAAGCATATCTAACATCTTTATTAAGATACAAAAGTAATTCTTTCCATTCGCCTACATCACCAACTTGATTATCTATTAAATTTTGTAAAATACGTTTTGCTGAAATTAATCTATTTTCTTTTAAATAATCATATAACAATTCATCCTTCTTATTTTTTATAATAATTTCATTATATTTTTCAATTGGTGTTAAAATGGTTGATAATTCATGGGCATATGTTTTTGCTGTATCTTTATTGGTTGTGAAATATAACCCATATCCAAAATCTTGTGAACGTTGTCCTGTATTTATTTTATTTATATCAAACCTTGTAAATAAATGTTGACTACCATGATATAATGTCATTACGCTATTTGATTCTATTATTTTTAATTCATTTAATAAATCTTTAATAATTAAATTTAATAGATTCTTCATAGTTATTGATGTATTTTTTATTAAATACCAACTAAATTTCGCAAATTATTATTAAATGAGTTATAAATTTCAAAATCACTTGCTGAATCACCATCTGTATCATACAAAACATATTCTTCTTCTGGTTTTTGAGAACTACTATTATCAGATGTTATTGTATAATTTGGATTATTTGCTGCTACTTGTTTCCAATAATCAGCAATATTTTGATTATATGGTTTTGAATCTAATGAACGAATATTTAATCTCTCATTTGGAGTTGGCGCACGTTTAATAATTTCGTCTTTAACAGATTGTATTTCATTTTCATTTTCTTCAGCTTTTTGAACAATTTTTTCAAGTGCTTTGGTCAATTTTTCAGCAAATTGGTTAAATTGGTCAAATTTACTATCAAGTTGGGCAACATCGCTATTTGTTTGTTCCTGTGCATCTGTTAAATCTGTTATATCAACAACATTATCATCAGCATCAACTTCAATATCTTCAAATTCATCACCCCCATCCATTGGTTGTTCATCAGTAGGGGGAAGTGGTGTTTCTGTGGGCGGTTGTTGATCCTGTGGAACTTCATTTTGTGGTAATTGAGATTGAGGTGAAACATCTACTGGTGGAACAGATTGGTCTGCTGCTGGTTGTTGTGGTTGTTCTTCCTCACCAGCTTCATCCATCATATCACCACCAGCATAAAAATTATATTCAAAAAGTTGAGTAAACCTTTTAGCATAATCTTTAGCCACTTGTTCTTTTATATTTTTTAACTCCCTTTTTTTCATAATATTAACCTAATATTAAAAGTTTGTTGTCTTCGGTTAAGATTTTTTTAGATGATTTAACTCTTTCAATTAAACCATCTTGTTTGCGATTAACACGTTTAATGTTATTTACTTCATCATTAGTTTTATCAAGTAAATTATCTAATCTTTCTCTTGTTTCTTCGTTTAACATAGTATATAAATATTATTCAGGTAATTGTATATCATCTGGTGTTTCAGATTTCTTTTGTTTACCCCCTTTTGCTTTTGGTATAATTTCAATTTCTTCTTTTACAGGAGGTGTAGTCAAAACAATGTCTTCTTTTGTTTCAATTATTGGTTTTTCAGATATAATTATTTTTTTTTCTTGAAAAACATATTGTGGATTTACATTGACTGATTTTGGCATGTTGATACCTGGATAAACCCTTCTAACATAAATCTTGTTATTTCTTTCTGGTTTTCTTTCAACCCTATTTACTGTTGCCATTTTAACGTATCTTTTAATTTATTATAAATATCATTTACTTATCTTTTTTCTATATCTGAATAATCGTAATCAATTTTTTTCAAATCACTTAAACTTAATTCATTATTTTTTAATAATAACAACTTATTTTTCAATAATGACCAATCAATGTTTATTGAATTATAATTAATATTTCCATCATTTATAGTTGGGTTAATTTCTTGAATGTATCTATTTAAAGCATTTATTGAAAACAAACATCCATTTTTTATGTGAACGTGCATTGGTTTGATAAACTTATAATTAGATAATTTATCTGTCTTAATATCTCTAAAACTTACAGAAAGTAAATATTCAATGTCATTATTTACTATCTCATATATAAAAATATCATTTATATTAATTTCCGAATCTTGTAAATAAGATAATGTTGATGTAATAAATTGTTTTTTAACAAAAAATGCTAATAATATTTTTTTAGGCTGCATAATTTCTATCTATTGTTCTTTTGGTTGATGATGGTGTCCAAGCATAATGGACCCACCTACTTGTTCCAGAATATTCATATAATAATTCTGTTATATGATTATTTAATTTTGTGTTAATGAAATCAAAAACATATCCATATATCGGATGTCTTGGTGCAGCCTTGCTTCTTTTATATAATAAATGAATATCAGATGCAGCACCAAACCCATGAAATGTCTGATACCATTTTAAATCAGTATTACTATACCTTCGCCAAATACTTTCTTGATGAATATCATAATCACTTGGGGATGTAGAAAATCCAGCATTTTTTAACTTGGCAGCATGTTCTTGACACATGCCATTACTAACATATTTTCCTTCGCTTTTAACATAATCCCTAACTTCATCAACCATAGGCATAAATGCTTTTAAATTTTCATAAATTCCAGGTGGCATATCTTCACCAGCTTTATCCCAACTTCCTGCTAATGCTTTATTTGTATCACTTGCTTCGACACAATTTGCTAATGTGTAATATCTTGAAACTTTTTGATTTTTAAGTGCTGCATAATCTATTGTTGTTTCATCACTTATTTGTGCTACCCAAGGTTTTGGACCATAATAATGTAAATTATCGTTTCTTCTTTCGTTTTTTACTGGTGGATTTGTTTCTTCTTTTGGTGTTGGTTCAACTGGTTTATAATTACTTTGTTTATCTGCTGAATCATCAATTAATGTTTGAGCAAAAAATGGATTTTCCGTTAAATCTGTTCTATTTAAAGATTGTTTAATTCCAGTAAATTTTGTTATCATTCGACCAGGCGTTATATTATGTGACATTTTAAATATCATATAAGCACCCGTAAAAAGATAAACATTATTCAACTGAAAATACATAAGTGGCATAATCTTTGCACACCCAAGCATTTCAACTTCAACTGTATAAGCATTTGCTGAATAAACATCATATAAATCTTGCCCCCCATGTTTAGATTCTGTTCCATCACTTTTTGCCATTCGAGCTATATCTTCTGTCGCCCTTGTTGTTTGTTCAGTAACAACAGGATTAGTATTTGTTAAACTGGCTAATTTAAAATATGATTGATTTTGTTTTCCAAATGACACACAAAAAACAGGCATTGTTCCGGCATTTGCATCTCCATAACTTGTTGGGATTGGTGGGGCATTATGGGCTGGAAAATCTTTTCCATTTATGTTAAGACTATCATCTTTAAATTTTCTTCCCTTTCCATAATCGCCAGTTGATGGTTGTGATGCAGGTTCCCCAACGTATATTGCTGTAAAGCCAGGTTGAACTGTCATTGGAGCCATTGCACTATATGTATATGGTCTAAATACATCTAATAATTGTGCTTGTGTTGAAATACCAACTTTATTTGGTGTTGGAACAAATAATAATTTATGTTTTCCAAATAAATTACTAATAATAGATAAAAATGACATTTCATGTTGATTAATATCTTCCATAATACTGCCAATAACATCTAAATTACATATTAAAAGATTAGCAATATCACAATAAAATTTATCAATAATAGTAATAGCAGCTGGATTTGTTGGATCAGTTCTATTATTGTCATAAAAACGTTCTAATTTCCAATCATCAAACTTGCTATCATCCCAACAAATCCATCTATCATATATCTTTTTAAATTGATAATATTTTGAAGCATATATAGCTTCTTCATTATTTGTTATTTCATTTGGTTTGTCTGGATCTGTCTTATTTTCATTAGTATCACTTCCAATTAAATCTTTTAATCTTGTTAAAAATGTTGAAGCATATCCATTAGCACTTGGAACTGTAATACTTCGATGTGTTGGTTTATCTTTTTCATCAAAAATCTGATAATATGTTGAAATTATTAAATCATCTGCACCATATAATTGCATTAAAGAATTTGCTGCCGATGAAGATGGATCCAATAATATGTTTAATTGACCATTAACAAAATGTGCGCCACAATAAGTATTACAAATACCATCACCAAAAACGCTAAATAAATCTTCTGTTAGTGGAACTTTTGGATCTCTGCTATTACCTTTGTCTATTACTTTTGTGCAAGCTGCTGTGAAATCTACACCACTTCCAAATGGTAAACCATTTTCTTTAAGTTCTAAATTTGATAATATGTTTGATGCCGAATTATCAGCCCATTCTTTAAAATATTCTTCAAGAATAAATTTAATATCTGCTTTTAATTCACCTATTTTACTATTTGGAGATTTACCACCAAAACTAAAACCATTAGTAAATGCCCAACATTCTGCACCTAAATAAAGTGAAACAACTTTTGGTAATCTTTTCAAACATGAAAACTTAAATTGATTAGATAAAAAATCATAAATTATATCTTCATTTAATCCTAATGCCCATAACAATACAACAGATTTTTTATAGTTACTACTAATACTATTATTACTAATATTTCCCCCAGAATTAAAAATTTTGCCCCAAAAAGATTGTGATATATTTGGTGAACTTGAATTTAGGTCATAATAATCTGTGTTTGTAAATATATTTTTACCATTTATTTCAAAATATGGTAAAATAAATGATACACCACTATCACGATTACTAATTGATTGGTCTAAATCTAATACCATACCAGAATTTTTATCAAGTAATGGCACATCTGATGGCGCAGCATTTTCTAAAGTATATATCATCTTTCCCTCTTTATCAATAAGATCTTTACCATCTTTACTTTTTTTCAAATTACCAACAATTTTTGTTTTATCTTTATCTGTTGTTAAATTAGTAAAATATATTGGAAAATCAATACCCTGTTTATCTTTATCAGTCATTCTAAAATACTTCTGATTATATGCACTTCGATCACCAACAGTCTTTAACTCTTTAATAAAAAATTCTGAAAATTTATTTGTTTCAATTTTCCAATTTTTTACTAATTCAGGTCCAGTTTCATCTTTTCCTTTTACCCTATTAATAAAAATATCAATTGATGGTGTATATGGCTGAATATTCCAAATTACTTTATATTTACCACCCCATGTTGCTTGATGTGAATTTGAATGTGTATAAAATAATGGTACACCCTCATTTATTATAAATTTTTGATCACTACCAACAATTCGTCTATCACCTGTATTATAATGACTTAATCCAATGGATGCAAATGGTATGACAAATCCATTTGCATTATTTCCAAATGAATATTGTAACATTGTATATAAACTTTGATTACTTTCATCAGGTGATAATAAAGTATTTCCTGTTCTGTCTTTTATCTTATCTCCTCCACCAGTAATATTTTCAGTTGTTCCACTCCATATCTTAACCATTTCATCAGATGTTAAAGTGGTATCTAAATATCTTTTTAATCTATCTATTAATGCTTGCTGACCTCTTATTGCTGTAAAAACATTCATAGCTTCAGCTTTAGCTAATGTACTGTATGCGCTTCCATTTTCATCCCATGTACCAACGCCATAAAACATTCTAACACCAACTTCTTTTATGATGTCATTTAACATATCTATACCATAAGAATCTATGACAATTTGTTTATAAGGATTATCTGTGTGTATTCCTGTGATTAATATTGTATTTGAAACATCAAATGGATTAACTGGTAGCCATACATTAGCATCTTCAATTTGAGATAAATTTATTTCAACCTGTTCAATACGTTTGTTATATTCAATAATTGATTCATTATAATATTTTAAAAATTTTACTTCTTCTAATTCTTTCCATGTATCTGGTGTTTTAAAATAGTTTCTAACCTTTGGTGAACCTGGCCAACATTTTATATTACCCTCATTTTCTTTTGTTTGTATTCCAAAAAAAGATGGTAACATCGCAGTCCCCTTTTCGTCATTATCAGAATCAACTTGTTCTGGCGGAGCTCCAACATCTGAACATTTTCTTGTCTTTGTTTTTGTAATAACATTAAAATAATTCCAAAAAAACATTTCAAAATGTGCAAAAAATAATTTAACCATATTACCAATGGTTGGAACAAAACTTATACTATTTTTAACTAATTCATATGTTTTATTTAATAAATCCTGTGCTGCTTGATTTCTCCCACGTTCAATTTCTTCTTCAATAATACGTTCAACCTCTTTTTTAAATGCTAAATATTTTAACTCATAAAGATAATATGGAGTATTAAGTTTTAATCCATATTCTTTAAAATATTCATCATTTTCATCTCTTACCGTATATGTATTACTTGTGAAACCATCGCCATTATCATTTGAAGAAGTGGATAATGTTAATGGGGGAGTAAACATTGTTGGTATTCCTAAATTTTCTTCTTTAACAAGTTGATTATATCGTTCAACCGAACTAATAATTTCTTGTTTTTTAACATCTTGCGAACTAACACCATTTCCATCTTTAAAAAAATCATCAATCATTGATGGTGATATTGCTGTACTAAAAATTCTTACTATACCCTTTTCAGTATCATCAAAACCTATATTTGGTATTTCTCTATTACCCTCTGATTTATTAAAGGGTTCAACATGTTGTAATAAAATTTTTTTAAATTGATTATATCTATTTAATAATACATTTAATTCATTATAAGCATTATCAAGATTTTTTTTCTTTTTCGCTGCATCATCTTCTTGATTAATTTTATCAATTAATCGAATTGTTGTCTGAATAATTTCATATAATTGTGCAAATGTTGGAATTGGGACACCTTTACTTGGAAAATCAAATGTAAATCTACCATTTCCAATCTGTTCTCTCCAATAACTATAATCATCGCTTTGAGCATATTTGTTATATGGTGCAGATTTAATCCAATCAAATGGTATATCTGAAAACATTGCAAAAGAATATCCAACAAAACTAGCACTAATTATAACATTTCCTGTTTGTGCATCAAATGTTGTTCTAATATCTTGTGCTGCCAAATCATAAGTTACAGAATTACCATAAAATCCTTTCACCAATAACTTAAACTGTGGATATGGTATTGTATAAAAAGCACTAAAAAAACTATTAATTGCATTTTCAATATTCCCACCTTTAAAAGCATCAATAGGATTCATTAATGCCATTCCTCTGACATCAACAAATTCAATAGATACTTGTGGAAGATACCAACTATTATATTCAATATTAATTGAGCGGATACCTAATGCTTCATTTTCACCACCCCCTCGTACTGATTCTGAATTAAAACTAATATCATGATAAAAATCAGTTAATACATATTGATTACCAATATATTTACCTTCAAAAAAACTAATTTTCTGTTTACCTCCAACATCTTGCCATTCAACAGTAACAGCATTTCTTGTATCATATCCACTTAATTGTGGAACACTAACTTCCAATTGAACAGCAATACATAAATCTTCTGGAGGTATCATTAAATCATTTCCATGTTGTCCATTTAATTCGACTGATTCACCACCAGATCCATATATAACCAAATCCATATCCCTATTTGGATCAACATATATAACATTTGGTCTTTTTTGTTTTTCGGTATTTGTATCTTTTGTTTCTGTTGTTTGTGTATTTGTATTCATAACAATCTAATAATTAAATATAACCATATAAATTTTCAAAAATATTTAATTGATTTTTGAATTGATTTAACGCTATTTCCAAAGGATATGGTATTGTTAATATAGTTCCATCAGGTATTTCAAATTCAATATGTGGAATATCATCATTAGCTAACATAATTAACCAATCATAATTTGCATCTTCATAATATTTGTAACTAATCAAATCCATACGAGATTTATCAACCTGCCAAATTTCTTCTCTATCAGATGCTTGTGGTGAATATCTAAATCTTGGTAAAAGTTCAACTACACCATTCATTGAAACTTTTGCATATCTATTATAAGTCATAATATTAATATATTTAGTTATTGTAATTTTTCAATATTATGCGGAAAATGTTCGTCCAAGTTTATATGAAAAATCATCATTATTTGGTTCTGTCCAATCATAATCATTAAATTTATTATTTTCTTGTAGTTGTTGTATAGCTTCTGGACTCATAGTTCTTTGTTCAATACCATCATTTTTTGCCATTCCATATATATCATCTGTTGCTTCTGTTGTTGATTGTGTTAATTCATTAGATGCTATTTCTTCATCTGTACCTAAATATGCCTTATAATTATTTCCATTTTGATATGTGGTTGGATCAAACAATGTTTCTGGAACTTCGCCTTCCATTCCATTAGTCGCTGCCCTATCATCATAAACACTTGTATTAGCATAATAATTAAATGTTACAGCATTTTGTAATTGTGCAATAGCACCACTTATATCCTGACCACCAGCATAAATAAATGAAATTCTAACATTTGCCATCATGGGTTGTATACCAATACCCTCTGGGTTTAAATCCCATTGAATCTGACCACTATTTTTATAATCAATTGATAAACTTTCAATAAAAATTCTTGATTGAATAAAATCACCAATTTTTAAAACACAAACAGGTGGTCGTCCAAACGATAAATTTGATGCGTTTTTACCATCTCTTGTACCTTTATTTATTCCTTTATCACTTCCAGAGATAGTTGGTCCTTGTCTTGTACATTGATTTAAAAAAGTTAATCGGCTATTAAATCCCTCTGGTGTTAATGACCAAAATGCTGGGATATAATGATTATACTTATCTTGTATTTTTGACCATGTTAAGTCTGTATTTTTATCCACATATTGATAATATTCCATTTCTTCATCATATCTTCCCTTTAAAACTACTTTTAATGCTTCTTCATTAGCCTTTTTTGCTGCTTCATAGGTATCCATATCTGATTGAAATGCTTCTTCACGTGCTTTTTTTGCTGCTTCATAAGCATCCATTTGAGCTTGAAATTCATCATCTGGTATATCAAATTCAGCCTCTTTAATGGTATATTCTTCCATTATTTCTTTTATGATTTCAACTTTTGCAAATCTTCCTTGTTTAGCTGAAAAATCAGATGAACAACCAGTTTGAGTTGATGTGCCTGTACTAACATTTGCATTATCTGTTATACATTTCCATTTATTTTCATCCGATGTATCAACACCTAATGTTTCTTTAATAAATTTTAAAAGAGTATCAGCTCTGTTTTGTGCTAATATTACATTATCAGTTGCCCCATAACCATGTGAATTAGCATTACCTGTTATTATTACTTCTTTGGCTTCTTCAAGTAATTTTATTAATTCTTCATCTCTTGCATTACATTTTTCATAAAATTCTTTAAATGGAATAGCATCTGGTTCAGGTGGTTTATTTACATTCAAATGGTGATTTTCAACATCCCAATAACTCATATATTTCCAATATCGTTCTCTTGGTAAATATTCTCGTTTTGAAGGTATTGGCTTTTGATTAACATGTTTATCTAATGCTGTTTGAGTTTTTAAATAATTTGATTTCGCTTCTCTATTTGGACTAAATAATAAATCTGTTTTTGTCACATTTGGTAAAAAAAGTTCAAACATTTTCTTTTCAACAATATAAGCATCTGTTTGTCCACATTTTATATTTTCAACTAAAAAACTACCATTCATCATACTTAAATTACCTGTATTAACACCTGATAATGAAAAATTACTATCCATTTCATAACCAAGCCCTTTAATACCTCCACTATATATATAATTCATTGAACCAATTCCACCATCATCTATACCAGAATAATCATTTGGATAATATACTCTTGTAACTAATTTGGTTTCTGTTTTTCCACTTGGTCTTTCCCCCTTTTCAGGTTCCCCTAATGTTCTAACTGGTGGGGTTGGTTCTTCAATAGATTCGGGTGGGGTTGGTGTTATACAATCACTTCCACCAACACCAAAATCACAACCTTTGCCTGTTCTTCCATGAAAAGTATTATTAAATTCTATACCAGTTGGATCATCACAACCCGCATCCCATAATAAAATTCCTTGATAATCTTCATCACCATTATTAAATTCACGATATTTCATGTATTCCATAAAAGATGAATGATCTACAAGCATCGTAAAACTTAAATTGCCTGTTCTAATTGAATTAATATAAGTTATAACTTGTTCGCCACGACCTATAAAATCCTCTTTATTTAGTGATACTGATGTTGTTTCATCAAAATCTAAATTTAATGGAGAAAACCAATAAATTCTACCACCATTTGGTCCACATTGACTTGGACATAAAATGTTTTCAAGTGGTAAATCTTTCCATGCTAAATTTTCGATTGAAAAGAAATAATTACGATTATATTTACGTCTATCTTTTGGTTCACCTTTCCACCCATCAATTATTTTTCCTGAACTGTCACTACTAACAAAATCACTTTTATATGGTGCAATTTTTGGTAAACCATTATCTTGTAATGATGTAAATCTTGCAAACACTTCAAGATTTGGTCTTGCATGTTCAATTTGTTTATGTAAATCCTCAAGTTTAATTGGTTCACCAATATTACCTGGATCAATCTCCGATGGCGGGGTTAAAAATGGTCTTAATCCATTTTGTACATTTCGATATTGTCTTTCCCATGTCCAAACCCTACAATAAGGATCTTTATAATTATTTGGTGTTATTTGTTTATCAAAAGATTTATCTAATAAATTTCTGCCTTTTGATAACCCCCATTGAGAAACACCTGTTTGAATTTCACTTGGGCTATCAGATTGATAAAAAGATGATATAATTGTTTTTATTTTTCCAGCTTCAAATAATTTTTTAGTTTTTGCTAATAAAGTATTTGGATTATTAACACCATTTAATCCTGAATTAAAAAAACCAATATTTGAATCATCTATACCATGATAAACGGCATCAGCATGTTCTGAATTGGATTGAATAACAGTACCCCTTGATTGTCCTTCAGCCCAAGTATAGATTTGTCGTTTGTTTTTAATTCTCACATCATTTTCTGGATGTAAAATTCCCTCATTTTTACCAGTTCCTAATGTAAATGGATTATTTACATCTGCACCATAACCAATTTCATTTAATTGATGTTGATAATCTTCATATTCTAATCTCTGATTAAACCTTTCGCTAATAACATATCCCGGCTGATACTTATTTCGTGATAAATTTTGATATATTTGTTCTTTGGTAAGAACACCAGACCAATTAATTAATTCAGATTGTTGTAATCTTCTATATTCACTTTCACTAACAGGAATATAATTATATCTTGTGGTACGTCCTTCAATTTCTCCAGTTTGAGAATTTTCGTAATTCGTTACTTCTTCTTCAACACGAGTTGAATGTAGATTACCTAAAATATATTTATCAAAGTCTGGTTTTGTGTTTTCTCTATATTCAACTAATACGCCATCAAGTTTAATTTGAACATATTTTCCATCATTACTTGATGTTGCTGTTTTTGACCAATTATTATTAGATAATAAATCTTCAATACCTAAACCACCTGCTGCTGTATTTATAACACCACCAAGTCCAGTTGATGATAAAAAATTATCCATACCTCCTGGTGCATCAGTAATTGATGGGGAAGCATATTTTGCCATTTCAAATTTATCATCACCCAATCTTCCACGAGTAATCTTACTTAATAAAAATTGAACACCTTCTTTAAAGAAACCACCAGCCATTCTACCAGTTTTTCGTAGAATATTATTAGCCATAGAAATTGCTGCCGCTTTCATTCCTATTTTACCTAATCTTGTATCTCTACCAGTAGCAGTTGAATAAATTCTACCACCCAATGTTTGTTGAATATTAAAATCTGAAACAACAGATATTCCATTTCCATAAGTTGATGATAAACCAATACCATCACCAGTCATTATACCAGCAAGAACATTGATTGGTGAACTATCCTTTAAAAATATTGCATTAGTATAATCCAAATAACTGTGATATTCATTTCTTATTGGATCATCCCACTGTTGTCTTATTTCATTTGATGGTTCGTTGATTTGTTGATGAGGATCTGCAACATTTATTTCATCCCCTCTTTTATCCCATTGATTACCATAATTTCCACGTCTTACATTACCACTATATCCATCAGTTGCCCCCCATACATTTAATTCTCTTGTAAAATCAAGTAACTTTGGGTGATAATCAGTTAAAAATGGAACATTAGGTGCTGCTAAACTTGGTTCATAATGTAATCCTGGTTCAGTATGTGTACTATTATCCCCATTCAAACCATAAACATAATCTAAATTATGTTTTTTATTTAGAATGATGTTCCTGAAAGCATGGGAACAATTATTTAGATTTAGTGCTGGCATCTATTTTTGAATATCTTTGTATATAAATAATTCAATTTTGTTTTTGTTTGAATATAAAGAAAAATCTCAATTTTTCAATTTCAAAAATTTTCCTTCTGTAGTAATAACTTATTTTTTATTTATTTTTATTATATTTTTTTTCTATATTTGGACCGGACCAATATATAAAATAATATTTAATAATATTAGTATACTTAGAACTAGAAAAAAATATTAAAATATTTTATGCGCACGTGCGTGCGTGAGGATTAAAAAAAAAATTAACTTTTTTGTTTTATGAATAATTAAAAAGTATTATTGGATTAATAATACAAAAAAAATATGCAAGTCTATCTTGACTTAATGAAAAAAATATTGGAAGAAGGTGATATAAAAGATGCAGCCAGAGGTTTACTTCCAAGAACAAAAGAATTATTTAGCGAAAGTTTAAAATTTAATCTTCAAGATGGTTTTCCATTATTAACAACTAAAAAAGTTTATACTAAAGGTGTAATTGGTGAACTTTTATGGTTTCTTCGTGGTTCAACTTATGTTGACGAATTGATTAAAGATAATATCAATATTTGGAATGAAGATTGTTACCAATTCTATGTAAGAAAAAATAAAGGCGAAAATATTTTATCATATGCAGATTGGGTTGATGCAATAAATGATAACTTTCATTTTCCAAATAAAGAAAATTATTATGGCGGTAGAATTTATGGTTATCATTGGAGAACATGGGGTGATGGATTTATAAATAAAAAAAATGGGGAAGAAATAGTGGTTGATCAAATTTGTAATACAGTAAATTCCCTTATCAAAACACCTAATAGTCGTTATTCAATTGTTTCTTCTTGGAATCCAACCATTATAAAAACAGGTGATGCAGCATTACCAAGTTGTCATGTTCTTTTTCAAACAAATGTTCGATATGGTAAATATTTAGACTTATTCATGTTTCAACGCTCGTGTGATTTTGGGATCGGCGTACCATTTAATATTGCAAGTTATGGTATTCTTACTCATATTTTATGTGAATTAACTGGTTTAAAACCTGGAATATTAATATGGACTGGTGGTAGTGTTCATATTTATGAAAATTATGTTGATAGTTGTTTGGAACAATTATCAAGAACTCCAACTAATAAACCAAATCTTTTTATTAATACTGAAAAAATTAGTAAATTTATTGAACTTGGTATAAAAAGCGGTTATTCGCCTGATTTACTTGATACAATTTTTAATAAATTAACTTTTGAAGATTTTGAATTTAAAGATTATAACCCACAACCCACTATTAAAATGACATTGCAGACAGGGTTGAAATTAGACGATTACGAGTTAAAATGGTAACATAGACTGTTTATTTGGTGTATTTTAAGTTTAAAACTAAAAGGAAAAATACCTCCAAATACTAAAAGGGTTTTATATAACGAAAACATTTATGATTCTGCAAACGAATGTGCAAGAATATTAAATATATCATTTAATACCATTTGTTATAGATGTAGAAAAGAAATATTTGGTTTTAAATATATAAGTTAATATAATTGAAAATAAAAAGATGATAAAATTTTTAATTATAACTGATGGAAATCAGTCTTTCAAAAATGAAATTATTCAACCGTTTATAAAATATGTTGGAAATAATTTTTCTGTTGATATATACAATGATAATTTTACAACTTATTCAAAAATATATGATGATTTAAAAAACAAAGCATCTGAATATGATTATTTGATTTATAACAATAGTATTGGCATATATGAAGATAAAGCTATTAATTTATTAAATTATCTTACATCTACAAATCAACGAATGAAATCCATAATTTATTTAGATAAGTTTTGGCATTTACCAAAATATTTGAAAGATGATATAAATTTATCAGTTTCTAATATAAGAAATTCAAATTATGTAATTTCGTATAGTTCAGAAATTATCAATGAATTAAAACGAACAAATCTAAATAAAAATTCAATTTTATTTGAAAATTTATACATCAATAATACAACTAAAATTGAATGTGTTAATAATAAACCAGTCATAGGAATTGTTCCAAATGATGTTCTTGATAAAGAAAATATGAAAGAATTAATTGGTATTCACAAGTATATAAAAAAACCTAATTTTTTTAATAATATTCAATTGGTTTTAGTTGGATTTGATATACATGGGACAGTAAAAGATACCGATTTAGATACAATAGTTAAACCAGAAGATACTATATGGGTTAATTATGAAAAAATAATTACAAATGATTATAAAATATGTTCACCTGAATATAAGGATTTTTTGTTAAAATATTTACCAAATAATAAATATATTGGTAATATTGATAATGAACCATATAAAAGAGTTTGGTATAATGAAGCAAATGATAATATAATAAATTATAATATTCTTTTAAGACCACTTGTTAAAAATAAGTATAATCAGTTAAACTTTGATTATGAAAGTGAACGAGCTAAAAGAATATTAACACCAAGAGGAAAATATATTGATGTTATCAAAACAAATACATTACCAAAATCTAAAAAATCTATTATGAGAGCAATTATAGATAAATCGTTATATTATAGACAATCGGTATTATTTCAAGATAAAAAACATGAAAATGATTTTATTAACAATCTAAATAGTTTTCTTATATGATATTAACAGAAGAACAAAAAACTAAAAATTTACATTATTGGATAACTGGATTAAATAGTCTTGGTGTTGAAACTGATTGTATTGTATCAAAATATGGTAATTTACTTTTAAATGCACCATTATCTGAACAATTTAATACTGGTGCTGCTTATGAGGGGGCATTGATTGACAAATCTTTTAGATTTTCAAAAGTTGCCAAATGGTTTAATGATATATTACCAACTGAATTGCAACAAGATAAAAATAAGATTACAAAAGTGTGTTTATTGGCATCTGTTGGTAAGGGTGTAATGTTTACCCCATGTACTGAAAAATGGAAAAATGATAGAGGAATATTATGGGATTATACTGACAGACATTCTGCATTACGGACAAATCAATTAACCCTATTTATACTTTCTCAATGTGGAATAGTATTAGATGAAATTGAATATGAGGCAATAGATAATCTCTATTCATTGGATGATGATAAATATATAAAAGATTTTTCTGGGTTATTAGCATCTCTAATAAGAACTGCATATCGGTTTATGTGGGAAGAAAGCAAAAGTCTTGCAAAAGTTTCAATAAAAAATAATAATATGTTTTAAATATGAGTGAAGTAACTTTTAATCCTGGTGAAGGTAGAAGATGGGTTAGACCTACAGGACAACAAATGGCTTTTTATAATCAAGAAGCACAATTAAACCCTGCGAATGTTAAGGAATTAAAAAAAGTTGAACATAAATTAGTTTTAGAAATTAATAATAAATCAGATAATCCGTTTCCACAATATGCAAATGCTTTTGATAGTGGTTTTGATTTACGTGCATTTATTGAAGGTGTTGAAAATAGAATAATCCAAATTTATCCTGGGGAAACTAAAATGTTTAATACTGGTTTATATATGAAAATACCTCATGGTTATGAGGGACAAGTTAGAACTCGTTCAGGTATGGCAGTTAAAAACCAAATAATTGTAACTAATTCACCTGGAACAATTGATGCTGAATATCGTGGAGAAATTTGTGTAATTTTAACTAATTTATCCCAAAAAATCAAAGATATAACTAATGGTGATAGAATAGCACAATTTGTTGTTTGTCCAGTAATAGATGAATCAAAGATTGAACTTTTAGAAGTTGAAGAAGTTAATACAGATACCGAAAGAGGTGTTGGCGGATTTGGTCATACAGGTTTTAACTAAAATATAATATAATGTTTAGTGATGTAAAATTATCTTTACAAGATATATCTATTGTACCATGTGTTAATACAGATATAAAAAGTCGAAGTGAATGTAATCCATATTATTATGGGAGTAATCAATCAAAAAAACTGGGTACTAAATCACTTCCACTTTTTACTGCCCCAATGTCAACAGTTGTTGAAGAACAAAATCTTGAAATATTTTTAAAAAACAATATTGAACCAATTTTACCACGAAATATCTGTTTAAATAAAAGAATAGATAATTTAAAAATGGGTTATTGGTGCGCTTTTGGTTTATCTGATATTAACACATTATTAAGTAAAAACATATTTGGAATATCTTTTAATTCCAAAGTTTTAATTGATGTTGCTAATGGTCATATGGATATTCTTTATGATTTAGTAAAAGATATTAAGAAACAAAATAATGCTACTACCATAATGATTGGTAATATTGCTAATCCTGACACATATTATTATTGTTGTAAAAATAATATTGATTATGTTCGGGTTGGGATTGGTGGCGGAAGTGGTTGTTTAACATCAAGTAATACAGGTGTTTTTTATCCAGCAGCCTCTTTAATATCAGAAATATATGAGTTTAAAAAAGAATTAGTCGGAAAAGAATTAGTCGGATTACCAATCATTACAAAGATTGTTGCTGATGGTTGTGCAAGGGGATATTCAGATATTATAAAAGCACTTGCACTTGGCGCAGATTATGTAATGTGTGGAAAATTGTTTGCACAAATGCTTGAAACACCTGGTGAAATTATTGCTGATGCTAATAATGGTTCACCACGATATATTTTATATCAATATAATTATGATGGTGCTGATAAAGGTTATCCATTTACTGATGATAAATATAATTATATTCTAACTCTTACAAAAGAGTTTTATGGCATGGCATCAAAAAGAGGACAACAGGATTTTTGTGTTCCAAGACTTAAAACCGCAGAAGGAAAAGTTGAAAAAATTGAAATTAAGTATACCATAGCTCAATGGGTCGAAAATTTTATAGATTACCTTAAATCTGCTATGGCATATACAGGTAAAAGAGATATAACTGATTTCATAGGTGGTGTTGATATTATACGATTATCTGAAAATGCTAAAAATTCATATAATAAATGAAACAATCTGACATAAAAACAGAAAAAAGAGATTTTTCCAAAATCAACTACAATGTACCAAGTAATAGTAAAATTTATATTGCTATGGGAAAAGGAGATAATAATGCAAATGAATGTTATACTACATATAAAACTGCTAATAACCTTGTTCAATATCTTTTGAATTATCCATTAATTGAACATGATGAAAAAATTTGGTTTCCATTTGATTGTGAAGATAGTAATATATATTTAGCATTTAAAAACAATGGTTTTAAAAATTTGATTTATACACATTTTGAAAATAGTGAAAATTTTTATGAAATGGAAGTTGATTGTGATATTATAATTAGTAATCCGCCATTCAGTAGACATAAAATAGGAGATAAATCTTATGGGAGAACCGATTTATTTAATAGACTTTTTAAGTTAGATAAACCCTTTATTATGCTTCAACCAACTCAAATGTTAAATAATTTAAGTATTATAAAACATTTGACAGAAAAATCACCCAATATTGGTTTTATATGTCCAGAGAATAGAACTGGATTTATTATTAATGGTATTGAAAAAAATTCACCCGCATTTTATTCTTTTTGGATGTGCTATAAAATGGGGTTATCAAAAATGTGGAATAACATGTAAAATTACATATTATTTTAAAAAAAAAATGCTCATTGCCATTTACATTCGGCAATGAGCATTTTGAATTTTTTATTCTTATTTTATTAGTCTAAATTAACAATTTCTTGAACTAAGTTTTGAAAAGTCTCATCTGTTTTTTGAATTAATTCTCTACACCCATTAATCATCCTTAATATATCTGGCCAAGTATACATTTCTCTTTCATTTTCAATTTTGTCAATATAATTTAAAATTTGACCTATTCTATTTTTTTGAACTTGTAATCTGTTCTGTATCCAGTAATCATATTCCGAAGTATTACTACCTTCATTTAAAAACTTTTTTACCTTTTCCTTTGCTTCTTCTTCATTTAATGCACTAACAGCAAATTTTTTACCCGTTTTATTTTCAGTTATCTTATATCTTTTTGTTTCCATACCTTTTGATTCAAATTTTTGCGCTCTTAATGAGGCAAGATTATTAGTTAATGAATATAATAATTCACTTCTTATGTTTTCAGATGGTGTTATATCTGCACCATTAATACTACCACTTCTTATAGACCATTTATTTTTAACTCTTGTATCAATTATTACAAAAACAGGTTCATTTATATCCTGTGAAGATGCTTTGATAAAAAATAAATAAGATGTTTGTGGGTTTTTAGATTGTGATAATTTATCCCATATCAGTATAAAATCTTTTGGTTTATCCCCATCTTTATATTGTATATCTAATTCTCTACCAGAGAATTTTTCATTATATGAATCAATTCTCTTTTGAATTAATGATGGTTTTTCAACTGGAATTGATTTATCTTGTTTATTTACTCTTTTTCTTTGAGATAAATCTGGTAATTGTCCATTTTGTCTCATTGCATCAGCAACGCCCCTAACACTAATACCATGGTCTTTATAGAAATCACTTTGTGGCATCTTCTTTTTCGGTTATTTCGGTTATCAATTTGTTTATTTCAAATAATTGTACTGTTTCATCATCAAACAAAACTTGTTCTTTTAGTTGAAGAAACTTTTCTTTTAATTCAATATCGGATGCTTCTTTGATAAGAGTATTTAATTTATTTAATACATTTTTTTGATATTCTCTTAAAACTTTTGGTTTATCACTTTCTCCTCCATAAGTCATAAGACTTTTTACAATATCCATTTCTTCGTTTGTTAATGTACCATTATATTTTTCATTAAAATCTTTTATTTTTTCTTCAATGGTTTTTTCTTCAACAATTTGTTCTTGTTCTAACTTAACCTTTAATTCAGTAATTACTTCAAATTTTTTTGATGTATTTAATCCACATTCCGAATTTTCATAGATGATACTTTCAATTAATGATGAAAGTTTATTTTTATTGATAATATTTTCTTCATCTATCAAATTATTTTCTTTCAAAAAATTGAATAATTTTTCATTTGCTTCATTAAATTCTTTTTTTGAATACTTTTTAAAAGGGTTTAAAAGTTCATTTATATATTCATGAGCAAATGAAATATTTTCTTTAATATTTTTATCCACACCTTCTTCTAATTGACCAAACAAATTATATTGTTCTTTCAATATTTTATTTTCTTTGATTAATTTCATATATTGTCCAATAACAACCCTTTGTTTGTCATCTTCATATAATGAAATTAAATGTTCATTGAATTTATTATTCAAAGCATAAAAACTTTTGATTTTCATAAGTTATTGTTTTATAGAATTATTTGGTACTACTTTATCACCTTCAACAATACTATCCGATTTTTTGTTGGAATTATATTTTTGACATTGGATAAAAATATTATTCATTGTTTGAAATTCAGGCGATTGACTATTATCAGATAATGAACTCATGGCAGATAATGATTGTTTCATTATACTGTTGATAGCATCACTTGTTGGTGAACCAGTAATTTGACTCATTTCAGCATCAAGCATGTCATCTCCAGATTGGTTTTCATCAACAATAAATTCGCCATAATCGCCTTGACCATAATCATCAATACTCATGTATTCATTTAATTTTTTCATAAAGTTTTGATATTTGGCTTCTTCAAGAACACTTTGAGGAACAGATTGAGAAATTTTATCAATAGTAGATTTAATTTCGGTTATCTGTTTTATGAGTTTTTCTCTGGCTTCCTTTTTTACAACTCTTTTATATGGACGTGAAGTCATATCAACCTTGTTTGTTATTTTTGTGTTTGGATCAACCATTGGGGATGATTCTGCACATTCTTTTGTAACAATACCTTTAAATGGTTTTGATGTAAAATCAACATTTGATGTTGGCGTTGTATTTTGTTGTTTCACATCATTAGCTGTTTTTTTATTTTGTTTATGAATGTTATTTATATCTCTTTTTCTTTTTACAGCATTGTTAAAAGTTGCAGCATCATATGCCTTACGTTTTTGAGAAGCCCATCCATCAGAATTTGCTGTATCTTCGGTTAATTTTGATAAAACCCTTTCAGTTATTTGATCTACGATATTCATGTTATGAGTAAATTTTTTATATAAATAGTTTCTTGCATTATTTTCTGATAAATATTGAATTATTACTTTTCTCATTTAATTTTAGTTTTAAATAGATATATTACTATGAATAAGCAAAAAGATTTAACTGGTCTTTCACTCCAAGACCTTCACATTTTAAAAACTCATGCCATGATTTCTTTTTCCAAAATGGAACGTCTTATGGGTGATATGAGTAGGGGTATGATGGATTCTTTTGAAGCAAAAGATTTTCAAATGATGGGTAGCATATATAAATTATATGAGGAAGAAATGAATAGGCGAATAATGACTACTGCACTTGAAGGATACGATAATTAATTATGTCTTCTCTATCAGATAAAATAAAAACTGTTATTGGTGGCGCAATTTCTGGTGGTGATGTTTTGACATCATCTAATTTAGAAATAACTCCATTAACTTCCATTGTTTATCAAAAAGAACAGGGTTCTAAATTAATGAACGATCTCATTAAGAAAGAAGTTACTGAAGAAGTTAAACAATTGAGGTATAGAACTTATTGGGTTGAGGAAGAAAGTTACAATTATGATATTCAAGAAACTAATGGGGAAGTAAAAGCAATTCAAAAACGATTTGCAGATTTTACAAAACCAAATGTTTTTGAAGAAAGTGGGAAAAAAGTGATACTGGTTCAGAATACAGAACCCATTTCATCTGGTATTGAAAACAATGTTGAAATTCAACAAGAGGGGGTTAAATTTAAACAATATTATCCATTAAATATTACACATAACGATTTTTATTATCCAAAATACAAATTTGAAAAATTCTGTAAACAAATTGTTTTAAAAGAAATTAATGATGGGTTTCAATTGGATATGTATATGAATTTAATTCCATCAACAGATGATAGAATTGAAAGAAATTTAACATTTGACCTTGAAACAGTATTTAATAAAAAACTAAAAATTTATAAACTTGATGATTTTGATACCATAGAATTTACAACAAAAAATGCTTGGGGAAATAAAAATCATATTAGACATAAATTCAATATTATCTCTAATAATGGAATAAGTAAATTCAGTTCATTTTATGTAATACATTATATTGTTGAATTGGTTGAACAAGAAGATATGGTTGCCCAATACTTTAATGAAAATATTTCCAAAGAATATGAAAATAAAACCAAACGTCCTAATATGTATGTGCCAATCGAATTATTTACTGGTATTCCAAAAGGCACAAATGATATAGAAATTTGTGATAAGTGTGGTAAAGAAATGAAAGAATTGGAACGTGCAGATTATCGTCTTACAAAATTGGAATATGGAATTGGAATGTGTACGAACTGCCTCCAAAAATATAACGAAATAACAGGTGATTCTATTACAGATTATATAACAATAAATGAATACAAACAAAAAAACTTATGATAAGAGTAGCAATAGATATAAATGATACTATAAGAGCATTTACTAATCAGTATGCTTTACAATATCAAAAATTAAATTTTTTTGACAAAAATTTTAACATAAATAATTTAATCTATGATGGAGATGATATGTATTCTCCCTTTAATTTTAAATCATTAAAAGAAAGAGAAGATTTTCAATATATTGATTATTCTTTTGAAATTTATGGTTCAGCAAAATGTATAGATAAAAACATACCTGGAATGTTTAATGTTTGGCGAAATGATATTGAAGATACCGAAAAAGAAGAAGATATTGAAATTTCTATTATAGGGGGTGATGAAAATGAATTATCCATACAAGCGACATTATTCTTTTTGTCTAAAAATTGTACAAGAGTAAGAAATATAGAGTTTCCAAAATCTTCGGAAGAAATATGGAATAAATTCGATATGGTTGTTACAGCAGATCCACGAATAATCAAAACAATTCCTGAAAATAAATTGGTAATTAGAATTAATACAACATATAATGAAGGGTCTTGGGTAGGTGAAAACAGAATGTTAATATCTTATGATACTTTTATTCAATTTCTTGAAAATAAACCAAATTATTCAAAATTTTTAAAACTTAAATAACATGTTATTATCATTAGCTAATGGAAAGTGTTTCAGATTAGATGTAGATGCAATTATAAAATATTGTACTGGAACACAAGATGAAAGATCAATTCAAAAAGATATTACCGAATTATATAAAGATGGTTTTGATGGTATGCAGCTTGTCCAAAAACAAATCAATGAAACAAAAATACAAAATGGACAAATAAAAACAGCAGATAGCCTTAAATATGATACAGTAAAATTAATGCTTGAAATTTTATCACATATTGGTATAAGGCAGGGTGAAGGTGGAAATTTTTATAAGTATGCTTCAATTGAAGAAAATATTTCATTATCTGAAACTATTGCTTGGAATACACTAATTTCGCTTGGAATATTAGTTGAAATAAAAAAATAAAATTAATCTTTAAAAAGATACAAAATATACTACATTAAATAATATATTACAAAAATACAATATATGGCAAATAAAAAACAAAAAATCGAAGTAAAAGAGGTTGAACAACCAGTTGTTTCACCTGAAGAAAGAATAGGTAAACTTCAAACTGAACTTGAAAAATTGAATAAGAAAGAAAATAAAATCTTATTCTGGATTATGGATGCAAAAGATAATCCAAGTGGGAGTGTTGGTAACATATATGTTATGGCATACATGTTGAAAGAACTGGGTTATAATGTTGCAATGCTTTATCAAAATGATGATAATGATGAATTTGTTGGCGTTAGTGGATTTATAGGTGAAAAATATATGACCATACCACACTACAATATAAAGAATGACAAGGTTACAATTAATGCAAGTGATATTCTAATTATTCCAGAAATTTTTTCTAATTTAATGGAACAAACAAAAAACATGCCATGCAAAAGAATAGTTTTTTGTCAAAACTTTAATTTTATTCCTGAAATAATGCCTATTGGTGTAGAATGGGGTCAAAAAAACATATTGGATGTTATAACAACATCAGAATCTCAAAAAAGATTGTTAATGGAAATAATGCCATATCTTAAAATTAAGATAATTGAACCATCTATTGCACCTTATTTTTATAAGCCACAAAGTACAGAAAGAAATTTACAGGTTGCCATTGTTGCAAGAGATAGATCAGATGTTAATAAAATTGCCAAATTATTTTATCTAAAATATCCGTTGTTTAAATTTCTTACATTTAAACATCTTAATGGCTTAAATCAAGAATTATTTGCAGAGGAAATACGAAATTCAGTTGCATGTGTTTGGGTTGATAGAGAAACTAATTTTGGATTTGCCCCAATTGAAGCAATGAAATGTGGAACGATTGTAATAGGTGTTATTCCTGATGAACCGACTGATTGGATGCTTTCGGATACTAAAAAAGAAATGACGGATGGTATTATATGGGTATCAAATTTGAATAAGATTCATACTGCTATTGTGTCAGTTGTATCTTCATGGATGGAAGATAAAGTACCAAATAATTTTTCAGAAAATATGTCAAAATTTGATAATTTATTCACAAGAGAACAACAAAAAGAAAAAGTTCAAACCGTTTTTGACCAATACATTGAAGAACGAATAAAAGAATTAAATGAAGCAATAAATATTTTTAAAAATAAATAAACAAAATGGAAAGTAAAATAATAAACAAAGCACACGAATTTTTTAATAATATTGGAAAATATCCAAATATGATTAAAATAAATCCAGCCAATGCAGATTTGTTTACCACATTTCAAAATTTTCGTAAAAATACAACTATTCCTTTTGGAATAGGTGAAATTAGTGGTATGGCTGTTGTTTGTACACAAGATGACCAAGACAGATTATCGGAAAACACCATTCAATTTTGGGTGAATGGAGAATTGCTTGGAGATATGTCTTTAAGTGTAATGGAAGAACCAAAGAAATATATGTATACAACTATTACAGGTGTATATCCCCCAGAAGTAGCAGATCAAATACTTAATAAATGGCAACAATTGGGGTTTTTGGATAATTTAAACAATGAATTAAAATATCCAGTTTCATCTGAAATGGAAAAGATTAATCAATTTTTAAATAGTTTACATGGAAAATATTTTATTGATGAAATTGAAAATATAGTATTTCCAATAATTAAGAAATTATTAACCCTTGAAACTAACAATGTTGTATACAATTTTAATGTTTATGATTTATTGTTATTTACCAACTTCTATTATCCTCAAATTAAACAATATATTGATGATATTGCAAGTAAAACACCAGAAAGAACATTTGATACAGTATTAGAAACTTGCTTAATTTTAAGTGAATATTATGAATACTTTTTAAATGGAAAAGGATTTACCGAATTTTTACAAAGTAAACATTAATTCTATGGAAAACGATAATATAGGCTTTGAAAGGGTTTGGATACAACAAAAAGTAAACAGTATTGCTGCCACCAAAGAATGGATGAAAAAAGCATCTGATGTAATGGATAAATACAATTTTGATGATATTTACCCACTTGTTGTTAGTTTATTGAGAAGAAGTAATACTACATTGTGGGATCCAATTGATGTTGCAACATCAGAAAGTCGTGAATATGATGAACCTGTAAGTAATATTAATAATCTTTTATCTGATTTAAAATTTAAAGAACAACAAGCCTTTAAAGATGGAAATCTTGATGAATCTGCTTTTTTACAAGATGAAATAGAATATATTGAAAAATTCTATAATTCGGAACGCAAAACTATAAAAAGGGTTAAAGAATTAAATTATAATTATACTGATTTTGATTTATTTGAGTTCTTTGTAAATGTAACGGATGGGTTAAAAAGTTTAATAAAAAATATTCCAGAAGATGATAGGTCATTGGATGAAGATGAATTATTTAAACTATATTTCGCAAACTTATTTGCACATAAAATTAATGGGTGCGGTATTGTTATTGAAAATAATCAAATAAAAATTTTACAAAATAAAATTTCATATGAAAACGCTTAATTTAACAGATGAAACAACAGAATTATTAAAAGAATATTATAGTGATTTTCAAGATGACCATGATTGTTGGTTTGAAAATGAAACTAATAATGATTTTTTATTAAACAATGATGATCCATATAAAGATCTTAAAGAAGAAGATGAACAAAATTTAATTGAAGCATATAATTTAGGCTTCAATTATACTGAACTTCCCGATTTACCAGATATGAAAGACGGAGATTATGAATATACTAAACAGGAAGAATTACCTATTGATGAAACAACCTATTTTGGTGAGGCATCAGTTGGAATGGGTAAACCAAAAACATATTAAAAAAAATTAACAAAAAATGATGGACTTAACAGTTATAATTCCCATCGGAAAATGGGATGAAGAAGTACAAAAATATCTTGACAGAGCATTAGATTCTGTATTTAATCAAAAAGTTAAACCAAGTGAAATTATCTTGGGAACACATAGCGATTTAAACGATAACAAATATGGTGAATATCTTGATAAAACCGTTAAAGAATTTGAAATGATTAACATCACTATTACTAATAAATGTTCAGATTATGTGTTTGAGCATTATCCACATAATAGTGTTACAGCAATTATAGATTGTGTAAAAGCAGTAAAAACAAAATATTTTACTATTTTGGAATTAACCGATCAATTTGAACCAACATGGTTTGAAAATGTTGATAGATATATATCAACATTAGATAAAGATATTTCCATTTATTTACCAATTTGTAAAGTGTTTAATGAGAATGGTGAATTTGTTCGATTTTTGAATGAACAATGGTGGGCAAATGGGTTTAGTAAAGATTTAGATCTTGGTTATGTTGATGAAGAAGGTTTAAAAGTTATGTTTGATATGAATTTATCTGGTTCAATAATCAATAAAAATGATTTTGATGAAATTGGTGGTCTTAAAAATAATATAAAATTGTACTTCTGGTATGAATTTTTATTAAGGCTTGTATATAATTCCAAAAACGCATTTGTAATACCAAAATCATTGTATAATCATGTTTATTTCACAGCTATTAATATTGAAACTGATGAAGCTAAATTTTATTGGGATGCAGTTCAAAATGAATATTACTTCAACGCCCAAAGAGATTTAACATATAATAAGAAAATAGAAGATGTTACATAATGACATATGAAGAAACTTTGGATGATGCTATAAAACAAAGCGATATTGTTATTATAGAACCACCAACTAAAAGAGGTCGTGGGCGACCACGAAAAGAAAATAAACAACGAGGCGCAACAGGAAATTATTTTGCGCCTGTTGAAAAATATTTGATGGATTATCTTAATTCCGAAAGTGATATTGAAAGAAATATGATATTCAATAAACATTTGTATTCACCAATTTATTATATGATACAAACAATATTGATGAGATATTATAACAATAAGTTTCAAATTGATGAATCTGTTGAAGATATAATTTCTGATGTTTTTTCATTTATTGTAACCAAACTGGATAAGTTTGATCCTGAAATGGGATTTAAAGCATATTCATATATTCAAACGGTTATCAAACATTATATTGGTAGCAAATATCTTAGTTATGATAAAAAAATGAAACGATATTTACCAATTGGCGATGTTTATCAAGATATTAAAAATAAAGAATATGAAGAAGCAAAAGAAGAAGTTAGTACATTCAGTCTTAATGAACACTCTTTTGTAAATAATGAAGTTTTACCTGTAAACAACGATAATAGTTTTATAAATGAATTGTTTAAATGTACAATAAAAGACATACAAGAATGTGTAGATAGTCCTGAACAATATAATTTGAATGAAAAGGATTGTAATGTTGGTTTATGTTTAATACAAATATTAGATGATTGGGAAAATATTATTGGCGATGTTGGTTCACATAAATTTAACAAAACTATTCTTTTAACTTTTATAACCGAAAGTACATTTTTAGATATTAAAACTGTAAGAAATAGTATCAAAAAATATAAAATAATATATCAAAATACCAAAAAAAACCTGTTAAGTATTTATTGAAAAATGCAATAAACCATGAGAAAGAACAGTATAGAACTAAACAATAAATTAAATCTTCAAACTTATTTGAATGAATTATATCATGAAGCAGATAGATTAATAAATCAAATACAGGGTGAAATTGATAAAATATCAATTAGCACAAGTTTGAGTAGTGTTTCAATTGAAGAAAAATCTGATTATGCCAAAGCAATTAATGCTTTGATAACAAGTAAAAGTAATGCTCTTAAAATTAAATTGGATGTTCAAAAAATTGTTGCTGAAATTCTTAAATTTGGTGGAGATGAAAGTGGGGCATTAAATGCAATCAATAAAAATAAATCTGTAAATAACAAAGCACTTAATATAAAAGATTTACAAAATCTTTTAATGAATAAACAAAATACTCCATCCGAAAGTAACACATCAGAACCAGAAAGAGTGATATATAAAATCAATAAAAATTCTTAATGGCAAATCTCCAACAACAAAAGGCTGATACATTTGGTATAATTTCTGCATATAGAACATTAACCGAATCTTTTCCGAAATTCGATTTGAGTTCTCTATTTCCTTCTATTAACAACAGTGCAGATCAAATTCAATTTACTGTAGATTTATTTATTGCTCTGGGTAATTTTGACATGCTTAAAGAGGCTATTGCAAAGGTAATAATACAACAACTCACTGTGATTGAAAAAGCCGTTAAATTGGCTTTAAAATTACTTATAAGAGATAATATTTCATGTAATATTAACCCAACTGTAATGGCTAAATTAAAAGGTGAAGGGATTAAGGTACATATTGATGAATTTGATTTATTAAGATTAATGCGAATTAATCCTACAAAAAAAGTTGGAAAAATGTTTTACTTTGGTATGGTTGATGACCCGCCTACTGTTGGAAATTTACCAATGGCAAAAGATTTAAACGCTTTTTTGTGGTATGTAATAAATGAAGCATCAGGTCAGGTGAGCTGGCCACAATATAATCCTGCATTACCGCCACCAACCGATCCGAATATTCCAAGTAATATTGCAACCTTTGAGTTCACTGAAAGTGCAAGTCAAATACCAGGTTTTGGTACATGGTTTAATACACTTACTGTGCGTGTTGGACCATCATATAACAAATTACATGATTTTAATTCTGATTGGATTGATAGTATTGTATTTTTTGATAAAGAATCTCTGGTAGCCTCATTATTAGGTAGAGTTTTTGGTTCAATTGATATATCAATTCAACGAACAAGAGAAGAAATTTTTGTTGCGGAACAAATAGAAGATATAATTGATAGATTATCACAGTGTGTTACAACATCAGAAGTTGATGATAGTTTCTTTTCATTTGATAATGAAACTTATAATGCAATGTTGATAAGAGCGGAACATGTCAAACATGGTAGGTTTGAATATAGTGCTGATGCCAATATGACAGTTAATATTAGTCCAGAAGATATTGCAACTGCATTAGCTGGTTTAAGCCAAACATCTGATTTACAAGAACAAACTGATATATTTACCCATGCGCTTGACACATTAGTTGATCAGGTGGCAAAAGATAATCCGAAAGTTTATGAAAGGGATAAGTTTAATTTTAAAGTAAATATACTTAAACAACTTATTGTAGAATTATCAGCAGCATTTTCAATGTTATTAGTAGCCCCAAAGATTTATCTTTTATTATTAATTAATTTAAAACTTTTAGGTGTACAGGCTAAATATACAGCATTATCATTCTTACAAGAAAATCTTAATTTAGTAACAGGAATATTAAATGCAGTAAAAGATGCAATTCTTGATGAATTGTTAAAAATCATCAAAGAATTAGCAATAGATTTGGCAGCAAAAATGGCAAAGGAGATTGGGAAAGATCAACTAATCAAATTCAGAAATATGTTAGCAACCCTTATACCTGGTCTGTGTTAAAGTCTGGGGTATTTTTGATTATCCAACCAAGCATTTCATCTCTTTCTTCATCGGACATTTCTTCGTGTTCTATATCAAAAACACTCTCATTTTCCACCATTTCATCTAAAAAATCTAATTCTGTTGTCATATTTTATTATTATAAATTATAGCACAAAAATACATAATTTTAAATAAGATAAATTCTACTGGATGTTAAAATCAGGCGTTTTGAATTATCCAACTTACAAATTTTTCATCAATAATATTATTTTCTTCTTGTTCATTTAATACAAAAGAATTTTCATTTTGAATTAAATGTTCAATTAAGTCAAATCTATCATTTTTAGGTTGCATTATACTTCCTGTTAAAGTAACCTTTTCAGCAAGTTTTAATGTGTTTCTTGGTAAAACATAAAAATCCCTACCTGGTTTTTCTTTTTTGACTATATCTTTTACATCTGAACTAATTAGTTTGTCACCCCACAATGGATTAAGTGATAAATTGTAATTTGCATTGGCTTTAATAGATAGAAATGGTCCCCATATTAAATTTACAAAAGTATCTCTCATTATTGTAGGAAAATCTTTAAGTTGATAATTTTTTAAAATGTAAATACTCCAATGATTACTCATTCTAGTTATTAATCCTGTATCATATTCTTTATAATACACACTACTTGTTTTCCCATTTTTATCTTTTGATATAACTTGTCTTATTTTTACTGTTTCTTTTCCATTTGGTAATAATTCAACCCAATTTATTTTTTCATATGGGGATTTCTCAATAACAACCCTTTTCCAATTTGAGTTTATTTTTGGTTTAACTGATTCTTTAAAAATATAATTAACACCATTTTGATTTTGTAACCAATTATTTTCAACTATTATATTACCTTTTATAATATTAAATTGATTTTCTGTTATAATTATTTTCTTCATATTACCAACTTATAAATTTATTATCATCTATATTAGACCAATATGTACTGGCTTGGAAATTTGGTATTAATCCAGTATCCACTTTAACATTACTTATACGAGCATTATCAAGACCGCCACTATTTACATAAAGTGCTTTTTGTATATATATACTTCCTTTCAATGTTAATTCTCGTTGAAGTGATGTATTTGCTGAAAATGCCCCAGAACCCCAAGCCATATTTACAAATATACTTGGTGTTCCCCCAACATTCCATAAGGTTGAATCTGGTGCAACACAAGTTACCATTGATGAACAATTCCACCATGTAGCATATAACCAATAACCATCAATAGTTGTTATACTCCAATTAGATGTATCTGGTGATACACAATGTACCATTGATGAACAATTATACCAGGTTGAATCTAAAAATGTAGCCCACATTCTTATTGGTCTCCAATTTGATGTATCAGGGACAGCACTATTTACCAATGATGTACAATTATACCATGTATATCCCATAAAATCATTGTTAAATGTTGTTACACTCCAATTTGATGTGTCAGGTACAACAGCAGTTACTAATGATGTACAACCTCTCCAACAATGTCCTAAAAATAAAGTTCCAATTGTTGTTATATTCCAATGACTTGTATTAGGAACTGCAGCATTAGTTAATGATGTACAAGTATACCACGTATTATACATAAATGTATTTCCTATAGATGTTGGTGTCCATCCACTTACATCAAAAACATCACCAACTTGCTGATTGTAATTTATACAATTATAAAAAAGATATGCCATAAAAGATGTTGGAACATTATAACTCCCAACAAGTCTATATCCCGCACTACGAACAATATTCTGATAAGTAACTGGGGTATTACCTGCTAATGGATACATTCCATTAATCCATGTCATCCTAAACACACAAGATTCTCCATTAGTAACAGTAAAATTATTTATCGAACTTCCACCAGCCAAAACATTAGTTATAACACCGCCAGCCCGTTCAACAACAGCACTGGTTAACGTTGGCGAACCTGTTGGATTTGTAAATAATGTATTTAATCCACTTACTGTAACAATGGTTCCAGTTTGATTATAGAATCTCATATAAAACATGGATTCTTTACTGGTTGTTTTTCTTATAAAAAGTGAGTCATTTAACATAGTAATTATCTTTTCAAATAAATAACTGTTTTTTTTTTTGATTAAATCAATCCCACTTTGTTGAATTACCAGTCGAAACAATAATAGGTTTCTTTAATGGAAGTGAAACACCAATTGAAGTAACAATTTTATAAATTTCAACTGGTTTGTTTTTTAGTAATCTTAATTCATTTTCTTTTACATCAGCAGCAATTGAAATTGTATATTCCCAATCTATACTATCTGGTGATACTTTTCCACATAATGTTACAATATCGCCACTTAAATCCCCACCATAAGGAATGGCTGCTTCATAATCAACACCCCATGGTAAACCAAGTCCATCAAAATATTTAGTTAATTCTTCATAATAGTTATCAATTTGTTTTGGTAATGATAAACCTCTATAAACATATATTAGGTTTCTTGCCTTATCAACTGATATTTTTTGAAGAATTTCACCATGTTCATCATAAAATTCGGTTTCTAAATCTTCAATATCTTCTTTTGTATAAGTAACTTTTGGATCATCTGTATTTCTTTTTATAAAATTACTTAACCCACCTTGAATTGCATTTTGATACAATTCTTCAATATTACCAGTACCAGTTAATCTGCCTGGTTTACCAATTTTATCTAAATAATTTAAAAATTGTTCACGAGGTGTATCACCAACTTTCATTAATTCATTAACAAGCATTGATAATTGGTTTTCAGTTATTTTTATTCTTTTAGTTGTAGTACCCATCTTTGTCAATATTAACTATTTCAAATTTAACCAAATTAGCATGTCTTTTTGTTTCCATATTGGATCTTGTAATCACATCCAAATAATATGTTCTTGGTAAAAATGTTCTACTGTCGAACATAAAATAGTTTGTATTGAATGTTTTGTTTATTGGTTGCCATTCGGAAAAACAATTGATTATTTTATCCCCCTCTTTAACAAAAATCATGTAATATAAATCATCAACTAATTCAGATTGTTGTACTGTAAATGGTATTGAACATTCAACATATACTTTTCTAAATCCTTCATCTCTTTGTATTTTTTCATCATACTTGATACCATATATAGTTGGTGAATATTGTCTTGGTAAGAAATCACTATCACCAGAAAGATTAAATTCACTTGAATCTTTTGTTGTAAATTCCAATGTTTGATCTTTCATTTTGACAGTTTTATCAAATCTTTCATTATAATATTCAAGATTAGACCATGTATCAAATAACATTCTATTTGGTACTAATTCATTACCATTACTATCATCAGATTGTATCATTACTTCTGTAAAATAAACACCTCTTGTGGCTTGTTTTACTTCTGGTACAATTTCAATTTCTTCACCATTTTCAAAATTACCAGTAATTTTAACACTTGGCAATTGGTTAAGATTTGTTGGAACTCCACCAACATTACTGTAAAAATATAATCTACGTGGTACATCCAGAAACATATCTTGTCTATTATCATGTATATCTTCATCATAAGAAGTTTCAAGATATGGTTCAAACCATGTTGATGTTTTTTCTGTAAAAAAATTAATAGATTGAATTGGATTTGCTTTTTTTATTTCCAAGAATGGATCAAATGCAAGACAATATCCATGATTAGGTTCGCCACCTTCAACTAATATTGCACGATTAATAATATCAGTTATGTCAATTTCAATATTTTCACTACCTAAATCAAAATGTTGGTGCCTTAATATAACTGATTTCCCACCATTTAAAAATATTCTATATTGGTCTTGTAAATATTTATTACAATAGATTCCATTTACAATTCCGGCATAAGGATCACTGTTTTTATGAGAATGATTTCCCAACTGACTACTGCCCCATTGTACTAATGATTTTCTGTGATACCAGTTACTTCCTTCACAACTTTGAAATTCATCAAATGTAAAGGTAGTATTTACAAGATTATCATAACCCTTTCCTTGATCCCATGCTTGTGGTATTCTAAATAGAATTAAATCAAAAGAACTCGCTCTATCAGCAACCTTATTTTCCAGTGTCCAGCATGGATCAAACATCCATTTAAAATCTATATCACCTGCATTAAATAGTTTTAATTTATGTTTTAATTTGAATATATCAGGAAATGTCTGATCTGTTAATAATTGTTTTATGTAATCAAAAGAAAAATGAAACATATACCGAGAATACCCTGTATACCCATAGAAAATTGTTGTAATTGGGTTTAACCCATAGTTTATATTTGAGTCTTTAACAATTGTATTACTTTTATCAAAATATGTTTTAATTATCATATTACATTCTTTTTTTTTACATAATTATCTAGCAATGAATTTACTACTTGGAGTTATACTGCTCCAAGCTGAACTTGATTGATATGTTGGTATTAAAGCGGCATCAACTTTAATATTTTGTATTCTACTATTTGTAATCCCCAAACTGGGCCAAGTTAGAGATGGAAAACTAACATAAAGATTACCGCCTAATTCACAAGTTGTTCCAATACCTGTGGATAAAAAAGAGCTCGTAAGTGTTTGTGACATAAAAGTACTACCAACAGAAGTAACATTCCAATTTGTTGTGTCAGGTAAAACAACACTCATTAATGATGGACAATTAGTCCATGTAGAATACATAAAATAATTACCAAGTGATGGTCCAACTGTCCAATTACTTGTATCTGGTGCAACAGAATTTAATAGAGATGTACAATAAAACCAAGTTTGTGTAAGAAAACCTTGACCAATTGATCCTGTTATATTCCAGTTTGTTGTATTTAATGTTACAGGGTTTGCTAATGATGAACATTCACTCCATGTTCTATACATGAAATCATCCCCAATACTGGTTGGATACCATTGGCTTGTATCAAATATATCGCCAGGTTGTTGATTATAATTTACACAATTTTGAAATAAAGATCGCATAAAATAATTTGGAACATTATCATACCCCCTTATTTCACAACCAGCACTCCTAACAATATCTTTGTACGAATTTGAATTAATAGAAGTATGTCCTTGAAGACTGTACATTCCACCATCCCATGTCATTCTAAAAACACATGATTCACCATTTGCGACAATAAAATCATTTATAGTTCCACCAGAATAAACATTATCAACACCACCAGATCGCTCAACAACTGCTGTTAATAATCGTCTGGTTGGGGAATATGAATCATTGATTAAGTATCTCAATGTATTGATTGTAACAGCACTTCCAGTTGTATTTTGGAAACGCATAAAGAACATATTTCCTTTATATTTGTTTTTTCTTACAAAAATGTTATGAAAAATCATACCTTTTTTTATTATTTTATTATCCCCAAATTGAATATAATGTTATATCTTTTGCTACATATAGTAAACTTCCTGGTAAATAAGTTGTACCACTACCATCAATTTCTGTATTCCATTCAATAAATGTAAATGTTGTATTTAATGGTCTTTGGAATAGACTATTTAAAACGACTGCACCAGGATAGAACTCAAATTGTAAAAATTCACCAGTTCCATTGTTTGCATCATATGTTACGATAAAAATTACTTGTTTCCAAATTGCATATAAATCAATATCGCCAGTCATTTTTATATAATAATTTGGTTTATATGAATTTCCACTTCTATCTGGCATTGTATTCCAAAGTAGGAAATCCCAATGTGCATATACAAATGTATTTTGTGATATTAAATATCTATCATCAGTAACAGTAACAGTAATAACTTCCATTAAACTATTATTACTATGGTATCTGACAGTGAATGTTGGCGGAACTACTGGTGTTGGACAAAGATTTTGTGTTACACTCTTATCAATTTCACTAATAACTAAACAAAAACTATCCTGTATTCTTTCTGGAACTTGCCATTGTGTAATTCGCATTATACCATCAATCGAAATACCTAACTGTACATGGTTAATAAATCCCATTGATTTTGAAGAATGACTAACCAAATATTTGTATGTATAGGTATCAACTGCTAAATTATCATTGTCAATATAGTCAAATAGTTTTACTGGTAATCTTCCCAATTCAACAGGCATAAAATTACCAGGAGGAAATTGTGTAAATTGGGATAATTCTACATTGACAGATACCATAATTACGTTTGAACGAATATGATAAAATACTTTTCCAGACCACTCTGGTTTCAAGGTAACTTCACCTGCAATATCAACATTTATTGGTAAATTATCCATCAACACACACTCGCCATTATCATGACACAATAACATTTCACCTTTACATGGATCATATTCAGCAGTTTCTATTGTGTGAATAGCATTTGAAATATCAACAATAACTTGTTTATCTGGATATAATGGTGATTCGGGATTATATTCTAATGTTATAATTCCATCATTACTACACCAACCATCTGCAATGTAAGTATTATATTTGTTTAAATCTACTGATAATTCATCTCCATCAGTATCTCGAAGTACCAAATTGTCAGAACCAGGTGGAACAAAACCGAAAAACTCATTTTTAGTATTATGTGTAAATGGTTCTGTATTAATAGACCATAACTTATGTGTATCAGGCATATTTGGACAATTCTTTGTATTAACAGTAGTCAGTACAAGCAAATCATTATCAACATCATGATAAAAATGTTCAACTTCTTGATTATCAGTATTTGTTATACCACAACCATTACCAATAAATTCTTCTGCTGTAATTGTCTTTGCATTAATATCATTAGCAGTAATATCATTTACTTCTAAATCACCATTTACAACAAGTCCTCCCTCAATAATTGTTGGTAAATCTTCACACACTTTTTTACAACATGTAATACTATTTAGGTTTAATCTTCTACCATCTATGGTTCTAACTTGCCAACAAGCACCATTTCCAGCTCTCCTAATTGCATTAATTTGATCGCACCCTATAAATGGAATGACTGAACCAGTTGCCTTTTCGATTAAAGCAACTACTTGGATTTCCTCGCCACCACAATCACGAACAATATCACCACAATCTTGTACGCCATCACAATTTGGCCCCCCAAAATCAATTCTTAAATTACCACAGGCATCATATATTTTTGAAGTGTAAATACCATCCGAAGCTGTTAATGTTCCAAAATCTTCATCACCATTCAGTGGACCAACACAGAAATTTATATTCTTGTTACAGTTATTATCGCAGCAACCCATACTATTCTATATTTTTCTTATAAATAGAAGTCAATATATTTATATGTAATAATTAACTATTATGTTGATATTAAAAGAATATGAGATAAAAAACATCATTTCAACTATCATTCAAGCATATTTAACCGAAAATCCTCAAAATGAAATAAATGTTAAAGATGTAACAAAACGAATGGGATGGAAGCCACCTAAACAGGATCCATTTAAAAAGAAAAAATTAACTCATGTTAATATGCACGCACCAGGATTAATGGGTGAATGGAGAGGTGATAAAAGAATACCATTTGAGGGAGAATATGGCAAAAAGGCAAACTATGATCATTTTATAGATTATCTTGAAAATATTGGAAAATATGGTGAACTTAGCGGTTCTGGTAATGCGCAGAAATTATATGAAAATGCCCTACATGATGGATTTATCGAATTAAAAGATAATCATCCAATGTGGGAAAGCGACATGGATTGGTTTTTAGAGGATTATAATCCAGAGGATTATCCAGATTACTATGAAGAAGATACACATGATTTAACAGAAGACGGGGAACAAGCATGGGAAGATTTTTTATGGGGACTTTATCAAGATAGGGTTGATGTAACATATCAACTTAATCAACGAAATTTAGTTTACATATATAGAGCAATATCAATACCTGCATTAACATCAACACAATATAATGCAAATGAAAATGAAGATTTTTATGAAGAATTAAATAGAAGATTCAATGGAATTGGTATGTGTTGGTCTTATGAAGTAGGCGGTGCAATTCCACATAGTGGTGGTGCTGGTACAACAATAATAGTTTATGGGTTAATTTCGCCTGATAATATAGATTGGGTTAGAACTTGTGCATTAAATGGTAGCGGAATGGATGAAAGAGAAATTAGAACACAAAAAAATATTCCAATTGAAATATATCAAATGATGACTGAAAATGGAAAAAAATTACCACTTAAAAAATCAATTATTGTTGGCTCTGGGGATGACTATTAATTCTTGAAATAAAAAATAATATCTGTATATTTATAGTATATTGAAAAAATCTATTTTCGCATTGAGTCTATATGGCTCTTGAGTAATTTTAGTAAAATAGGGTTACAATAATGTGAGGATAATTAATAATATTTAATAAATTTTTTAATTATGGCTAAAATTGCTAATGGCGGTTCATGTTGTCTATCTCCGCAAGCGTTTATCTCGGTAAACAAAAATAGACAAAAAATCTATGACAAGAATGGCGAACAAACCATTTATCTACCAAATCAAACCCAATTTGAAATTGAACTTTTTAATCCAACGCAAAAAAGAGTTGGTGTCAAATTTTATTTCAATGGTGTTTCAAATTCCAATTTATTAATTATTCGACCTGGTGAAAGAATGTTTTTAGATCGTCATCTTTCAGATAATAAGAAATTATTATTTGATGTATATGATGTTTCTGGAAATAATAGTGAGGTTGAAAAAGCCATTCAAAAAAATGGTAATATAAAAATTGAATTTTATAATGAAAAGGAACAATGTTGTGTTACAAAAACATCAACAATTTATGTTCGTGAACCTTATTATGTTCCTTATGTTCCAACTTATCCAGCTGGTCCAATATGGGTCGGAACAAGTACCCCACGTTATGCAACCTGTTATCATAACAGTACATTAGGCGGAATAAATGGAAGTAGTACAATAACTACTGCTAATATTAACTATTCAACTACCACATCAGCCAGTGGTGAAGTTTGTCTTGATAGTTTAGATGATTTTTCTTCAACACCATCTTTAAACTATTGTTCAAAAAGTATTGAAACTGGTAGAGTTGAAATGGGGGATGAATCAAAACAGAAATTTGTGAACACAACTTTTGATGAAGAATATTCTCCATCAACAACAGTTGAATACAAATTGTTACCGATTAGTCAAAAAAATTTAACCAATGATGATTTGAATAAATCAAAAATGTTTTGTTGTCAATGTGGTGCTAAAGTAAAAAAATCAGATAAATTTTGTTTCCAATGTGGTGCTAAATTATAAATGAGTCAGTTACGATAAAAAAGCACAGTTTCCTATTGTTGGTAACTGTGCTTTTTTTTATCCATTCCCCATAATAGGTCTGAACATTTTTCCTTTCATTGTGTTCATTGTTCCTATTGGTCTTGTTATTGTTGGTTTTGTTTTTTGATTATTTCCCATAATAATATCACTTATCATTTCATCTAAATCAAATGTTCTATTTTCTGGCAAATTACTATCTTGTGATTGTTGCTGATTAACATCTTGTGATGGTACATTATCATTACCAATTATTCCTTTTGCATATTTAAGAACACCTTCTGCTCTATCTGGATTAGCCTGTAATAAATCAACCAATTCAGCAATATTAGGATCATCAATTGTTGGTGGCATATTATCAGGTTGAACATCATCGCTCATTTCATCATCCATTGGTGGTTGTTCCATATCTTCTGTTGGCTGCATATTAGCATCATCCATTGGTGGGTATTGTTCACCACCAGTATTGGGTAATCTTAATAAAGTACGATCTTCATTTATTCCCAGTTTTTCTCTAACATGAAATTCAATTAATTGTCGTAATTCCTTTTCAGTAAAAATCATTGTAGATTGTTATTTACTATAAATATGATAGTAAAAAATATTTTGTAATATTTATAAATGTATGCTAATAGAAAGAACATTTACATATATTATGAAAAGTCATTGAATGATAACAGAGGTTATCCAGTGACTTTTTATTTTTAAATAAGATAATAATAAAATATATTTTATGGCTAGAAAAAAGAACGGATTGTCTATTGAAGATGAAATGCTTATTGCAGAAAAAATGAATGGAAACAGTAATGGTTACAACAAAACAGAGTATTCAAATTCTTCAATTCTTAATTACAAAGTAGATTTAAAATGTAAAAATCAAAAACAAAAAGAGTTATATAATTTAATTAAAGAAAAAGAAGTTGTGTTTTGTGCTGGTTCAGCTGGGAGTGGAAAATCGTATGTAACAATTGCATCAGCACTGGAATTATTAAAAAATTCTGAACTTCCATATACAAACATAATGTTTATAGTCCAAACAGTTCAAGCAGAATTAGAGATAGGATTTCTCAAAGGCACTTTTTTAGAAAAAATTCAACCATTCCTTGAACCTATTTGGTATACAATTAAAAAAATATTAAAAAAATCAAATAACAATCGAAATGAAAAAGAAATATTAGATAATCTTATTAAATCAAATTATATAGCATATAATCATATTGCTTTTTTAAGGGGTGTAAATATTGATAATTCAATTGTAATTATTGATGAAGCACAACAATATTCAAAATCGGCAATGAAAACTATATTAACAAGGATTGGTGAAAATTCCAAATACATTTTTCTTGGGGACACAGAACAGATAGATAATGAAAAAATTAAAAAATCAAAAGAGGAATGTGGATTAACATATTGTATGAAGAAATTCAAGAATATGGATAATATAGGTGTATGTGAGTTTCATAATGATGATATAGTAAGAAATCCATTAATTTCAATATTTTTGAATCATTGGGATTAATACATATATTTATGTATATCTCATCAACCATGTGTTGAAGGAGTTGAAGGATCGTTCAAAAGGCGATCCTTATTTTTTAACATCCAGTATTTGGTTTTTTAAAAAACTTGTTATATTTTTGCCATGAATATTAATTTTTAAATTTTTAAATCTATGGCAAAAGGAAAGAAAATTGTTATTGAGGGTAATAAAGTTTATTTGAAATGGAATGAACCATATAAGAAACTTGTTGTTGATCCTAATGACAAAAATAAAACAATTGAAGTTTCTGATAAAATAGAAGTATCAAGATTAGTTGGTGATATTTTCATCACAGAAGGTAATGCTACTTTTGATAATCCACAGGATGATCAAAAAGAACGCAAAATTATTGTTGTGGGTATTCGTTATAAAACAAGTATGATTGTACTTGAAAAAATAGGTATCAATCCCCCAATAAGAAATAAAAAATACTTTGAGTTTGAATCACCAAAAAAACATACAGTTTTAAAACTTGGTTATTCAATTACCCACCCAAATGATAAATATGATTATAATTTTGGCGTTAATTTTGCTATCAAAAGAGCATTGAAATCACACAGAAGTTTGATTGCTACATCTTATTCAATGTTAGCACAGGAAAGGTTTGAAAATATTGTTAAAGATGAATTGGAATATATACAAACAAATTTAGTTGACTATGTACAGTAATTACGATAACGAAAGACGAAGGAAACCCAGTATTATATTTCGCACTGACAGTTATAAATGGGGACACTGGATGCAATATTTGCCAAATACCCAAAATGTTTATTCATATCTTGAAAGCCGAAATGGTGCTAAATTTAATAACACCGTATTTTTTGGGTTGCAATATTATTTAAAAGAATACCTTGCTGGTAGAGTTCTCAATCAATTGGATATTCAAAGGGCAAGTAAATTAGCTGAAAAACATTTAGGACCTGGCAGATTTAATGTTGATGGGTGGCAATATATTTTAGATAAACATTATGGAAAATTGCCATTACTAATACGAAGTGTACCAGAAGGATTACCTATTCCTGTATCCAATTGTCAATTAACAGTTGAAGTTACAGATCAAAAAGTTCCATGGCTTACAAATTTTGTTGAAAGTTTATTGATGAAGATTTGGTCGCCAAGTGCTGTTGCAACATTAAGTCGTGAAATAAAAATTTTGATAAAACATTATTTGGAAGTTACTTCTGATAGTGTTGATGGATTACCATACATGTTACATGATTTTGGTTATCGGGGCGATAGCTCCGAAGAATCTGCTGAAATCAATGGTGCTGCCCATCTTATTAATTTTCGGGGTACTGATACTATTTTATCATTATTGTTTCCAGAAGATTTTTATAATGCTCCAAAAGATTATTGTCCTGGCGAATCAGTATTAGCCACCGAACATAGCATTATGACATCCAGACTTGAAAAAGGTGAATTTGATGTTGTAAGACACATTCTTAATACAACACCTGATGGAATTTTGTCTGTTGTAATTGATAGTTATGATTATCGAAGATTTATTAAAGAAACCGCAAAATTACCCGAATTAGCCACATGGTTAAACAGAACGCCAACAAATAAAATTGTTTTCAGACCTGATAGTGGTGATCCAGTATCTACTTCACTTGATGTGGCTGGATTAATTGCCGAATTATTTGGTGTTACATTAAACACAAAGGGGTATCGAATATTTAATCAACAAACAGGTATGTTGTGGGGTGATGGTATACAATATGATGGTATCAGAAATATTCTTCACGCATTAAAAAATAATGGATATGCTGCATCAAACATTGTGTTTGGTATGGGTGGCGGATTACATACATCATGTACACGTGATACCCAGCGAAATGCTTTCAAATGTTCGGCTCAATGCTATGATAATCAATGGCATGATGTTTACAAAAAACCATTAGATCCGACAAAAGCATCGAAAAGTGGTCGTTTATCCTTAATACAAGATGCCAATGGTAGATTTATGACAGTACCAGAAATAATTAAAGATAAAAACCAAGATTTACTCACACCAGTCTTTAAGAATGGCGAAATTTTGAAAGAATACTCTTGGGACGAAATCTGTTCAAATGCAAAATTATGAATGAAAGTGTAGGTGTAATTGTTGGTAGATTTCAATGTGCTGAATTAACAACAGGACATAAGGAACTTATTGAATTTGTTGAAAAACAAAAACATAATCAAATTTTAATCGTTCTTGGTATTGCTGGTACTCCATGTACACATAATAATCCATTACATTATACAGCAAGAGTGGCAATGATGAGGGAAACACACCCACAATTCATCTATATGCCATTACATGATAATCCATGTGATATTATTTGGTCCAAGCAATTGGATCAAATAATTGAAATGGCTTTCCCTTATACAACTAATATAACATTGTATGGTTCAAGAGATAGTTTCAAAAAATGTTATCATGGAAAATTTAATGTTACTGAATTTCAACCAAAAACTTATTCAGATGCTACAAAGGAAAGAGAAAAATATGGAAGTTCTGTTGGATTTAGTAAAGATTATCGTCATGGTGTGATTTATGGCGCACACCAAAAATTTCCAACGATGTATCAAACAATTGACATACTCATATTCAAAAAATTGTCAGAATACATTGTTGATTGCGAAGTTGTTGTTGGAACTAAGAAAGTTTATGGAGACAAGTATCTTTTTCCTGGTGGATTTGTTGATCCATTCAGAGATGAAAATTTAATAGATACATGTTATCATGAAACATTAGAAGAAACTAATTTATCTCTCAATAAAGATTCAATAAAATATATTGGTTCTTTTGTTGTTGATGATTACCGATACAAAAGAGAAAAAGATAAAATTATGACACATGTACATTATGTTGTCTGTTCAGATATGAGTACACTTTCAGCTGGTGATGATCTTGATACAGTTAAAGTCGTTAATTTATGTGTAGAAACCGACAATAATATGCACAAATCATGTAAAAAAATGATAGACATGGTTATTAAAAAATTAAATTTAAAATACAAATTGTAGAAATGGAAATGGATAATATTGTTAAAGAAAAAACTTTATATGATTTTTATAATGAACAGTATAATACATTATATTATTCATTATATAATGATATATTGAAATTATTTAAAACATATGAAACTAATACAGGAGAAGATTTTATTTCCATTGGTGATATTACGAATGATTTATTACTTCATCCTGGAATAGCAACAATATCAGTCAAAGATGATACATTACTTTTAAATGCAAAAACTGATTATCCAACAATTACACAATTTATTTCAATAAAATTTATGATTTGTTTAATTAAATATCTAGAAAATAAAAATAATGAAAGTAAACAATAGAAGTATTATAATTACTGATCCATGTTATTTAGATGGTAAAGATAAATGGTATGATGGGTATGAAGATGATTTATCTAATCATGGCTTTACTGATAACATAAAAGAAGGTACACTTTATGGTGATTGGTCTTGTACCACATTTCAAACAAGAAATCCAAACATTAAAAATATAACTGAATTGGGTTGGTATGCCAGAGATGTCGCTAATGAAAATATAAATAATGCAAATGATGAAGTTATTGGTCAATTTTGTGCTGATGGCGGTGAAGTTTGTGTTGTTTATCGTGATGAAGTTTTAAAAATAAACCCTAATTTTGAAATTAATGAATGTTATTATGGTTCTCATTATGATGAGAATGGAAAATTTATTAGGGGTGAAAAGATACAAGAATCTACATATAACCGATTAGCGACCTTAATAAAAGATTTCACTGGTGAAATTAATGTGTTTGATTTTGATATAGAAGATACAACATATAGGAGTTTATGTGGTTTCGGAAATATCAATTTTTATACCCTACAAACGGGATACTGACAAATTGGCATACACATAAAATGATATTATGTCATATTCGATAATAAGATTAAGTCATAATGTCATTTTTTATGTTTGGTATAAAAATTGTGTATATTTGTAATGAATAATAAAAAATAATATTAATTAAAAAAAATGACTGAATTAAACATTAAAGGTCTGGTAGAAGACCTAAAAGAACAAAAAGAGTTAAGAGATTTAAAAAACAAATTATCTTTATTTTTTGATAGAAAAAAATTAGAAGAATTGTTTGAAATCAAAAATTGTAAAAATAATTTTTTTCCTGCATTAAAGTTCAATATTTTAAATAGTGAAAACAAATGGGGAATTGAATTATTATTACCTGGTATTCAAAAAGAAAATTTAAAAGTTACTCTTAATGAAGATAGTACTCTATGTGTATCATACAATGAAGAAGTTAAAGAAGGTGATGAAACATATAGTGTTTTTAGACAAGAATCATTTAAAGAAACGTGGAATATTCCTTCAGAAGTGGATTTAAAAAGTTTTAAATCAGAATATAATAACGGAATATTAACAATAACAGCTAACAAGCAAGCAATTAAAGAACCAATCGAAATTAAAATCGAAATTCAATAATTTTAATAACATTAATATCTATGAGTAAAGTAATTGGAGTTGATTTGGGAACTGGTTTTAGTGCAGTTTCATATTACAATGGAAAAGAAGGTGAAATAATTACAAATTCCGATGGTGCAAGAACAACACCATCAGTTATTGCCCTTAAAGGTGGTGATAGAAAAATTGGGGCATCTGCTAAAAGACAGCAAGTTGTTAATCCGAAAGAAACTGTTTATATTATTAAACGTTTCATGGGATTAAAATATGATGATCCTGATTGTCAAAAGGCAATCAAGCATGTTACTTATGAGGTTGTCAATGAAGATAACAAACCACGTGTATTAATTGAAGGTAAAAAATATTCTCCAGAAGAACTTTCTTCTTATATTTTAGCAAATTTGAAAAAATCAGCAGAAGATTTTCTTGGTGAAGACGTTACAGATATTGTTGTAACATGTCCTGCATATTTTACCAATGAACAACGTGAAGCTACACGTGTAGCAGCAGAATTGGCTGGATTTAAAAATGTGTTACGTGTTATTTCAGAACCGACAGCTGCACTATTAGCATCTGGTTTGGATTTACAAAAAGAAAAGAAAGTGTTGGTTGCTGATATTGGTTCTGGTACAACAGACTTTTCAGTTGCCGAAGTTACTGATAATATGATTGAAATTCTTGGATCTTATGGTGAAATGTTCTTGGGTGGATCAGATTTCGATTTAACCATTGCTGAATGGCTTATAAAAGACTTTAAAGACGAGTGGGACGTTGATATTAATCAAGATGTTCAAGCGAAACAGAGAGTTCTGGAAGCCGTTGAAAGGGCTAAATGTGAACTATCAACAACAAGTAGTTCAGAAATTAATTTACCATATATTGCAGCACCTAAAGGAACACCAGTGCATCTAATCAAAACTATTACAAGAGCGCAATTTGATAAATTAATTTCAACTCATGTAGATAAAATTATCGAATATGCTAAAAAAGCATTAGAAGTATCTAATGTTACTCCGAAAGATTTGGATACTATTTTATTAGTTGGGGGTTCATCTCGTATTCCGTTGATACAAGAAAGATTAGAAAAAGAAATTGGTGTTTCATTATCAAAAACTGCTAATCTTGATGAATGTGTATCGCTGGGAGCAGCCGTTCAAGGTAGTATTATAAAGGGTGATAATCAAAGTGATATGTTATTACTTGATGTTACACCTTTATCATTAGGCATTGAAACACTTGGTGGTGTAATGACACGTTTGATTGATGCAAATACTACAATTCCTATTCGGAAAACAAATGTATTTTCAACAGCTGTTGATAACCAACCTGGTGTTGAAATTAGGGTATTACAAGGAGAAAGACCAATTGCATCTGACAACAAACAGATTGGAATATTCAAACTTGATGGTATTCCCCCAGCAAGACGTGGCGTTCCACAAATTGAAGTTGCATTTGATATAAATGTTAGTGGTATTCTTACCGTTTCAGCAAAAGATTTGGGGACTGGTAAAGAACAAACAATTACCATTGAGCAAAAATCTGGATTATCCGATGCTGAAATTGAACGAATAAAGAAAGATGCAGAAAAGTTTAAAGTTGAAGATGAAAAGAAACGTCAAAAAATTGATCAATTAAATAAGGCTGATACAATTGTTTTTCAAACAGAAAAACAAATTGAAGAATATGGTGATAAACTTACTGATGATGATAAAAAATCATTGAATGAGATAATTGATAAATTAAAAGATGTTATTAAAACTGGTGAATACGAAAAAGTTGATTCTCTTGAAAAAGAATTAAATTCTAAATGGATACCAATTTCAGCAAAATTGTATTCTCAATCAAGTGGTGATAATACACAAGCAAATCCTTTTACTGGTGGTAATCCATCAAATCCGTTTAATGGTTTTGATTTTAGCAATTTTAATAAAGGTAATCCAACTGATAATTCAACTGCATCTGATACAGAAGGAAGTGATTTTGAAGAAGTCAAATAAGTGTTGTAATTAAGAAAATGTTATGTTATGGGGATTGAGTATTAGATTATTCAATCCTTGTTTTTAACATTCAGTGTGTTAATATTATAATTTAAAATAATTATATTTGTTTAAAATAAAAATCTTTGTTTACTATGAGTAAAAAAAATTTATATGATATTCTAGAGGTAACTGATGAAGAAAAAAAACTACAAGGTAATGAATTTAAAGAAGCCATAAAAACTAAATACAGAAAAAAGGCTATGGAATTTCATCCCGATAAAAACCCTGGTAATAAGGATGCTGAAGAAAAATTTAAAGAAGCAGCCGAAGCATATGATGTTCTTTCCGATCCGAATAAAAGACAACAATATGATTTAACAGGTTCCAATAGTGGTTTTAATTATTCCAATTTCAATAATCCTGATATGGATGATATAATTCGAGAATTTATGTCCAATAGGGGATTTCCTGGTTTTGGTGGTGATCCATTTAGAAGAAGTAATTATCCGCAAACTTATAAGGGAAGTAATATATCATTAAAAATAACATTAAAAATAGATGATATATATAAGGGTACAACAAAGAAATATAAATATAATATTGATGTACCATGTAAAAATTGTAATGGTGGTACTATGGTTACTTGTCATACCTGTCGAGGCACTGGTTCAATAACTGAAACAAAGACTATGGCATTTAGTGTTTTTCAAACTATGACACCATGTCCAACATGTAATGGTAATGGTAAAATTATAGAAAATAGTTGTCTTTATTGTAAAGGAACTGGATTACAAAAAGAAGAAAGAACCGTTGATGTAACAATTCCAAGAGGTATTGTTGTTGGTAGTAATTTAATAATGAAAGGTCAAGGAAATCAATTACCAAAGGCGTACAAGGGTGAACCTGGGGATTTATATATTATCATTGGTAATATTGAAAGTAATGAATTTCAAATTAATGGTTATGATTTAATGACAGTAAAAGAAGTACCAATACTTGATATATTAACTGGTTGTGAAACAACTTGTATTTTACCTGATAAACAAAAAGTATCTATTAAAGTACAAAAAAATACTGTTGACGGATATAAGTTTCGTGTTGTTGGTAAAGGATTGCCTAAAATGCAAACAATTCAAAATGGTGATTTATATATTTTTATAAAACATAAATTTCCAGATAGAATGGATAAAGACGAACAGAAAACAATAGAAAAATTAAGAAAAAATAAAAATTTCTCATGATGGAAAAAAGTAGTGGACTGATTTTATATAGAAAAAGGGGAAATACTAATGAATTAGAATTTTTTCTCGCACATGCTGGAGGACCACACAATAAAAATAATGATTATTGGCTTTTTCCAAAAGGACATAACGAACAATGTGATTGGTCAGAAGATATTATGTTTAAATCCGATATTGAATCGTGGATACAGGGATTTAGAAATACTGCTATTCGAGAATATTTTGAAGAAACGGCTGATGAAATGCCAATTAAACTAAATATTCAACCAGTTTTTGTTGGTCATTTTAAACAGAGAAAGTCAAAAACAGTATTTGTTTTTGCACATGAATGTACTTGGGATTTAAGACCAGAGAATTGTTATTCAAATACTATGCAATTTGAATATAAAGGTGAAATATTGACAATTCCTGAAAATGATGATTTTAAATGGATGACATATAATGAATTAAAAAATAAAACACATCAAAAACACTTACCATATTATGAAAAAATAATTGAAATTAATAGTAATTAGGTAAATAAACTTTGAATTGTTAAAAATTATTTTTATATTTGAATAAAATTGTTCCGTAATGATAAAAATTGAAATTACCGAAGATATTTTAAATGTTTTAGGACAAATTAAAATAAATAATATAAACGGCGGTGTTGATATATTAACCAATGATTTATTTTATACATCTGATGTTTTATCTACCATTATGATGGTGTGGGGTAAATATGATAATCACATCAAGGATACTGAAAAATCATTTGATGGACGTATTTGGAATAACGAATTAGAAGATAAAGCGTGGAATACTTACAATTATATTATTAATAATTTGAATGATATAATAAGTATTGTTATGACCAACGCCGTAAATGGTGTTAAGGTTGGTATTTATAAAAGAAAAGACAAAGAACCTGGATTATGGCAATATGAAAGTTTTTCACAAACTCAACAATAACTTAAATAAAATTTATACGTTTTGGAAGAAAAAAAACAAAAAAATTATGTCTATTATGATGATGTTTTAAAGAAACTTCAATATGGATTAGACGAAAATTTAACACGAATTGAAACCACAGATTATTTCAATGTACATGATGATTATTTTTATGATTATTTAAGGTATGGTGGTAAACGTGCATTAGAAAGTGGTAGTATTACACAAGACCAATACCAAACAATTTATGATTTATACGATAAGTTAAAACGTAATAAATATAAAGAAAGACCTGAACCTATCATAAAATTAGATGATGATATGTTATGTGAAGATTCATCACAATTTGTAAGGGATGAGAATGGAAAAATAATGTATTATTCTTACTCCGTTAAAAATAAATATGGTGATATTGTTACTGGTAACATTAGTAGAGAGGCTATGAATAAAATACTTTCTTTATATACTAATGAAGGGGGTAAATTAACGCAAAGACAAGTTAGTCGTGAATTGTTAGACGAATTGGATGTTGATTTTTATATTTTTCAAAAGATATTACGTGCTTTTTCAATAACAAAAGCAAGTATTCCATTTGGATTCCATGAATTGGAAGAAAAAGATGTTGATGAAAAAGTGGCTGATACGTTTCGAGCAAAAGATAGTCTTTATTTTAAAAAGATTGAAGCTGAAAAATGTAAACATATTGAAACAAATTATTTGAAATTACTTCAAGAACATACAAATTTAAAAAATAGATTTAAAAACATAAGTGAATGGATTAAAACTATTTCGTTTGATGATATTGAACCTTATAATTTTAAAATTGTAAAGAAAACAACCGATAAAGCATTAGTAATTTTGTTATCTGATCTACATATTGGTGCAATGGTATCCGAAGATTCATTATATGATAACAACTATAACATTAAAGAAGTTTACAGACGTTTTGAAATTATTTTAAATCGAATTGTAAATCTTTCTGAAATTGTTGGAATATTTGATAGAATTATATTAGTTAATCTTGGAGATGCTTTAGATGGTTTTGATAATAGCACAATTAGACATCATCAACATCAATTACCACAAAATCTAACAAATAAACAGCAATTTGAATATTATGTAAAATTAATGAAAGATTTTGTTGAAGAATTATATGAATCAGAAGTTGCTGAAAATATTGATTTTTATTCTGTTTCTGATGGAAATCATGATGGTATCAATGGGTTTATTGCAAACAGATTATTGGAAGAATATTTTAAAGTAAAATATCCTGGTATGCTTGCTTTAACTTTTGATAGATTTATTGATTTTATTTGTTATGGACAGCATACATTATTGTTTACACATGGTAAAGATGCTAAAGATATGACAAGAGGGTATCCTTTAGTTTTAGATGATAAAACTGAAAATAAAATCAATGAATTTTTAGATAATTATTTTGATAGTAAACTTTATCAACAAAATACAGTATTCATAAAAGGTGATTTACATCAATCAGCAAATTCATATGGGAAACGTTTTCAATACAAATCAGTTGGTTCATTATTTGGTTCAAGTGGATGGGCGCAAGTTAATTTTGGGTTAGCAAAACCAGTATGTGAGTATCTTCTATTGGGTAAAGAAGATAAAAATGATATGATGGAGGGTAAAATTTATTTAAAGTAGGTATTTCTTTCTTGTATCACTATATTTTAGGAAGTACCCCTTCCGACTAAAAAGGTTAATATTTAAAAAAGATGTTAGCCTTTTTTGCTTTTTTAAAATAAATTCATTATTATTGAATAGAATAAAAATTAAATTATGTGTGTAAATGAATGTGTATCTTTGGACCAAGCATGTTGTGGTTCTAACACTTGTAAATGTAAAAATGAATTTTCTTTAACTGGGTGTAGTGGTGAATTGTTTTTGAAAGACGAACAAAATGATTACGAAGAAATCAAATTAATAGAACCAATCTGTAATACTTGTGATTCGCATGTCGCATTAGTATTGTCTTCTGTGGATAGAAAGGGAGAACATACTACTCTTAATAAATTTAAGAACAAAAAAGTAAAAATTACGATTGAAGAAGTTTGTGGTTAAGCAATGGGTGGTGCGTGGCTAAATGAAGAAGTAAAAATTAACAGTGAAGTATTACAATCAACACTTTCATTATATTTTGAAAATGTAAAGTCAGATTGTGATACTTCGCACCCATTGACAACGAAAGAAAAAAAATATTTTATAAAATTATTTGCATCTAAATTATTAGATTGCAAAAAATGTTGTAAAAAATGTCCTGAACGAATATTATCATATAGAGATATATTTCACATCTTATATGAGATATATTCAGAAGTGGATGCTAATGATGATGGAACAGTGGAATGTTATACAATAACAACATTTTTTTATGAACATCATACTAAAAAATCTGTTTTAGATAATTTAAAATATTAACATCCAGCATAAGCACTTTTGTTTTAAATATATTATCTTTGTTTATATATAAACATTAGATAATAAACAAAATAATAATAAAAATGAAAAGAAATTTAGATGTCAAAAGGGTTGGTAAGTTTGTCGAAAACTCACCGATCATAGATGCGTATTATGCAGATATACGCAAGTATAAACAAATGTCTAGAGAATATGAGATAGAAGTATTCAATAGATTAAAGAATGGTGATGAAAGTGTCAGAGATGAAATTATAAAATCCAATCTTCGCTTTGTTGTGTCAGTTGCCAAAAAATACATACGAAAAGACGAAGATTTACTTGATTTTATTAATGAAGGTAATATTGGATTAATGGAAGCAATAGATAATTTTGATTTAGAAAAAGGTGTTAAATTTATTACCTTTGCAGTTCACTATATTGAAAAAAGAATACGTGAATATCAAATAGACCAACCACTTATTACACAAACAAACTTACATAAGACAGTATATCTTTTGACAAAGATAAAAAATGAATTTCTGCAACGAGAATTGCGTGAACCAACGCCAGATGAAATCATTCATATTCTTCGTACAAAATATGATGTTGAAATTTTTAATGAAAAGGATGTTTATAATTTATCAGTGTCCTCAATAGACATGGATGATGACGATTCTGCTGATACATTTACTGAAAACTATCAAATTAATAATGAGTTTGATACTCGTTATCATTATAATAATGATTTTGAAAAAGCTATTGACAGAGAATATAACATAGATAATATTGAAAAATTATTATGTATTCTAAACAAAGTTGAAGAAAATATTATCCGTCTCCATTTTGGAATTGGTTGTTATAAAGCGCATACAATAATTGAAATCGCAGAGCAAACTAAATATGTTCCAGAAAGAATTAGACAAATTATTGAAAATAGTTTAGAATTAATGCGAGAATATTATAATTATCAAAAAGAAAAGGTTGGATAATTTTTTATTTTAATTTTCCACCAACATTGCTAATTGCTCTTTTAATTTGATTTTTTACAACCGAGTCTGGTTTAATTATACCCCGACTTATTTTTGAAATCAAACTTCGATTAGTATCTTTTGTTTGTCCACGCCATGCTTGAACCTGTTTAGCCACAGCAGATTTATTCAAGCCTGGCGTTCTTAATGCAGTTCTTAATGCTTTGTCACTTTCTGTTTCTTTATGACCTTTGTCTCTCAATTTTTTATTGATTTCAGCATCATCTTCAACATTTTTATTTCCAGTACCAAATCTTTGACCACCACCAAGCTCTGTTAAATATTGTATAACATAGGTTTCTATAATCTGTTTTATTTCATTTTCAGTTACAATCATAAGGCGATTTATTTACTATAAATAGGCTTTAAAATAATTTCAATTAAACCTTTTTTTCGGTAATTTTGAATAAACTAAAATTTACATGCGTAGTAAAATATCTATAAAAAATCCACATCTAGGATATTTAGGGGAAGATTTTCAAATGAGGTTAATTAAAATCTTTATTGAAGATAAAGAGGCTTTCAAAAATGACATGACATTTGTAAACCAAAATGCTTTTACAAATCCAACATATCGAACAATCGTTGGATTTATCAAAGATTTTGTTCAAAAAAATGATTACATACCTTCTTATGAATTATTATCATCATTAATATCTAAAACTATTACTAATGATATTGAATTACAATTAACACGTGAAACCATAAATGCAATAAAAACTCGTGATACAGAGGGTTTTGATGTTGTTAAAGAAGAAAGCGTAAATTTCTTTAAACAACAAGAATTAATTAAATTCTTTAATGAAAAACTTGATTATATTTCAAGGGGTAATGATATTAGTGATGGATTACAAGAAGAATTAAGTAAAATTTTATCTATTGGTAAACATGAAAACTTATGGACAGGTGTTTATGATAATTTTGAAGAAACATTTTCACCAGAAAGTATTGTTCGCATACCAATTGGATGTCCTCAAATTGATGAATATTTACAAGGTGGATTAATTAAAGGAAATTTAACCGTTATAGCAGCAGCTTCAGGTATAGGTAAAACATCTTTATCAACAGCATTAGCTGAAAGTGCTGCAACATTTAGATGCCCTGAAAATAACAATGAAGGATTTAAAGTAATGCAAATATTTTTTGAGGATAATCCAGCTGCTATTAGAAGAAAACATATGGGGGCAATTACAGAAATAGAAGCAAGATTTATTAATACAAAAGAAGAAAACGAAAAAGCAAAAAAACGTGCTTTAGAATATGAGCATAAAGACCTTATTAAAAATAATATAAAACTTAGTAAATTTAGAACAGGTGAAAAAACACCACTGGATATAAAACATGAGATACAATTAGAAATCAATAAAGGATTTAAACCAGATATGATTATTATTGATTATTTTGAGTGTATTGCCAATCCAACTGTTAGAAATATAACTAATGAATGGAAACTTGAAACTGAAAAAATGCGACAATTAGAAAACTTCATAGCAGACTTTGGGTGTGCAATCGTTGTCACAACACAAGGGACAAAATCTTCAATGGAAGGTATGTTAATGACATTAGAAAAGGTTGGTGGATCAGTTGGAAAAGTTCAGGTTGGTCATTGTGTTATAACATTAAATAGAACATTGAAAGATGCAGAAGAAAATAAAGCAGAATTGTTTATACCAAAAAATCGAGAAGGGAAATCTGGAAGATCATTTAGAATAACCTTAAACAATGGTATTCCAAAAATTATAGTTTATGATTTTTTTGATAGTGTGGATGAAATGAGAGAGGCTCAAAAAAATGATGCAAGAAAAATGTCTTATGAACAAGCTTATGGCGATGATAATTATAATTCACCTATTAATAATATAGCAGCAAATGTTATGAATAAACAACAAAATATGGAACCTTTTTAGGTATTTAAAATAAAAATAGTAATTTTATATAAAATCATTTAAACTTAAATATTATGAATCAATTTTTAAACAAAGTGAATACGATGGATAATTTAACCGATAATGGGGCAATAACAAATTCAAGTGCAGGAAATGAATTGGTTGATCAATTTGGAAAGGCGGGTGTTTACAGAAACAGACCACTTAAAGAAGTTTTTAATGACCAAGCAAAACTCGCAAGTTATGATGAAGAACTTGCATTGAAATTTGTTTTTTATTTAAGAATGATTACAAGAAAAGTCGTAAATAGCAATTCTCAATCAACAGAAAAAGTTCAACGAGGGCAAGGTAATAGAGATGAAAGTTTAAAACGTTTATTATGGTATTTAACATATCGTTCTAACACATTTTATGATAATTTATATCTTTTACCATTAGTTGGTTCATGGAAAGATATATTTCAACTTGTATTTATGGCAATTGACAATAATATTTCATTCTCATGGACAAAGTTCTTTGATGTTATTAATATTGGATTGATGAGTGATGCTCAACGTGATCTTGTTAAAAAATATTTGCCAAGAATTAGAAGTCAACAAAAATGTACAACAAAATGGTCATTGTTTACAAATAATTTTGCAAAGTACTTTGCCAAGTACAATCATATTAATGCGAAAGAATACAGGGAATTAAAGGCTGATGGAAAAGCACATATTTTCCAAAAACTTATCTGTAATAAAGATTTTGATAATCTTAATTTCAAAACAATACCTGGAAAGGCACTATTACTTTTAACAAGCGGAAAATTTATTGAAAGAAATAATTTAACCGATAAATTTATTAATTGGGTTAAAAATCAACCAAATGTTAATTTCAATGGATATGTTTATGAATTGGGTTCAAAGGTTAATTCTAATTTTCCAATACCATTATATCAAAAATTAACAATTGACAAACAGTTTGAAAATCTTATTAAAGTTGCTAAATCTGATACTGAAAGTGGTATTTTATCAAATCGAAAAGTAATTTGTGCTATTGATAGAAGCGGAAGTATGGATGTAATTGTTACTGGTAATGTAACAAGAATGTGTATTGCTGAATCATTAGGCATATTCTTCGCATCGCTTCAAGAAACTGAATTTAAAGATTGGGTTATCAAATTTTCAGAAAGAAGTCAATGGGTTAAATTAACTGGTGATGGATTTTGTGAAAAGAAATTAAGTATGAAATGGGGGGATTGTCCGTCTAATACTGATGCAATAAGTGTTATTAGGTCTATTGCTGAAAAAAGAAAACAATATTCAAATATTCCGTTGGAAGATTTTCCAAATACACTTCTTATTGTATCTGATATGCAATTTGATGCTTGTGGTAAAGAAACTGTAAGACAATCATATGAAAGAATACTATTGGAAGTATTTCCAGAAGAATGGGTAAAAGATTTTGTTTTTATATGGTGGGATGTTAGAGGTAGAACAAATGATTATCCAGCAACCATTGAAGATGGTGGAAATTATATATTTTCAGGTTTTGATGGAAGTATCCTTACTACATTATTAGGCGGTATTCAAAAAATTAACAAAGAAAAACCATCTATGTTAGACATAATTAAAGACGCTTTAGATCAAGAACTCCTACAACTGGTTAAATTGCCTGTTGAATTAGTATTTTAAAACATTTTTAACATCCAGTAAAAATTATATAACTTAAATTTTTGTACCTTTGAGTTATATAATTTTTCATTTTATTGATATGACACTTTTAAATAAACTAATAGATAATTTAAACTTCAAAGTTAATTGGGTTGAAGTTATGAAGATGCCTGAATTTTTGAAATTGGAAGGCGGTGGTTATCATGCTGATTGGCACACCGAAGGTAATTCTTTAAACCATACCGTTTTAACTGTAAATGAAGTTTATAAATTACCAGAATGGAACAACTTAAATAGTTTTGAAAAACTATGTTTGGTTGGGGCTGCTTTGTTTCATGATATTGGTAAAGGTGTATGTAACAAATTGGATGAAGATGGAATAAACTATTCTGCGCCATACCATTCTGTTGTTGGTGAAAAAATAACAAGATATTTACTTTGGGATGAACCTTATAAAGTTCGGGAAATGATATGTTCCTTAATTAAATATCATATGAAACCGAAACATTTTATAGATAAGGATGATTCGTTGATTGAAAAAATAATCATTGAAATATCTCATAATTCCAATTGTAAATTATTATATCTTTTGGATAAATGTGATAGGACTGGAGCTCTTGGTCCATATAGAGAATTGGAAATTCAAAAGTGTGAAGATTTAAAATTGAAATCAATATTACTTGATTGTTTTGATAATCCTTATAAATTTTTTAGTGATCAAGTAAAATTCAATTACTTTAAAGATAACACTAATACATATGAAAAAACAAATCAATATAGTCATAATTTTGATTTTACAGTTTATCTTATGTGCGGAGTTGCTGGATCTGGAAAATCCACATATTCAAGTAAATTTCTAAAAGAGTACCCAATAATTTCAAGAGATTTAGTAAGAATACAACTTGGATACATTGAAAAGGATGGTAAATTAAAGGGAGATAAAAATCAGGAAGATGCTGTTTCGAGAATTATAAATGAACAAGTGAAAGAAATGTGTCGAAATTGTCAATCATTTGTTTATGATAACTTGAATATCAGAAAAAAGTATCGTGATGAATTTATCAATTCTATCAAAGTATTTAAAAAATATAATGCAAAAATTGTTATTGTGTATGTCGAAACCTCTAAAGAAAATAATATTATTAGGAGAAACGGTCAAATACAATCATCACAAATTGATAAAATGCAACGTGAAATGGATTTTCCATATAGTCATGAGGCACATGAATTAATTGTATATAGAAATTATTAACTTTTAAATATATAGAAATTATGGGATTTGTAGCTTTATTTGGTTTTGGTGTTGTTATTGGATTAATCATTGGATACCTTATTGGTATAAACAAAAGAGGAAACAATACTTACATTCAATCATCTAATTGAAATGGTTAATGTTTTGACATTTAGTGATGTAGAAATCTTGAATGTGGTAGGTGATATTCATGGAAAGTTTGAAACATTAGAATACAATATTAACAGACGTTATCTCATTGAAAACTCTGTTAATATTGTGTTAGGTGATTGTGGTATAGGTTTTCATAAAGATGAATATTATCTCCAATTATTTAAACGTCTAAATACTAAGTTCAAAAAACAAAATAATCATATTATAATGTTTCGTGGGAACCATGATTCGCCGGAATATTTTAATGGGAAAAAAAATAAACTATTTGAAAAATTTTCACATATTCATGTAATACCTGATTATACTATTGTTACATTAAATGACAGATTTAACATATTATGTATTGGTGGAGGAATATCCATTGATAGACTTGATAGATTAAATGAAATGTCAAAAAATTTTCAACATCATTCATTTAAAAGTGAAATTAGACCAATTTATTGGGAAAATGAAAATGTTGTTTATAATGAGTTTAAATTAGATGAAATAAATAAACAATTTCCATCATTTATTCATATGGTTGCAACTCATTCTTGCCCTGATTTTATATTTCCAACCTCAAAGGTTGGTGTTAAAGGCTGGATAGCAAGAGATCCATATCTTGAAGAAGATTTGAATATTGAAAGAGGTAATATGACACAGATATACAATCATCTTATAACTGACCAAAAATGTATTTTAACATGGGTTTATGGTCATTTTCATATGCACAATATAGAATATGATAAAGAAAATATAAAGTTTTTTACCTGTGAATGTGAAACTGTAAATGAAATCAGATTTTAACATCCAGTAAAATATTTTTTATTTAAGTTTTATTATTTTTGCTGTATTATTAACAATTTAATTTTAATTTATATGAGACGAGGACGAGTTTTTGGTGGTGTATTTAATGGTATAGTGATGATTATTGTTGTGGTTTTTTGTTTATGGGGATATGGTGCATTTGATAAAAAAACTGTAACCTATGATACCCAAACAGAAATGTCCACTCATCATTTTGAGTATAAAAATCACAAGTACATTTCATTTAAGAAAAAAAATAATTTTTATTCTTTTGATTTTGGGATAGTACATGATCCAGATTGTGAATGTAACACTAATAAAAATAAATAATCATGACTTGGAATGAACTTAGGGATATAATTGATCAAATGTCCGAAAAAGAAAAAATGAATGACATTGTATTAATCAATGATGATGGAAGAAATATAAATTTAGAAAGAATTTATGTTGATGAAACAGACACTTCTTTATTCTATGATACAAACCAACATAGTATTCATGGTACTAATTACCTATATATAAATCATGGAGAAGATTTTAGAAATTTAAGACGATTTAAACAATTAGTCGGATACAAGGAAAAAGTAATTAAAAATCTTTAACAATATGAAGAAACTTATTAAAATATTATATAATACCACTGATGATGGAATTGATTTTGATTGCTTAAATGAATGTCCATTTAATGAACAAGACTATATGTGTGGTTCGGTTGCTTGCAAAGACCGATGTAAATATTGTTTTGGTAGTGGTAAATTTCCTGCATTTGTTTTAAATGATCATAAAACAGTTGGCAAAAATAAATTTGTGTTCCATCAAGGTTGGATATATTGTGGAAAAACATACAATAATAAAAAAGATTGGTTATTAAGGCGTATTATATATGTTATTAAATTACAAATAAAAAAGAATATCTTTAAAGAAAAATATAGTTAAATAATTAAACAAAATCACAATGGGTTTAGGTCAATTTTTAAAAAATGCAGTTTTTGTTGATGATAAAGCAACATCAAATCCCAAGAAAACTGAAAGTAGTATTCCTGTTAATACTACAATTGCGTACCAGCCACAATTTGTTTCTCAACCAAGAAAGAAACAACCTGTGGATGATAATATTCAACCACCATCTAATGTAAATGGTGAAATTGATGAGAATATTTTTACTGAATTATGTAAAATAATTGATGAAAGTGCGTTAAAAACAACCAATTATTTGGATTTAAAAAAGAATGTAGATCAATTAAGAGAAATTTTAACCTCTGCAAAAGAAGAAGAATTAATTAAAGCGGCTTATATTAATCTCAAATCACATTCTCCAAGTTTTAACAAAGCAGTTATTAGTAGTTCAGTTGATCATTACTTGAAACTTATTATGGAACAAAAAGATGCTGAAAAGAATATTATTTCAGAAGAAAAAAGACTTAAAGTTGATATACCTTTGTCCAAAATACAAGAAATTAACAATGAAATTATAGAATTAAAAAAACAACATGAAGAAATCTTTGCCAAAATTTCAAATAAAGAAACAGAAGTTTCCACAATAAAGAATAATGTTGAAAGTGCATCTGTCAATATTAGAAAAAAAGAAAGTGATTTGATTGCCACTATTAATCATATGAAAGATTTATTGAATGGTGATAAAAATAACATTTTAAACGCATTAGCAAATGTAAATTAGTATAAACAATAAAAATTAAAACAAATGAATGATTTAGTTCCTTTTAATCTTTCTTCAAATCCCATTGCAAACAATAAAATCAAGATGAGCAATTGGGAAAAACCAGGTGGCAAACTCGGAATGGTTTTTGCTGGTTTGCTTGGAGCTGGTGCCTTAATGGTATTATATAAAATTTTACCATGGCTGATAACACTTGCATCAAATTTGCTAACCTTAATTGGATTATGTGTGGCAATTGCAGGTATTTTGTGGTTATTAACTAATAAGGATATTAGACGAATGGTATCTGTTAGTTATTTCATGTTTATGAGAAAATTGTGGGGTGTTTTTGTTCAGACAAATCCTGTTGCTATTGTAAAACGAAGAATTGTAATTTTAAAAGAAAAGATGACTAAAATTCAACAACTTCTTGGAAAGTTAAAAGGTTCAATTAAGGAAATTGAACGAAAACTTAAACAACGATCTGACGAATTTGATACGGCTATTCAGGAATATAAAATCTATATCGCACAGGGTAAAGATAAAGAAAAGGCAGCCCAAGTTGTTGGTAATAAGGTTAAAAGTTTATCTGATCTCATAAATACTTACAAAGAAAATCTCGCACAATCTAATAAATGGCAAGATATTTTAACCAAATTGTATGAGATGGCTGATCTTACTGTTCAGGATACCGAGTTTCAGGTAGAAATAAGAACAGAACAATATGACCAGATAAAATTACAACATGCCACATTTAAGAGTATCATGTCTGTAATAAAAGGTGATCCTGATGAGGCTGCATTATTCATGGATGCTATGGAGTTCATGGCGAAAGATATGAGCAATAAGATTGGTGAAATGGAATTTATTATAGATTCTGCTGGCGGTTTAATGGATCAGTATGACATGAATAAACTTCTAACATCCAAACAAGCAAGTGAAATTATTTCAAAGTATGACCAATATGGTTTGGATGGAATGTTTGAAAACTTTGGTGATAACAGTGTTAAAATGATAGAAAATCATATAAACACTCCATATATTGAAGTATTTCAATCTCGTAGAGAAGCTGAACCAATTTTGGCTAATTATGCAAATGAAGAACAGCCAAAAAGGTTAAAAAGTAGATTTTTTCCTGATGAACAAAATTAAATAAAAAAAATATTAATCATTATTAAAGTTTAAAATTATGGTAAGACCGTGGGTAAAAATTTTTGGAATTACGTTAGCAGTGCTTGGTATAGCGTTTATGCTAATTAAAATGGGTGGTGGTAAAGTAGAACTGCCAGGAGAAAATAAAGAGGTAACACAAGCTGTTGATAAAGAAAAATCAAGCAATTTTTTAAGTAACCTTTTTACAAATAAAAGTGGGTCGAAAGACTATATTACGATTGGTGTAGATACATATGGTGGTCATGCACCGATTGTGTATTTGAATGGTGGAATGGAACCAAATGAAAATTCAGAAATTTACAAAAGGTTTGGTATTAAGTTGAAATTTGAAATTGTAGAAAATGATAGAGAGGCATTTAAAGCTGGCCTTATTGATGTTATTTTTGGGACAATTGATGTACGCCCGATTGAGATGGGCGAGGGTAGTGTTATGTTAGATACAAGAGCATTTGTTGATGCTAATCGTTCTCGTGGTGCTGATGCTTTGGTTGTTGATGCAACAATAAACAGTGTTGCTGATTTATTAAAGAAAAAAGTAGCATTTCCTCTTGGACAAGCTGGTCATTCCCTTTTACTTGAAGTATTGGCAACAAGTGGTGCAAAAGGAAATGATGTTACTTTAGCGGAATGGTTTGTTGATGGAAAACTAACAAAAGTTGATAATGGTATGGATGCAGCAGAAGTAATGAAATCTCGTCAAGCAAATGCAGCTCTTGTTTATAGTCCTGATGATGTTGATTTGGTTAAAAACATACCTGGCGCAAAAGTATTTTTTTCAACAAAGCAAGCACCTAATCTTATTGTAGATGCTTATCTTGCAAAAGAAAGTTATATCGAAAAGAATAGGGAAAAAATTGTCAAATTAACAGAAGCTATTTTATACGCAAATGTCGAATTAGCAACAAATGATGTATTTTTGAAAGGTGCAGCAGAAACATTTGCAAAAGGATTTGGCGTTGATAAAGAATTTATTTGTGAATTGGATAATAATGGAAAGATTGTTTCAAGTATAAGAGATGTTCTTAGATTTTCAACACTTGGCGATAATATTAATTTCTTTGGATTGAATCCGAATTATAACGGAATTACATACGAACAATTATATTCAAGAATGGCAAGAATATATAGTAGCGAAGAAGTTGGTATGGTTAAAAGCCCTGTAAGATGGGGAAGAACTATGGATGCTTCAATAATTGAATATCTTATGGATAACCATAAATTAACAAATGATCAAAGTGCTGAAAAAGATAGAAGTTATGTAGCACCAACTGCAAGAGAAATTGCTGCACCCGCCTTGTCTAATAAAAAGGTAGTAATTGAATTTGCAACAAATAGTGCTATTTTGAATAGTGATGCACAATATATTATTGATAGCGAATTTGTTGAAATTGCTAAAAATTTCACAAATTATATTAGGGTCGAAGGAAATACGGATAATACAGGTTCTGCAGAACTAAATCGAGATTTATCAAAAAGACGTGCGCAATCAGTTGTTGATTATCTTGTAAAACAACATGGTTTCCCTAAAACAAGATTTATTGTTGAAGGAAATGGTAGTAAACATGCTATTGCAGCAGGAAGTGTTGGACCAGATAAGAATTATCGTACAACAGATTTTCAACTTGTTGCTGAATAATATCTATTAGTGATATGATGTAAAAACTCTAGAAATGTTTTTGAAATATTTCTAGAGTTTTTTTAACATCCAGTATCTATTGTGTATATAAAACAATTATTATCTTTGTATAAAATATAAAAGACAATTTTATGGCAAAAAGTAATTATAAAGAATTATTAAAATTTGGAGGTATCATAGATAATAAAACAAATATGATATTCACTATTTTTGGTGCATTTGTACTATTGTTAATATGGCATTTTGTAACATTAAATGGTACATTAATATCACCAAAAATATTACCATCCCCAATTTCAGTATTTCAAAATTTTGGTAATTTATTTACTGAACATAATTTACCTAAGGAAGCATGGTATTCTGTTAAAATAAATCTATGGGGATATTTTTTTGCTATAATATTTGCGTTACCATTAGGTTTTTTGATAGGTATTTTTCCATTACCAAAATCAATGTTTCAGAAATACACTGATGCAATGCGATATTTACCGCCACCTGCTATTACTGGGATATTTATGACAGCATTTGGTCTTGGTATTGGAATGAAAGCATCTTTTTTAGCATTTGCTATTTTTATGTCATTATTACCTGCTGTTATTCAAAAAATTGAAGATTTACAAAATCCTAAAAATGACAAAGATTTTGTCTATTTACAAACTATAAAGACATTAGGTGCAAATAATTATCAAAAATTTACCAAAGTTTATTTTCCTTATGTAATGGGTCGAGTTTTCAGCGATATTATAATCCTTACTGCAATATCATACACATACATTATCATAATCGAATTATTAAATCATAAGGGTGGTCTTGGTGGATTATTACATCTATTGAGAAGGCAAGGTCTTATGGCTGAATATTATGGTGTATTGTTTTCTATAATTTCTATTGGGTTATTTCAAAACTTTTTATTAGTAGAAATAGATAAATTCTTATTTCCATACAAGTATGAAAAAATGTCAATAGTCCGTAGATTATTTACAACAATTAAAAAATTTCCAGCATTAATTAAAAAATGGATTTCTGGGAGCAAATTAAAAACATTATTTCTAACTGATAAAAAATAATTACAATGGCTGGCTTCAAAGATTTAATTAAACAACAACCAATTGTTGATACGAATCCGAATGATATTCAAGAAAAAATTAAACCTATTATTAATATTTCCGAAACTGTATTGGAAGAATCAAATGTAAATGAGGGACAAGATATAATCACTCTTGATAATATTAGTCTTACATTTAAAACACCAACAACTAAAAATACAGTTTTTCAAAATTTTAATTTTAAAATTCAAGATTTTGTGAATCAATCCCAATTTATTTCTTTAATGGGACAATCTGGGTGCGGTAAAAGTACAATCCTAAATCTTATTGCTGGGTTAATAGAACCCGATAGTGGAAAAGTACAAATAGATGGAATGGATTTAAAAAGAGATCAATCAGTTCCATTAATTTTTCAAAATTACAGTAGTTACCCTTGGCGAAATGTATTTGATAATGTTGCTATTCCACTGGAACTATATGGGGTTTCAAAAAAAGAAAGAAAAGAACGTACCATGCAGATGTTGAAACTGGTTGGATTGGAACAACATGCGTACAAATATCCAAACCAATTATCGGGTGGACAAAAACAAAGGGTTGCTATTGCAAGGTCATTGAATTGTAATAGCAAAATATTGCTACTTGATGAAGCAAGTTCAGGTTTGGATATTAAAATGAAAAGAGAATTACAGGATACATTGGTTAATTTATGTTATAATCATACAGATTTCAACAGAACATTTGTGAATGTTGGACATAACATTGAAGAAAATGTATATATGTCAAATAGAATCTATATTTTAACCGCAAATCCATGTACAATTCACAAAGTGATAGACATAAATTTCGATAGAAGAACACCATCTATCCGAAAAACAATTGAGTTCCATAATTATGTGGATTATATTGATAATATTATGAATGAAATATGTTAGTTAAATTTATTAATAATTAAAATTTTTGTAAAATGAGAAAAGTAAAATTTTTGATGGTATTAACTTTAATGTTAATTAGTGTGTATTCTTTTGGTCAAGAACCAATTATTGCAAATCCAAAAGGATCTAAGGGTATTATTGCAAACTTCAACAGTTTGGATATATCAAAAGGTATTTTCAATGATAAAACAGATAATTTATCATTGGGGTTGATGGGTTATTACGCTGTTGCAAACAACATTGTCCCAACAGTAGGTTTAAATTTCGGCTATGAAAATCTTGATGGTACAAAAACCAAAACATTAGATTATACCATTGGAGTTAGAAAATGGGTCAATTGGTGGTTTGTTGGATTATGGTATCAAGGTATTACTTATGATAACTATAAATCATATGAAAATAGTTCAATGATTGATTTAGGTTATACATTTTGTTTAACAAATGATATTTTTATCGAACCAACACTTTATTATCAAAAAAGTTTTGGCGATTTAAAGTTAAATCGAGTTGGTTTTTATGTAAGTCTTGGTATGTGCTTTTAACATGAAAACTAAAATAATAAAAAAAACTGTATGGTTAATAATAGGGCTAACTCTTTTAGCTCTATTATTAATCTCTTTTAATTCATGTGTTCCTGAATGGATAGATGATGAGTTAAAATGTGAGAAAAACTGTCCAACCGAAACAAAAACCACCACACAAACAAAATCTGATGGTAGTAAGTTATCCACATTGGAATCATACTTTGCGAATGGATTTACAATGCAATTAGAACAAATTTTTACAATGCAAGGTAAAAACACTATTCCATTTTTTGATGAACCAGTTGAAGCATTGTTTACCAAAAATCAAGAGGTTGTTAATCTACCAGGTTTTGTAACTTATGACAAGTATGAAATGATTATGTGTGGTTTACAAAAAGGTGATAAATGGACTTTTAGTAAAATGAATTTTGTTGAAAAAACAAATTGGATTGAAAGCGGGTATGGTGGTTCATACTTGTTACGTTCATATACAATCCGAACACCATACAATATCATTACATCCAGTAATCCATATAATAAGTTGAATTTTGTAACTTCTATTGACTTAAATGGTGTGAATTATAGAGATGGGGATGATTATCAAATGATAATTCAATCATATCATAATACCAAAGGTGAGTATATGAGAAGTAATTTAGTTTTAACTGTTGTTACAGATGTTCGCCAAAGAAAAGATAATGGTATTATAGATGGTTATGTATATCTTAATACTAATGCACAAGTATCTGTTGGATATGTTGTAACTCAACCTTTAACTGGTGAACAAGTCAAACGAATTGTTAACAGTGGTACTGGTTTTGAGATTTATCAATGGAGAGGGTATAATTGTATTAAAATAGGAACAAACTTATATATACCAAGTATTGGGGATACATATAGATATGTTGGAACAAGTAATGATAATGGTTTAATTAATGGATATACTTACAAGTATTACCAATTGAAATTTAAAATTATAAAATAAAATGGCAAAAGAGAATTGTATAACAGTAGATGGAACAGTTACCGAAACACTTGGAAATGCAAATTTTAGGGTTGAATTAGATAATGGTCATCCCATTATTTGTACTATCAGTGGAAAAATGCGAATATCTTATGTAAAGATATTAACTGGTGATAAAGTAAAAGTTGAAATGTCCCCATATGACTTAAATCGTGGAAGAATAACTTATAGATATAATAATAGTCAAAGATAATTATTTTTTTGCTTTATTAGCTTGCTCTGTCATGTGTCTAACATCACCCATACTATTTTCAAGTGATGTATTTCCTTTCATTGCTTGATTTTCACGTTCTACCTTTTCATTATGTAAAATAGTATAATATCGTCTATCTTGAATTGGCATATCTAAAATTTCATCCATTGTAAACCCAACAACTGTTCTTAAACCAAAAATTTCTTGTCTTAATGGAATCTCATAACCTGGATTTAAACCATTAAAGGCAAAATCTTGAAACCTCCATCTGATATTTGTTTTTCTCATCATAGTATTTTTATATCTAATAGGTGGTAGATTTTTATTACTTTTTGAGAATATCATTTTAATTAATTTTAATATTATTTGTTAGCATTTGTTCTAAATCGTATGCAGCAATATTTTCAATTTCTTTATCTCGAACTGGTTCAACTAAAACAATATTATGCGTGTGATGTAAAAATGCTGAACGTAATTTATCTAAAAAATCCACCAATACATCTCCATATGGAAGTCTATGTGCTGTTTCCAATATTTCTTGAATGGTTTCATCATCAACCATTTCTTTTGGGTTATTAACAGGATATTTACCCCCATGGTGCATGTATTTATCTTCACCTTTTGCATCAGGACTACTTGAAATTAAAAGTATTTCATCTGAAACGACTGTTGTTACTGTTTTGTATGTTGAACTAAAATCAACATTTCCAGCCTCATCAATTCGATTATATGTTGGTGAAACATCTTTATAATTTTTCATTTTTATAAAACCTGGATGTTCACTGAATACTTTTTTATTATTAGTAACATTGTATTTTCCAACACGTATCCAAAGTTCATTATCTTTTAATAGTACATCGTTATTTTGTCTACCAAGAAGTCCTATAAATTCTCCAACTTCTCGTACATCTTCACCACTTTCTGGATAAATTCCAACAGAATCTTGTTGCCATTGAGGATTTAATGATTGATCAACCAAAGCACTATCAAAAAATGATTTTGCTGTCATGGTTTGTTCTTTATCCAATCTATCCAATTGTGATATAATTGGGCCAATATATAATCGTTCAGTTATCTTTTTAAACTGTCCAGCTTGTGGTGCAAATACCCAACAGGCTTCGCCAATTTTGGGAATAATATGATAATGTTTAGGTATTAACGGAAACGCCCATGGTAATTCGTCATCATTTAGTATATCATCATCATTTAAACGAATTTGAACTCTACCCCCGCCATAAACATCATTGTTATTTACGACTGTTCCAAGTTTAATTACTATTTCGTGATTTACTCTCATTTTAAAATCCTCTGTTTTCTAATTCTATATTTGCATTATTAAACTCGACTTCTATTTCATCCATACGTTTTAACAAATCTAAACACATTTTATGTAACATTTGATATGTATTATTCAAATCAATTTTTTTTAAATTAATTTCTTCCGATGTAAATTGTTTCCAATCTATTGATGTATTTTTTTTATTTTCCATATTATCCAACTGTTCCATTAGTAGATGCAAATGAAGTATTATATCCTTGAACAACGACTGGTCCCCCAGCATTTCCACCAGTTCCCATAATAGTTATAGCCATTGGTTTAAATGCGACATCAACTCTTGCATCATAACAAATAGCATCAATTATTTCATCAACAACTAATGCTGTATAGGCTTCCATTACATTTTGATTACCAGCTGCATCTGCGCCATTAGGAATACCAACTTCCGAAAATCTTGAAATAATTTTACTTGAAATCATCTTTTTGTTTAATCCCTTTCTACTTGGTGCGCCTAATGCCAATACTACTGCTGGTATTTTTGGTAAGCATGGGATTGCTAAATGAAGAATATCATTCAGATCTTTACAAATTTGATTAACAGAATTTCTACATCCAGCCATAATAAATTAATCATTATAATTTAAAAATACACTATCATCAATTGTTAATGATGTTTTAAATGTTTCACCAGCACCCTCTTGTCCTTCTGGAATTGTTAATTCAATAGAATAATCTAAACCTGGTACATTTTGATCAATATGTTTACGATATTTTCTTGCCTCGCCAGCTCTCATATTGTATATATATTCTTTTACATATTGTCTATCCATTTCACCATTAATACTCATGGTAAGCATAGCCATTTTAGTTGTTAATACATCTGAATAAAATTGTCCTTCATTTCCATATTTTAATTTATTTTTAATGAGTTCTAATTTATTACAAGTATTGTCAAAAAATAATAAATCATTTTGTGTAATTTCTTCAAAACCAACCTTTCCTAATAGTCTTAAATCTTCAACCATTTGAGATATTCTAGATGATTGAATACTTTTTTCAACATCACTTACCATTTTTTCAAACATTCTATCATCAGCCCTGTTTGATAATGTCCATTTAATTAAATCGCCATCACCAGTTGTGTAGGTAAACCACCCATATTCATCCCCAACTCCAGTAAACTCTTTATATCCAATGTCTGATAATGAAATAGTCGCTTCAAATTGTTCGCCTGTATGTGGATTTCTCGCAATAATTGGAAACTCTGGACCGTATGCAGTTGCACGTAAAAATAAAATTATAGCATCTATATCAGCTTGAATTAATGTATCTGGATCAATTTCACTATCAGCCATTGTTGATTTTAAAATAGAATCAATTAAAAGTCCCCCCTTATACAGATTAAATGATGTAATTAAATCTTCCTCTCTGGCTGTTAAATAAAATATTGGTAATTTACTTTTTTTGTGCGGATAACATTGTCCTTTTGATGGTAATGGTATGACATCATATTTTCTTTTTGAAATTGGTGGAGTAAACTTCTCATAATTTCTATTTGGAACTATTTCAGCTTGTTTAGTTAATTCTTCTATAATCTTTTTTTCGTTCTCTGGCAATTCTCTTTTTGGTAAGCCATTAACCGTTTTTTGTTCTTCATTATCCCCAAAATTATAATATGGATTTTCTTTTGTATATTTGTCTGGGGGATTATTCATACCAGGTTGTTGTACTTGTGGTTGTTGGGTTGGTGATTGTTTAACAACTTTTGTTTGCCGTTTACTACGTTGTTTACTCACTGGTTCAACGCCCTCATTAATGAATTGTTGGTCAATTTGTTCTTGAATATCATCTATATGTTTAATATCAGCAATATCTTTTTTTGGATTTGTTTTTTTTACTAAATCCATTTCATCTCTTGTATTGTCTAACATTTGTTGACTGGCTTTCATCATTGCCAAATATTTTTCACGTTCTGTTGTCATATTGGTATATAATTTTTGTTTATATATATTATTAAATAAAAAATTTCATGTAATATCTTTTAAATAATATAATGATATTACATGAAATTTTAAATAGTTAGAACGGAATATTATCGTGATTTCTTTGTATCTTCTTCTGGTTCTTTTCTATTATATTTCAAATTAGACAAATCAATAGCTGACAATCCAATTAAACTTGCGGATATGTATCCAAGATGTTTAATTAGATCAACATGTTCAGCTTCACCATTAAAATGAAATACAACAGTTAAAACAATTAGTATAATGAAGATTAAAAAACCTAAACTACCAAATAATAATCGGCAGCTTGGTTGATTATCCATTGAAAATAAATCATATAAATAATTTCTAAATGTTTTCATTTGTGCTACTATTTTTTAATATTGATTCAATTAATTCTTTTTTAGTAAAGACTTTATTTTCATATCTTTTAACTCTCACTTCTTTAGCAAAAAAATCATTTCTTCTTTCCTTTTCTTCCACATTATCACCTTTATGTACTGACATACTTCTCTTTCTATTTGTTGGGGTTTTATAACCAAATGTTTTAACATTTCTTGTTACATTTTGAGCAACATTAGTTTTAGATTCCCTTTCATCTTTTAGTTTTTTACAATAATCAGTTTTATCAATGTTTTTAATTTTTCTGTGATTTGATGGGTGTCTATAACCCATTTCTTTTTTTGTTATATCTGTTGCTGTATTTTCAGAAATATTTTCATCAGATTTTTCCATATACGATTCATAAGTAGGATATTTATTAGTATCCCTATTTAAAAAGTCTGGCGAGGCTAATGTCATACCCATAAGACAATCACATTCATTTAATGTTTCTTCTTTTAACATGGATAATAATTTTGCCTGTCTTTCAGACATAATAATTTTCTTTGGCATAAATGATTCTTTAATACCTGCATGATGGGTTAATACAGTAACTATATCTGTATAATCATTGAGTATTGCAAAATCTTTTAATCTTTTGATCAAACTTTTAGAAAATTTACCACCAATTCTTTCTTGTTGTTTAAAATTAACTTCTCTACCATGTAACTCAAATACAGATTTTACCAATCCTAAATTACCAATCAATGTTGCATAAGTCAATAGTAAATTAGCATCAACAAGATCATCACCCTCAACATTATCTGGTAGATTTACACCTTGTGCAGCCAAAAATTTTAATTCCGATTCCAAATTTTTCTTTTCAATTGGATCATTGGTATTATCAATTTTTTGTTTTATGGCTATTGCTTTCTTTTGATCTGGTGTTGCATTTAATTTTACACTTTGTGTTGTTACTCTGAATGTTGAAATTAATCTTTCAATTCTATCTGTTGCACCTGGATTTTCTGGTTGCCCCTGTTCCAACTTTTTAATTTCCCCAAAAATAAAATTATTAATTTCATTTGCCCTAAATGATAAATCCTTTGTTATATCAAGAATACCAGTACGTTTAGCGGTTGATCCACCGCCTCTTTTCTTTTGGTCAGCATTTCCCTCACCACTAAATAAATTATCATATGATCTGATTATTTTATCAAGATGTTGTACATCACCCTCTATATTGTTTCTATTGGCTTTGATAACATTAATAAAATTTCTTAATGCTTGTAAAGTAACTTCATCTTTTTGAATTGCCCCTTTTCGATAATAGGTGATATTATCATCTTGGTCTGTAATTATTTTTCCAACACCAGCATTTTTTAATACTTTATGACTTCTATCTAACCATGTAATGTTTTGATAAAGTTCAGGTTGATTAATAAATCTATCTTGTAATATGTTAATAACTTCTGCTGTAATTGGAATACGCAATTTATGTGCTAATTGTTTTGGAATATTGTGTATTGGACCAACATCACCCCCATTAGGTTGTAACAATGTATCAAATACTTTTAACCATTGATCAGTTCCCGATGCAGCATCTTCGGTTACAATTTCTTTTTCTTCAAAAACAGCATCATCATCAACAGTTATAGTATCATCATCTCTTTTGAAAACATCCCTTAAACCTCTTATTTGTGTACCAACAGATTTACCACCATCTCTAGATGGGGGAACAATAGTATAATTTATTTCATTTAATTTTGGAATAATCTTCATGAATGTATTATTATTTACAATAAATAGTTTATAGATTATCTTTTACTAAACAACCAAGAATATGGGTTTTGATTTTTGTTAGTAAATTGATTACCTCGATATATCTTGAACATATTATATTTATCTTTATGTGGTGAAATATCAATATTATTTGGCTGTTTTTCTGGTTCTTTTACTTTTAATGTTGTTATCCATGATTTAAGAATTTCAGCATCAGCCTCTTGTTGTTGTTTCATTTTAATAAAGTTATGTTCATATACAAACATTGCCATAGCAATGCTCATTAATGTATCATCATGACAACCAGATAAATGTTCAATTTTGCCTGTTGCTTTAATTACCCATGTTTCTAATTCACCAATAACTCTAATACTTCTAATTCTTAAAAGATTACTTTTTAATGCTTGAATAAATGTGGAAACCATATATGTTCTTGCTGATTTTGCATGGAAACCTGGTAATTTTTCATCATTTGAAACAAATTTTTCTAATTTTGGAGAATTAATCATATAATCTTTATTTTGAACTGTTTCATAATAAAGATTTTGATACTCTAAATTAAGTAATGTTAATACAGTTGATTCTCCATAACCACCAATACAATCAACAACTATTAATGCGTTATTATAGAGTGTTCCATATTTAAAACATAATTCGCCCAAAATATCCCCAGTCATTTTGCCTTCATATTCTGCAACTTGTTCTATATATTTGATACCAAATTCATCTATTGCATCAACATCAAGTAGTTCAAACGCCGAATTATCACCAGCATCTCCCCTACTAACATCAACCCCCAATATGTATCTATGACCTGTTATTGGTGGTTTAAATATTCGTATATCATCATAAATTGGATCTGTTTTATATTGGTCGGTTACATTTTTGTTCTTCTGCATTTCAACTACTTTCGGATCAACAGCCACATTTCCAGAACCTATGAATGAACAAAGTAATTCCTGTGCAATTAAAATAGCATCATTGTTTGAATTATTACATTCTTCAACAAACCATGGGGAAGTTGCTTTCCACCCATCACCCTCCTTTTCTTTCCATCGGTCTGGTTGGTATCTTATATTACCTACTTTATCTATAATTGATTCATTTTCCCATATTATTTCTTTGATTTCATTACCATCAACATCAGTAGTTAATAATTCCTTATACCATTTTAAGTTTTTATTGTAACGTGGATCATAATACCATTTTAAATAAGTAATTTTATAATTGTTTAAACCAAGTTGTGCATTATGATATGTTGGATAATATAAACTATCTTTCAAGTTTGGTGTTGAAACCATAAAGATATGTTTATTTTTAACACTACCCATTGTTCGGATAGCTGCTGCTGCAACCTTTGAACCTTTTTCAATAAATGCTGCTTCATCTAAAAACAAATAAGAACATGCACTAATACCACGAGAAGCATTTGCACCACTCGATCTGGCATACATTTTAGTACCTGTAAATAATGTTAATTCTTTGATTGTTTCTCTGACAAATATTGAATTTTCTTTTTCATCATTAATTCTTTTCCCTTTATCATTAAGTGCATTTTCTTCTGGATGATAATAATCTTCGCCCCAAAACCATCGGGGAACTTGTAATAAAAAATCCTTTAATTTAGCTAAGTCATCTTGTGACATATCTAATTTATTTGCAATTATTAATACAACTTCATGGTTATCCATTCCAGCAAATACAAGACTTGCTGCAATATAAGCACATGTTACAGTTGAATATCCTGATTGTCTTGGTTTTAAAACAATATTGTTGGAATTGTTAGCACAATTTAAAAGATATTCTTTTTGTTTAGGAAATAATTTGAATGGTACAACTCGTTCAATAGTTGCATCGTATGTTTTAAAATAATTTTCTATAAAGTATATTCTACTTTTATCTTCAAAACATTTAACATATTCTTTTACTTGTTCTTCTTGTGAAATCATATAATTAATCTAATTTAAAATTCAAATAAATACACCATTATTTTAGATTTTATGTTAAATTATTTATTTGAACTGTAAACATTGGGGGTGGCAATGGTATAATTTGTCTAAAATTAATATACATGTTTCTGATTTGATTTAATCCAATATTACATTCACCTATCCTAAAATATCTTAAATCCCCCATTAATGTACCTGTAAAAAATCTTTCTATTGGAAAAATATATCTGTCATAATCTTGTGGATTATTAGACAATATTGTTTCCAATAACCCTTGTGAACCGCCCATTAAACTCATATTAAATGGTACACCTTCTTGTTTTTCAAAATATTCTGCCAGTTCTTTAAACATTGGTTCTTTATATTTTTTTGATATAAATTTTAAAAACCCATTAACATAAAATGAAATTGTACCAGTTCGTGATGGTTGTGTACTACATTCTGGATTTTTAATTGGAATATCATAAACTATTTTAACAACAATATGATTCCATTGATCCCAATTAATAATATTTTCTGATGAATATTCTTCTAATAGTTTAGTTGGATTTTCATTTCTATCATCATCACAATTTTGTATGTTTATCCGATAACCTAATTGTCCTTTTGGGGTTATCCTAAATCCCATTGCATTATTAAAAGTATCAGAAAATATTTCATGATATTGATTATCATATATGTCAATATCTTTAAATTCATCTGGTAAGTTTTGTAATGGTTTGTCAATAAAATTCCATCGTTTATACGGATCACATCTATATAGTTTACTGAAATATGACCAATAAGAAAATGTACAACAACCAACAGTTGGTTCCAAATCTTTCACTCTTAGTCCCAATGGTTGTCCTGTGTTCCAATCAATACTGCGATTAAACAATAAATAATAATTCAGATTTTTGTTTTTTTCTTGATAACCAACTATTACACTTTCTGGTTTATCTTCATCTCTAACAAGATAACCACAACATGTTCGGTTAAAAAATAAATATTTATTGTTTGATTCAAATTCAGTAAAGTTTGGTGTGTTTAATATTACACCAGATGATGTGTATAAACTTTCATAAATAGATTTTGCTTTTGCTAATTCATCTGGGTCTAATAATTCATCATAATTACACCACCCATTTTCTAAAATAGTTTTCTTTAAATATTCAAAGTTTTCCATATTAATCTTGTTTGAATAATACCACCATTTATTTTCAGCACGTGTTCCTTTATAAAAGAAAAATCCGCTATTTTCTGGAAAATAATAGTTCAAAGTATTATCCTTTGTAATATTTCTTGGGCGAATAATAAATTCATATGATTCAACCTGTTCAGGACGATTATACATTGTTTGATATTTCTGACCAGTATATTCAGGTAAAAATAATTTATAAAACCCTTGATAAAAACCGCCATCAGCTTTGATAAATTTTTGACCATTTTCTTCTTCAATAGATGTACTGTAATCAATTTTTGGATCACAATAATAAAAACCTTCAACTGGTTTCATATAAAATCGTAAATCATTTTCTGGAATTGTTAATGTGGTATTTGTGAATATATCCAACAAATCATCTGTATTCCAATCAATTTTTGTATAACCATTATCAATCGAACAAAACCCCCAATCAGGTAATTCAATACCTGTATTAACCGCATCTTTCCATATAGTTGAACTGTATAATGTTTCCCCATCTTCACCAATACATTCTGGTTCATTTGGATCAATTGTAACTGCGACACAATCTTGATTCATATCAATATCCGCATAATGTGGTTCTCTTGATATGAAAAAATCATAATAATGTTTTCTATCCAACACCCAATGATCGTATGTATTAACTTCGGTTCTTATTACTTGTAAATTAGCCATTATATGATATTATATATCTATAAATAGAAATAACCAATATTTTAGAATTAAATAAAAATTGATATATTTGTATGAAATTATCTTATATGGATTTATCAAATGATTTTCAAGGCTTTATTGATGAAGTATTATCAAAAGCAGATATTGGGAAGATAAGAATATTGTTAATTGAAGATGATTATGTTTTAAAAGAAAAATTAGAACATAGTACAGGTTATGATATAAAACATAGTAGAAGTTATACATCAGCACTGACATATTGGGAAAAATATTGTGGTGATTTTGATTTAATAATATTGGGACTAAATATAAATCCAAATGGTATGGATCCAATTGATTATAGTAAGTATTTTCCAATACATGGAATTACATTTTTAGAACGAATTTGTTGTAATCTTTCATTACCACCAGATGATACTCAAAGAAAACAAGAAGAAAAAGAAATTTGGATGAAAACAATTATCTATTCAGATCCAGATCATATCAAAAAATTGGATAATATGAAAAATAATTTTTCTAATTATTATTCTTTAAACACAATAGTTCATAAGAATGATGAAAACAGTCCCAAAGTTTTAATTAATAAAATAAGGTGTTTTTTAGGAAATGGAAATTAAAACTATTATATTTATCGCAAATCATTTAAAATTTAATTATTATGAAATTTAGAGTTTTATTATTATTGTTATGTAGTGTCGTTTTTATGAATATGTCGGCACAGGAGTATGCACCATTTAGTGGATTAAGTATTGGATCTGGTTATCGAAACAGTTTTGTTAAAAACAGAGTATTTGATAATACATTTCTATCTGTTGGTTTTGGTGGAAATATTTATCTTGGAGATTTTAATGGTGATGCTGCGTTTGAAGATCGTCTTGGTTCATTAGGTAGTGTGTCTTTCGGAAAATGGTTTAATCCATATATTGCAAATCGTTTAAAATATGATGCTGGTGTATTTAAAAATTTTGAATACGATTTAGAAAAGAATTTAAGTATAAGACAATTGACATATGGAAATGTACATTTAGACTTCATGTTTGATATTACAAATTGTCTTGGTAGATATGATGAACGTAGAATAATGCGAATTATACCTTTTGTCGGTGGTGGATATGCACATAGGCCAGAAAAAGTATTTGGTGATCGAAAAATAAAAAGGTCAGAATCCCCAACATTGAATATGGGGTTATTAATACCAATTCGATTAAGTGAACGTGTTGATTTATATCTTGAAGGTCAATATACAATGTTAAATGAACAATTTAATCGGGTTGATATGCACCATGAAGAAGATAGACTAATATCTGCAATGTTTGGTTTGAATTTTAAATTAGGTAAAACAAATTTTCAAGTTATTGAATCAATGGATTATTATTTGTTAAATGATTTGAATAATGAGATTAATAATCTTCGTAGTCAAAATGATGAATTAAGTAAAAGACCAAAATATTGTCCCGAATGTCCAGAAAACAGTGCAATTGTGAATAATATAGAAAGGGAAATGATTTACAAAATTGTTGTATTCAAATTAAATAGTTCGATAATTGATGCAAATCAGATGACTAATATATTTGATATGGCTAAATTTGCTATACAAAATAATGTACCAATTAAAATTACTGGTTATGCGGATAGAGAAACAGGTAATCCTAAATATAATTATACTTTGTCAGAAAAACGAGCAAGAGCTGTTGCTAAAATATTAAATGAAAAATATGGTGTATCAAAAGATAAAATTAGTATTAGTTGGTATGGTGATGAACTTCAACCATATATTGTAAATGAATGGAATAGATTAGTAATAATGGAAAGTGAATAACATAAAAAAAAATGGGTGAACGTTAAAAATTCACCCATTTTTTCATTATGTCAAGTTGTGATTAAGTCAAACTTGAAAGTTCAACACCTTCTGGTGTAATAACCCATTCGATTTCAATATATTCAAGTAAGTTAATTGGTTTAATCCATATTTTTGCAGGAAGTGTTCTTGCTTCTCTTGCTTCAATACTATCATCAACTTCTATTCTATAATCCGTAATACCCCTGTTACTTCTAACATCGTTCAATATTGCAGATGTATTTGAAATGAATTTGTTTTTTGTTGTTGCATCATTTGGTGTAAAAATTAAGTTTCTGTTTGCTCTTGCAACCAAATCTTTAATTCTTATCATCATACGTCTTACTCCAATTCTTGTTAAAGCCTCTCTGTCTTGGTAATATGATATTTTCATATTTTTCTGTCCCCAAGCATATACTCCATCACGAGCAAACGTTTTAACTGGATTGATTCTACCAGCATATAATGTATCTTCATCATACACCTTCAAGTTAGTTCTTGCTGATAAACAATTAACTCTACCACGACTATCACCAGCTGGTGCATACCATGCGTAACTTGTATTATCTATTTGTGCAATTGAACGAACAATATCTCTTGTTGCAGGTAAGAAAATGGTTTTTTGTTCATTTTGATCCCAATATCTCATCCATGGATAATATGTTGCTGTATAACTACTATCAATTTCAACAGCATCTAAATTGGCAACAACATCATCAGATGTAAACATCGAACTTACCATATCATCAGCACCAAATGGTTTATCAGGTGTTGTTATAATGTATATTGCACGTTGATTAATATCAGTTTCAATGATTTCAATAGCTTCTTTTGCAAGTAATGTATCATTGATATAGTCAATACCTGGAGAAGCAAATACATTAATCGGAGTTTCAGATGGATTAGCCATAGTTAAATAGCCAGCCCAGAACGCATAGAAATCGCTTGTAATGGCTGTTTGTCCAAATCCCCATACATCATCTCTTACAACATCAAAGTGTTCTCCTTCGCCTGTATTTGAGTTTATTTTACCTTTATAACGACTTGCTTTAAAATCATCTTGTGTTGTACGAGATGCACGATATGGATCCCAAGCATCAAATCCGCCATAGAACGCTACAGTAAATTTACGCATTTGCCCATTTTCATATATAGTACCAACAACATCTTCAGCACTGGTTATTTGTGGAGATTCACCACCAAATCCAAGTGTATCAACAGATGGGGTTTGCCATGTATAAACACCTTTTACATATTGGTCTGGGTCAATTGAAGTACAATTAACGCCTGGATTTTCGCCATCTACAACTGTTGTACAATCATTTACTCTACTATCCAAATGGAAACCATCTGTATATAGACCATCTGTATAAGTTGTTCTACCTTTATAACTTAAACAATCTGTATCAATTCCTAAAATATCAGAATATCCAAAATATTGTCTTCTTTCTTTTATTTCAGGATAAACAGCTGTGTTATAGGCTAATTGGGGTTTGTTAAAACCAATACCTAAATCACGAACAGGTATTCCTAAAAATCCGCAAGGTACTCTATGTCTAATTGTTTCGTCATCAGCAACTTCAACTGTTACATATCTTGATGTTTGTGCTGTTGAATTATAGAAGTCGCCAATTCTATTTAAAATATAATTTGGGGATGATGGATTAAGATTACATCTTCTAAATTGTTCCATTACTGTTATACTTGCATCTGAATCATAGAAGTTACGGATAACAACATCAAATGTTAAGTTTGCTGGATCAATATTGATGATAGAAACCTTAAATAAAGTATTAGCAGTGTCACCATCACTTATTGTATGGAATCTGAACAAACGTTTTACTTCATTATTTGCAAATGTACCAATCATTTCTGATACAATCCATGGTGTTGAAGCAAATCTAAATTGTTCTTTATAATCACTCATATCACCAACAACACGTTGAACTATATGATTAAATGGGTATTCAGCAGTTGGTACAAATGTTTCAATCTCATAGAATAAATTTTGATTATTTACGAAAACATATTTTGGTGAAAATCCGCCAACAAATCCTTTGTTTAATAATCTTTCTTCTTCAACATCAGTTGTAACACCATTACTTGTTGATGTAATAATGTAATGATAGTTATAAGTTTTTCTACCACTGTTATCTACATCTTCTTTAACTACTAATATTTTACCATCATCGTCTGGTCCTAATGTTTTTCCAATCTTTGTTGTTGTTTTTTGGTATCTTGGAGCTGTTACAATTGTAACAATTTCTTCAATATAGTCTGTTTGGATTGATTCATTATATGAATATAAGTATCTTTCATTCAAGTTACTTCTTAACAATGCTTGATTTGGTAATTCCAATATACTAAAAACTGGTCTAAATTTAGAAATAATAACCTCAAATTCACCTTGTTCTGTTAATCCATTGTACAAAAATTCAGCTTTAGCTGTTGAATTAACACCGAAAGCAACAACAGGACTTGTATATCCACTTCCACTGTTTGTAACTTCAATTGAGTTGATTGCACCACTTGCATCTATTGTAGCAATTGCTGTTGCACCCGCACCAGTAGAATCATTTATTGTTACTCTACTATATCCATTTGCTGTTGAACCACCATTGATTGTAATACCTGTGATAACACCAGCACCGTCCATTGTTACAGTTGCAGTTGCACCTGAACCGACCATACTTTGAATTGTTGCCACTGGGGAAGTATATCCAGTTCCGCCATTAGTAATTATAGCGTTTGGTAAAATACCATTTTCGTCCATTTGTAATATTGCAATTGCACCATATCCAGTTGCTGGGACAGCACTGTCAGTAATACGAATTGTTGGATAACCAGTTCCCCCATCTATAACACGAATTTGTTTCATGTCAATATTAGCATAGGCAGTCGCACCTGTACCACCAGCAACATTTGCTATTGCAGTTGCACCTGTACCAAATTGGTCTTGAATAACAACAGTTGGATTTGTATAATTTGTACCTGGATTTCCTACTGTAATACCAATAATTCTACCAGCACCATCTATTTGTGCTATTGCTGTCGCACCCGTTCCTGTTGGATCAGATATTGCAACTGTTGGTGAAACGTATCCAAATCCAGCGGTTACAACATCAATATGTGTAATAACAGGTTCGTCAGTAATATCAATTACTGGATTTGTATAACCAGCTCCCTTATTAGATACTGTGATAGCAGTAATTACACCTGTTGGTTTTGCTGTTGCACTTGCTGTTGCACCTGTACCTTCAATCATTGCGGTTGCTATTGCGCCACTTCCTGTAAGGTCTTGTATCATAACAGTTGGATTTGTATAACCAACCCCACCATTATTAACAACATTAATTGCTGTAATTGTACCAGTTGCTACTGTTGCACTCGCTGTTGCACCTGTACCTACACCTGCATCTGTAATAGTTACAGTTGGTGATGTATAATTTGCACCAGGATTATTTACAACTATTTTAGCAACCACATCAGCAACACCTAATGTCGAAGAAACAACAGCATCTTGACTTACTGTTGGGGGGAATCCATTATCAACAATTCTGATAACAGGATTTATATAACCAGTACCACCATTTGTAACATCAATTGATGATATTTGTGTAATACTTGTATCAAATGTTATAGTTAATGTTTCTGAAGGAGCAACTGGATCAGAAATTGTTGCCACTGCGGTTGATGAATAACCATTACCTGGTCTTGAAACATTTATTGATGTAACAACACCAGCTACAACAACAGCAGTCGCTATTGCACCATTTCCACCACCACTTGGGTCAGAGAATGATATTGTTGGATTTGTAAATCCAGTTCCTACAGGCAATGATAAGGATTGAATAGGATTACCAAGAACGGCAACAGCAATTGCACCTGTTCCTGTTTCATCTGTAATAACCACATCTGTATTACCAGTTGTATATCCTAAACCACGTCTAATTACATTAATTGAAGCAATCGGAGCTCCTAATACAGCAGTTGCAATTGCGCCTGTTCCTGTTCCACCATCAGTAATTGTTACAGCAGGATGTGTATATCCAGAACCTGGTGTTGCAACTGTAATTTCAGATATTGTACCAGCTAAACCATCAATAACGGCTTCAACAGCAGCACCAGAACCAGTTGGATCACTTATCATAACAGTTGGTCTTGTATATCCAGAACCACCATTTACAACTGTTACCATACTAATATGTTCATCAACAATGGTTACTGTTGGATTTGTATATCCAGAACCTGGTGTCAACATATTGATTGCAACAATTACACCATTAATATCTGTTGTTGCGGTTGCAGCAGCTCCAATACCATACGGATCAGTAAATACAACAGTTGGATGTGTGTATCCAATACCACCACTGATAATATCAATACTATCAATTTCACCACCTGGATTAATAGTTGCAAAAGCAGTTGCAGCAACACCATTCGGATCGGTAATTGTTATGATTGGTCTTGTATATCCAGAACCACCATTAGTAACAACTATTTGGTCAATAGAACCATTACTACTATTTAATAAAATTCCTTCAATGTAATCTTTTGGATCAACCCCATTTTTATACACTAATTGTTGGAAAGCAATGTCATACAATTCTTCAACCCAAATAGGTGCATTACCTTCATCAGCTCTTCCGCCTAATACATTATATATATAATTTTTTTGACCTGGATTTAATGATACAGTATATTCTACATATTCACCAGTTTCACGTAATTTGATAATTAATTTGAAAGTACCCAAATCGGATGGTGTACTTGGTATTCCTGTAAATTGAGCATTTTGCCAAACACCTGATTTACCGCATGTAAACTTAGTTGATGGTTGTCCTGATGGACCAATGAAAACTTCTTCGGCATCCCACAAAAGTTTATCATATTCGTATTTTGTACCACAATAACCATATACAATCAAGTTACTACCTGTTACCGAGTAAGTTGGTTTGTCAGTACCAAAGAATTTTGTCCCAAATGTATAATTTTTACCATCATAAGTAATTCTGTCACTGTTTGGAATTGGATTGTTTGCTGTCTGATCAACTCTACCTACAATGTATTGTACATATTTTTCAATATCCCCACTTTTGACTGGCTGATCTGAAAATTGTGGTGAACCAAATGTTTTTACATAGTGTCCTCTTGAACGAAGAACACCAACTAACATATTTTCACCTTTTCCACTACCAATAGCTTTAATAAGCCATGCTTTACCTGCGTGATAACCAGAAAGTCCAAGAACTCTAGTTACAATTAGTTGATTACTTTCAGCCAAATAATCTCTTGCTATATAAGGAAGTTCATATCGAGGGTATTTTGAACCTTTGTATAATTCAGTTGAAGTACCACCAAATGTTGCCTCATAATCCCTCCAATTTTGTATATAAATCGGTGCGAAAGCAGGACCTTTTAATGTTTCCCCAACAAGACCAAGTGTTGTAATACTTGTTCTTGAATTGGCTGGCATGATCTCTGTTTCCTTTTGATATATTCCAGGTGCTACATGAAGTCCCTTTACATTAGTTAATGCCATAATCTTATGTTTAATTATTAAATTTATTTCTTTTATATAAATAGTATGATAAAATTACATTACATACTATTAACCTCATATAAATAGTGTAAGGATTTTAATTATTGATTTATTTTATCCATTCTACATATTTATACTAAGATAAATATCATCAAATATGGCAGCTAATAAAAACACATGGACAATATTCCAATCATTAGATAAAACATTAAATGGTTGGAGTAATGGTACATATACAACTAACATAAAATCTAACCAATCGCCAAATGTTTATAACTATGATTCTAATATTCTGTTAAAAACAACAGATAAGAATGAATATGATAATGCAAAACTTCAACTTAAACAAGATAAATGGTTAAGTAGAAAATGGTTTAACTCAAATATGAGAACTAATATCAACGAAACAAGAAATATGAATTTCGTTGATTTAATGTATAGAGATGTTGAATTAATGTCACAAAGACCTGAAATATATCAGGCACTTAACATTGTGTCGAATGAAGCATGTACAATTGGGCCAGATGGGAGTTTATTAAATATTTTTTCAACATCACCAAGAATTAAATCAATATTGGAAGATTTATTTGTTAACAGATTGCAAATTCATTTAGAATTATTACCTCTTATTAGAACAATGTGTAAATATGGTAATGATTACAGATTACTTAATGTTACATCAAAAAATGGTATATTAGGGTGGAAACAAATGCCAGTTGTTGAAATCAAAAGATTTAATAATCAATATCCTTATGGTGTTGTAGGACAAAGTACAAATAAAGGGGATGATTTAAGCCCATATTTTGAATGGACTGGAGCTGCTGGTTCACAAAAATATTTGAGATGGCAAATGGCACATTTCCGATTACTAAATGATACAATAGCAATACCCTATGGTTGTTCATGGCTTGCAGGTGCAAGACAACAATGGAGACGATTAACTATGATGGAAGATGCTATGTTAATTTATATTTTAGAAAAAGCATTTGAAAGATTTGTTTATAAAATTGATGTTGGATTAATTGATGCAGCGGATGTACCAGCTTTCATTCAAGATATTGCAAATAATTTTAAACGTACATTAAGAGTTGATCCACAAACTGGACAATTAGATTTATCAAAAAATATTTTATCAGCAGTTGATGATATATTCATTCCAATACGTGGTCAAAAAGATGGTACAAAAATTGAAACATTAGCTAGCGGAAATAATTTGGATAAATTAAAAGAAATGTTGGAATATGTGCATCTACAAATGCTAACAGCACTTGGAGTACCCAAAGTATTTTTAAACTTTGAAGCATCCCCAGCCGAAGGTCGTAATTTGTCATTAGTTGATATTAGATTTTCAAAATTAATCAATAGGGTTCAACAATGTGCTATAATGGAGTTAAATAATATTGCTATTATTCATCTCTTTTTATTAGGTTTTAAAGATGACCTAAACAACTTTACTATCACAATGAACAATCCTTCCACACAAGCCGAGATAATGCGTGTGGAAGAATTACAGAAGAAAGTATTGGCTGTTAAAGATGCAGTATCAGCAGCTACTGATGATGGTTTACCAATTTACTCATGGAAAAAGGCACTTAAAGATATAATGAAATTTTCTGACCAAGAAATTGATGAAATATTATCTGATTTAAGATTAGAAAAAGTTATTTCACAAGAATTAATATTAACCCAACAAATTATCAAAAGAACAGGAATGTTTGATAAAGTTGATTTAATATATGGTGATCCAAATGCTCAATATGATTATACTGTTACTGATATTGGTCAAGCATCAGGTGGTGGATCTGGTGGCGGAGGAGGCTTCGGTGGTGGTGATATGGGAATGGATGATTTTGGCGGTGGAATGGAAGGTGCTGATGTTGGTGGTGAAGGTGCTGAAACCGAAGCTGGAGGAGAAACCGAAGCAGCACCAATGGGTGAAAGTAAAAATCAAAAGGGTAAATTAATACTTGAAAAAATTGAAAATAAACTTACACAAACTGTTCCAACATATTCAGGAAAATCATTAATTAATGAAGAATATGAAAAAATGATGTCTACTATTGAAGATTGGATTGATAAACAAACAGAAGAAGTACCAGTTGAATAAAAATTAACATCTTATGAAAACAAAAAACCCAAGCCATTTAATTGACTTGGGTTTTTTAATTTATAAATAATCTATTGATTATCTGAACTCATTTACATTCCATACAGTTAAACCGTCTACTCTAACTTGTCCGTAAAATTTGTTATTAACAACTTTTTTGGCATACCTTGTCATAATTCCCTTAACAGGCGCAAAGTTAAATTGATTATAGATAGTCGGAGTTAATTGTAATGGTACATAAGGTGCGTAGATGTAGCCAGTGTCCAACATAGATTTTCCTTTATGACCAATCAATACAGACCAGTGAGGGCTATATGGATCACGATAGGTTTGGTAACGTCCTTGTAATGTTCCAATTTTTTCAATACCTAATGAGTATTGATCTTCTTCTGGAGCGGCATTTGTAGCGTGGAAATATTCAAGGTTATCAAATACAGCCGAAACCTCTGGGGAAACAACGATAAAGTTAGCTCCACCCATCAATGTAGCTTTATGGATTTGCGCACTGATTTTGTTAATACAAGTAATCAATTCTTGATTCCAGTCTTTTTGGGTATAGTTGGTAGAGAATGAAGCCATACGTCTCCAACCATTCACATCCCAACGTAATTGCCAAGCTGATGCGTGTCTTAAATCACGAAGAATTTCACGATCCAATTCAGCTGCTACTTGCTCTGATAATAAAGCGGTTAATTCTGCTTCGGCATCAATATTATGGAAAGCAGCAACATCCTGTGCTAATTCAGGAGACCATGTTGCACGTAATTTTCTTGATTCAACAGCGATTGTAACACCTTCAATTTTGAAAGAAACCTCTGCGATTTCAGTTTCAAGTTCAAGACTATCATATTGCGCCCAAGTTACCAAGAAAGCAGCATTATCAATAACAGTTAATGGATCAATACCAATATAACCGTCAATTGTCAAACCTTGATCAACAGTTGGTTTTGTTAAGTCAAGTTCCAAGTAAATTTTACCTTCGGCATCACATATATTTTCTCTTTCAACGATAGCTTTTCCATATTTTTGTGTCATAACACGATAAGGAACGTTTTCAAATTGTAAGAATGTTGTATAACCTTTATTTGTAGCATCGGGAATTGCATTTGCAGCAAGAACTCTCAATGAAGCTAAAAATGCTTCGCTATCCATTTCATTTCCATCAGGACCAATCAATTTACCAGCATTATAGTTATTGAAACCAGTTACTTCTAATATAACGTTACGAATAGTACCATCATTTCTTGAAGGCGGATAAGTCGGTGTCGTAGGTGGTTGGAAATCACGTTGTGCAGTTAAAATAACTGGGGTAGCAGCTTGTGCAACTTTAATCCAAATTCTACCTTTACTATTATCATACAAGAAATCGTTGTAGAACAAATCGTAAAGAGATGTTTTCATAAATTGAGTGACGACTGGAGTATGACGTACAGCAGTTGGTAATGGTTGACCAGTTACAGGATCAACAGCATCAAATGTAGGAACAGGCTTTTGAGAAGCGTTTGTAACAATTACATCATCGGGCAAGTAGTAACGGTTTGCAAAAGCACCCTGATTACCTTTACCTGTGTTTTGCCAGTTACGGTCATCTCTTTCGTAGCCCATCATTCCAGTATGTTTCGCTGACGAACCATCTTGGATATTACCATTAGCATCTAAACCTTCCCATTGTCTTTCACTTGTTACAGGTTTAATATAGAACAATTTACCGATTGGTAAATTCAACGCTTGTACAGATACAATATCATTAGCAAGCAATTTCGAGAATACTCTACGAACAATTGGGAATACAACAGTTTCAAACGATCCTGAATTAGAAGAATCGGTTGCTTCGTTGATTAATTGTTTTGCTGTGTTTTCAAAAAGAGTTGCAATGTTTTCTTTTTGTACACCAACAAGACCTTGAGTAAAGCCAAGTTTTTCCCAAGTTTCAGATATTCTCTTTCTGTTTTCACGTAATTGGTCATATTCAATGTTACCAACAACGCCTGATTTTAAGAACTCTTTCATTTTCTTTATAGTTTTTTAATTATTTTTAATTTAGTTTCTAACACTCAAAACTCTATTCATTAATCCTAATGATTTTTGAACATCCTCATTTATAAATATCGGTTTATCTACAACAGTTTTTTCCTGTGCTTCAAAGCCTTTATCAATAATATTTTCTTGTAAAGGTTGTTTGTTTTTCAATTCAGATTTGATAGTTTCATGTAAAGAATTGATTTCTTTTTCGGTTTTACAATTTTGTAGTCTTTCAAGGATTGTTTTCTTTTCTTCAAGAGTGGTTGCATTTTCAGTAAATAAATTTACAGCTTTTGCAAGTCTACAATTTGTCATTGCTACTTCACGTGAAGTGACATAATATGTTTGTGCAGATTCTTTAAATTGTCTTACACACTCTTTTAAAATAATATTTTCTTCCTTTAATTGTTTTAATTCCTTTTCAATTTTAGAAATTTTGGATTCATTGGCTGACAATGTTGGTTCTAATTGACCGCCATGTCGAACATAATTACCTGTTCTCCATGTTTGATCTGGAACTTGCTGTTGTAATACACCAGCTCTGTAACGTCTATTCATTGTACGTGCTTTTCCTTCTCCAACTTCATCGCTACTTTCATCTAAATCAACTTCTTCATTTTCATTAAATGGTGCGCCATCGCCAATTCTTTGTCCATAATTTCTTGCACCTGAATCAGTATTTGGTGAATTTTTATCCCCTAAGGGCTTATTCCCTTGAAAACCTGTACCAGATGGGATGTTAATCCCTGTTGGTCTTTGGTATTTTGTTGTATAACCAAGATTGGCTTCATCCAACTCATCCAAATCAATGATGTATTCAGCGCCAGTTTCGTTATCGTTAATTTCCACACCACTATCAGTTTTCGTTACCTCAACTTCTGTATCGCCTTGTACCTTTTTAAATACTTTAATTAGATCTTCATCGCTAGCATCTGTTAGGTCTAAAGTATCATCATCTACTTCAAATTCGGAAAAATCATCTTCCCCTTCGCCACCATCATTATCTGCATCTACATTAACTTCGACTTCTACTGGTGTTTCTTCGACTTCTACTTCTTCTTCATAATCTTCGTCATCAGATTCTTTTATCATGTTTCTCATGTTTGTTTTTATACTTTCTTCCATAATATTCTTAAGAATTGATTCAGTATTTAACTTAACCATTTCCTGAATTTCTTTTGCATCCAATATTGGATTGTCTATTTTTTTACTCATGGTGTAAACTATATTTTGAGTTTATTTTTTTAATAAATAGTCATAATAAAAAAAATTAATATATATTATGTGAATAACATTGGTTTATTTAATAATTTATCAATCTTTTCGATTATATATATTTTATTTTTATCTTTTATTTCAGTATTTTCAATATATGGTTGTAAGTTTTCTGGTTCTAAAGCCATGTAAGCATTTGGGGTTGATGGATCTGATACAATATCCCAACATAGCAATTCAAAATCATCTTGAACTATTGCAGTACCATTTTTATTTTCAACCGAACCAACTCCACGTGAAGAAACACCTAATTTTAATTTATTAAAATAAATAGAATTAGCAATACTATCACCAACACTTGAAACAATTCCATATTTAATATATCCAGGTGTTAATATCAATTCCATATTACCAACAACAGTTTTACCCTCCCACCAAAGTTTTAAAATATTATGTGATAATTCTTTAACAGAAATTACAGTATCAGCAGGATGATCTGGTTGTCCATAAGCTCGTCTATCTAATATTTTTTGAGTATATTTTTCAACTTCTCTTTCTAATATATGTCTTGGATAAATTCTCCCATTAGCATTTGGGGTGTCAGATTTTTGGAATACAGCATGTACAATGAATGGATGTGGTATAAACCAATTACTATTATTGTTTACATCCTCATTTAATTTCATATTGTTTGGATCATTAATATCAATGTATCCATCTCTTTCAATAAGATAACCTAAACCTGTTTCACCTTTCCTTAATTCTTTTAAAATCATTTTAAAGGATTATTTTTAAATAAATATCGTTTTAAATATATTTTTGATAATAACTATTTATTACAAAGAAATTGTGTTTTGATGATAAATATCTGTGAAATATTTAATCAATTATTACTGAATGAATCGGCTTCGGAAGCACAGGTTTTAAAAGCTTTGAGAGGTCGAAATTTATGTTTTATTACATATGAATCAAATGTGCCAGGTTATCCTGTTGAAAGTGGTAGCAGGTATTGTGTAATATTAGCATATGGTATTGGTAGATATATGGATTTACCTTGTATAAGGGTATATCAAACAAATCCACGTGTTTCAGCTGGTAAAGTTTCTGATTATAAAATCCTCTATTTAAAAGATATACAAGTTTTTAGAATACTACCTAATGTTGTAAAAGAAGCCCCCTCATTGTTCAATCCCAATGAAGATAAGTGGATGAAAAGAACAATTGAAGTGGCTAGATGGAAAAAATTTGTACCACAGGAAAAATATAGAAAACAAGAAATTGAACCAGAGTTATATAAAACTGATACCGAAAGAGATTTACAACAAAATAGACAACCTCAAAAAGTTGATGTTACTGGTCAATCAAGAACACAAACCGAAAGATTTAAGGAAGTTAAAGCTATTTCCAATAGAGCATTGTCATTATGGAAAAAAATTGAAAGAACTGGTGATAAAAGAAATGCTGAAATTGCTAAACAAAAATATCTTGAAATTCAAAGATTGGCTAACCAGTATCTTTCTGGATATAGAAAAGAGAAACAAAACTTGTAAAAGTTGGAAAAAGATTTATATTAATAATAAATAAGAATACACATGTATGTAAGTGAATTTGATAGAGTAGATGAAAATATGATAAGTGCTTTGTTTAATGGTAGAAATCCAACTCAAACATTTGTTGAACAATTTAATAAATCATTAGACTTTTCTACTGATGTTGATAATATTGATCGTGAAGATGGTGAAATAGATGTAAAAGTCGCTAATTCTGTTGGTAAAAGAATCCAACCATTACAAGAAGATTATATACCACCAGTACAACCACCACAACAAGTATATAACAATCCAAACTTACCACAAAAAAGAGTACCATTAACAGGTGTTTTACCGCCAGAAATTATCGAAAGTATTCAAAGAAAAAAAGATGAACCACTTCCATCATTTTTAACTAATTCTGTAAGTAATACCACACAACAATATTTACAAGAAAATGTTAGAATGGATTTATTACATGGAAATAAAAATCAATCACAACAAAAAATAGGACATTCTCAACAACAATCTGAATGTTGTAATAACACAAACAATGATGCTTTGGCAAAATTAGCAGAAAGTGTAAATATTTTAAGTAAATTAGTTGGTTCAAATGATAATTCATCCAAATCAACCCCATTAACAATTGATGGAAATAAATTTGAGGGAATTATTAAACAAAATAAGAAAGGACAGATTTTATATATTATTGATGAAGAACATTGTTTTATTTTAGTACCAAGTACATTAAAAAAATTCAAATAATAATCAAATAGGTCATTACCCAACTCATTATCCATATATAAGCAAAAAACCCAATTATTCAAGTAATTGGGTTTTTCGATTGCCTTCTTTCAAATGATAGATGCACTCTTTTTAAATATACAATTTTATTTTTTAATTTTAAAAATTCCACTTGCAACACATTCTTTGAAAATGTTATCAGTTAATTGTTGTACTTTATCACTGAATGGTCTTGATGTTTTCAAGGATTTTGATGGATCTTTTGAATTTTTTGGTTTTCCTGCGTTTAACATAGATTGAAAATCGCTTTCTTTAATAGTAGCCATTACTGTTCCATCACGTTCAACAATGTAAAATTCTTTACCTCTACCAACATTGGCATTTTCAACAACATCAATTACTTCATCGTCTTTATTCCATCTCGTATTACTTCTGTCAATAACATCATCAACATCATCAAGTGTATCTTTATGTATGTTTTGTGGCCCAATATTTCCGTCTATACCATTTTTGGTATCTTTATTATATGAAGGTAAATTATTTCTTCCTCTTGGATCTTCTTGTGCATAATTATAATCGAATTGACTATTCGTAATGGTTGAAGCAATTGTACTCATACCATGATCGTTTGTTTTTTGGTCAGAAGATTCAGAACCCTCACTAACCACATTTTCACCCAATTCTTCGACCTCAAATTCATCAAATTCGCCATCATCATCAGTTAATCTTGAAAGCTGGTCATTAAGTTGATCCATTTTGGCTAACAAATCAGGAATTAAAGTAACAAGTTGTTGATCAAGTTGAACATCTTGTGCATCTAAATCGCTATCACTATCATCATCTAATGAAATAACTTCATCAGCATCTATGTCACTATCGCCATTATCAGTCAAAATTTGTTCATCATCATCAATGGATAATTCATTGATATTTCCTTTTGCTTCATTTACAGGTTCAGTTTTTTCGGGATTTTTGATACCAGCATCTTCATTTAAAATTGAAGAAGCATTTGTCATAATTTGACGTTGGCGTTCAATTTCTTCACGCATTTCTTTTGAGGTAACAGTTTGTGCAAGATTCATATCTACTTTGGCTGTTTGTTCGGCTAATACAGATTGTTTCTTAACATCTTTTGAAACATTGAATAATTCCCCACTTAATACTTTTTCAGCTTGATTATATGAATTATATTCATATAAATGTTTGTATCTATGAGAGCCACCAAGATATTCAAAATTATCTAATTTTATATCTTTTGTGTCTGGTGATTTTTTCAAATAATACCTACTGTTTTCTTTGATAATTGCATAACAATTACCATCAGCACCAATTTCAGTCTTTTCAATAATACCTAATGGAGCCACTTTTTTGTTTTCGTTTGTTTGGGGTTTATTAATTCCCATCAAAAATTGTACTCTATCAACTTGTTCTTGTACACTTCCTCTGTTATAGTTATTAATAGCCATAATATGTGTTAATTTTTTTATTTACTTCTTTTAAAGAATAATTATTTTATAATAAATAGTGTATTAATTAAAAACAACAAATTATCGTATGCTTTTATTGAATGTATATAATTTTGTCTTTAATTCATATAATTTTTGTAAATATTTACTTCTTCTTAAAACTTTGAAAATTATATTACCAGTAGACATTTCGCCATACTTTTCAATACTATCTTTACGAATTGCTTTTATTTTACTCCAAAGTTTATTTACTTTATTTGTTAATTCCATTAAATAAACTTCATCATCTTTGTTACATTCAAAATTTTCTTCATACCTATCTATTAAATCCATAAGTTTTGCAGACTTTTCTTTTATATAACTTTTTTCATATTGAAAAGATGGTTCTCTTGATGGTTCATGTACCCAATCATTTCTTTCAATACTGTATCTACCATTACTTGTTGATGGATGATTTTCATCTTCTACATATAATTCAACATCAAAACCATAAATTTTTATTTTGCGTTCTTCATTCCACAAATTTTTCTTTGCATCAACATATTCTCTAACAAAGTCAGTTTTATCGGAAATATCATAAAAATTATATATAATATGTAAGTCAATATCTGAATATCTTGACCATTGATAAGAAACAATGGAACCAACCAAAACAATATCTAATGGTTTTGCGAATGGAATATTAAGATATTCCACAAAATCATCAGCAATATCAAGCAATCTCAATCTAACCTTTGGATTCAATTTATACCCATTTGGGAAAAATTTTGGGTTTAATTGTTCTTTTTGGTCAAATGATTTAAGATTGATTTGCTCTGGTTTTATTTCCAATTGTAAATCATTTATCATTTTTTGTCCATTGTTCTTTTATCCATATCAAATTCTCTTAAACACAAGTAACATCCATTATACCCACCTGGTTTGTCATCTAATATTTCTTTCATTCCGTTTATTCCCACATATTTTTTATGTGTAATAGATGGGAGAAATTTACAACGATTTTTCCCATAAATTCGATGTATTTCTTTGCTCTTTGGATTTAGATTAACAAGATATTTTTGTCCAAATAAACGTCTAAACCAAAGTTCTAATTCAAATAATTTTAAATCTATTTTATACATTTTCTTTATTTTTACGATATTATTTTTTTAATTGTTTCTACATGTATTTTAGCAATCCTATCTCTACCTTCTTCACTCATTATAAAACGGCAATCTTCTTCTTTATCCATAAAAAAGTTTTCTGTTAGTACAGCTGGACATTTACTATCACGTATTATTTGAAAATTACTTACCCAATATAATTGATTAGGAAGTGGTTGTCTAACTTTCCATTCAGTTCCAAATTCATTTTTTGCCTCCTGTGCCAAAATTGTTGCATAATCTTTTGATTTGGTTTTTTCGGAATATATATGACATTCCCAACCAGTTCCACCACCAGCATTGGCATGAATTGAAAATAAAAAACATTTTTTTTCTGTTTCATCATATATTTTATTAACCCTTTTACATCTTTCGGTTAATGATATATCATTTAATTCTGGAACTAATATTATACATGGAATATTTAATTCAAATAATTGTTGATATATTCTTAACACAATATCCCGATTAAATTCATATTCAAATAATTGTGAACCATCATCCCATACAGGTGAACGTTTTCCTGGTGTATTTTCGCCATGACCATTATCTAATATTACTGTCAACATATTATTATATACTTTCTCATAAATATCTTCAATATCATTCTCTAATTCAGGTACGATTTCAGATATAGGTACACTTATTTCTGGTTCTTTTATTGCTATTTTCTTTTCAAAAAAGTTTTTTAAACACCACATATTATATATTTTTAATTATTTGTTCAACAACATTTTTAATTGTAATTGGTTCTTCTGGACCAATTTCATAACTATCACTGTCAGGGGAAGCATCACCATCAACATGCCAATACACCAAACTTTCCCCCATATTATTTTTTACTTTTCCAAATGATACAGCATCAGAATTGACATTTATTTGATTATTGTTCTTATAGTGATGTTGGATAAAGGCATTTTTAATACCAGCATCTTTTGAAGTCATTTTAGACATTTCAAGTGATTTTTCTGCTTCATCCAATGCTTTATTAACCCAATCTCGCATTTCGCCCCCCCCATTTAACCACGCTTCAATATCATTATCAGCATCTCCATCGAAATATTTCCAGAAATTTTTTAATCTATTCATCCATAAGTAACCTATTTCACCATTTGAATTAACAAGATTTTGAAGTCTTTTATACCCATCTCTACTTGTAAAATTTTGATTACCCTTTATTTTGTTAAATCTATTAGATAGTGTTTGAAATAATTCTGTTGGTATTTGAAATTTGTGCGATAATAATCTTTTATTTTCCTCATTTAAGTCTTCTAAATGTGTATCAACATCAACTCTTTGTTGTTCACCATCTTTAAACATGGTTGGTATAATAAGTTTTGTAACTTTGTTAGATAAATCTTCCATGACTTGATCTCTTAAATCCATTTTCATTTGTCCAGACATGTTCGATTTATTAATATTTTTCAAAATATATTTTAATACTTGATGTCTTGCTTGTGGTTGTCTTAATTTGGTATTGATAATATTGATTGCAGTATCTATTTTCATTTCAGATGAAGTATCCAGATAATCTGTAATATCCATTTCTTCATTGTTGTCATTATAGAAACGCATATCACGTTCATATAATGTGTTTTCAGTCATAATACCCTCCAAATCAAATGCTTTTATAACACCATTATCATCAAAGCCAAAATTTGAACCCCCCAAAAAACTATCTAATTCAAGACCTGGAACACTTTCCATTTCCAGAACGGCTTCATGTAACTGTTGTGTTGCATCTATATAAACATTTTTTTGATCTTCATTAAATTTATCATAACTTTCAATTCGTGAAATAATAGTATTAACATTTTCTTCTGATATAAGATACTCTAACATAATATAACGGTTATTATGAGATGCTTTTGTACCAACTATTCCATTCATGATATTATCATTGAATAATACATCCATAATATATTTGTGCATAAATTGGTTATACTGTAAATTAGAATCAACATATTCCTCAAGAATACCATAAAAACATCTCACCCATTTACCTTTTTTCCAATAACCATAAGGCGGAATATTTTCTTGTTCAAAATCCAATACATTATATACATTAACTAAATGTTTAAATGTTTTTCCTTTCATTCGTTGTGCTGTCCGAAATTCATTTGGTGATGTTGTTAGCTTTAATACATAACCATCCAATGTTAAATATGCAACCCCAGATCCACCACCGCCAAGTCGTAGTTTGTCCCAATCATCCATCAGTTGAATACCAAAATAATTTTTAATCATTTTTTTGCTTTCTTCTTGTTCAATATTTTCTGTGGATTCATTAATTGTTTCATTCTTTTTATCATCTAATAATTCAACAAAATCATGTCCATCGCCATCATATTGTAATGTATCTTCTTTGTTTCCATTTAAAGATTTAATTTTGAAAGCAAATGTATGACCACTATTCCCATTTTGACCTAATCTTTTTAATATATCCTTGAGTATCTCTTTGGTTTTTATTCCTCGACATGTGATTTCATATTCGCCATCATTTCTTAAATATTTATATTTTTCTTTATCTTCAACCGAAACATCAGAATAAATCATTACATAATCAAATTGCCCAATACCAGGATATTCTTTACTTTCAATACCATATTTTTGTCCAGTCTTATTATGTTTATCATAAGCACAGTCATATAGTATTTCAAATTTATCTGTATATTTTTTAATTTTTTCACAAAAATCTTCTAACCATGAACCACGATTATTAATCCTTATAATATTTGTTTCTTTCGATTCAATCATTTCCCAACCAATTACAAGAGGCTCTTGTTTCAAAGATTTTTTATTTATATTAGATTTTGTTTCAATAGGTTTTTTTTGTAAAGGTATATCTTCTTTATTATTTATTAAATTACCATTTGTGTCTCTACGATCACTTTTTTTATATGGTTTATCAAGGTTAACTCTATTACCATATAATTTTTTTAAATGATTGTACCTATCCATAAAATTCCCATTATTAATTAATTCTGGATTTTCTTTCAGTTCATTATGTAAGGATAATAATTCTTTTGTTAAATTTACTGCTTGATCACTACGATATTTATTTTTAGTTAATAAGTTAATAGCATTTTCAATACCCATATTACTCATTAATTCTGGATTTTTAGATGTATATTGTGGTATTAATTTATTTAATATCTCACTATTAATTTTAGTAATATTAAAATTATCACCATGATTATCTTGAATTTCTTTATGTTTTTGTATCCAATTTGGTTCATTAAACAGTTTTGGGTTATTTAAAGCATCTGTGAAATGGGATAATAATACCCTACCTATTGACAACTCATTCAATATACTTTCAGATAATGTAACATAATCATGGAATGGTAATCTTTGTTTTTTACCTCTATATAACCATTTTTTAAATGTTTCAACATCAGTTTCACGTATATACTTGAAACCTTTCCAATCTTTATCATAATTGGATAAATATGCTTTTTTGGCTTCTTCTTCACTATCAAATCCCATCATAAATTTAGTTTCATCAAACTTCCCTTTTATAAATTGGTCTATTCCAAATATTTTGTTTGATTCTAAATTGTTTCCTAAAAATACATCAACATGGTCCCCATCATATCCAACACTGTTTTTAAAATAACCATAAGTGTTATACATTTTAGTTTTCCATTCTTTACCATCACGATCTTTTCCACTTCGATAAGAACCTTTTGGATTTTCAATGGTAATATCAAATCCAAGAATATTGATATGTCCTTTCTTGTAATTTCCAGCTTTTATCTCTTTTTCAGATGGGTTGGTATCAACAGTCTTTTCAGCACTTCTTAAAGCCTGTTTAATGGTTTGTTCTATGATATTTTGTAAATCCAATTTTTAAGACATTATTATATAATATAAATATCATTTTCAACAAAACAATAAAAAAATCAGTGGCTACCAATTTATTTTAGATAACCACTGATATACATTTTTGTATATATACACTTTTGTATATATGAATTTTAGTATATAATCAGGATGAACTCGCTTACAGTTATATCAGTAACCGTTGTTGGCGTAAATGTAAATGATGTTCCGTTTGCACTCCAATTACCAGGTATTGTTGTACCACTTGTTGTTTGAGCTCTACGTGTTGTTGGTGCTTGATTAGTTGTAACACTCACAACACCAGTTGTACTATTCCAAGACAAGTTTGTCATATAAGCATGTGACATTCCTGTTCCACCAGTCAAATCACCAGCATCACCAGTCCATGCAACTTTATGTAATGTTAAAGTTGTAGCACTTGTTTGATTAACAGTTGCAATATTAGTTGCGGTTGTTGGTGCAGTCAATGCAGTTGAAGAACTAATTATTCTAATTGCAGCATCATTAACAGTTGGTAGTGAAGCGGTTGTTAGATAATCACTTCCAGGTGTTGCAGCAATCAAATTACCCATACCATCACCCTTCATCATTGCTGTACTATTCGGTACAGTTGGAACGGGAATATTAATATATTTTGGTATAGCACCACTTTCATTTGTTGTAAATGAATCTATTGTTACATTGTTTTTTGATATAGTTATAGTTCTATCTCCAACACTTTGGTAAGTAGGAACATCACCTGGTTCAATAAAATTCAACATCACTTTTAATTGTGCTTTTGTTAAATCCATTGGAGTTGCTGGTGAACTTGTGTCATTTCCTTTAAGTGTCATTGCTGGCATATTAGCCATTTTAACATTTGTAACAGCACCATTAGCCAATTTTTGGGTTGTAATAGAACCATCCACAACAACATCAGTGTGAACAATTAAATCCCACATTGGGGTTGCTGAATCTGAACAAGTTATTCTACCTGAAACTGTACCATTATACAATATTCCATCTAACCATGTACCAAACCAGAATACAATATCATAGAATTGTCCTAATGTTGCAGCAGTTAATGATGTTAGAACCCATGTAGTTCCATTCCATCTATATGCAGCATTGGTTGATGGTGAATTAATAGGTTGAACAATACATAAATCATTTAACGCTATTGTAAAATAATTTTGTATTGTATTCATTCTGGAAACAGTATCAGCACCAAATTTAATCTGTCCCATATATTGTGGGGTTCCTTGAACAATATTTGATGCAATATTTACAGCTTCGGCATATGTTATATAACGATTATTAGGTGTTTCGGTTAATCTAAATATATCGTGCATAACCGTTAAATTATTTCCACCTTGTGCAGCTTCGGCAACTGTAAGTGAAATGTTATGAGGATTATTTGCAGATGTATGAGCGTTTAAATTAGATTGAACAGCAGCAGCAGAACCAGCTGGATCAAAACTTGATGGATTATATCCACTATCTTTTGTATTTCCGCCTGAAACAAAATTGGCAAAGTTATTGACAACAGCACTTGGTACTTTGTCCATCTTGTTTGAGTTCAATGTATTGTATAAATTTGTTAAATTATCAATTGATAATTGCATGTCCCAAATCAAGTATGCAATATCAATTGAATTTGTTGATACAGTTTGAGCTTGGAATGTAGATCCATAGATTGCTGTTACAACTGTTTGGAAGCGATTTGCGTGGAAAACTGTTGCACCAACAGATAATGTTTCACCAACAACATAAGGAACTGCCAGAGCAGTTGTATATGTGTTATAACTACCAACACTTCCTTGTCCATATTCACTTGTATGGAATTTACCAGCTAAACCAATACCACCTGATGCAACAAGATTTAATGCTTCGGCATATGTTATAAATCTATTGTTTGAGTTTTGACTATTAAGATATACATTATGATTTACTACTAATGGTGTTGTACCTTGATAATATTCAGCTTGTGTTAATGTAACTCTATGGGGATTATTAAAGTTGTTCATATGACTGATAAGATTACTTCTTGTATCGTGCATATAGAACCAAATATCTGTACTATTCATTGATATTGTTCTACCAACAAACGTATTATTTAACGTGTTTATACTTACAATTTCAGTTTGATAACCATTCATATGGAAAACCGTACTCCCAACTTTTGGTGCTTCATCTGGGTTAAAACCATATGATCCTAATATTGAAACAATTGGTAAATCATATGTATTATAATGATCAATTGAACCAACAAGACCACCAACACCAGCTTGATTTGTATAAAATTTATCCCTTAATTCAACTGATAATACAACTGAATGATTTGTACCTGAAATACTTGCTGTTCCTTTTGTTGAAATTGTAAAATCCCTTGTAAATTGATTATTATTGAAAACATTTAAGTATTTTGCAGTAAAAATAAAACTTTTATTAATAAGTTGAGTATTAATATCACCAACCGCATATCCATTTGTTGGTAAAAATGTTATTTTTTTCACACATCTATGATACATCATTTCAATGAAATATCCCCACAACTCCTCATTTGTGTTGATTGTGGAATCACGTGGTGGTAACGGAATATGGTGTTTTTCTAAAAGAAAAAATATATATGCCCTGAAAGGAACTCTTTTTGAGTATTGACTTACGATGTCTTTAGCCATAATTCTTTTATTTTTATTTATAAATATTTGCTTTAATTCTTTTTGTCATTAAAAAATAAAACTATATCCCCATAAACAAGAATATAGTTTTATATAATTTTATTTTAGATAAAAATCTTATCTAATACTAATTACCCAATCACCATTTGTAACTTCGGTTGCTGTTGTTGGAGTGAATGTTAATCCAGTAGAAGTTGCTTGTGTTAAAAGAACACCACTTGTTGACATTGCGCCTGTGCCACCTGTACCCCCAATGTTTCCAGCTAAGTTTGTACTATCACCCTTGTGTATATAAATTCTTGTTGAACTTGCAACTGCATCACTAAATGATATTGTAATAACACCAGTAGTACTATTCCACCAAACATCGTCCAATCTTGGTTTATTTTTTACACCTGTAAAATTAATAGTTGCATTTGCATTTGCTGTAAATGTAGGAGATAAGGCTGCACCTTCAACTTGTAATGTTAAAGTACCATAAGTTGGAGATGGAGGCGTTGGCAAATTAACTTGTGCTGTTCCGCCAGCTGTTACTCTACCCTTTGCATCAACTGTTACATAAGGAACTGTGAATGAACCACCAAATGCGGGACTTTGTGCGGTTGTTGAACCATGAGTACCTGCGGTTGTTATTGCTGCCAAATCAAGAGTTGGCCAGGTTGAACCAGCCAAATCACCCAAAATAGTACCACTTGGCGGTAAACTTGTTGGATAGGCTGGAATAGTAATTGTATAATTAGCAGCATGAGTCGCACGACCTTTTGTATCAAATGTAATATATGGTACACTAAAACTTCCACCAGTTGTTGGTACATTTACGTTTGAATTTTGCCCATAATTACCTGCGGTTAAAGTAGAAACATTTGCTAATTGTGGATTTGGATATGTACCAGTTAAATCACCACCAGCTGATGTTCCACTCATTATAATATTTGCAAGTGTTGGAGCCCCAATTAAATCCGAATAATTACCAGTTCTTGCAACATCATGTAATGTTAAAGTTACATTACTTCCAGAGTCCATACTTGTTAATAATGTTGCAGATGCGTATACTGCATTAGTTGAAGAAGTTGTTATAATATTCAATAAACCATTATTTGCAGCAGCAGGTATTGATGGAAATGTTTGCCATGTTTTATCGCCTCTCCAATATTGGGCGGTTGTTCCGGCAGTAATAGCATCTTCTTTTAATGCCAATTGTGATGGTGTTGCATAATCTGTTCCAGCAATTAATGGTGTTTGTAAATCAATATTACCAGATCCTAATATGGTTCCAAGATTGATTGTTTTAATGTTTGTACCTGATACTAATGTATCCTGTTTTGTTGCAATTCTGGTTGAAATTCTACCATTTACTTCTGCCAAATTTGCCAATTTTTGCACATTTCCTTGTGCATCTTTTACTTTTAATGCCATAGATTTTTAATTAATTAAAATGTTATTTTTAATGATATACCAAAGTTGGTATATGAATTATTTTTATTATAAATAGTTTTAAAAATAAATCTAAATACCCACAATAAATGGCATAAACTAATTATTTTAAATTATTTCCCCATAAATTAAAATCTAAACCATTTCCACTATTATATATGGATAATATTTCAGCATCAGTTAATTGTCTAGTCCATACAGCTAATTGTTCCATTTGACCCTGCATGGTTCTAATAGCCGTATAATTATCTAATCCAACATACACAGGATTTCCAATGTTTAATGTTGTCATTGTATTTCCAGTTGGTGCATTTCTTGTGCCATTGATAAAAAATATGTTTGGTGGTTTCAATGCAATATGTACCCATATATTTGGTCCAAATGTAACAGTTGAATTTAATTGTGTATTACTGTTACAATAATTTACATAAAAAACATTGGGTGTTGAAAAAATTAAACGTGTTCCAAAATTTGTGCTACCAACAGATCTATTTAGTATTCCAACAATAGGGTCAGTAGCGGCATTTCCAAATGTAACAATATTTGTCCAATAGGAAATTGTCCACTGGTTATTGTTTATATTAAGATTACGCCCTGATGGACCAATCAAATGCCCCCTATTAAAGTAAACTGAATTTTTAATTTTACCTGCAATATATGACACACTACCAGTGCTACTGGTTGATAAATTTAACCCATTAACTATATCAATAGCATTACCATTGAACTCCCATAAATGAAGTAAACTACTAAATGGTCTTTTTCTTACAAATACTCCTTCATATTTCATGTCAATAAATATTTTTCAAAAAAAAAAAACGGTTTATTTCTAAACCGTTTTTTAAAACTTTTTATGTTTTTTTTAGTAAGATTAGGTTGTCCAATCTTGTTCAGCATCGCCCCCAAAATCAGAACCAATCACATAAGCAGCAGGTACATCTATTGTAACCGAAACTGGGGAAGCAGTTGCTTGGTTAGCAGTAAAGTTACTTACACTTGTTGTTGATCCATCAGCAGGTGCTAATGTAAGAGTTAATTGACCATTTCCGATTGATCCTGTAATAGATGTATTAACAGATTGAATTGCATCATAAACCGTTTTTTCACTTGGTACACTTACTGTACTTGAAGAAGAAAGTGTGCCAGCGTTCAATGCACTTGCAGCAATGAAATCAGTATCAGTGTATCCACTATCAACCAAATTACCATTTGCGTCTAATCCAGCGAAGTTACCAGCAGTTGCGCCAGCTACTTTGTCAGCTTTTGCATCTTCCAAATATTCAACATTTGAATAGAATTGTTGTAACCATGCTGTTAAGTTTTTAGCAGAATAATCGCCAGCGGGAACAGCCATTACATCAATAAGTGGTCCTCTGTTACCAATTTTCGCATCTGTTACTGCACCATCAGGCATAGCACTTGAATATACAATAAGATCCCAAATAGGTGCAGCAGGATTAGTTAAATCGGATATAGTCATTGTTGCTGAAACTTGTCCGCCATATGTTATACCATCATACCATGTACCAAACCAGAATACAATATCATAATATTGCCCAATTTCTTCATTTCCAGTTACTGGTAATGCAGCCCAATAAAATCCTGGATTTATACTTGCAACATCATTTGGGCCAACAGGAGAACCTGCGGTATATTCATATATAATTTGTGTAGTATAATCCCCACATCTGTCCCCAACAACAACTCCAAATGAGTTAATTGCTGTCATATCAGTAACATCCCAAGAACCATATTTCAACTGACCAAGATATTTAGCAGTTCCTTGTGCATAAGCTTGAGCGATTGATTCAACTTCTGATTTTGTTTGATATTTCGTGTTTTTTGTGGTTGCACTTGTATCAGTACCTTCATATATACCAGCAGCTGGTACAACAGTTAATGCAGAACCTTGTGCAATTGCAGCTTGTGATAATGTTGTGCTATGAGGGTTACTTGTATTACTGATATGAGTTGTTAAGTTACCTTGAACAGTAGCAGCAGCGCCAGCAGCATCAAAATCTGCATCACTAAAACCACTATCTTCTAAACTTCCATCTGAAAGAATCGCTGGAAAATTACCAATTGCAATAACAGGATTGATTTTTTCGATATAAACTGTTAAATCGGGTGTGTTCAATAAATGAGCATAATTACCAGTTTTAGCAATTCTATGGAAATCAATTGTAGTTGCGCTACCATTTAATGTAAATGTGTCAGCTGGCGAAGTTGCTTGTGCAGTTGTATTTGACGAATTAATTGTAATTGTTGCGTTTGATACAGTTGGGTAAGCAGGTAAATTTACGTTTTTACTTGAATCAACAGTTTGTGCAACACCACCAATACTAATGCTTTCAATAACATTTTCTTGTGAGTTGTCTTCCATGTTATCCAATTTAAACTTATCTCCCATTGACATCAAACCATCTTCTCCGTCCGTACCATCAGTTCCACCATCAGCCAAGTTATAAGTTGTATCTGTTATATCAACACCTAATGCAGCAATATCAGCAGCCGTAACAGCAACAGCATTGGTTACTTGACCATATGTGTTTGTTGCAATGTTATACAAATTAAGTGTATTTGCCGAAAATGAACTTAATGGGGCTTGATAATCAGTACCAGCAACAGCAGATGTAACACCACCAGTACCATCTCCTTTTAATATACCACTAACATTGATTTGATTTTGTTTACCATTCCAAGTTGTTTTATCAGTAGATGTTACGTGAATAGTTGTATTAGCAATGTGAGTGTTCAATGGTGCTAAAACGTCATCATAAACAGCCTGTGTTAATGGTGCATTTGTATTACCAGAACCCATATCATCATAGATAGTTGTATCAAACTGTAAACTTCCAGAAATAATATTTTGAATTGCAGTATAAACACCACCAGATGTTATCAATTTTGTGCTTGAAGCAGTTGGTGTACTATCTGGTGTTTCCCATGTTTTTGTACCTTCCCAATATTGCCCAGCAGTCCCAGCACTAATTGCTGGTTCAAGAGAAAAGTTTCCACTACCATAGATAACAGAGCCATTGACCGTTTTAAACTCACCAGGAGCTTGAAATCTTGTTGTTATCCTGTCGTTTACTTCTTTCATTGACGGAACTTTTACGACAGTTCCCGCATTGTCTTTAATTTTTAATGCCATGATTTAATTTTTTTTTTATTATTTGCGTTAATTAAAATTTTTTTTTATTCAGTATCCCACCATAATACACCATCATCTACTGGTGTAAAATAATTAGGTCTATCACTTAATACTAAAACCCTTATCCAATTATCTGAATCTAAATAATCTGTTGTTGTAAAAGGTTTTTCAAGATTAAAATACCATACTTCTGTAGTTGTCGAATCTATCGAAAACTTTATAAAAGTTGGTTCTGGGTCTTCCCCAGATGTTGCAGCAATAGCTGTATCTATATCGTAGAAACCAGATGTCAATGGAATTTCAACATCAACGTCATATACACCTTTTCCAGATATTACTTTAAAAACTTCGTCATGAAGTTGTCCTATTCTGATTTGTGTTGCCATATCTATATCTTATTTTTTTTTTAATTATACCATTTGATTATAATGTCATCAGCTGGATCTAAAGTCCATGAACCACTAAATGTAAATACAATATTTGTTAATGTATATTCGCTATAACCAAGCAATAACCCATTTAAAAACACATCAGCACCAACAGAATTAATGGTACTTGGTAATGTTATTGTATTAGAAGTTCCGTTTCCATTAAAACTCATTCTATTTGCACTTTGTGCTGATGAATTAATAGTAACAACAGGATCACCATTTGTATCTGTACTTGTTGCTAATGATAAACCATTACCGCATTTAAGAGTTAATGGATAAACCATTGTTGGATCAGATGGGTTTATTGATACATGTGTTTTGATAACAACTATTTCATCATTTACAGTATCAACATTGGCAACAAGCTCTTTTACAAAGTAACCATCGCCAAATTGACCTGTTATATCAGTAATTGTATTATTGATTGTTGTAATATCACCTTCAACAGTAGTAACCCTATTATCCAAATTAGTTATGTCAGTTTGGATGTTTGTAATGTCAGTGTTAATATTTGTTATATCCGTATTGATATTAGTAATATCTGTATTAATATTTGTAATATCATTTTGAATATTTGTAATTGCTGTATTATGACTTGTTAATGTATTGTTAATTGTTGTTATATCACCTTGAATTGTTGTTATGTCATTGATGATATTTGTAATTGGACTTCCTGGAGATGTCAAATCAACATCAATCGTAACAACAGGATCACCATTTATATCAACACTTGCAGCCATTGACAACCCAGAACCAGCTTCAATTGTTAATGGATAAACCATTGTTGGATTGGCTGGTATTAATGATGTATGTGTTTTTACGATTTCAATACTTTTTGTTGATATATCTACATTAGCAACCAATTCTTTTACAATATAACCATCGCCAAATGGAGTAAATTCAGGTTGATTCATTATGTTACCAGTTATTCCACCCCAAACTGTGCTTATTACAACGTTTACAATAATAACTTGTGATGTAACAGTTGTTCCACTAACACCTGTAACAAGAGATTCAAATGAATTTCCAGCAGCATCCACACCAAATATATGATCTTGTTCATCTGGTGTTGCATTTGGACCAGAGATTTTAGTTAAATCTGTAAAATCATCAGTAACAACGCTACCAACCACAATTCCACTTGGAGTATTTACAGTTTTCCAATATGTTACATTTGAACTAACAGTTGAATTGATTGTAACAACAGGATGACCACCACCATCTACACTTGCAACTAAATCTAATCCTGTACCAGCTTTAATGGTTAATGGATAAACCATTGTTGGATCTAACGGATCAATTGAAACATGTGTTTTAACAACAACAATTTCATTATTAATATCATCAACATTAGCAACAAGCTCTTTTACAAAGTAACCATCACCAAATTGACCAATTATATCATTAATATTATTTGTAATGTTTGTTATATCATTAACAATGTTTGTAATTGGGCTTCCTGGTGCTGTTGTATCAACATCAAGTGTTAATACTGGATCGCCATTTATATCAACTGATGCAGCCATTGACAACCCAGAACCAGCTTCAATTGTTAATGGATAAACCATTGTTGGATCAGAAGCATTAACTGATTGATGAGTTTTTATAATTTCGATAGTTTTTAATGTTGTATCAACATTGGCAACCAATTCTTTAACGAAATAACCATCACCAAATCTAACTTTATCAACTTTATCATCTAATTCAGATTGTAAGTCAGTTTGATTACTCAATGTACCTGTGATACTACCCCAAGTTGCACTTAATGATGTAGGTTTATTTTTGATATAATCATCAGCAGCAGTATTTGTTTGATTCCAATCAGATTGCACATTTACTTGTGCGCCTGGTTCAATACTTGCTAATTTTGTTTTTTCAGCTGTTGTATAATCCTCTGTACTTAATCCTTTACCAGATATTTTATCAACCTTGTTACTAACATCAACTTGTAAATCTGTAATATCTTGTTGGATATTTGTGATGTCAGTATTAATATTTGTAATATCACCCTGAATGTCAATTATATCTTGTTGGATATTTGTGATGTTAGTATTAATATTTGTAATATCTGTATTAATACTTGTAATATCATTGATTATATTTGTAATTGGGCTTCCTGGAGATGTCAAATCGGCATCAATTGTAACAACAGGATCACCATTTATATCAACTGATGCAGCCAAAGTTAAAGCAGAACCTACCTGTAATGTAAAAGGATAAATGTTTGTTGGTAACAATGGATCAATAGGTACATGTGTTTTTACAATTTCAACTGTTTTTAATGTTGTATCTACATTGGCAACCAATTCTTTTACAAAGTAACCATCACCAAATTGACCAATTATATCATTAAGTGTATTTGTAATATTTGTTACATCTGTACTAAGACCAGTAAAATCTGGTTTATTTAGAATATAAGCATCTGATGCGGAATTTGTTTCATTCCAGTCAGATTGAACTTGTGTATTACTAACTTCGATTACAACACCATCATAACTATCCATTAAAGTATTTATCGTTGTAACTTCAACAGTAAAGTTATTTGCTAAATAAACAATTGAACCAACTGCCAATATATCGCCAGCGTTAAATGGTGTTGTTGCTGATATTGTAAGTGGAAGTACTGAACCAACAGCACCAGAACCATTTTCTGTTGATGTGAATCTTGATTGTACACCAATACTTGGTACACTAATTGTAACTCCACCTGGTACAGAACCGCTAAACACTACATTCTGACCAGCTATAATTGGTAATGATGTATCAACTGATACACCTGTATCAATGTTTGTGTCTTTTTTATTAACAGTTAATGTATTACCTGATAATGATGCTGTTAATTCACTTACAAGAGAACCACCAGTAGCACTCAAATTAGTTATAATAGTACTACCACCCTTTTTGCTCATTTCTTCAATGAAGTAGCCCCAAAGTTCTTCCCTTGTTTGACCACCCGCAGGGTTTGGTATCCCATTATTTTCCATTAATCTGAAAATATATCCCCTAAAAGGGACTCTTTGTCTTGGTATTCCAATATTATTTGAACTCATAATAGAATAATTTTATTTTTTAATATAAATAGAATAAGATAAAAATTTTAAAGATAGCTAGCAAAATTGGGTGTTAAAAATTTCCCCCATTTTAATATATTGAAATTATTATAATCGCTGAAACTACCAAAGTTATAACTACCAGCCAATTGTAAATCATCTCTGGTTTGCCAAAGATTTTGTCCATTTTGACCAGTTCCATCCTCTACATTTTGCCCACTTGATGAAAATATATTATGTAAATGTTCATTTGATGAGTTTAAATAAGACTGTCCATGATATGGATCAACCTGTTCCAGGGGTTTTGTACTAAAATCTATGCCATCGGGATATGGCATATTATTGACTAATGTCGCCATAATATATTTATTTTATTAATAAATAGATGTGTTTATTTTATGGCAATGGAGGAAATACAAAAAATCCCCTACTTGCTAAAGATGGAACAAGTCCGACTACTTCTGTGTAGTAAGCTTCGTTTTCCTTGTGATAAATTACTTTTCTGACCATGATTATAAAATGTTATTTTAATTATTTTTTAATTGAACCATCCATAACATTTACAATCAATTCATCATGTATTGGAACTATTAATGTTCTTGAAGTAAATTCATTTTTAACATCTAATCCAAATACAATTTCAAATTGACCTCTATATCTTCCAACTCTTTGTGTATCTCTTTTTCTAAATTGATAATATATATTATATGTACCAGGACAATCAAGATTTTCTAATAAACCAGCTGGTTGATGAGCAATTCTTGTAACCCCAGTATCAACATCTATCATTGTAAAAAAAAGATTTGCGTTTTGGATGGCTATATAAAAAGTTTCGTGATCAATACTTCCATATCTACCATTCTCAATTAACCGCATTTCTAAAATTGGTAATTCACTATTTTTATTTATGAAAAAATGTTGCATATCCGTCAATAAGTTTACTATAATGTTCTTTTAAATCTTTTTTTAAGATAATTTTATTACAATTCATATTTTTACTACCAGTTGTTCTTGACCACCAATAATTATTTCTTGTTCTAATATTTCCAATTTCATCAGATGTTGGGCTTTTCGTTCCAGCAAGCGTATCTTCAACTGGTTCTGTGGTTGTAATATCGCTATCAATCATATCTCTATAATTTCCAGTATCTTTTTTAAGATATGTATAATCGCTATCTTCTTTAATTATTGGAATGATTTTAGTTATATTTTCGTTTTGTTCTGGTTTAGGTATTTTTAATAATATTGCCTGATAATATCCCAATAATTGTATTGCAATATCTGCTCTTGAATTACCACTTAATATTCTTACTCTACCATTTGGAAATTGAAGAAGAATTGGCATCTTCATTGGTGAATTATTTCTAAATCCATCATAAATTGCTTGTACTGTATCTTCATTTCTAAATTCTGGATATGAACGATATGTTCTAATCATATCTAATAAGTCATCTTGATCAATGGTATGACTTCTATAGTCAATTCGATTATCAGTTTGTTGTGTTATCTTATATGATTTAGAATTATGAACAGCATCAACAAATTCATCTGATGTACTAAATGTTTCAAATGGATCTGCATCATGCCCAATATATTCAATACGATATTCTAATGCAAGATCACTATCATCAGGGTATATCCAGTTATTGAATTGTACTGTATCCTCGTTTAATTTTGGTTTAATTTTCATTGTTATCCACCAGTGTTATATTGCATTTCTATATCACCCATACCTTCTAAATTCGCATTTGCACGTTTTTTTGAAGCATATTCAGTTCTTTCTTTGAAATCTTCGGCTTGGGATAAAATTTCATCTGCATTTAATTCAGATTCATCCCAAGTTGGTAATATTTCAGCAAGTTTTCTTAAAAATTCACTATCATTTTCAATATTATAAACTTCCTCAACTTCTGCATCATTACGCATACCTGGAATACGTGTTAATTTTCCCATATGATCTTCAAATCCAAGTTTTTCATATATATCAACTCGCAATGAGTTCCAATCTTGTTCAGGTCTTTTATTGGTCAATTTTCCTGTTTTACTATTAATCCATAGATATTCTTTGTTAAATATTAACCCAACGCTTTTATATATATTTGCTATAAAGTTAAATGCTCTTGTAACAATTCCAGATACAAGCTGTACAGTATCTTTTTCAATACCTGCATTTCGTTTACTTGCTTTTCCTCCTAATGCAACACGATTACCATACTTATCATTTAAGTCATTATATTTTGTCATAAATGTGGAATCATTGGCTAATGATGGATTTTGTTGTAATTCTTTATCCATATCAACTAATTGTTGTGTAAGCTTTACTGCATAATCATTACGATGTTTATTTCCTTTCATAAGCATCAAAGCCCTTTGATACCCCACATTTTTAACTAAATCAGGGTTTATATTTGTATATTTAGGAATTATTTTAGTTAATAATTGACTATTAGTTATTTTAATAGGATTACTATTATCATCTTGAATTTCTTCATGACGACTTATCCATGCTGGATCATTAAATAAATCTGGATTGGTTAATGCTTTTTGAAAATGACTCATCAATTCTTTTCCAAGAGATGCTTCATTAATGGTTACTTTTTTTTTTAAACGATTTTCAACAAGTTGTTTGATAGAAGCATGAAGTCTTTCTTGACTTTCTTTTCTCATACCCCCACTAAAAAAATCACGTCTTTTTGTTTCCTGATCAGCTCCAAAGGCTGGTGCATCATAAGCAAAATTTCCAACTCCTGATGTAGTGGTTGCTTCTTCAATTTCATCTTCATTATTATTTACAATAACAATATTATCATCATCAGCAAAATCCATTTCAGCTTCAAGTAGATAACGTTCAACTATTGGTTTAATAATTGTTTCTTTTATGACTTCACTGGTAAGTTTTCTTGATTCATTTTTACCATACATTCTTATATAATTTTCAATCCACTCTTTTACTTCTGATTTTTCCATATTACCAAATGTATACTTTATTCTATTTAACATTTCATTATCGTCCCAATTCATGTAACTTTTAGTTACATTAATAACCCTTTGAACATCACCTGGTTTTAAATTATATTCAATTTCAATTTCTTTTTTTGTACTTTCAGGATTACTAAAAATTTCTAATTTTTCATCTTCTTCATAATCTTCCTCATACTTTGCTTGAATTTCAGGATCATTTTTATATTTTTCGCAAAGAGATAAATATTCAGAAAATAATCCCTCATATTCCATTGGATCACTATCAGTTTCTCCAAAATTATCATAAAACTCTCTCATTGCGCTGGTTGTTCTTTGACCATTTTTCTTATCATACCAATAGTTTTCTGCCCAATTCAATGCAGTGTTCTCAAGTTCGTCTGGTTCAATGATTAAATTATTGTATTTCCAATTACCATTTGGTAATTTTTCCTCATTTATCCTATTTATAACATTCTCTGTTAATTTGTTTATAAAACTATTTAATTCCTTTAAGTTCATCTGAAACTATTATTTTGTTATAAATACCTATCAAATAATATTTGTTTCATCATCAATAATACTTATGGAAAATATATAGTTATCAGAATATGAATTTTCAATTAATAATTCGGTGATTTTTTCTTCTATGTGAGTTTCGATTAACCGAAGAACTGGTCTTGCCCCTAATTTTTTATCATCTTCGCTTATTTTAGAAAAAATAAATTCAATAACTTCTTCTGTCCATTTTATACTGTATTTTTCATTTTTATCATTTAAAATGGAATTAAATGTATTCAAATTTAATTCAATAATATCTTTAATATTTTTTTCTGTTAATGGTTTGAAATAGATAATAGAGTTAATTCTATTTAAAAATTCAGGTGTAAACTTTTTATTCATCTGTTTTTTAATAATATCCTCCCGATTTTTTAATAATGTATCATCATCAATAGTACCAAATCCAACAGGTTTATAATCATTTGAAATTTTTGTTCCAACATTAGAAGTCATTATTATTATCGTATTACTAAAATCAATAGTAACACCAGTTGAATCTGTTATTCTACCATCATCAAACAATTGAAGAAATAAATTGTAAATGTTATCATGTGCCTTTTCAATCTCATCAATAAGTACAACTGTATATGGGTTATGTTTTACTTTATCTAATATAGTTGAATTTCCATGACTGATATACCCCGCTGGACTTCCAAGTAATTTACTAATACTATGACTTTCAGATAATTCCGAACAATCTATTCTTAGCATATTTTTTTCATCACCATACACAGTTTTACTTAATTGTTTTGCCAATAGTGTTTTACCCACCCCAGAATTGCCAAGAAAAAAGAACACTGATGGTTTTTTAACATTACTTTTCAAATTAAGTCTATTTTTCTGAATAGTTTTCACAACCTTATCTACTGCTTCATCTTGTCCAATAACATTTTCTTTAATAATGTCAGATAATTTTCCAATATGTTTTAACTCATTGGTTGAAAGTGTTGTTAATGGTATTTTAGATAATTCACTAACAATAGAAAGTAAATCATTTTCAGTTATTTCACTAATTTCTTTTTTATTAATATTACTTTCCGTTAAATTTTTTAATTTTGTATTAAGTTTATTTAGATTTAATTTACATGTATCAGCTACCTCATATTGTTCTGCTTGGATTGCAGCATCCATTCGGTTTTGCATAACACTAATCTCATTTTTTACTTGAATAATTTCATTTACACTTTCATTTTTTAAACGAGAATTACTACCAAGTATGTCAATTATTTCAATTGCTGATGATGGCAATGCTTTATCTGAAATATATCTTTCACATAATTTTACAATTTGTTCGATTAAATCATCTGAAAAAAAGACATTATGAAAATCTTCATAATAATGTTTATTTGTTTGCAATACTTTGATAGTATCATCCATATTCATGTTATCAACAATAATCTTATTTAATCTTTTTTCAATAAATCCATATTTTTCAATATTTTTTTTATATGACTGTAAAGGTATGGTTACGATTACTTTTATATCATCATCAGTCAATAATGTATTTAGAAATGTTAATACATCATTGTTGTTATCTTTCATCAAATCAACATGAATGTCATCTAATAATAGAATGTATTTACCTTTATATTCTTTTATCTCTTTCATTAAATCAATTGTCCGTTGTTCAAATATCCCCTTATATTGACTACTCTCAATCATTGAATTAATATTAAGTTTTAAAACTTCTTTGTTTACTAAAGGTGTGGGACAATTTCCAATGACTAATTTTTCAACCAATAAATTAACTATGGATGTAATACCACACCCACTATTACCAGTTAAAATCACATTATTTTTATTTCGTTTTAATAATGTCTTCATAACTGTATTAACTTCTTTTTCCCTGCCAATAACTTTATCTAATTTGTTTTGTTGGTATAATAGATTTAAGTTTATGGTGTGTTTTTCAATATTCCCATTTTTGGTTCTTTTAGGTAATTGTGGAACCATTACCATAGGACATCCTGGTTGTGCAATTAAAACTGGTTTTGGTTGTTGTTCTATTGGTTTTTCTTCAACAGGATTAGTTTCTTCATTTCGTTTGGTAATAACTCTACCTTTGAAAATATCATATGTTATTCCAATGTTATTAAAAGATTTTTTAATGTCATGTTCTGATTTCAAAATATTTAATAAAACATGTTCACTTGTAAGTTCCTCATCTTTTAATAATTTTCTTTCTTCATCAGCTTTGTTAAATGTGGTTAAAGTTTCATCATCGAATACAACCTTTTTTCTTGGACTTATAATATGACAATTATTGGCTAAACATTTTGTATTAAGTAGAGAGGATAACATCGTTTGCATCATCTCAATGTTACTACTCAATGTTAAATCTTCCAATGTTTGATAACCAATTGATTTATTAGAACATAGAATACCATAAATGATGTATTCTATACTTATATTATATGTTGGAAATTGTTTAATAATTTCATCATCAACAAGTTTTACGATATTATTTAACTCTTTTGAAAAGGACAACAGTTCTTGCTTCTTCATTAAAAATATTTGTTTATAAAAAACAATATAAGCATTTTTACCAAAAATACAATAGTAGTTATGTTAATTTATAAAACACAGGTTGATAATAAAGAGTATTGCTGGTTTCACAGCACAAACGTTCATCATTCCGAAGTTGATTTGACTGGTAGGTCTGTTACTTTGAATGAAAGTGGAGTTGAAGGACTAATGGGTAAGGCTGTTGATGTTAAAATTGTTTTTAATAGAGGTGCAACATACCTATATAAAAATGTTCCTATACATGATTATGTGGCATTTATTGAACATCTCAATAGAGAAGATCATAAATCATCAGGAAAAGCCTTTAATAAATTTATTAAAATTTATCCATTTGATAAAATGTTAGACACTAATTTAGATGAATTAGAAAAATTTAGAAATAAATACTGGCAATTGGATGAAATTAAAAAGATTGAACAAATGGCTTTTAAAGATAAAGTTATGGATTGTTATTCTAAAATGATTAATGGCAATGTTACTGATGACGAGTTAATCGAATGGTATGGTCAAGAAGTATTTGATAAAGCCCATAAGTTGGAACTTGAATATTATAATAGTTTAGACCAAGAATCTGTTTGAGGAACTAATATGTATGTAAAAAATCCAAAATAACGATTATTTATATACACTATGAAAGAAAATATTTTAAAAGAAACACTAAATAAGTTTATTGAACTTACAGAATATAACTTTGGTAATCCAATGATTATCAAAGAAGATACACAGATAAGTTTAGTAAAAGACATTCAAAGATTTTTGAATAATGGTTACGAAGTAGGTGTACAAACCGAAATATCACCAGATGGAAAGTTTACCAATAAAAAGGTTGTTGGTGTAAAGACAAGGGGAAAGAATAACAAAGAAGAAGTTGTTACAAATATTACCCCAATGGATCTATTTTATCGCTTGGAAGATGAGTTCAAATCCAAAATTAACAAGAGTGATAAAAGAACATTGTTTTTAAAACAAAATATCATTGATTGGTGGAATGGTTATGCTGACTTATCTACTGGAAACCTATCTAAAAATTTATCTATTTAATACAAGATTTGTATTATTTATATTTTTTTCTTATAATTGAATAAGATAGGAATGTTATGTCTAATATAATTGAATAATTAATTTTAAATGTATATGTATAATAAGATTTTAGACTTCTTTAACGGTGATGACATGGCAGCAGGTGTGTTTTTAAAAAAATATTCCTACGAAAAAGAAGAAACCCCACAAGATGTTTGTAAAAGATTAACAAATGAATTTGCGAGAATTGAAAAAAAATATTCTGTTAAACCAGAAGATTATGAAAAATTAAGTGAATATGGAAAAGATAGATATAGAGCTGGTAACTGGGAAAACCATCTATATCAGTTTTTAGAAAATTTTAAATACATTATTTCTGGGGGATCTGGATTAGAAGGTATTGGAACTGATAAAAACGGTTCATATTCCAATTGTTATAAGAATACAGACCCAAAAGATACTATAAATTCAATCATTGATTCTGGTAAAGAAATTGCAAACATCGCTAAAAGACGTGGTGGTACGTCTGTTGATGTATCTTATTTAAGGCCAGCTGGTGCAGCAGTTCATAATGCTTCAAGAGAGAGTGGTGGAATTTTATCTTGGATGAGAATTTATAATTCAATTAGTCAAGAGATTGGGCAACTTGGAAGACAATCGGGTACACTCTTATCTTTATATGTTGAACATCCTGATGTATTACAATTTATAAAAGCAAAACGAGATAAAACTGCATTAACAAATACTAATATAAGTTTAAAATTTTCAAAAGAATTTTTTGATGCTGTTTCTGATAATAAAGATTTTATTTTAAGATTTCCTATTGATTTAGATGTAAAAGATGTAGATACCGAAAAACTTGAATATAATGTTTTAACACAAATTAACAATTCAGAAAAAAAATATGTAAAGAAAGTAAAAGCAAAACATATTTGGAATGAATTTTTAATATCAAATCATGATTGTGGGGACCCTGGCTGTTTATTTTGGGATTATTCGCTTGAACATGATGGTTCAACAGTTTATCCATACCTAAAACCATCATCCCCAAACCTTTGTGGCGAATTACCATTAGCTGAATTACAATCATGTATATTAGTTGCATCTAATTTATATAATCTTGTTAAAAACCCATTCAAATATAATAATTTTGAAGAAAAATATGTATCTGAAATTGATTTTGAAAAAGCATATCAAGTGTTTTATGAAGCCATTTGTATTGGTGATGATTATATTGATTTAGAGTTAGAGCAATTAGATAAAATATTACAAAAAATAGAACCAGATGTTAACCCATATATCACAAACAAACAATATAAACTGGATTGTATCAATAATGATAAAGATATTGATGACGAATATTTAACATGGTTAACAGTTAAACAAAAATTAATTCAAGGAAGAAAACTTGGCTGTGGATTTCTTGGATTGGGTGATATGTATGCTGCATTAGGATTACCCTATGGCGATCTTGAAATTACAGAAAAATTAATGAAAGTTAAATTACAGGCTGAATTAGATGCAACAATAGATTTGGCAATTATTCGGGGGAGTTTTGGATTGTATGATACCAATAAAGAATATATTGGTGAATTTAAAAACCCTGCTAATAGTTGGTATAATTTCCTTGTGACTAACTATCAGCCACAAGTTATGAGAATGATTGCTTATGGAAGAAGAAACGTTACATGGTCTTGTATTGCACCCACAGGAACGCTTGGTGTAATAACACAATTAACATCTGGAATAGAACCTTTATTTGCCCCATTCTACAAAAGACGTGTTAAAGTTTTTAAAGATAATGAACCTTATGATGTTGTTGATGTTGATGGTCAAAAATTCAAAGAAAATTATGTTGTTCATCACAAATTACGTGAATGGTTAGAATTGGGTAATTTTACTTATGAAAAACTTGTTGAAAATTGTAAAGAAGAAGATTGGCAACGAATATATGAATGTTCACCTTATTATCAACAAATTGCAAATGATTTACCCATTGATGTAAGAACAAAAACACAAAGTTTAATCAATAAATACACATGTTCTTCAATAAGTAGTACAGTTAATTTGCCTAATAATGCAACAGTTGATGATATGGCAAATGTTTATAATAGTGCATATCGAAATGGTTGTAAAGGTATAACCTGCTACAGAGATGGATCAAAAGGCGGGGTACTCATTACTGATAAAAAGGATGATGATTGTAAAGAATTTTATGAAAGACATGTACCAAAACTTCCAAAAGAACTTAAAGGGGATTTTTATAAAATAAAATATAAAGGCGAAACTTATGTAATCATTGTTGGTATTCACCCTAAATGTGATTTTCCTGTTGAAATGTTTTGTTTTAAACCTACATTAGATAATATAGATGTAAAAGTACCTTTTAGAAAAATTGGGGATCATAGTGGAAAAAGAATAAAAATTAAAAGCGGACTTTATTCTTTTGAATCTGAATTTATAAAAATACCTAATCTTGGGGAACACAATTCAATATCTGAAAAACAATTATCAATTAATATATCATTGATGATGCGACAAGGTACTCCAAAACAATACATTGTAGATACCATAAAACGTTTTGATGGTGACATTTCGAGTTTTTCATCGGTAGCTGCAAGAATATTAATGAAATATGTTAAAGAAAACGAATTAAAAGAAGAATTATGTCCAGATTGTGGGTTAAAACTAATTAATGAAAATGGTTGTAAACACTGCACATGTGGATATTCAGCTTGTAACTAATAAAATTTATATAAAATGAAAGATGAATTTCAATATAATGGGCAACCATTAACAAAAGAACAAGTCAAACAAATGTTTGAAACCCCAGATAATAACATGGAAGTCATTTTTAGTGATGACCCTCCACATATAAATGAACAATGGGGCGCACCTATGGTATTACCAAACTGGACTATTTATATGTGTACAGAGAGAGCAACAGAACCAATCAAAGATATAAATGAGGAAGATGAAATATATTGGGTTGTTGCTGTTGAAAATAAAAATCCAACAGTCGAATTTACGTTGGATTATGTAGATGAAGAATTTAATCAAGAAAATTTGTCCTGATTGTGTCCTGATTTCAATTTTTAATGATGTGAAAATATGGGTTATATGAAAATATTTCCCATATTTTTTATTAAATTTTTGTCCTGATTGGAATTATATTACATTGTATTTATAATAAATTATTATTTGTCATGACAACTGAAAATAAATGTAATGGTTCTTGTATAGAAAAAGTTGGAAATAAATGGAGAGTTCGCTCTGGTAAAACTGGTAAATTATGGGATGCGGAATATGATTCCAAATCCGATGCAGAAGCTGGATTAAGAGGATATTTTGCCAATGAATCTATTAAAAGAATTGTTAAACCAATTGTAGAAAGAATATTAAAAGAAACACCTAATTTTTTTAATTAAAAACTTATCAAGTTATAATTAAAAGATAATCCAACATATGGAAAAGCATATACGCCCCATTTTCCATTAACAAGATTATATGGTGAAACTCCAATTCCACCACTAAATCCTATACCATATCGTTTTGGTTTTTGTGGTCTATAAAAAACTGGATCAATAAATGAGGCAACATTACTGAATCTTACATTATCTTTACCAGTTTTTAAAATTACAGAATAATCTTTTGTAAAATATACTTCAACAGGTAACTCTAATGTATAATCAAAACGTTTTATTTCTAAAAATGGTAAATTATTATTTTTATTATATGTTAAACCAAGATTGGCTGACAGAATGTCATCTTTAATTGGAATTAAGAAACTTTGTAATGGAACTTCATTGTTTATATATAATGTATCTCTAACTTCAATTGTATCACGTATAACAATAAGAGTATTGACACCTGCCAATATTTGTTTCTTCAAGGCATTAACATTTTCAAATAATTCAGAATTTAATTTTTCCAATTCTTTTTGGGTAGCAATGTAGGATAACATTTCCCCATACATCTCACCATTCTTATCTTTGTAATATCGAACACTATCTAATGATACTGCAACATTATGTACTTGTCTTTCAATTTCTCTTTTATTTTCATTACAACTCCGAATTGATAAGAAACATATTAGAAGTAATATAATTACCAATATTTCTTTCCAATAACTTTTAACAAAACTAAAAATCCCTTTTAGAATACTACTATTTAATATTTCACTTAATTTTCCCATGTTTATTAATCACATTTGTATATAAATATTTTAATCTGTATTTTTGGAAAGAATAAATATATTTTAAAATGGGAAAATTAAACAATTTACAAATTATTGACACTGTTGTTGGTGAAGGTGAAACAGTGAAACCTGGTAATGTATGCGTAATGCACTATTCAGGAAAATTATTATCCAATGGTAAGGAATTTGATTCATCATACAAAAGAAACGAACCTTTTGAAACTATGATTGGAGTTCAAAGAGTAATACGAGGTTGGGATGTTGGCATTGTTGGAATGAAAGTTGGGGGAAAAAGAACACTCAACATACCATCTGCTATGGCTTATGGTACAAGAGGTGCTGGTAATGTAATTGGACCAAATGAAGATTTAACATTTGATGTAGAATTATTAGAAATTAAATGAAAATACTTGAATCATTAGAATATTTAACTGTATTAAAATCACCATTCAAAGGATTAAAATTACAATTTTATTTTGGCGATGCAATTTATGGAACTCCATATAACATAAAATGGGGTATTCATTATTGTCCTTTAGGATATAGTATTAAATGGCCAGATGATTTTTTACGGTATGATTTTCCTCCACGATTAGCAATTACATTATTTGGAAAACAATTTGTAATTGATATAGTTCCAAATACAGCAATAAATTGTGAAAGGGAATATTGGGATGCCTGGTGGAATTATCGAAATAAAACCGATAAAAATGCAAGCACGCCAGTTCGATTAAACCAGTTGTTTGAAAAATTAAGTTTGACTTGGCTTCGATTAAGTGGAAAAAATGAAGATAAAATAGAAGTAGACTACTACCCTTATGTGTTAAAAACTAAATATGTTTTTCCATATCTCATATTAGATAAACTTAAAGAAGTTAATTCAAAGGTAAAAACAATAATTTAACATCCAGTAAAGGTAATTATCCACAAAAATAATTACCTTTGTTGTTAAAAATAAGATAAGATGTCAGAAATAAAATATAGTACATATCAGGAAAAATTGTTTGACTGGATAACAAATGGTAAGGGAAATGCGGTTGTTGAAGCAATCGCAGGTTCCGGCAAATCATTTTCCATAACACATGCGTTGAAGTTTATTCCAGAAAAAAAGAGAATAATGTTTCTTGCATTTAATAAATCAACAGTCAATGAATTACAAGATAAAATCAAACAAAGTAATGTAACTATTAGGACAAGTCATTCACTTGGTTATCTAATGTTACGGACACACTTTAAATATCAAACAGTCATACCAGGGCTTGAAGTTGATGAATACAAATATCGAACATATTTCAAGAAAAATTTTAGTGAATTGTGTGAAGGTATTGAATTTACTTCAACATGTGAGAGGGATGAGTTCAAAGATACCATACTTACATTAATAGATATATGTAGAGTTTATCTATGTGAAACATCTGATGATATTGCTAAAATTGCAGATAAATATGGATACATGATTACAAATGATCATGTGAAAATAATTAAACATTTGATTGAATGGGGTAAAGAAAATCTTGATTTTGTTGATTTCACTGATATGATATGTTTACCCAACTATTTTAATCTCATTTTAAATTCATTAAAATATGATTGGGTACTTTTAGATGAGTGTCAAGACCAAAATATTGCAATGCAACAATTATTTCAACGTTGTCTCAAAAAAGATGGTAGATTTGTTGCTGTTGGTGATCGAAAACAGGCAATCATGTGCTTCAGTGGGGCGGACAATGAGGCATTTGAAAAAATCTTGAAGATACCAAATACAAGCAAATTAGATTTATCAATCAATTACCGATGCCCACAGGTTGTTTTACCATTAGCAAAAAGATTTGTTCCACAATTTCAATTACGTGAAAATGCTCCAGATGGTAAAATTACATTTGATACCAAAATAAAAGACATTAAACCTAACTCAATGGTGATTTGTAGAAATACAGCCCCATTAGTTGAGTTGTATTTGAAATTAATTCAACGTAATATCAAATGTTATATTAAAGGAATTGATATTGGAAGTAATTTACTTGACATTATTGAACGAATTAATACCCCATACATTTCACTTGATATGAAAAAAGATGGGTTAATTCCAATATTATACAAAAACTTACTTGAAGCTAGAGAAAAGCTAATGGTTAAAAGGGGATTGGATGTATATGATGCAACATCTGATAGAAGTATCATACAACAAATGGAAATTATCAACACCATTAAAGCATTATCAAATGATATTAACAATACATTTGAACTAATTCAAAGAATAAAAAAAATATTTTTAGCTAAACAAGATGAAAATGGTATTTGTTTAATTACAGCACACAAAGCAAAAGGATTAGAACACGAACATGTATATCTGTTATGTCCATCTCTTGTCCCAAGTGGTTTAGCAAAAAAAGATTGGGAAATTGAAGCCGAACAGAATTTACTTTATGTAATATATACAAGAACAAAAAATGAATTTTCAACAATTTGTGAAAAAGATTTTCCACCTCCACAAGGAAGTAGGGATATAAATGAAACTGTAACCCATTTAATGGTTATAAGTGGCTGTTTAAAACAAATATATAACAAAGAAGTTGAATATGATGAACCATCAGAACCAACAAAAATTTTTAAATTACCATTAAAAAAAGTTAATATGGAACCAGAAGATAAGTCAATAGGACAACAAACAAGACAAAGTGCTGTTGTTGAAACAATAGACAAAAGAGTGAAAAATTTTGAAAAAATTATGTTAAATAAGACAATTGACGAATGTTATGATATATTCAATGATCTTGGAATAACAAATGACATTAGGGTTACTCAATACGATGATATTAATTGTCCCATTACAGCTGATTTAAAATCAGATAGAATAAATGTTCATTTAAATGGTGGTAGAGTTGTTTCTGTAGAAGGATTTTATTAACAAAAAAAAGAAATAGAAATGAAAGAATTAATTTTAGTTGGAATTATAGCATATGCTATTGGTTATTTGTGGGGATGTTGTAGAATATACATCAGAATTTACATGAACCATTTTAAACAAGCCATTTATGAGGGTAGAAGTAAAGAAGTATCCCAAAAGTATGCAATGGAAAAATTACATTTTTATAAAAGAAAATACACCATATATAAATGATTATTGAAATACTATATTCAGCAAGATGTAAAGATTGCCAGCATATAAAAAGATATACAATCGGCAAACGAGTAAGACACAAATGTTTGGAATGTTCAAATCAAATTTTAAGTGGTAAAGAATATTACAATGTAAGACTTCGTGATCTGGCTTGTGATAATTTTAAATTAATACATTCATAATGTGTGGCGAAATATATGTAATAAATATAAAAAAAGAGTTTCCACCAAGTGGAGAACCTTATTTTTATATAGGTAGAGATAGATATGGTAATGTATTATCAAATCCATTCACAAGTATAAAGGATAAAAATACATTAGCCAAATTCATAGTTGAAAACAGAGAGGATTCTATTGAAAAATATCGAAATTATTTCCATTCGGAAATTGAAATAAACCAAATGTTACAGAATAAGATTAACGAAATCTATACTCTATATACTAATGGTAAAAATGTATATTTAGGTTGTTTTTGTAAACCTTTATCATGTCATGGGGATATAATAAAAAAATATATTGAGAACAAATATCTTTCAAATCAATTGAAAAGTAGTTATTTTTGCAATTGAGATTATTAAAATTTTAAAAATACAATAAAAATGAAAAATTCAGGTGAAAATCAAAGAAAGGATGGGAACATGTTAGCGATTATTGCAAAAGATAACAGCATTAACTTATCTATTTTATCGGACGAAGAAAAAACAAAATATCTTGAAAAAGTAAAACAATTTGACGGAGAAAATATTGGGGATATTGTTCAATTTGGGACTGATGTTGGTCAAAAAATTTCCACAAACTCATCAAATTTTTTTAATCACTGTAAAATAGATAATGCTGGTGAAATTGGTAATCTATTAACAGAGTTACAAATGCAATTGGAATTAATTGATCCAGATGAAATTAAGTCTTTACCTAATAAATTTCTTGTAAAATTTTCAAAAACGCCAATAATTGGAAAATATTTCAAAAAATTAAATAAAATTGTTAAAAAATATGATACTATTTCAAATAGTGTCACCGAAATATCCAACCAAATTGCTGCTGGTAAATTAAAATTAGCTGGTGATAACAATACGCTTCAAACAATGTATGATAATGATAAGGATTCCATTGCTGAATTGGAAACTATGATTATTGGGGGAAAATTACAACTCGAAATTTTACAAACAAAATTAGATGATATGAACCAAAACCCAGATAATTATGACGATCATGAAATTTACAATTTAACTGAATATATAAATATTTTTGATAAAAGAGTTACGGATTGGTTAGTAGCCAGATATACATTACAAAATGGTTTAACAGAAAAACGTGCCATTCAATATGGGAATGTAAAATTAATGAACAATTCGGATACTATTTCAACCATAACTATTCCTATATTTAAAAATGCTCTCGCAAATTCTCTTGCATTATATAATCAGAAAAAAGTTTTAGAAAGTCATAAAGCACTTAGTAAAACAACTAATGAGACAATCAAGAAAAATGCAAAAAATATTAGAATACAAATGAAAGAAATTAATACTGAAAATCAAAATTCAGTAGTTGCATTGGAAGCACTTGAATCAAGCACAAATGATATTATTCATATGTTAATTGAATCAAAACAAATTAATAATGATGCAATAACAAAAAGAAGGGATCTTGAAAAAAGTTTATTAACATTAAATAATAAAATTTCTTTGATACCAACACTATCAAATTCTGAACTTGAAGCGTGGCAACAACAAGAGGAAAATAATAAAAAGTAATCAAATGAGTAAAACGGTAAATGGTGATAAACAAGAATTAGTATTTACAAGTGATAAGGCAGATAATTTAGTTGTAAATGGTGATAGAAATAAAATTGCTGTATACTATGACAAAGCATCTCCACGTATTATTATAAATGGAGATAAAAATGTGCTTTGCATATTTGAAATCAATAAGCCATTTTCCCTAATATTTAATGGGGATGGTAATGTTTTGCGTTTACCATCCAGATACAAGCCTCAATTAGAACCAGTAAAAAATCTCAACTCTTTAATATCCAATTATAATGATAATGGGGACGGTAATGTTATTAAATATGATATTACTTATGCTTTAACTACTCCAAGTTGGAAACACAATAGATTTTATTCTACTGAATCATGTGTTGCACGTTCTGTTGGGGAGACTAAAGTTTGTTTCCTATCAAAAGTAACCCCTTTAGTTGAAAACCAAGAATTACAAGTTGGTTCTATGGTATTTATGATTGATAGTCCAGAATATAAATCTAATTTATTTGATTACATTACATCTGAAACAGTTGAAACAGAAAAATTTGATAACTTTTATATGCTTGAAGTTGAAAAAATTAGTCCCCCACATTTTTTTCATGCAAAAATTAAAAAGTTACCAAATAGTACACAAAAAGTAGTATTAGTACCTGAAGTTCAGAGTTGGCATAAATCTAATTTTTCATATAATGAATTATCTAAATTATCTAATAATACAACATCTGATTTAAAATATTTTATTAATGATTTCAATGATTTACAAAGTAGAAAAAAAGAAATAGAAATCATTTATAAAATAAATACAATTAGGAATATTGAATATGATGGTTGGGTTGTAAAATTCATTGATAAAAATTATATAGATTTATCTAGAAATGATTGTAAAGTATTAGGTATAACATATCAGGAAAATCTTAAACTATTCCCTAACAATGATTTTTTTGTTGTTGCAAATTATGTTGGTGATAAATTGGTTTTAAAAGAAAACTATGTTCAACCATCATATCAAACACAATCTTATTCCCCAAACAGGACAACAACCAATACTGGGCCAAAATAATTTTAACATCCAGTAATTTCCCTTATCCAATTTTTATTTGTACTTTTGTATCAAATTAAAAGAAAATGGAAATTATAGATAGAATAGTTGAAAAATTAGTTGAGAAAAATAACATGGGAAATTATCCCCTTTATGAAACAGGCATTAGAGATGCACTTGAATTACTCAACACACCAGTTAAACCAATGATAAGTGATTGGTGTCCTAGCGAATGTCCAACTTGTCTGGAAGATTTTCATGATTATGAACCATGTGATGATGGATATTATACAAGAGCATATAATTTAGAACGTTGTCCAAATTGTGGTCAAAAATTAAAATGGTATGATTAAAATATCTTCAAAATATGGATACATCGAATTTACTGATGTAAAGGATGAACAAAATGTTTGGTTTACATCTGATCATCATTTTTTTCATAAAAATATAATCAGATTATGTAACAGACCATTTTCTGACATGCAAGAAATGTCCGATAAACTGATTGAAAAATGGAATAGTGTTGTTCAACCTAACGATTATGTTTTCAATTTAGGGGATTTTTGTTGGTCTGGAAGTTCTGATCAATGGATAAAACTTCTCGATAAACTAAATGGTATTCAAATTCTTGTTATTGGGAATCATGATGATAGAAAATGTGTTGAAAAAGTTGAAAAACATTATACTCCGAATCAAATAACCAGTATTGTAACAAAATTGTTATCAGTAAAAGAACGTTTGGAAGTTAGATGTGGAAAAAGGCGATACATATTAGACCATTTTCCTCAATATAACTGGGAGGGAAAACATCATGGGGTTTATCATTTACATGGTCATATCCACGAAAAAAACAATGAGATCGGAACTATAAATTCATATAATGTTTCAGTTGAACGTAATGATTACAGACCAATTTCATTAGTGGAAGTTAATCAAATATTAGATAAGCAAAAAGAAGAAAATATTATAAATTTAAGTTTAATTTAAAAATTGTAAAGACATGAGAAAGATTTTTAGTTTGTTGGCAACAATGTTTGTTGCAGTGTTTATGTTAAGTGGATGTTATTCCATTTCAGTTGATGAAACACAGGAGGTTGTGTTTATTGGAAAGCCGTGGTTATTTGGTGGCGCTGGTGTTCACGATAAACCAGGTAGTGGTGATAGGTATTTTCCAGCATGGTCCACAGATACCGAAATTTTTGATATGATACCGTTAAGATATGACGAGGAATTTAATGATGTGATTACCCAAAATAACACACCTGTTAATTTACAAGTTACATTATCATTACAAATCGAAAGTGGTAAATCACCTATATTGTATAAAAATTTTGGTTTAAAATGGTTTGAAAATAACATTCAAGCACTTTATAGGGAAATGGTAAGAGCGCAAATATCGAAATATCCTATGTTTAGATTAACATCAGATAGAACAGTGTATGAAGAAATTAATGGTGAATTACGAATTACGCTTGAAAAAATAATCAAAGAAAAGGGATTACCAATAAAACTAATAGATGTTATAACAGGTAGAGCAAGACCAAATGATGCGGTAATTGAAGAAATGGATAGAACAGCAGCACAAATCCAAGCGAAAGAAACCCAGGATAAACGAGAAGCAGCTGAAATAGCCAGAGAAAAGGCTGAATCCGCAAGAGCAAAGGCTGATAAGGCATATATGAGGGATTTGGGATTAACACCAAATGAGTTTATCGCATTAAAACAATTAGATAATAATAAGGAATTAATCGAAATTATTAGGGTAAAAGATAATGCGAATATTAATTTAGTGATTGGTACAAATGCCGAAAATGTATTACAAGTTGGACGTAATAGATAAACAAAAATACTAAATACTGTATGTGCATCTTGGTCAGGTATGAACTACTTGACCAATTTGCATAATCAGTTTAAACTTACATAAATTATGTTTGATTTTTTTAATAACACATTCCTATACGATACTTCATTAACCCAATGGTTAATTTCATTAGGTATTATAATCATAGTTATTTTACTTAAAAGAAGTATTCAATGGATTTTCAGAAATGTTTTTGTTAAAATTGCAAGTAAAACAAAAACGACATATGATAATGTCATAATTGAAAAATCTCAAAATCCTATAGTTTATGGTATTATTATTTTTGGAATTTGGAAAGCATTAAAAATTTTTATTTTTACTCCCGAAACCAGTCTGTATATTGATAATACATATAAAATATTATTCATTATCAATCTCACATGGTTGTTTGCAAGAGTATTTGATGGGGTTATTAAAGAATACATGAATAACTCTATTGATAATAAAAATAAAAAATTTAATTATTCACTTGTTCATACAGTACAAAAAACAGTAAACATTTTTGTTTGGTGTGTAGGGATTGTAATAACATTAAAATATATTGGCATTAATATTACAACATTACTTACTGGTCTTGGTATCGGTGGTGTTGCACTTGCACTGGCATCACAAGATACAATTAAAAACATCTTTGCTGGTGTGGTATTATTTACTGACAGACCATTTAGAGTTGGTGATAGAGTTTTAATTGATGGTATTGATGGTATTGTTGAAGATATTGGGATTCGTAGTGTGCGTATTCGTACACTAAATAAACGTATAGTAACCATATCTTGTTCCAAAGTTGTTGATTCGGTTATTGAAAATATTACAAGTGAACCCGTAAGACGTATAACACTTTTATTGGGATTAACTTATGATACAACACCAGATAAAATGCAATTGGCTTTAAATATATTAAAAGATTTGCCCAATCTTATACCCGAAATTAAACATGATATTCATGCGTATTTTAATAATTATACAGATTTTGCACTTCAAATTACATTGATATATCATATAAGACAAAATGTTAATATTCTTGATATACAGTCAAAAGTTAATTTACAAATTTTATCAGCATTTAATGCTAATGAGTTGGAATTTGCATATCCAACTAATACACTAATTTTAAAAAAATAAAAACAATGAATACAAAATTATTTACAAGAAGTGAAAAAGCAAACGAAAACTATCTAACAAAGATAATTCGTATTGATAATGTTAGACCTCACCCAGATCCAAAGGTGACACGACTTGATATTACTACTATATTGGGTAATGATATTATTGTTGGTAGAGGGTCAATTGAAATAGGCGATATTGTTGTATATTGTCCATGTGAAAGCACTTTGAATATGGAATTTTTGAGAGAAAATAACCAATTCAGAGATATTGCAATGAATAAAGTTCACGATAAAAATGAAACTGGGTTTTTTGAAAATAAAGGTCGTGTAAAAGCAATAAACCTGCAAAAAATTATATCAACAGGATTCGTCTTTCCAATTAATTGGTTGAAAATATGGCAACCAAATTTAGATTTGAGAAACATTGCTGATTATGTTGATATTGCATTTGATACCGTCAATGATCAATTGTTTTCCAAAAAGTATGTTATACATCAAACAAGACAACCAAATCTTGGAACGTCAAAAAATGTTAGACGAAACAACAGATTGAAACGGTTTGACAAATTGATCGAAAATCAATTTTCATTCCATTATGATACCGCAAGACTTGCTGATAATATGTTCAAAATTGATCCAGATGATATTGTTTCTATTACAACTAAATATCATGGTACAAGTTTAATTGTAAGTGATGTTTTAGTAAATAGAAATTTGAAATGGCCAGAGATGTTATTACAATTTTTTGGTGCAAGAATAGTTGCAAATGAATATGATGTGCTTTACTCGTCAAGAGGTGTCATCAAAAATCGGTATATCAACAAAGATGTTGGATCTGGTTTTTATAGTGTAGATGTTTGGACAGCAGCTGGTGAACGTTTAAAACCATTTTTGGAAAAGGGTATGACTATATATGCAGAAATATGTGGTTTTTTACCTGGTAGTGATAAATATATTCAAAAAAACCATGACTATAAATGTAAATCAGGTGAATTTGAAATCTATGTGTATCGGATAACTTATACAAATCAAGATGGTATTGTTTTTGAATTTAGTGCAAAACAAGTTCAAAACTGGTGTAAAGAAAGAAATATAAGACCTGTAAAGGAATTGTATTATGGTAAAGCAAAAGATGTATATCCCGAACTTTCAATCGAAGAACACTGGCACACAAATTTTGTTGATAAACTTTCAAAAGATAAAAATCGGTTTTATATGGAAGTTAATTCCCCAGACTGTTTTAATGATGTACCACATGAAGGAATTGTTATTCGGAATGATTCAACTGGAGCACCAGCCTTGAAACTTAAAACCAAATCACATTTCTTGATGGAAACTATTGAATTAGACAATGGCGAAGCGGACATTGAATCTATTGAAGAAGTTAATGCTGATACAGAAGAATAGAATAATTCTTTCAATCATTTTGAATATAACCTACAATGTAAAGTTGTAGGTTATATTTTTTTTATGTATTTTTAGATAGAATAAAATAACAGATTATACATGAATAAACAAGAAAGATTAGATGTTTTTAAAGAAGAATTGTCTTTTATTAAAAATCCGCAATACAAGTTATTAGCAGAAAATATATTAGAAAATGTCCCCCAATATTTTTTTGAAATACCAGCATCAACAAGTGGAAAATATCATCCAGCAATAAGTCTTGGGGATGGCGGTTTAGTTAGACATACCAAAATGGTTGCAAAACTAATGATAACTTTATATAATCTTAAAATGTGGGAATTTACGGATAATCAAAAAGATTTATTATTAATAGCAGCCATGTCACATGATATGATTAAAAAGGGTGATAATAAAACAGCGCATACTGTTAAAAATCATGCTGAATATGCTGTTGCATTTGTAATTAAATGTATTAGAAACTGTATTATTTCTAATATTCTTCCTGATACTGATAATTATTTTTTGGATTCTGAAAATGATATACATAAATATTTAATCATGCCTATCGAAACACATATGGGAGAGTGGGGTGAAAAAGATACAGTACCAGTTCAATATCCAACAACTGAACCTGATAAATTATTACATGTATGTGATTATCTTGCATCTAAAAAATTTATCAGCATTGAGATTACACAAGAAGAAATACAAAAAACCACACCTAAAACAGAAGATATGACATTAGGGTTTGGTAAATACAGAGATAAAACATTTCAAGAAGTAAAACAAATTGACTTACCTTACCTAAAATGGTGCTATAATAATCTTGAAAGTGAAGCATTAAGAGAAAAGGTTACAAAATTTTTAAAAGAAGAAAAATTAATTAAATAAAAATGGAAATTATAGTAAAATCAACAAAGAGATCAAATGTTTGGGGAAATGATGATGGTACATTAACATTACTTGATTATGAAGCATCACCAAGTGGAATCGAATGTCCAGTTTACATTTATGAATGTAACAAAATAGACAATTTTGATGTTAATATAGGTGGACCATACGAGGTAATACGAACAACAGATCCAGGATACATAGCATTTGGAGGTAAACAATCTATTCCAAACAGTGAATTACCAAAAATTATTAAAAAATATAATTCACATGTTCAAAAATTAACATCCAGCATACCAAAAATAAATGAACAACTTTTATCTTTGTCTGAAAAAAGGATGAATAAAGTTTATATTATTGAAGATTTCGGTGGTGAATGGTCAGATTCATGGCAACATACTGTTGGTATCTTTTTAGATAAGGATACTGCTATAAAACATGCAGAAGAACATTGGGATATTCAAGGAAATTTTCTAAATAAATTATCAATTCCATATAAAATTTATAATCAATACATAGATGAGTTTGAACCATTTGATTATGATAATGAAAACTTAGGTGAAGATGATGGACCATATATATTTACGGATGCACATGGTTATACCAAAGAACAATGGGAAGAAACATATCGTTTAATGAATTATAATGATTCTTCTTATTGTTATACAAAAGTCACAGAATATGATTTAAACAAAATATATCCAGAACAAAATGGAGTGTGGTTAAAATATAAAATCGAACCAGAACAACCATATATGGATGATTATGATTTTTCTTATCGTGAAGATGGACCATTTGATACAACATCAGAATTATGAATTTAATTGATACTATAAATTTACTGACTGATGACCTTGTTATTGTAACAAGATATACTGAAAATAATACTCATGTTCCTGCTATTTTGAAACATGAAGATAAATATCAAGTTTATACTTGTTTATATTCACAATATCAAGAATATTCAATTAGTGAATTAGTTGATTATTTTATGAAATTTGTTGATACAACAGTCGAATATTATTTTGAACTTATTAGTATAAATGAGTTTGAACAACTTAGATTAAATACGCTCAAAAACGAAGTTGCAACAATGCAAAAAAATTCTGGTGGTAATGGAAATTTTGATATTATAACAAAAGAATTAGAAAAATATGGTGGTACTTATGTAATAACAACACCAGGACATGATATAAAATTTCTTATTGCAGCATGTACAAGTGATGAAGATTATTATTATATTTACTTAATATTAAAAAGAGGTATTGAAGTTGGGGTTGAATTATCTTTTGAAACATGTGTTGGTAGTTTTATACCATTAATAGATAAACTTAGTGAAGAAGATTATAAGAGAGTACAAAGTTTTGTTATAAATGAAGCAATCGAAACCCTTGATCCAAAAACATTAAGACCAGGACATGAAGTTTTACGAGAAAAATTGGAAGAAGAATTTAATAAAAGTACAGAATATGTTTTATTTACGCCAATTTATTTGTTAAAAGAAAATATTGATAAATCTGAATTTAAAGATGTATTTCTGAAAGCATATTTTGGAACAGAACAGGCAACAAGTAAGTAACAAATATAAAATTAAAAAAAAAAATGAGAGAACTTAAACAACGTTTTGTTGATGATTATGCTTTACCTATTCAGGTACTCAAAGATGAGTATTTTGAATATTTTTTATCATTGTATGAAAATCATCTTGGTTCAGAAACTAAATGGAATGAGTTAAATGAGATGATAAAGTTGCATTATAATGGTAAACCAGGTCTTTTCTTGGAAGATTATTATAAGTCAAGGGATCATATCATTACAAGTATTGAAAATTCAGATGCTTACAAGAAATACAATGTTTGTGAGATGTCGGCATATGCTATTACTGATGAAGAATTTAAGAAACTTCCCAAAACATCAATCTATTTGGAACCAAATGATGAAAAGTTGTTTTTATCTGTTGATATGAAACAAGCAAACTTCAATACATTAAAATATCATGATAAAAATATTGTTCGCAATTGCAACACTTATGATGATTTTATTATCGAAATGCTGGGCGCAAATCATAGATTAGTTAAATACTTTCAAAAAAGTAAATATACAAGACAAATTATATTTGGTAAATTGAATATGTCAAGAAATATTACAATTCAAAAATATATTATGCAATTTACTTATAGGCATATTAAACATATTATGGAAACCAATGAAATAACATGTTTCAAACCATATTCCTATAATACTGATGAATTAATTTATGAAGTTATTTTGGATAATAAAAATGGATATAGTAGAGAGATGCTTATTGCTGAAATAGAGATGCAAATGAACCAAATAAGTAATGAATTTCATCCAGATCGTTCTCTTAACTTTGAATTATTTGTATTGGGTACTCATAAATTTATTAATTCAAATGATGGAAAACTTGTTGTTTATATCAAAAGTGAAGTACCTTATTCAGAAAATGGGAAAATTAAAATAAAAAGTTGTCCGACAACTTATTATTCACAGGTATATAAATTATTAATTGGTCAAGAACTTACTGAAAAAGATTTGGTATTTTATTATGAAAATCAATTAGCAAAGTTTTTAGAACCATTAAGATTTGCTGAATAATTATTTAATACATATATTTAAAACAATTAATTATATATTTAACTTTTTAACAAATATTTTTTATGAATACAGTTATTTTAATTGGTCATGTTGGGCAAGACCCAAAAGTTACAACATTTGATAATGGTGGCGAAATTGTTACATTTAGTCTTGCCACCAAAAAGAGAGGATTTACAACACAAGATGGTCGCACAATTCCCGAAAAAACATCTTGGCATCAGATTGTTATCAGAGGTTCTGTTGTAAAAGTCGCAAAGGAATATGTTAGTAAAGGTTCTCAAATTGCCATTAAGGGGGAACTTACATATAGAGAATGGGATAGAGATAATGGGGAAAAAGTAAGAGTCGCCGAAGTTGTTGTTAATTCAGCAGATGGTGGGGAGTTAACCTTAACTGGTAGCAATCCTAATGGAAATGGAAAGCAAAATACTTACAACGAACAAGCACAAGGTTATAATCCGAATCAACAACAGACATGGCAACAAGCACCTCAACCGCAGTATCAGGCTCCACCACAAGGACAACCGCAGTATCAACAAGCTCCGCCTCCTCAACAATACCAACAAGTCCCACCACAAGGTGGGACACAACAAAGGGGTGGAAACCAGCAACCACAGTATCAGCCACAACCACAAGGACAACCGCAATATCAGGCTACTCCACAACAAGGACAGCAGCCAAATAATCAACAGTATTATTCGGGTGGAAGTAATGCTGATAACTTGCCTTTCTAACATTCAAGTTTTTCATAAACTGAAAATCCAGAAAACTCACAAAAAAAGTTTTTCTGGATTTTTTTTAACATCCAGAATTAAATCTTATGTAATTTTATTCGTATCTTTGTGGTATAATATTAAACAAAATTATTAATTTTTAAAATTTAGAGATATGGCACACGAAATTGAAATGAGAGACGACAAAGGTAGTTTTGTAACAGCAGGTGGTAGAATAAATAAGCCTTGGCATGGACTGGGAATTATATTTGATGATCCCAGAATTACCATTCATGAAGCGATAACAGCTTGTAGAGCTGATTATCAAGTAGAAAAAGATGCGCTTATACGCATCACATCTGAAGATTTGGAAAAAATCAAAATGGGTTTACCTCTTGATAGAATTTTCAATCAAAAGGATATAATCAAAAGTCATCAATGTACAGTTAGACGTGATTTAGACAACATTTTAGGTGTTGTTGGAAGTGGTTATGAAGTTGTACAAAACTTGCAAGGCTTTGAGTTTGTACAAGACATTCTAAGCGGAGTGTCGGGACAGTTTGATGCCCCCTTTATTGAAACAGCTGGTGTACTTGGGGGTGGCGAAAGAATGTTTGTAACCGCAAGGTTTAACGAACCATTCAAAATCAAAGACAGTGATGATGTGATTGAAGATTACATTCTTTTCACTAACAGCCATGATGGAACTGGCGCAGTAATCGCTCAATTCTGTACCACACGTGTAGTTTGTAATAACACTCTCAACATGGCATTACATGAGGGTAAAAATCGGGTGTACTTCAAACACACCAAAAACGTTCACTCAAAAGTAAATCTGAAACAAAAGGAAAACCTAGAAATGGCTTTGAGTATTTTAAGGGGGCATAAAATTTATGTTCAGAATTTACAGGATACTTTAAACAGATTTGCTGATGTAAAGGTTGATGACAATATCGTTAAGAAAATTGTTGCTGATGTATTCCTTGAACAATCCCAAGTAAGAGAATTACAACTTGAAAACTACAATTTTAATCACATTGACATCTCTACCAGATCAAGAAACACAATTGAAAATGTATTGAATACATTGGATAATGGGATTGGTCAGGAAAGATGGAGGGGAAGCGCACTTTGGGTACTCAATGGAATGAGTACATACTTCCAAAACCACAGAAGTTACAACAAAGGTGATGAATATAAGTTTAACGCCATTATGGATGGGGATGTGTACAAAAAAATGCAAAAGACACACGATAGTATCTATGCACTTGCAGCGTAAATTGTGAAAATTGCAAATATAGTAATCGAAAAGCCGAATGAGAAGTTTTTAAAAAAGGTTGATTTTATAGAATATTTCAATTCTTATAAAGGAATACCAAAAAGACCAACATTGATCATCGGGTGGGAATTTACGAAAAGTTTATTCCCATCCTTTTCGGCATTATCAATATTGAATAAAAACTTATCTAATCTAACCCATTGGACATTTTCAAGAACCGAAAAAAGAGATGAATTTGAAAAAGATATTATTAAATTTTATATTCATATTTTTGATAACCTTAAATCTCAATATGAATATCAATTTTGTAATATATTTCAAACAAAATATAGAGATTTGTCCAATTTATTGAACATTATTAAATCAAATGAAAAAACTTATATCTATGTAGCAAATAATTCATTTATCTATATATATCATCAAAACATAGTTTATGGGATTAATATAGATGATACAGAATATATTGGAATCACCGGAGATAAATTATTAAGTCTGTTTTATAAAAACCCAAATAATCAAATTTTTTATAATACAGATTTTATCCCAAAAGATATTATTTTATTGTTAAGGGATGATAAAACATTAATTCCTCTTTTAAATAAGATTATTAAAGAATAAAAAAAAACATGTAATATTGAAACTACATGTTTTTTTAATATTTTTTTAAGTTTAATAAAAACTTAAGCTGTTTGCCCATATTGTTGTTGAGGTTGTTGATTACCACCTAATGGTTGCTGTTGTGGTGCTACTTGTTGAGCTGGAAATCCTTTCATAATTAAATTAACTAAAGCATTTCTTATTTTACCAATATGTGGTATTGACTGTCTATAACCTGGTATACCATTCAAAATTGGCATAATTTTATTATCAACTATTTCAGTTGCCTTACCTTGTGCATTTGTAAGTTTTTTATTGAAATTTTTAACATCTCTTTGTTGTTGATAAATATCACCCCTTGCTTTACTTTGTTGTTGGAAATCTTGAACACCCTGTTTTATTCTATTCCCCACATTTCTTAAACCAGCACCAGCAATATCACCAGCTGCTCTTATGTTATCCAACCATCCTTCATCAAGTGCTGCCTCATTCAAACTTTCTACAACAGCGTTTCTAACATATTCTCTTAATTGTTGCTCTGTAAGTTTCATATCTTTTAAGTATTTTATGTATATAAATAGTTTGATGAATTAATATGCAAGTACAGCATAATCAAAACGTAAATTTACTGTAATTGTTGCAAGGTCTGAACTGTTATAATCCAAATCTCCAAATGATGCTTGTTGAGAAAGCATTGTGTTAACAAGAATCCATTTTGACACAACAACACCTGTTGGATCAAGCATTTCTAACTCAACGTTTCGTTTGTAACCAGCAGCGTAACCTTGACGACCAGTAACAGATTCCGAATGTAAACGTACCCATTCCATCATAGCTTGTGATGCTGATGGACCAATTGGGTCCCTCATAACTAATTGTGTTGCATCCCAAATATATCTACCAACAACCCATGTTGATGTATTTAAAAATGGAATTTCTGTTTCGGTTTGATTAATGACAGGTCTTGAACCAGTCGCTACCCACCATTCTTGTACCCCCAAATCACTAGGAAATCTGAATAGAAAACGGTTTTTCCTTAATGGTTCGTATACTAATGGCATTTTTATAAGCAAGTCTGACATATCTTTATAATATTTTTAAGTTTATTTTTTAATATAAATAATCGTAGATTTAATTTCCAATTAATTATGCGGGATTGCAAATAATTTCTGTTTTGTTATTATATCCAACAACGAATTGTCCATCTTCAACGTTTTGACTGGTATTTACATATTCCTGGCCATAATGTATTCCATAGTAAGAATAATTGTTAATACCTGTGTTCCCTCCTCTACCAGAAAATGATAATCCTGGTTTTCCATTTACTGCAATACAATCTCCACCGTTGTATGTATCGAAGTTACTATAATCAATTGGAGATTGCATATGTTCCCCAATCATAACAGCTTTGTTACAATCTGGTGTATAGTGGGTATGACCACCATGACCAGTTCCAAACCCACGTCCATCAAGCGGATCCCATAATGCGTTAGGGTGACGTACAGAATATTCAGTTAATTCATTTTTTGAATAAAATGAACTTTGGTATGGGTTTTTAGCCAAAAGAACAGGTCTCATTTGCAGACCAATATTCTCCAAGCAAGTTTGTCCATTAGGTAATACTGGCATAATATTATTTTTTAATTTTTTACTATCTTATTTTGTAAATAAATACTATCTAATATATTTTTTTTAATATACATAAATTTTATTTGGAATTGCAGCTAAAATATCATACATTGAACTAATCATATCTCTCTGGAATTGTAACTGATTATGTGGTCTAAGCATATCCAACCATTTTGTGAAAATATCTAATTCATATTTCCATTCATCTCTACCATCTTGTATTAACATATTATAATCAAGTTTCATAGTAGCACTTGGAATTTGTACTTCGCCCGAAGCATAACCACGAATATATCCCAAAGTCATTTTAGCCTTTGCTAACAATAAATTTTGTATTGTTTGTTTGGCTTGTTGATTCATAAATTCAAAAGCCTGTACTGATATTGGAAATTGATCGGGTGTTAAAAGAACATCTGTATTTTTTTTAGCACAAGCATCAGAACCACCTTGAACCGTATCATAGTATGTGTACCATACAGCACAACCAACCCCCCCGAAAATTCCATTGGTGTTTCCTGAATGATTAAAACTGAATTTTGAACCTGGTGTACTTAATAAATGTATAATATGTGTACCCTCTGGTCCAGCTGTTACTTTGTACACTAATTCACCACCAAGTAATTTTTGCTTATAGTTCAAATCAGCAGACAACAAACTGACATCATAGGCTGGCATAACATACATTCCACCAAAAGCAGAACCAAAAGCACCACCGCCCCAACCCATCATTCCACCAGCTGTTCCAGTCGAACCAAATCCTAATTGCGCACCACCGAAACCACCCATACCAGCCCATAGTGCTGGATCTGTTGTATTGGGTGTTACAAATAAGACAGAATTAATTGTTCTACCAGCTGGTACAATATAATTTTGTTTTCCCCTTTCAATTATTACATAATCTTTTTTCAATTCCCATGGTCCTTGTTGTTGTAAGCCAACCTCTTTTGAAAAGAAATAAGAAAATTGTTTTGTATAATCAAAGTTCCTCATAGTAATAGACCATGCCATTTCATTCAGATTAACTAATTGTTTTCCATACAACTGGGTCCAATTTTGCAAAATTAAAAATTGTTGCATATGTTTTTGATATTCTTTTACAACAAATACCATTAATGAACATAATTGGTCATCTGTTAATTGGACTGGTACAATTGGCGCACCTAATGACATTCTAATCCATTCAAAAATTTCTTCCTGTTCTTGTGTAATCATAACCTTTATTTATAATAAGTATCATATACTTGCTGACTTAATCCAGCATCAATTAATTTTATTTCACCAGTTTTTGTTATACCCCAACTTGATAATTTAGTCAAATCACCAGGTGGCATATCATAATTTGCCATCAAATCAACCACATCTTGGAAAAATTCGTTTTCAACAATTTCATCATATGTATCAGGTTTTTGATTAAAATAATTATTTCTAGATAAATGTTTATAATAATAATATATTAATGCTAAATTGAAATCTGAACTATCAATACCAGTAATATTTTCAAATTTTTTCCATGTACATTTATTCAATCTTTCCATTTCAATCCATAAAAAGTTTTCATCAACATCAAATACTTCTGCAACTATTGTTATGTAAGAATCATTGGCAAATTTATATTCAGTTTCATTTTGTGCAACACCTTTTTTATTTTTTGCTAGTTTTAACACAGTATCAGCATCAATACCAAAAACATATCTACCGCTACCAGATGCAATTGGTTGTAAGTTTTCTTTACAATATCTCAATCTGGCAGCAAAACTTTTCAAATTTTTAAATTCTTCCATGTTGAAATTTGATGGATAATTTGCTTCATCCATAAAATCTTCAATTATTTCTCGAATTATCTTTTTTATCAAACTTTCCTTTAATACCATTTGAAATGAATAATATAAAATAAATACAAATCAATGTATTTTTTGAAGTATTCAATTAAAATGATTATATTTGAATGTAATCAAAATTATATTTATATGGGATACAGAACAGGAATATCATATATTTCAAAAGCACAATACAAATGGATATATGATTTAACTATTGATGAATTTATAGAAGAATTTAATGTTGAATGTGTTGGTGATTTCGATATTAGTGATCTATGTACACGTTTACATGAATTTGGAAAATATACTGAATTTGATCCTCCGAAAAAATCAATCAAACCTTTTTTTAAAAATAAAGATATGCAAAAAGCATATGTGGGTGATGATATTGAATTGTATGTTGTAACAAAGGATTTTCTTTTGTATATTATTGATCACTATACACAAAAAGTTAAAAAGTATTATAATACTATATTTCAACCATTCATAAAAGATGTTGATAGTGAATTTGTAAAAAGTAAAACGATTTCTTATACTGATTACAACTCTGATTTTGATAGAATGTATTCTTTTGATTTTTCAAAAATAACAAGAAATGAATCTAACGCATTAGGTTGTATGATTAACCATTTTCATGAAATGATAAATGAATGGAATTATAAACCATATGATTTAGATGAAACTAACCCTGAAATTACAATGAGTTGGAAATATGAATATGCGATATTTGAATTAGTTAGAATCTATAAAGCCTTTAATTGGAAAAAAAATCAAATGATATATTATGGGGGATAAAGTATGAAGATAACACAAAAGAAGTTCAAGGAAACAGAAGAAATTCTAAAAACATATAATGGTCGAAATTCGGAAATATTAAGGTTACAAAGAAAAAATAAATTAAAGGATTTGGACTGTGAATATGTTCTCATGAATCACATGAGAAATGAACCAATACTTGTTGATAAAATTGTTAGAATTGCGGATTTTTATGGAACAAAATTACAGAAACAATTTCAGCTTCAATTTATCCCAGAAAAATTACATGTGTTTACTCTTGCTGGTGAAACATCTTCTATATATCATGTTTGGTGTAAACATTCAAAAAATCAAATAGATTGGATTAGTTTGTTTATTCCAAAAAAAGCATTATTAACACCACTTATTGATATTAATTGGCAAAATTACCCATTAGATATAGATAATATTAATCGTTTATTGGAAAAAAGTGGAAGAAAATTAAAAGAACATCAAGGTGATGCAGCACGATTTTTACTTGCTTCTAAAAAGTGTATTCTTGCAGATGACATGGGGTTGGGGAAAAGTGTAAGTTCATTAACATCAAGTTATTGTGGTTTATTTCAAAAAATATTAATCATTTGTCCTGCATCTCTTAAAACAACATGGAAAAAAGAAATATCATTTTTTGGGGAAGATTCTGTTTCTATTATACAAGGAACTGATAGAGATAAATGGGATATGTCTAAAAAATATACCATAATAAATTATGATATATTTGATAAACATGCCCATGAAGTTGCATATAGGGAAGTTGTTGATGAATTTTCTGGTAAAATTAAAAAGGTTCGTTCTAATAATAAACAATTAATTGCTGAATTAAATAGTAAAAATCCCTTGATATTAGCTGAATTTGATTTAGTTATAATGGATGAAGCACATAAATTATCTAATAGAACATCAAATAGATATAAAGCAATCAATGACTTTTTTCAAAAATCTGGAATAGATAATATCTATATGCTGACTGGCACACCAATTTCAAATAACACAAAAAACTTATATAATATTTTATCACTTATAGATTCAGAAATTGTATCAGATTATGATTATTTTATGATACGATATTGTGGTGCTAAAAGAATGAAACTTAAAACAGGTCGTGAAGTTCTTATACCAAAAGATGATACTCATATCGAAGAATTACAGGAACGAATTAAAAACATTTATTTAAGACGTTTGAAATCTGAATTAAAAGATTTACCTGATAAGATTATAAAAGAGTTGTATTATGATTTAACACCAAAAGAAAGATTAGATTATAATAATGTTTGGAATGAATACCAAGATAAAAAGGCTGAATTAGATGATGTTGATGTTAATACATTGGATGATAGAAACAGACAATTAGTTGAGGGAACACTCTTACGTCAATGGTTATCAAATACTATGATTTCAAGAACAATTGAATTGTGTAATGAGTGTTGGGAAAATGATCCAGAATGTAAAATTATTATTGCATGTTGTTATGATAGTGAATTGTATGAACTACAAAAACATTTTGGTGATAAGTGTGTTATTTACAATGGTAAAATGTCCCAAAAAGAAAAAGATAAATCTGTTGAGTTATTTACAAGGGATAATGATAGAAAAATTTTCATTGGAAATATACAAGCAGCTGGTGTTGGATTAACATTAACATCTGCCAATGTTTGCATCTTTAATAATTATGATTGGGTTCCAGGTAATAATAGTCAGTTCTTTGATCGAATCCACCGCATAAGTCAACAAAAAGATTGTTTAATTTATTTTCAATTATTTAATGATACTTATTCAGAATATGTTTGGAATACACTTGTTCGGAAATTACTAACAATTGATACTGTTATTATTGATGAGCAAAAAAAATAATCTTATGATACACGAAATGGTCTTACCAAATCCTCATGTAAAAATAATATTGTTTGATTTGGTGGGGCATTTTCAGCATAATCAATTTTAACAAAATAAAATGTTGATAATTTATCTACATAATCCTCTCTAAAAAATTTTGTTACAAATGTTACCAAACCATATCCTTTAACAATTTCACCTGTATCTCTTAAAGCATATTCAAATTGTACCTTTTGATTTATTTTATAATCTTGCATTTTACTTTGAATAAAAAATTAAATATATTTACAACAATAAATAATATTGATTATGATAAAAATTAGAGAATGTGTTTTTGAAACCAATTCAAGTAGTGTCCATACATTAACAGTTAAAAGTAAATCTGTATCTGATAAAGAGATATATAATAACAATGTATTGGATTTAGATAAGTTTTACCATAAAGGTGAAGGATATACAAGCGATCCTTATACAGGAGGCGAATATAATGATTATAGTAATGGAACTGTTTGGAACGCTTTTACAAGACATGAAAAGGCTGCATTATTATTTTTGTATCTAAATGAAGAATCTTGGGCTATAGATGAAGTCCATAAAAAATATTTTACAGATTATGTAAAAGAAATATTGGGATATACTATCATAAAAAATGATGGTAATTATCGTTTAAGTTGTGACGAAGATAGGGGTAAACTTGACATAGATATGGAAAAATTAATATATAGTAATGTAGAATTACCCGAACAACTCAAAATTCTTGATGAGTTTATTGATGTTATTAATGATGATACAAAAATAATTACAGTTAGAGAAGGAGACAACTAAATGTTATTAATTAAACATAAGGTAAAATAAAATGCTTATGGTCTTGGTGTATATGCTGATGAATTTATACCAAATGGGACTATGGTTGCAAGATTTATTCATGGATTGGACCAAATATTAGATGAAGAAGCAATATTATATGCACCAGAACAAATTCAACTTGACATAGTTGAACACGCATATAAAGATATATTTTCAGGTTTATATATTATGCCAATGGATGGCGGTAGATATATCAATCATTCATATAATCCAAACATTGGTGTTGATCCAATTGGGGATTTTGCAATAAAAGATATTGAAATTGGTGAAGAATTAACTATGAATTACAATGAATTTGAAAAATATCCAGATGAAGATAACATATTGTACCAGATATGTAAATTATATAACTTTGATATAACATATAGAAAATGAGTATAAATTGCCCCTATTGCGGAAAAGAACAATACATAAACCATGATGATGGTTATGGTTATGAAGAAGATGAAATATATTCACAACAATGTTGTGGATGTGAAAAAATGTTTGTATATACAACACAAATAAGTTTTGATTATAATGTTGAAAAAGCAGACTGTTTAAATGAAGATGGTTTACATGAATATTATCTAACATCTACTCAACCAAGATGTTTTTCAAAAATGGAATGTAAAGTTTGTGGGGATATAAGAGATTTAACAGACCAAGAACGAAAAAACTTTGGTATTGAAACCATCGAAGAATTTAAAAAACAATTAGAAAAAAATATCCCATTTTAACATCCAGTACATTAAATATTATATAAGATTTAATACTTTTGTAATAAATTTATATAATTAAAAAAATGGAATATCTTTACAAACAAGCAGCAATCATTGAGAATACTACCGAAATGATTGAATGGTTAGAACAAAATGGTTACAGATTATCTCCAGTTTATGATAACAAAGGTGATAATTTATTTACAAGTAAGTGTGGTGCATATGGCACATTTAACAATATGTTTCTAACTGAATATACATCACATGAACATGTTATTGGTGGTCGTATTGATTGCCGTAATAATCCAGAATTATTTAAACAAATAGTAAGTGAAATAGTTTAATTATGCAAAATATAATTTATGAATATATTCGTGGTTCACAACTGTATGGATTAGCAACAGAAAATAGTGATCTTGATAAATCTGGTGTTTTTGTCCAAAATATCAATGATATTCTTGGATTAAGACAAAATTATCAAGAACAAATGAATGTTGATGGTAATGATGTTGTGTTTTACGAACTTGGTAGATGGGTTGAACTCCTTATTAAAGGAAATCCAAATATGATCGAGGGTGTTTTTGTTCCGAAGGATAAAATGTTAACCAAGCCTCACAAAATTTTAACCCCTATTTTTGAAAATGGAAATAAATTTTTGACAAAAGAATTAGCAAAGATATTAACCCAATATGCCCATTCTCAAATTCAAAAGGCACGTGGGTTAAATAAAGCAATTGTTAATCCAATTGAAGAAAAGAAAGATGTTCTTGACTTTTGTTATACATTCAAAGAACAGGGTTCAATACCCATTAAAGATTATCTTAAACAAAATAGTTTATATCAAGAATACTGTGGGTTGGTAAATATTCCACATATGCACGATGTTTATGGTTTATATTATGATTTCAAAAAACATTACAATGAAAAGTTTTTTGAAATTAACACAGATGAAGAAGAATATATTTTATTAAAATTAATTAATAATTCTTATCGAATGGCATGTTCTTTCTTAAATTTAGAACCATTAAACATAGTTATTAATACAATCAATGAAACTAATTATCGTGGTATTGTTGGTGATGATAGTAATGAAGTGAGATTATCCTCTGTTGAAAAAGAGATTTTACCAATTTGTTATATGACATATAACAAATCAGGATACTCAAAATTTTGTGTTGATTATAAAAATTACCAAGACTGGAAGAAAAAAAGAAATCCTGAAAGATTTAAAATCAATATTGAAAGCCAACGAAATTATGATGTCAAAAACATTTCACATTGTATTCGGCTTTTAACAATGGGTGAAGAACTTGTTAATGGTAAAGGTTTCCTCATTGATAGAACTGATATTGACAGAGATTTCATCTTATCCGTAAAAAAAGGTGAATGGGATTATGACAAAATAATGAAGATTGCTGAAGAAAAGAAATCTTATATTGAACAAAATATCAATACCTGTTCATTACCAGATCAAGTTGATATTGACTTCTTTAATGATATTCTTATTGATATGAGAAAACAATTCCTGATGATGTCTTAATCATTGGGAATTGTTTATTTTATTCAAATAATTTTAAAACATAGGGGGAAACCTCATCATATAAGTAGTTCATTTTTTTTTAACTATTCTATTTATTTTTAAAAAAAAATATTAAAGTATGATGGATTTAACAAACTACAAAGTAATATTGGATATTATTGTATCCTTAACTGTTATTTCAGGTATTATTATTGGAATCAGTAAAAAAATTAGAAAGAAAATTGCAGACACTTTGTTTAAACAAATTGATTCAACATCCCCAGCATGTTATGCTTCTGCTGCAATCAATTTATCACATGTTAATTCAGAAAATATTGAAATTATAAAATCTGATATTGGAGTTATAAAGGATAATTTTGAAAACATTCAATCAACACTTCATCACATAGAAGATAGACTTATAGATGGTGATTATTCATTTAATGAATTACAAAAATCTACAATAAGATTAGAAATTCTTCAAATGATTCATGATGTTGCTGATATAAAACAAATCAGTGAATTATATGATAAATATAAAAGTCTTGGGGGAAACTCTTATATTGATTATATTTATAAAGATTATATAGATAGTTTAAAGAAATAATTCTTTAATTTGCATCAAATATAGAATCTTCTTTTCCTAAATGTTCTAAAAACCAATTTCCTTCTCTTGGGTCTAGGAATTTATCAACCACAATAGTATTACTGTGAAATTCTTCATTATTATTTCCTGTATTTGGATAATATGAAGATGATCCGCCAGCCATCCAATCAGCATTGTGATCTTTAATTCTTTTTAAGTGGGCTTTTCTGTAAAAGTTCCACCCATATTCTGTGTAGGTCTTACCACTACTATTTGTTCGTGTTTTACATTTACAACCACTACCAGGCTGTGAACAACCAGGCGGATCTCCATCAGGCGTTTGTTGCCCAAAGTTTATACTATTTACATATTGTTCTCTACATTCAATAACTTTCGGCAATGCTCTTTCGCCCATACTGTTTGCAACTTGGGCAGCCTGTTTTTTATTAGTTGTACCAAATGCACAATTCATAACTGTTTCCATACCACCAGCATATCTCTGATCAAACAAGTTAGATGCAACACGTTTATCGTTGTAATCTTCAAAACTATTACCATTCCAATAATAACTACCTGATGCTAAATCGGATACTTGTTGTTTTAATCTTGGATCATCCCAAATTTTATTATAAACGCCTTCTGATTTTGGTGAGAAATGATTGAATTTTGAGTGATTAACTAATTGTGAAACTCTATCCCAACCTGGCCAAGTTGGATTTGAATTTGAATTTATTCCACAATAAACCCACGCACCATTATTATCTATTCCAAAACCACCCTCATGTTTAAGTGTTTTGTTTATAATTTCTGATTTTTCTGATTCTGTCATATTATTTTATATTAAAACATTCCACGATTGAAATTTCCAAATGATTGTCCTTGACTGTTATTCATTCTTCCACTGTTCATATTTCTATTGATACCATCAGCAACAGCTTGTGTTATTGCCCCAACAAATTGTCGGTTGGTTGCCAGTGAATTAAGATTTATTGTTTCACTTGCACCATCTAATCTTAGTGAACCTGATATGTTAATTGTTATTGGGGGTATTTGAATGTTACCACCCGATCCTCCACCACCAACAGATGGATTTGGTAAAACACTATTTGAAAAGAAAGTTGAAAGTGAACCACCAGGTTTAACAGCCATAATAACATCATTTGGATCTGTCATTATTTTTCCCTGTGGGGTTTTAATCATATCGCTAACATAATCAGTTTTAGCATCCATAGTTTGTGCTTCTGAAACACCACTTTGTACATCAGAGAGTATTTCTTTACCTTTACCAATTACCTTGTTAGCAACTCCAACAACAGCATTTTTAGCCTTATTAAATATTGCACTTGGACTTAAATTTTCACTAACCCAATCAACAATTGATGTAAATTTGCCTATAATAGCATCTTTTATATTTGAAATTCGTTCACCCCACCATTCAGCTGATGTTATATTTGAAAAAGCAGTTGTGAACCAATCACCAATTGCACCAAATTTCTCCGTGAACCAATCACCAATTGCACCAAACTTTTCTTTGAAAAAATCTCCAATAGGTCCGAAGAACCCAGTAATACTTTCCCATATATTACTCAACTTTTCACCCCACCATTCTTTACTTGTTATTTTTCCAAAAGCATCTGAAATCCATCCACCAAATTCTTTTCCAATTTCACCAAATTTTTTACTAATATTAACTACATCCCCAATTACATTTTTTGTTAATAATGTAAAATTGGTAGCAGCACCCTTGAAATCGCCTTTAAATAATGCTGAAAATCCACCGCCAAGTTGTTTACCTTTAACACTTAAATTATCCCATATTTTTCCAACAGCTGATCCAATTTGACCACCCTTTTCTTTCATTGCCCCCCAAACATTTGATGCAGTTGAAGAAACAGCACCCCAAACTTTTTTTGATGCTTCTTTAATTGCTTTTCCCCCACCTTCATCAAAGTATTTACCAATGGCATTACCAATGTTTTTACCAAATTTACTTCCAGCAAGACCACCAACAATAGCACCTAAAACGCCTCCAATTGCAGTTCCAATGCCAGGTACAACACTACCAATTGCTGCTCCAGCAGCAGCTCCACCCCATGCGCCAAGACCGCCACCAACACCAGCGCCAGCAGTTGAACCAATTGCTTTTCCTTGATTTCCACTACTTTTCTTAAAGTTACCAGCTTGCCATTGATCAAAACCTTCAACTCCTGCTGAAATAAGACCAGCTGCAATACCACTACCTTTACCTAATTTCAACATATTTTTACCAGCATTTTTCATTATTGTTCCTCTACCTAATCCAGCTACTTTGTCAACTTTTGCTAATTTTGCGACTTTTCCAAATGCGCCTAAGGCATTTTTACCTAGTTTTTTTACACCGCCTAATGCTAAACTTCCAATGGGTCCAGCAGCAACAGCAGCACCCCCAACAAGTGCTTTCATTCCAGTTGATAATCCCCCAAAAAAGCCACCTATTTTTTCAACCATATCTGCAAGAAATGGGCCTAGATTTTTAAAAACCCACCCACCAAATGCAGTTTTTGCAGCATCAAGAATCGCAACAAGTTTATCTTTAATGGTCATTGTTGTTCTCGCAATTTCATCTATATTTTGACTATCGTCAGCCTGTATTGATGCAAGGTCTTGTGATGTTAATTGATCTAATTCTTTATCTTTATAAGTATAATTCCCCTCACTATCCTTTTCTCTAACAGATACAGTCCAAGCCTTCATATCTTCATTCCAACTAGCTTGTGATTTTGCCAAATCTCTTTGATCTTTATCTAATCCAACACCAAATTGAGTCCCCAATTCTTTATCTATTTGTTGACCTATTCCTGCTCTTGTCCAACCACTTTGAAGTTCACCAATATCTAACCCTGAACTTTTAGCAAATGCTTCAGCTCTTAATTGATCAGCAGCAGATTTATATTTCATTGTTCCTGACTTTTTATCAAATGTCATCACATCCGACCCAAGACCTAATAATCTATCTTGTGATGCTTCTTGATCATACAAAGAATTATATAAATTTTCTAATGGATTAGCAAAAGATGAAAATGCGCCTCCCAATACTTGTGTTTGAGCAGCCTGTGTAACAGCCCCCTCAACACTTCTGTTTGCTTCTGAAAATTTGAATACTTGTTCCATATTCATTCTCATTTGCAAAGATTTTGTTGCCATTTGTGCTAACGAATTAACACCATCTTTAAATGCGTATGATTGTGCTTTTTGTATATTTGATTGAACTAGACTGGTTGCTTTAACCATATCAACGCCAGCTTTACCAGCAATAGACCTTATCTCGCTCCAACTTTTTGCTGCCTTATCTGTGGATACTCCAATTTTATCCATATCTGCAACAAATTGTGCGCCAGCTTGATTACCCATTACTTTGGCAATTCCAGCAACTTTTTCAGCTTGTTTTGCTGACATTACTTGTATCCTACCAGTTTCAGCAAATAATTTACCTTGAATTTCACCAAGATCTTTTGCTGCTATACCAAATTTTCTTGTTGTATCAATGGCAACTTTATTCATTGCCCCCATAAACTTAACTTGATTTTCAGCACTCAATCCCATTTGTCTATTCAATGGTCTAAATGCTTCTTCAAGTTTTGTCATTTGTTCCCATCCGCCTTTAACAACATCTATTGCAATTTGACCAATTTTTTGTAATTTACCACCTTTGGCTGCACCAGAAGAACCTGGTCTACCACTACCAGTACCACCTGTACCACCAGGATTACTATCAAGACGACCTTTTAAATTATCAGAAGCATCTCCCACTTTTTTAAGTGATTTAGCAGCATCATCTTGTGCAGTACCAGCTTTTCCAGCTGCTGTTGCTAACTCTTTGAATTTATTTGTACCAGCAACAGCAACGCCAATAAATTTTCCAAAATTTTGGGTTGTACTTTTAGTCATGGATGTTAATTTACTCATAGAATCATCCATGTCTGTTTTCCCCTGTTTTAAAGCATCGGAAAAACTTGTAATTGGGGTATTTAAGTCAGTTAAACTTTGAGTTGTTTCAACTAATTTATCTTTCAAAAGAGTAATTTGTTCAATCAACCCATCACTTTCTTTATATTTTTCTAATAATTCAGTGGTGGCTGCATTAAGATCAACAAGAATTTCGTTTTGTATTCTTGATTGATCAATTAAAAGTTCTATTTCTGGTGTTAATTTATCAAGTAATTCGTCAAATGTCATATAATAAAATGATATTTCAATATATGATAAATACAAAAAAAAAATATTTTAACATCCAGAAACTTTATCTTATCTAATTTTATCTGTATTTTTGTATCAGATAAAATGATTTATAAACAAATAAAAATAAATGACTATGAGCAAGAATAATTTACCAGACATGGTTTTTGGTGGAAGTGGAAAAGATTGGTTCCGTTTTGGGGACGTAGTAGTAAACAACTCAAAGGAAGGTTGGGATAGTTTAGAAGACATGTGGGATGTATTCTTACTGGTTGTATTAATAATTGGTGGAATAATCCTCTTTTTCTGTGGTATGATATTTTTAGGGATTATTCTGGGTGTATTAGGAATTTGGGGATTTGCCTCTGATAAAGCGTGTAAATGGATTACCCAAATAATTACATGGGGAATAGCAATCGCAATTGTAATAGGAATATTTGCACTATTGGCATAATTAAATATTACATAAATTTTAACATCCAGAATAAAATTAGATAAAAATAAAAAACTATTTTTGTATCGAAATTCATTAACAAATAATATTAATTTTAAAAATTTAAACACAATGAAGAAAAATTTAGTTTACAGTTTGATGTTGGTTGCAATGATGGCAACCTTGAGTATGTGTTGCACTTCTTGCAGCA